CTCAACTAACTTAGGAATAACTGTACTCTCAAGATATTTAATCTTTCGCTCTAACTGCTTCTTCTCATGCTCTTTTAACGCTTTAAGAGAATTAAATCTTCCTTGAGCGTCAGAAATAATAGAGCTTGCAGTTCGACTAACAATTCCGTATTTATTTTGAAGATAAGTATTATACTTTGACTTATTGAAACCACCACGCTTGATTGCATAAAACACTTCTCTAAATGCTTTCCCGTAATCCCTACGAGAAGAGTCAATGTATTCAATTACATCTCTGTTACTCCACTCATGTAGCTGATTCACTACTGTAAATTTTCTACTGTGCATTTCAACTCCTTTCTATCTTACAACGTAGCCTAACCAGAACATCATCACGCCTAATAGAAAATCGAGAAACAATTCAACTTTCCTCCTACATTGTTGGAAACTACTGATTTCACCGTCACTCCCGCTGGACTGAATATCTAATATCTGACTAACCCCAGACTTTAAGACCCGACCCGCCGCGCTAAACCTAGGAAGGCTACGGATAAACTCGGCACTTGGCATCTCCCTATAAGCAAACTCCTTACCGTCACTCAAAAACTCATTCATGTCCTCTAAGGGAATATACACGGAATCTACCTGTTTATATTCGTAGAAACGCTCAAACCCAAGTTTTATAATCCGTAAATAACCTATATCACCGCTATCATTAAGCACATATCCCGAAATCGCGTAGATTTCTTCGGGTCTCTTTGACTCTCCCATTCATCGCTCCCTCACATGCTTTATAAACTCGGCATTGTTGCAAATTACTTTGCAACCTCTAGGAACAAATACTACCTCATCCTCTACATTGTTCCCAAAAGCCATATATCCTCTAATCTCTAGGCGCTTAAGAGAGGGATACACACGCGCAAAGTCTGCGCAACCACCGAATACGAAGCCTTTCTTACTCTCAATCACAAGAGTTTCAAGACCGTCAACCCCAATATCAAAACCAATACACTGTAAAGTGAGGTTACATAGTTCAGTTTCTTCTCCACTAATTGTTAATCTAAACTCCTTTAGAAAATCTAGGCTTAATTCTATATCTAAATACTTAACAGAAACTAATGTTACAGAAAGTTTAACAGTGTCAAGGCTACAAAGTGTCAAATCTTGATACACATCTTCCTTTTCAATAACCTCGATAGAAAGCTCCGATAACCCCGTGCAATCTCTAATATAACAATTCTCTACCTTAACAGTCCTGTCTATTCCTGTTATCTTACCATCTGTTACGCACAGCTTATTAAAAACTGCTCCCTTTGGGTAGTCTATAATCTTTAATCCCTCTGACTCCACCTCTAACTTTATATGGCAGGACAAATCCTCACGCAACTCTTTAGGGAATATAAGCGATAAACTGGGGAGCTTTTTACGGTATGCTTTCGCGGCTTCATATATCTCGAATGACTTTAACCCAGCACATTTAGACATATCAAGAACTTCCGTCTTACTGTCATATAGACTCCGCGTAGATACCGTTACCCCTTTCACAAAGCTAGGATAGCTGTTTACCCCGTTACTTACCCCTTTTAACCCTCTCGCACATAATTCTCCCGCTTCTGAAAGGTATATCTCTGAAATATTTCGATTGGTTAGTGCGTCTCTCGCTATCTCTGCCGCATATTTCCTTCTATACTCTTCCCCGAGCATAACAATCCTCTTATACTCATCCGATATAAACTCCTCGTCCGCTAACAGAAGCTCCCCGTTAAACAGCCGCTCCGCAATCTTATGCGCGTCACCTTTCACAACTCCAGAATATGTAAACTTCCCCTTCTCATCAAGCGAGTAAAAGTACTCTAGCGGGCTACTTCCACCAGTAACCACCAGCGCCTTTCTTCCCTCTGTCACTAACTCCATGTCCCGATTAACCGCAGACAAACGCCAACGAAAACTTCCATCCGAAAGCATCTCCTTTGTTCCCTTTAGAACTAGGCTACCATACTCCCGAAGAAACTCATCTAGGCTATCTTGGCTAACCCAATCCTCTGTCCCGATGCTCGTTGAGTTTGACCTATCCCGAACTACACGCAAAAGCCCAAAGCGATATGCTATTACCTCCCCCTGCTCTGAAACCATATACCCAAACAAAATAAACCGATACAAAGGAAAATCTACTTCACCTGTCTCGTACCAACTCATACTTGCCTCTTTCTATGCCTCTGTCACCCACGGGAAGCCACCTAGGAGCCACCGAAACCACTCTAGGCTACCCTTATAGCCTAACTGCCTTATCCCGCCTTAAAACGCATTCTGGTGCGTCTAAGACCTATTTGCCATTATGAGCTACTAGAAGCCCCCTAGAAGGGATTCTAGCCCTTACCTGATACTTTTACTGTCTACTCCCTTTAAGCCCCACAGAAAACCGTCTCGTGCGCCACCGCCCCTTATAAACTGCCACGCTGAAAACCACTTAACCTTTCCCATTCCGCTTTATTCTCATGACCTGTCGGAATCAGCTCCCTAGCCTCGACTGCCTCCTGCATGAACTTCCCGTAATCTTGAAACAGCTCCCGCGCCGCCCTCTCGCAAACCAGCGTATCCTCTGAACCCTTTCCCCGCGTCTTAAGCCTTTCCCGTATGTCGGCTTCCACCTCACTACGCCGCGTCCAAAGCACCAACAAATCACGGGAAAACAAATCGTCCCTACCATTTGTCATCGTAGAAGCAAGGCTCTCTTTGCCATAAATACTAACTAGCCTATAAATTGCGTATGTGTACTTAAGATGCTCTGGCGTTATTAGCATAGTCTTGTCCGCTAGACTCTTCCAATCTCCAGCGAACAAGACTTCAAAGATAAACTCGCTATCTTTTCCCGCTCCACGCTTCCAAATCTCTTTAAGAGACTCATCGCTTAATGCACTACAACCAAGAAATGCTCTGGTGTTTACTCTCGTATTACCTAGAAACTTTACATCCCTCAATTCACCGCAACCACTAAACGCATAGTCTGGAATACCCACTATCTTATCACTAATCACAATGCTCTTTAGGCTACTTCCAGAAAACGAATAACGAGAAATCTCGTCTATATACTCGCTACCGTCTATCTCCTCTACCTTGGACTTATAAAATGTTTCCTCCCTAAGTGCTAGCGCAGACCTAACCGAAACGCGCCTTATATTGTAAAATTTATCAATGTTAAATTGCTCTAAATAACGAATCTCCTTCGGAACATTAAACACATCCCCGCTAAACACTGAACTGTTTCTTGACAGCCTATTAAACATATCAATGCAGACTCTTGAATCAATATACAGTTGAGTCCCAGCTAAGAATAGCTCTCCGCTATCTCTCTCAAGCACTGCAAACAGCCTACTAAAACGAAGAAGCTCTGCTAACTCCGCACTCGCTTTGTAATCTGCGAAAAATTGCTGTATATTTTCACTTACGATATGTTTAGTATCTCCTATAGTGTAGATTACTGGTTCATGATAATGATAGTCAGCATACTTGGCACACCTCTCTGCGTTAAGCGAAAACCTCTTTACATTCCCACCTGTTATCCCGTTTATCGTAAGCAACCTCCGCTTAAAAGCTAACCCACTACTATTGATTGACCCACTCGGATGAAACTCCTCGCAAGAAAGCTCTATCTCCTCTAACTTCGGGCAATTTAGGAATAATCCCTCTAAATCCGACACACTTAAATCTATCATTCCAAAAATCTTTGCCACCCTTAAGTTTTCGCAATTATAAACTCTAGCCTCTCCGCAATCTGTAAGGTTTATTGTCATCTCCTCTATGTCTGGACACCCTGTCACTACAGTAATATCGCTACAGTTGATTGAAACCTTTCTTGGAAGCCCCTTTACATCTAATAACTTCGCACTCGTGCAGTTAAACTCTAAACTGTCCGCATTACCTAAGCTATCAAGCTTCACCTTTCTTGCACTAAGTGCTAGAGTTACATTTCTGTTACTGATAAACTTAGAAAAGCCGTCTGGAACAGTGCTTCCTACAGTAATATCTACTGTGCAAGGATTATCAATGGCTTCTGGCAATATTATCTTTGCGTCAACAGCGCCTAAGCTTAGACTTCTTAGCCTATGGCACTCGCTCATATCAAGAACTTCTATTCCACTCTCACGAACCCCTCTACCAGTAATTCTAGCTTCCTCTAAAAAGTCCCCTAGCTTACAAACAGCGTTATAACACTGCGAAAAGCCAGACAAACTAATCAAACCGCTAGTGCCTTCCACACTATATAACCCACAATCCTCATGCGTAAGCCTATTCCGAGCTACCCTCTTCTCATACTCCTTATCACCGAACATCCTACCATCTACTGTTACATACTTACAAAGCCTGTTTAATTTGCTGTCCGTAGCACACGCAAACAGCACCCTATGACTGTTTATCCACTCTTTTATCCCATCCTCCGTTGAAAAAATCTTATATGTAATTCTACCGCGCTCATTTAAGTAGTAAACAGTTCTGTCATACAGCATTATTAGCCTAATGTCACCCGCCTTTATTAGCTTTAGACCAGACGAACTCAAATTTTCCGCGCTACCCTCATAAACAGGAAGCCTGTCTATGTTAAACTCCTTATACGAAAAGACCCTTTAAGCCACTGTACAAATTCCACCTCTGCCCCAATCTCACTCTCGCTGATAAGCTCCTTCACTCCAAAACTACCCACGATGGATGGAGCGCCATCACCCTTAAAGGAAACCTCCCCTACCAAATATCCGAGGGGATGATTCCCCTCGGACGACACAAGCTTACCTATCAAATATCTTGTTTTCATATCTTCTCCTCCGCTATATAGTCAAATTGCTTAAACAAGCACATGGCAGAATACTCTTTCTTTAGAACTTCCTCCGATAACGATGCGCCAGTTCTCCTATACTCGGCAACCTCTTTGTTATACTGCTCACGATATGCTTTCACAGTGTTGATATTGTACTTAAACGAATCAGCAACTCTTCTTGTCCTCAACGGAACTTCTCCGTACTTGTCTATAAGACTATATACCTTGCGTAAATAGTATAGATTATCTGGACTAATGTGCTTTACTAGCTCATCCTTAGACACCAAGAAACCTCTGCTACGCATTAACCCCCAAATTATATAGCTACTACCTCTATAAACATTAATTCCAAGCGCATCAAGTCTCTCTATCGTGTCTCTACTTAGCACAGCGCAAGCTCCAAACGCACTCTCTTCTATACCTCGATTTTTAACCGCAGGGCAATCAGTTGGTATAGAAACATCTACTAGCTTATCACAAAGACAAAACGCTCTATCTTTAATCTCCCTTAGCTTATCGCCAAACATTACCTTAGATAATCCTGTCCCAGCAAAGGCTTCTTCTCCTACGGATACCAGATACTCACTCCCTACTATCTCTTTAAGACCTTCCACACCCATAAAGGTACCCTTATTGATTGAAAGCTCTGACAGAATCTTAATCCTTGAAGGATTCCAATTTAACTGCTCAAACACTTCTCTATCATCTGGACTTGAAAGTACCTCTAACTCTGGTGGAACTGTTAAACAGTCTTTCGTGAACAGTTTGCTCTCTAATAGCAGAGAGCGAAATGCTGAATCAAGACAATTCTTTACTCTGTCGCTTGCTCCAGAAGGTACATTAACCTGTGCCATATTAAGGCAAATTTTATGTGAATCACGCAAATATAATAGCTCAATAAACCCATTAAACTTTAGTAACTCACGAACATATTCACTATAACTCACTGGGACAAAGACATCCTTTAAGCTATCGCTACATCTAACCTTTACCCCGCTCGAATACCCTATTACGATGTCTCTAGCAGACACCCTATCCGCATAAACCTCAATACTCTCTAACTTATCGGAGGAAAAGTTAGCACTTAAAACCTCGTATTTGTTTCCATATCCAATTACCCCAGAAAACTCCCTACACTTTATTTTCACCACTCTCAAGTTTCTCAATTTGCTAAAACTACGGGAAAACCAATAAGGTGAAAAGGTGTCAGTCTCCTCAATCGAAAGCTCTGTAAGACTGTTAAGACTTGCAAAAAGCGGAATCTTATAAGGACAAGTCACGCTAATCTTATTTACATCAACTAAATCACAAAACCAGCTATCAGCCGCACACCCGTCAACAGATAAACTGCTGGGTAGCCCTATTACAGTAGTTAATCTAACCACTCCACTGCCCTTAATCTTTTTCGGAAAATCCCCTGTTAGTTGAACATACTCTAAACAAAGTAAATTAAAGTCACTTCCATTAGTAAACTCCCCGAAATTTACCAGATTAAGTTCCCCGCCAGATAGGTCAAGGCTTATATCAAGTGACTTAGCATGCCTACTCGGGAATATCACACTAAACTTCTCACTGATTGAACCGCTAAGGCTAACCTTTGAAAGCTTCTCGCAAGAACTTAAATCTAAAACGGCAACCCCGCTACTTAAAGCTGATGCTACGCTTATTTCTACTATATCTACTTGGCTATTTACCTTACAAACCCCATTATCACTCTTATTAAACCCAAATACTGCAAGCTTAGGCTCTAAACCATCACTTGTGTCTACCTTAATCCTAGCACAGTCCCCGTTCGTTAGCTTCATGCGAGAGGATTCAAGATTAAACTTGTCATTCCCATGCATCAAGACATCTATCGGAATGCTCTCGATAAAGTTACTCTGTTCCCTATTCGATGTAAAAGTCGGAACATAGTCTCTCGCTAAAAGCCACGACCCCCATGCTTCCTTACTAATCGGCACTCGCTTGAAATTCCCGCTGTCATCTTGATAGGTAACTTTAATACTTCCGTCTCTACTATAGGGTTGCACCTCCATAATCCTATACTTCCCGCGCGATAAAAGCCTAAGACTACCGTCTTTCTCAAGAATAAACTTCGGAAGCGCGTCCAAATGAAATGTATCCGAGATTGACTTTGCTGTGAAATCCTTGTGCACAGACTTTCCTTCACTTAATTCAGCAAGTCCATGCTCTGTCACAAGCCTCTGATAGTCACCATCCAGCGCGTCATTCAACCACTCTGTAGACCCGTTTAGATAACCGCTACCGTGCCGCCTTACGATATACTTCTTCGGAACATATGCTCCGCTCTTATCCTTTGCTACGACAACTCCCTGCAAAAACCTAGAAAATTGACCCATCCCTAATTACCTCCCATTTTCTACCGTGACCTTACTCGTATCCCTGCAACTCTATCCCAAACTCCTTTCGGAACTTGTAAACCGTGCGCTCATGGTCTCCGAATTCTGCCATTCCAGATAAAATACCCTTTGTATACACATCTACAAGCCTATCGTAGTAAGAATACAACTCATTTAACTGCTTAAAATCTGCTGACTTCCCTCTCAATGCGTCTATTACCCGAGAAACTTCCTCTTTTGATACCCCCTTCTGTATAAACTCGTTGAGATACACGCACTCGGACGGGGTTAAGCTTACACCAGAACAAAACGACCTAAACTTCTTATAAGCAGAATCCGACAGGCGATGTGTAAGCGTTAGCTTATCCGTATAAACTCCCCGCGCTCGCAAGGCTTTTCTTACCCCCTCGTTTATATTGTAACAGCCCGAAAACGCTGACATGTTTATCGCCTTTGCTCTCTCTACCCCTATTATGCTCGTAAGACCGCTACACTCGTCAAAGGAAAGCTCTGAAAGACGTGCTTTATCCCCGAGTACCAGACTCTTAAGACTACTGTTATTTGCAAACGCCGCTTCCCCAATTTTGGTTAGATTCTCACTCCCCACTATCTCTTCTATTTCTGCACCGAGGAACGCTCTGCGCCCGACTTCAAGATGACTCTTAATAACAAGCCTATTAACCTTAAAATGGTAGTCAAACCCTGCTTTACTTTCTCTTATACACTCGATTTCGCTAGGTATCTCTAATACTCCGCCCTTAAATAGCAAACTGTTATGAAACCCGTTTACATGGGATACCGAACCCACATCCCTGTCAAACCCAAGCGTAATCTTATCATTAACATAAGTTAAACTGACAGAGGGCAAGGCACACAGCAATTCTCGCATCTCACTGCTAAACCGAACCCCGATAAAATACTTCCGAACATTCTCACTGCACCTAAAATCTACCTCGGACGGCACTGCGATGATAAACCCACTATTTAACTTACTATCTAACTCTCCCTCTACCGCCTCTACCGTTAAATGGAACTCCTTAAGGCAAGTTGACCCTAAACTTGCTGTCATAATGTCACTTAGACGCGCTTCATCACCTTTAATATCGAGTGTCGCAATAGGCTCTCTAAACTTAAGCTCCTTTGCCGCAATACTAACCTTCTTTAACTTCCTGCAATTACATATAAACTTATCTAACTCAAACAGGCTAATTTGCTCTACTGTAATATTCACTTCTTCCAGTCTCTCACAGTCCGCAATCTTAACCCTCCGAAGATTACTCACGGTTAAACTTAGACGCTCTGTGTCGCACTCGACAATGCTAAATTCCCCTGCACTGTCGTCTATGGATATGTCAAGCGTTCTAACCCCTTTGCACCTAAGTAGCTCTAGCCGCTTACAAGATAACCTACTCGGAAAACCCTCTATCTCGCTGTCCATTGCCTCCATATAGGAGAAAGCTCCAAGATTTACAAGATTAGCCTGCTTTACATCTTGTAATTTAAGCGATAACCAGTTTAACCTCTCTGACGGAAACAACACTGCCACACTATCCGCGTTTTCAAGCCAAACATCTGCCATCCTTAGCTCTTTACACGCGCTTAAATCCAAAACCTTTAAGAGTGTCCCGTTTATCCTTTCGCTTGGACGAAATACATTGACATTCGGATTAACCCTACAAACCCCCGACTCACTTCTTAAAACCTTAGTCACAGTTAAACCCTCGGCTCTTACATCCGTTACTGTGCTGTCTGCCGCCGTCATCCTGCTACGCGCCGCATTAAGCTGATATTCTTTATCACTAGCTAGCTTAACCGCCTCCTCTTCGAGCATTGTTAAGTTCTCTCCGCTAAATCCCCGCACTTGATTTAAGATATACTTCCCGCTATGCTCTAACATAAATTGGCTAGCGTTAACTCCGAATGATAACTTAAGCTCACCGTCACTATCAGCATAAGCAATTACTGCCTGTTTACGGAAAAGCGCACAATAAGCGAATATCTGTAACTTCCCCTCTCGATAAACCTTGTACCCTTTCTTCTTTCCGATAAATAAAGGCAAATCAGCGTCTAAAAACCCTTGCTCAAACTCACACCCATCCCTCTGGAGGCTAAACCCTGCGTATTCATGAGTCTCTGTCCGCTTAAAGGCTTCCCAATCGCTAATCGGGATAAACTTCTTCTTAGCCCTTAGAATAGCCACGCTATCGTCTTTATAATACTGCCGCTCAACGACTGCCTCTACCGTAACTGCGGCTTCCCTCTTAATCTCTCCATCCGCGTCCCGATTACAGAGAAATCCCGCCACATAACAAAACCTTATCTGTCTACCATTTCTATCTCTACTCATTCTTGCCACCCCCTCACAACTCCAATACCCTGCGTAAACGATAGATAAGACGCTCCGTAGTCCCTAGGTCAACATAATAACTCGCCACTGGCGAAATCCCCTTCCCCTCGTAAGTGTAATAAACATTGCTGATAATACTAAGAAGCTCCTTTAACCCCGCTTTCTCCTCTCGGCTTACCCCTTGCTCCTTCATAAACCTCTTTATAGCCGCGTCATCTATCCTAAGCTCGATTAAGCGCTGTGTATATTTGCAGTCGTCCTCCGTAATCACTCCGTCTATTTCCCTATGAACATACTTTTCGTATGCCCTCTCTGGATACTCGCTTAATAGCTCATCCGTTGACATATACCACTGCTTCTTATAAAGAACCCCAAAAGTGTCGCTATCTAGGTTATTACAAAGAGCAAATGCTGTCCTCTTTGCACTCTTTATCTCCCAAAGCCCACTTACACTTGTTAAACTCTCACATCCACCAAACGAAAACTCCGAAAGCTTCGCCTCTTTCCCCAGAGCCAACCGACTAAGCTTCGTCCCCGCAAACGACAGCGCCCCGACCGAAGTTAAATACTCACTGCCTACAACCTCTGAAAGACCTGTATTCTTAAACACCGAGTCCCCTACTGATACCTTACCGCTTAAATGCAGACTCTTAATAGGAAAATCACTGCCTAAACTACCTTGTAGCGCCTCTACCTCCTTTGGAATCCGAAGCTCTCCCCCTCTAAACAAAGGATTCCCCACCATTGCGCCCCTAAACAATAGCGAGTTAAACTGTACCGTCACTCTATCCTTTACATAAAAAAGTGGCGCAAACACTGACGCACACAGCAAGTCTTTAATCTCATCACTAAACTTCACTGGCTTAAAATATGCCCGTAGCTTATCGTTGTTACACGCAACTCTTACTCTATCCTCATACCCGATTGCAAAGTCATTCGGAACTGGAAGTATCCCTACACTAAGCTTATCCTCCACATTAATTTCTATTCGCTTTAACGACATAGACCCGAATGTTGCAGTAACTATCGGATTTCCGTCTCTATTTGAGTCTACACTATAGCTAACCCGTCTTGCGTGTACTACTACCTTCTCAAGCGCTCTACAGTTGCTAACAAGCCTAGATAACTTGTCAATAAAAAGCGTATCCATATCTATAGACAGCTCTTTAAGTAGACTACAGTTTCGGATAGCTACATTAACAGCCACAGCAACCTTTAGTCTCTCTAAATCACAATTACTTATCTCTAACTTCTCAAATCTCCTAGAATAAGAACTCACAAAAAGTTCTGGTATCCCAGTGCAACCGTTAAGCACTAAGCTATAATCCACTATAATTTTCTTAAGCCCTTGAAGCTTACTATGATTTACCGACAACGAAAAAAACTCTGGCTTATCCCCCATGAGTGTTAAATCACTACAATCTGTAATATCTAGTATTACATTCTTAGCACCTACAGGCGGCGAAACATAAACAAAGGACGCTACTCCCTTAACCGATAACCGACACTTCTTAAGCTCATTACACCCGCTTAAGTCAAGCACTCTAACCCCGCTCCCGCTTGAAATTTCTAAATCAATCTCACTCGCTCTAGGATTTACCTTACATATCCCAGTTTCACACCTATTAAGCCCCGTTACATGAACTCCGTCCTCTGCTACCTCGCTTATCGTACAATCCTCTCCCGTCATACGATTCCTTGCGCGATTTAACTTATACTCATTATCCTCTAAAAGCGTAACTGCCTGTTCCTCTAAGCTACTAAGCTTTGCTGACCCACTCACTCCCTGCAAAAGCGCATACTCCCCGCGATGCCTCTCTACAAATGAACTAAATTCAGAGTACTCACGAAGAACCCCCGCCTCATCAAGATATAAAACCCCTACACCCCGCGCCGCTACGCCTGTCCTATCCGCGTAAATCACACGAAGCTTACCTTTCTTATAAAGCGTATTCTTCTCTTTATCCCCGATAAAGACTGGTAAATCGCTATCAGAATACTGCTGTATATACTCTCTCTCCCTATTCCCACTGTTATATACCCACTTAAACCCAATAAACTTAGCCTTGCTCGTGCTATTCTTCCAAGCCTTTATCCCAACATACCGATAGTCTCCAAGCCGAGCCTTCTTGCTAGATTCCCACTGTAACTCCCTAACTATCATATGCGTTACTACGGGGCTTCCGTCTGCTTTATGCTTACAAAGCACCCCCGTTACAATCTTAGTTTTACCCGCCATTTGACAAGCCTCCTGTAAATTATTTTTAACATAAACATAGGCGGGTCTTTCGGATTAACCGCTGTCCCGCCTATTAGTATTACTCTAACACTTTATGACATCTATAAACTTTTTCAAATTGTCGGATAAACTTAGCTCCATCTTGTGCAAAATCGGGAACTTAACCTTTATGCTCGGAAAATCTACTAGGTTGTCTGCCAATAGCGTAAACTTTGTAAGAGCCTCGTTCGTCAGCAACAACATCGCATCTGCCGTAATTTCACTGTATGTCTTGTTTACAAACTCTTCGCCGACCCATTTCGACTTCGTATCGTATGTTACAAACGGCATCCTCTTTACATGTATCTTAATCTCCTTTAGCCTAGGACAGTTCTGCACAAATCCTATTATTTCTCTAAGGCTTACCTCGTCGCAGTCAATATCTATAGACTTAATATAAAGACAATCCGAAACACGAAGCATCTTTATAACAGTCCCATACAACTTAACCGTTAAACTCTTTATATCTGTGTTGCTTATTAACAGCTCTGAATGCGTTGTCTCCGATAAACAGTTACTTCCCTCTATTACGACTAAACCAAGCCCTACCACTCGTATCAAGTGAAAGATAAGCCCTCTCTCGAACTCGTCATCCATCCCTTCCTTTATCGGCGTAATTCCAAAAGCGTCATAATCCACATACTGCACATAGCTTAAACCAGAAACCTTACAGGATGTCGCCTTAAAACCTCGGACACAAACTTGACCTACAAGTATTACCTCTAGGTCTGAAAATACAAGGCTTCCGAAATACTGGCTCTCTGGAAAGCATAAAGACAGGCTATCCCCCTTACTCTCAAATATCTGAACACGCTTTACCGCGCTCTTCTGCATATCAAGCACTTTGATGTTTGCGTTATATAAGCTATCCTCTCTTGCACCTATCCAATCGGCACAATCACTTACTGTACAAACACCGTTCTGACTTGAATTAAACCCAGTCACTACAATCGGAGCTGTCTTGCTTGCGACTAGCTTATAAACACAACAGTCTGCACCTGTTAAACGATTACGCGCCGCTACACTTCTACTTAAATAGCTAGACAACCGAGCTATACCGTTCGTAATGCTATCCTTATATTCCTGTTTATCTGAATAAACCTTAACTTCTTCGTTATCTACAAAATAACTGTCATTTAACTCACTTCCATTCCAAAGCTCACCATCCACAGAAACAAAGCCGCACGGTATCTCCACGTCAAACCCGTTAGCTACAAGTACATCCCCAAAAGCATAAACCCGAAGCCTACCACTCTCTAGTAAATTGCCTTCCTCGTCCATCAAAGGAAATTCGGCTTTCCATTCATCTGACAAAGGGATTCCTGCGCTAAACTCGACTACCACATTCAATGATACATGCTCCCAATACTCGGACGTCGTAACGGCGCGTACCGACCAATCCCGTCCGACATTACGAGACAAAAAACTGCTCATTGGTACTACCAAAGCAAATGGTAAACCCTCTTTTGTAATCCCAAAACCAGCAGTCGCAAATTTACATTGAACTGATTCTTGGACTCTTGTCCGAATCGGGTCGTAGGCTAATGCGGCATAAAACGATATTTTTTCAAGTGTTCTTATGTCAACATCACCCGCCAGACCATTTATCCTAAGAGACAAATATGCTAGCTTGTCGCTATCTGGCTCTCCTCTACTAGTCGCATTCGGGCTAAATAAACCCTCTCTATCAATCATTTATGCCCTCGACCAAAATACAAGGATTTAACGCCTTTGCTACTAGCTTATTCTTCATGCTTTCCTCCTTCAATATACCTATCGTATCTAAAAACCTTCGCGCTCGTTCCGTTTACCACAACCTCACACTCATTACTGACAAGAATATTGATACAGCCAGATTCCTCCGATGTAAACGAAAACCTCTTAAGACTTTCCAAATTGCTTAAATCAAGCGCTGTGATTCCATATGACGAAAGCACAGAAATACTAAGCTCTTCGAGACTCGGAAGAAAGCCAAATGCGGAATCAATATCAAATTTAAACTCAAGAGTCCTAATTGATAATTTCTTTAATTTGTCGTTATTCCTTACAGACAAGCCAAACTTCGTACCGTAAGACGGCAAAATATAGTCTATATCTAGGCTCTTTAGGTCGTCATTTTCATATACGCTTATATCATGACTGTCTCCAGCACAGTAATCACTACCTTCCAACCGTATGCTAAGACTATCAAGACCAGTTACACTAGCTACTCTTACATAATGACCAGCCTTACGACCAATAGTCATCCTGCTTAGCAAAACCTTTATCTCCGATAAACCCTTTACTGCACAGTTTCCAATAAAAAACTTCTCGTAACCATTTGAAGCAGACGGAAGAATTAACACAGTATCAGGCTTATTGGACTGGTCAATAAATAGCTGTAGATTCAATAAATCGTCACACGCGCCTAAATCAAGAACCTTAACTCCACTCTTTGAAAGCTCTCTAGTGTCAAGTGACAACTTATCTATATCATTTATTAGCTTACAAACTCCGTTATGGCTCTCACACAACTCATTAATCTCTACAATCCCGTCTCTACTGCACTCTCTAACCCCGCAATCCTCATGGGTAAGCGCGCTCCTTGCACGGGCAAGCCGATACTCGTCATTATCTGTTAGCTTAAGACGGCGATAAAGATTCGCCTTATACACTTCCTCCTCCTTCTCGTTAATCAGCGGAAACTCTATTTGCTCGTAATTCGCCTTTACAAAGTCAAAAGTTAGTTTTACCATCTCCTCCCTACCGTCTGGAAAACGAACCAAACACTCGCCTTTATCAAGCATCTCCTGTAAACTTGTTTCTCTAATCTTCAACACTCCATTATCCACCAAGTTCACCTACTTTCTTATAAACTGAACACATCACTCCTCTGGCAGTCGCAGAACAACCCTCTGGCAATACAAGCCGAAACTCCTCGTTACACTGCTCTGCTACCTCTATATGCAGGCACTTTAACCTCTTAAATGCGTCAAAATTAAGCCATATAGACCCGCGCTCATCTTTAGATACCTCTATCTTACTAACTCTTAGGCTAATATTCTCTACCTCTGGCATCTCTAAAAGCATTGCGAACAATTCACTCACTTTTAACGCCCCCGCTTCTACCTCTAAACTCCGTAAACACGGGGTCGTAAGACGAAATGTTCCAGCCGACAGCCTTAATGTAGGAGCGTTTATGACTAACCCTCTAAGCGTAGCATCTTCAATTACAATAGCGTTACTAGCGTCATTTCTTGAATATCCAGTAGCCTCGACACTAAGCATGTCTAACCCTGTACACGACTTTAACTCTAATGTAAAATTTCCAGTGTCCCCTAGCTCGCGTCTAAATATGACTTTAGATAAACCAACAACATTAACCGCGCAAAGACTTAACTTCTTTAATCCATTAGACGCGGAAGGCATGATAAAAGTGCAATCACCAACCCATGCTATGTCAATGTTATGAAGGTCTTTACAGCTAGATGCGTCAATAACTTTAACCCCATTAAGATAGTCAGCCCTGCCAATATACAGACAGTCTACATCATTCAGTAACTTACAAACCCCATTATTCGAGGAATTAAAATAGTATACATTAACCCCGTCATTTCCCACAGCCTTAACTGCGCAATCACTCCCCGTTAGCTTACTCCTCACCGCCTCTAGCTGATACTCTTCATCTTCTACAAGACGAAGATGCCGCATAATTATACGCTTACAAACATCCGACCCATAATCTGTATCGCTAATAAAAGATACATTCTCATACTCTCGTTTCAACCACTCATAACTCGGAGTAAAACATAAAGGCTCTCCCTCTCCGCTAAACCCTACAAAGGGATTTCCGTCCTTAAAATCTTTGAAATCCCCGAAAAAGCGATACCTACCCAACGAAAGTCGCGTAAACACTGCACCATCCTTTTTATAAAAAGGAAAATCCGATACTTCAAAGCTAAGTCTATTATCTGGGTTGCTCTCATCCGACCTTCCCCTCACGGCGCAGTCCCACCTATGCTTGTTCTCTGGCTTTGTACCTCTTGGTTTTACACACCACCGATTAAACGCTTTGACAGAGATATAAAAGACTTCACCCTTTCCACTACTCGGGGACTTCGCAGTAACAAGTTTTCCCATTATACGCTTTTCCGAATACCCGACAAGCCCCACGAGATACAGCATATTCCAGTGCTTTGATTCCCCGTCTACCGTTAAAACACCGCCCTCTTTCTCACACAAGAGTTCACGAAAACTCTCCTCACTATTCATTTCTTTCCTCCCCAACTAAGTGTGCAGGATTCTGCCTTGCCAGTATCAAACGAAAGGGATACCTTACCGTCTATCTGTAGGGAATTTGCCTCTACTGTGACAAGCACCCCTCTCTTTAGAGCCTTCTTAAAAACAGGAAAGTCCTCGAAACTGTCTACTTTACCTACAAGCCTACCCGCCTTTACAGTTACACGCGCTAAAGAATGATTATCATTCACCAGTTTAATAATATCCGTAAAACATACCGTACCTTCGGTTTTAATCTCTACCTCTCGAAGCTTACCGCAGTTACTAACCTCTACAACAAGATTCGGCGCGTTACCTGTTATACGCAAAACCTCTGTATCAGTATTATACATGTCTATCCTACAGGTTAAGTCTAAAGCCTCCGATACCTCTCTTCCGCAAAGAATCTTTGCATAGTTGCACCATATATCAAGATTCGGAATGCCAGTCACGCTATAAAACCGTATAGGGTCGGGATGAATAGCCCAAATATAATCCTCATAAGGAGCAGAAGTATTCTCACACCCTATGATTTGTATTTTAGATATACCCTCAATCACAGCCTCGTTAAAGAACAATGACTCTGCCTTTAACCATCCTTCCCCAATAAACGCAATTGTACTCCCACCATACGAGGGCAACCCAATCTCTGAAATATCTTCACCTTCATCCCACGCTAACACCGACAAAATACTTTTACCGCCTTTAGGTAGAACTATACTATCCTTTGGCAACCCCGCGTTAGCTTCATACATAGCGAACTTAATCTTTGATAGATACTTACAGTTTGAAAAATCCAGAACTCGCATGTCATCGGGAAGTGGCAACATAAGCTCTGCTGTATCAATATCCCCAATTAGCTTACAAACTCCACTGGCACAGGGGTTGAACCCGTCTAAGCACTTCCCGTATTCTGCATTAAATTCAGAATATATTTCCGCGCTACAGTCCGCATAAGTTATCCTGTTTCTTGCCACAGCCAACGCATACTCCTCATTAGTGGAAAGCTCTGCTGTCTTTCTAATCCAATACTTCACAAAAGCAGACTCTCTATCATTAAGGCTAAGAAACAGGTCGTCCTCAACCAACAGCTTCCGCTGAACCCAAATCAAAGCTTCGTCAGACCAAATCTTTTCCTTTATAACTCCTTTTGAATCAAAATACTCAAACTTAGACACGATTAAACCGCTTGTTCCGTAGTTCAAACAATCATATAAACTACCAAACAAACCCCGAATATGCCCCTCACTTACCAGTTGATACTTACCGTCACCACATGAAATATAATTAGGATAGGATATAGGCTCATACCATAAAGCAGACCATCCGTCAGTAGCCACTACAGCATATTCAGCAATCTTATAGGGAAACAAGTTCTCATCTTCGCCGTAATAAACATAGCGCTTACCATGCTCCTCTGACTCGTTATATAGCTTCACTAGCTCTGCTTCACTAACATACTCATAGTCAGAATACTTTCCCTCTAACTCACCTGTCTCCTTGTTCTCCAAGCTCTGCCAATAAGTTATAAGCGCTCCCTTAAACCCGCCAGCCCCATGCTTGAAAGATTTACCTAGCCGCGTTACATCTCCTACTGTAGCTATAACAATAGCCGCTATCTGAAAGACAGAATCCTTCTTATTTTCATCAAAGCTATATTCTTTCGCCTCCAAAATAAACTCTTGCTCGCTCATCTCCCCCTCCTCACAATAATTCCTCTTAGACTCTCTGGCAACTTACTAAATCCTACCTCTGTGTCGCTATTGCGTGGGCTATCTGAACCATAAGATTCCCAGACAACCGCACTTGCTTCGATACTAACGCTTGCCCCAGCAAACATCTTCTGCATGCCCTGTGACGCACCACGCGCCCCGCTACGCCGCTTAAACCGATTACTCGGCCCCCTCTACCCCTAATTGTTAAACTCCCCTAAAACAGCACTCTCGTCCCCCATAAGGCTAGAGGCAAAATAAGCCTCATAAAGCCCAAACTCTTACTTAAACTTATATCGCTAAAACGGGAGCGTGTACTTATCAGCTCCCGTCTCTAAATCAAATTTTGTTCCTACCGTCCGCTTAAACTCTTGTTACGCTCAATCTCACCCCGAACTTACTGTAATAATCGCGAAGAGTTCTCTCATCCTCGCTGTCTATCTTCTCTGCGCGTATATTTATCTCTTTTAGCTTATCAGAACCGAACAACAGACGATTTCCAAAAGCACCAACGCAAACTTCTCTACCATAGCCGCGCATATATGACCTTACCTCTTGCACCTCTAAATTTAGAACTCGAAGATTTTTGGCTCTTATTGCCTCACTAAACGGAATCACCGCAAATATACTACCAAATAAACTTAGCTCCGCTACCTCATCACTCTGAATCTCTATCTCCTGCTGTGAAATCCTATCCAATCCCACTACTTTAAGTCGAATAGGACTGCTATATACCTCGCTAATGGAAGGTATGTTGTCATAAGTTACTACATCATTGTTAAGCACTAGGATATCCTGCCTAAAACAAACTGTATTGTCTATACTCACATTCGCACAATGCACCTCTTCAATTCCAGATACCTCGCTAAATAAGTCTATTGCCAGAGTATCTAGCCATAACTCTGCTGACTTAAAATCAACTGTCACTCCACACAGCATCAATACCCTTAAATCTGATAAATTTCTCGGCATTATTAGCCTAACCTTGTTCTCTACCCTTCCTGCCGATAAGCTAACAAACTTTAACTTCTTGCACTTAGAAGCGTCTAAAACCTTAATCCCCATATCTGATAAGTCGCCAGAGTCTAAATCAATCCCGTCTGTAAATGAAGGTAGCACGCAAACTCCATTATCACATGGCGGGACACTCGTAAGCAGATTCGCAACTCCATAACTCATTGTAAAGGCACTTAGCGCTTCGTTAAATCTACACCCACTCGCACAATCAAAATACAGGCTTCCGTTCACTTGTACCCGCTTTCTGTAAACTCTTAAACCTTCCGCTGAATCTTAGCCTTTAGCTCCCTCTCGGTCGCACTATCTAATACGCAATTCTCTACCGCAGTCGGAGATACGCTCTCTAGCTTCTCTATCCCGTAAATCCTACTTATCCCAGAACTCCGAAAACAGTTATCAGGCAACCTCTTTAGCTTATCACCTATCCTAAACTCAAACTTCGCTACCTCGCAATCCGCAAACGCATAGTTACAAAGACTCGTAATAAACTCACTGTTCTCAATACGAACAGGCTTAAGCCCGTCCATCTGCCCAGTTATTGCTATATCCCCGTTAAAGCGCAGAACCGTCTCGAAATCAAACTCATAATCCCTAGAAAACCCTCTAAACTCTTTGATTTCTTCCGGTATGTCTAGGATTATTTTGTCTCCCTCTGTCCTAAATACCCGTGCCATCTTATCAAACGAATAATCATAGTCAAAAGCCAGCGCAAATACCCCGTTATGATACCGAATACAGCCGCCACCAAGCACGCTACATATCCTAATAAACCTATCGCTAAACTGCCTAGGAGAAATACAAACCTTCTCCTCACTCCCGTCCTTGGTCTCTATGTTTACCCTCACACTGTCCCTACAAAACAAAGTAGTCGCACGCCCCTTTATACTGTCTGCCATGATACTTATGCTCGAAAGACGCTCTGACCCAAACAATAACACATGAAACCTATCCTCTACTCTACCAGCGAGCAAAGAACTCACTTCCCCAGCAACCAGACGAACTTCTTTTAGATTCTGCGCTGTAACGCACTCGGAAAAACTCTCTAAGCAGACGCTCTTACAGGATACCGACAAACGCTCTAGGCTATCACTCTCTATAATACATCCGTCATACTTTGAAGAAATGTTTAACACAAGGGACGGTACCTCTAGGAAAATTTCCCTGTCACTTCTATACCCGCCCACAAGTGACACCTCTAATTCGTCCTGCATAAAGCTAGTTCCTGCTATGTATATCCCATTCGTCTTAACCCGACCTATGTTTTTAACTTCACTGTCCGTTGCCGAAAACTCTTTTACAGATATATTAGCCCCTAAAAAGTCGATACTTACCCCGTAGAGGCTTAACTTATCCTTAATAGACCTAAACTTACTGGGAAGAATTACAGTGACTTTCTCATCATAAATCCTTCCACTTGCGGAGAATATATTAATATAGCTCAACTTCTCACAACAAGACGCATCCACCACCTTTACACCAGTCTCCATACAACGGTCTATGTTAAACTCTAACCCGTCTACATAAGAAGGTAACCTACACACATGATTTGAACACTGATAAAAGCTCGTTACAACCCAAAATAAACCGTTTTCTTTGTAAAACTCGTCCTTAAACGCATCCCTCGCATTTCCATTGTACTCTGCAAAAGCCCCGCCGACCAGTGCAGACCTCGAAGCCTCTTTACTATACTCCGCGTTCTTTGCAACAATCTCAAAACGGCGAATCATAAAACGCTCTAGACTATCCCCTAAAACCTCGCTTGTATCTTCGTAATAGGCATCCGAAAGAATAGACCCCTCGACTACATCTTCACCCCGATAAACTATCCTACGACCTAACTCCCATGCCCCAATATCCCCATGAAACAGCGTGCCGTCCGCTAGGATAAGATTTACCGTAGCTGTGCTTTCCACTACACTCTCTACAGATAAAAGCATCGGAACTCCACGCTTCTTAAGCACGGGCTTCCCATCTTCTCCCACAACAAATGAAGCAAACATACTGTTCGGAACACTTGATGTAAGCCTATCACCGCAATTACGGAAAAACAGCAGTCTACCATTCTCCGCTAACTCCCGTATATAATCACTGCCGCATACCTTACAGGCTGAAAAACGAAATCCATCACGATGAGTGTCTGCTACCGCTAGCAAATACTCATCGGAACTCTCCACCTTACCGTAAACTGCGTAAACCTCTACTTTCTTCCGTCCATTATAAGAATAATCCATTCGGCTTACCCCTCTTCCCGACTCTGCTTCGCCTTAAGCCTCTCAAACAGCTTCTTACCTCTCTCACGAAGCGCTTCTTTCTTCTCCTCACTAAGCGGAGCGCGTAAACTTATCGAAAGCCTGTCCTTTGCGACTGAATAGGTCACGCTTCCTAGGCTATCCTCTGCCGTCTTTTTACAAAGTGCAGGATACTTCTCGCTAAAATCTCCTAACTTCCGCTTTAGAGTCTGGTTAAATGTGTATACACTCACCGTATCCTCTGCTTCGTTAAACAGAATCACTGTCTCGCGCTCTATATTCGACACACTCACTTATTTCTCCTCCTTAAATTCTCTTTCTCTATTGAACGAGACAAGCACCAGTAAAATCTAGCCTCTCCCATACCATACTTGTCCATTAGCCGCATCGAGGCGCTTGTAGACAGCGCAAACTCCCCCAGATGCTCCCTGTACCAGCTAAAAGGCACATCACTTCCAGATATATTATTTCCAAGCCTATCAAATGCCCCAAATAAACCTGTCTTATCAGAACCATAGACTCGTATCGCCTTCCCTGCCTCGACCACTACAAATTCACCCTCGTTCCTGCGCTTAAATATCGGAAACAAATAAGGACTAAACTCGCTATGCTCTTTTTCATTAAGACTAAAATGCTCCACAAAACCTCCGCGAAGTAGTTCAGCATAAACGGCAAGCGGAATATAATACCAGCTGTCGTCACCGCCTACCATACCTCGCAGGTTTATTTCTGGACTAAAAAGCCTACTATTCTTGAATTTTCCCCGTCTGCCTCACAGACCAAGCCTCGAATCAGATAAACGAAGTTTTTACTCCTAGCTTCCCCTGTAACCTCTTTCGCATATACCGTACTACTTGCTCTACTTCTACCTGTCAGCTTATCATTCCTTATCAATTCTCTCATCTCCTAAATAAACTCGATAGCCTGTCCCAGACTTCCAACCATTCACAGAATTACTATCCACGGAACTCACTATGCTCTTTGGAATACGGATAGCTGGCTCTCCGTTTACTTGCGCACACTTTGGATACAGTGAAAGGTTTCTTGTAACCATAGACCATCCGTTATCATCAAAGCCATCCCAATCCCTAAGCTCCTCTAAGTTTAAGCTAACCTCTCTACCATTTCTTTTAAGTGCTACCGTACCGCAAGTAAACGCGAGTAGAAATCTACCCATATCTGTGAGCCTTTTTATAGTTATCAGCTCCATTAACTCACTCGGCAAATCTAATTCCACTCTACTATCGCACCATATCTCTGGACTCATACTGTATTCGTCCATTGAATAATCTGCGCAAATTTTAAGACTCTCTAATACTGTAGAGCCTAGGCTTAGGTTAGAAATTGCACCTCTCTCGTTATTAATCAGGTTTATATTAAAGGAATCGAAATTAAATCTTGCCCTCCTTAGCTTAGGTAACAGCCTAATCTTTTGTACTAAATCTGAAAAATACCACTCCCCTGCTCCGTCTATTGTAAGACTCTCTAATTCAGCACAACGCGCTATCTCAAAATCCTCGGCTTCTACCTTTTTCTCGTGCATCTTAATTGAAATCTCTTTTGCGTCTATATCAGAAATTGAAATGGAAGATTCCAAGTTAAACGCTGTATTTCCTACGTTAATCTTCAATGAATCAAATCCATCACACTTATGAAGATTAACACAACAGGACTTTATCGTATCTCTAGGAGAAGCAAAGGTGATTTCTGAAATACCCTCTATACGGCAATCGTCAGCCTCCAGAATACCAATATGCTTTAACCCGATAAACCGAACCCCCGCAGAAGAAATCTGTATCTTACTGTCCATCCTATAACTTAATGCGTCATTAAAGATAATCGTAATGATGCCACCACTTCCCCCACCTGTCAGTGTAAACTCCTTTAACCGCGTGCATCTTGATAAGTCAAGAACCCTAACCCCTGCCTTAATCATAGAATATATGCTAATTCTAACATAATCTACCCTATCAAGGACTTGGCAGACCCCTGTTTTACATTCATAAAAACCAACTAGGCAAGTATTAAGACCCATTGGCTCTAACATACTGCAATCCGCGTTTGTTAGAGCATTTTGTACTATTGATAACCCTAAATCATCTCCAGAGAATTTACCCCTCAACTCCCCTAGCTTATTCATCAACGCGTCCCTAAACTTAACAGAAGCCACATCTTCGCCACTTATAACATTTATAAACACCGAACTAGCCTGCTTTTCTAAAATCTTTGGAATATTCACTTTCTCTACCAAAAGCTCTCCCACAGAATTTATCTCCGTAATACAAAGAGACCCCAAGCTATTACCTACCGTGAAAATCCTATCCATTCCCCTAGACTTTAGAGAGAGCTTTCTGTCACTCCTTACACGATAAACTGGAAGCTGGTGTGTTTTGCCAAAGATTAAAAAATTCGGGTCTACTGAATTAAAAAGCCCTTTCTCAATAACCCACCCGCTGTTGGCTGAAAACCCCTCTTCCCGTAAATTACTCCGAACCATCGGCACTACTATAAACCCGTCAGACCCCTTATAACCCTCTACACAGGCTAAACAGGCGTAGAACATCCCGCGCTTAACCTCGAACAGTTCTCCCTCTAGTCGCATCTCACTACCTCTTCAACCACAGAATCCGCTACCTCTGTCCTACTATGTAAAAACAGCCTAAACTTTAAGTCACAAGAATATACGCTCGTGTCAACAATCTTATCTACACATGACGGAACTCTAAAATTAGCCTTGCCACCAGAACTCACAAGTATCGGGTAAACATCTGGATTATCTACATCCCCTAAGTCAAGCGTAAGCTTATCACCGTCCATAAAAAGACCTTTATATGAACTCGTAAGCGCCAGTAAATTAAGGCACTCGTCTGTTAAATCCATCGGAACTACAAACTCCCGAAGCGAATCTGGAAGGCTTAAGGCTACCCGCCTGTCATACCCGACCTTTAGCCACTTAGCCCCGCGAGTCGTATACTCTGCTGACAAAATAAGCTCACGAAGCGCAGTTGAGCCAAGAGTCAAATTAAACACCTCCTGCCTCGCATACTGTGAGACTGTAAAATTTAGCTTATGTGCGTAAAGAGAAAAGCTAACAAGTTTTGGAAGGTCACAAAACGACCTTGTGATTTCCTGCAATGAGCAAACTCCAACTCCACTCACTTTAAGGCGCGTCAATTCCTTACACTTTGCAACCTTTAACCCAGTAACACAGTGCGTTTCCCCGATTCCCTGTCCACTCCCGATAATCTCTATCTCATTCGCGTCTACCCCACAAATATACGCCAGAGCCTCTTTACCCTCATTCTCGCTTAAATCAATCTTGAGCTGATTAAACCCTGTGCTATTCTTAATCCGCACCTCACCATGAACTCGTGAGCCAGTTGTTACCCTCAAAGCAGAAATCCCCTCTATATGGCTATTCTCAATATTCAGCTCCTTTACCGAGGACAGCCCGATAAACCTAATATTCGCCCCTTCCACATGTATGCGTGCGTCTAAGCCTGCATGATACCCCTCATTAAAGATTATCGTTATCGGAGATTCGCTTATAACAACACTAACCTTTGTTAGAATAAATCTCGTTAGACAAGAACACTCACTTAAATCCAGCACCCGAATACCCGCTGAAATAAAAGAACCTAATTCTATAAAAACATGATTCACACGATTTGAAAGTTTACAAACCCCGCTACCACAGGGATTAAACGAACGAACCACAGTCACAAACTCTGCACCCTGCCGCTCCTCTGTATAGACTGCGCAATCCTGCCCTACGAGCCGACTACGAGCCTCTTCCTCGAAATACTTCGGATTTTCTGAAATTACTCTCCTTCTCTCTTCTATCTTATCTAAAAATGAGCGGTATTTTCCGCTGTCACCGATAAATGGCATGATTAAGTAGTTATCCCGTGCGATTTCGTCAAACGACAGCTCTTTTACAGATGCTTTCCCATATGCGTCAATCACCTTATACAGAAGTTTACTTCCAATTACCTCGTCAATCACGCCTATAATGCGATTCCTTCCCTCGGACACAAGTGTAAGCTTCCCATCTTCCCCCTCGCGATATACAGACAAGCCGTTTGCCTCAATACTAAAGTCAAGCTCTCCTGCCTTATCCCGCACAAACAGATACTCGGCGCTATCATCCCCTGCCATCTCCCGCTCTATCTCTTCCTGTGTCTTAACCGCTCCCTCTGCGGACATTTCTGACACAACCAAAAATCCACTACCCTCAACATATGAACACACAAGAAACTTATCTCTCATCTCCCTATCCCCCTTACCTACCAAAAGCCCTGTAAGCCAAAGGAAGAGCCGCTAGGCTATTCATCCCCCTAAAAACGGCTCTCCTCCTCTTTTTGTCCTCTTACTTCCCTTTGCTCCTCTTAAGCCGCGCGTCCAGATACTCACTCAAAGCAAGCTCCGTTATCGCGTTCTTCGGAATCCGCGACTCCTTTGCGTACTCGTCAAGTTTATCTAGAACTTCCTCTGGTAACCGCACATTCAAACTCCTAAACTCTCCGTCTCTTTTCTCTCTCGCCATGTCTATATCCCTCTTACTTCCCGCTCTTTGCGTTATTACAAGCCGCACAGAGCATCTGCAAGTTACTCTCTACCGTCTTTCCACCGTTTCGCCACGCTACTATATGGTCGCCCTGCATCTCGCTATACTCGTAAATCTTAGTAAGACCCTCCTGCGCACAATACGGGCAGTTTGACAAGTGCTTCTTCTCGGCTTCCTCTGTCTGACGCTGATAAACTCTTCGCTTCATCTGGTCGGAAAATGCCCGAATCGACAAGTATCTCTCATCATGCCTCGTTTTCTCCGATAAGACATACGGAATGATTCCTGTCTGCTTCGTTACATCATCGTCCTCCAAAAGCTTTGAAACCTCTTTCTTTAGCTCACTGGGATTATACTTCCATGTCTTATGCTTAGTATACAGTGCGCCCCAATCCTGTGCCTCCGTGAGCTTCTTATCCATATCTGGAAAATACCGCTTCGCCCACGCAATCACCTCTTGGAAATAAAGCCATATGTCACTTGCGTCCGCGTCATGCTGATGCAACGCCATATACTGCTCTCCACTCGCTAACCCGTCTCGAAGTGCTATCCAAGCTAACGCTTTCTCAAGATAATCCTGCCGTATCGGATTTCCCTTGATAAACCCTTCTCCTACCTTTCCAGCTACGCAATTACGCCGAGAAAAGTAGTTCTTCGCATCCGAAAGCCAAGTTCCTGTATATGTCGCGTTAAGAAGTTCTTGCTCTGTGAGAACAGCCCCAGGTATGTTTATCCTCTTAAACCAAGCAAGCTTTTCTGACTCGTTACCCTCACACACATAAACCGATAACTCGTAGTTTAGGATTATCTGCTTCTCATCCTCGGTTAAATTATGATAAAACTTCGCGTTTCCGTCTATCTTCATAGAGAAACCGCTGTTAATAAACTGACAAATCGAAATCGTTCTCTGCTGTCCGTCAAGCACCTCATACTTGTCATCCCCGACCTTCGACCAATACATCACATTCAGAGGATACCCGCAAAGCACCGAATCAATCACCGCATTCCTCTGTGCATCCTTATAAACGAACTCTCTCTGATATGCGGGACGAATCGAAAGCTTCCCACCAAATCCGAAAACACCGTCCTCGCCGTCATCGGTATAGCCCGCCACAAGCTCCGAAACCTTTAATTTACGCTCTGAAATCTTCATAACTCATTTCCTCTCTGCATAAGAAAAACCTCTCTCCAAATATTGTTCATTTCCATGTATACTTCTGCGTCTACAGACAGCCTATAAACACCATGAGCATAAACATAAACGCCACAATCACCGTAAACTCTTGGATTACCGTCCTTTGCTCTGAAAATACCAAGCGCATCAAGTATCTCTAAACTATCTCTGCCTATTCAACCGTAATAGACGTAATAGACAATATCTACACTGAACCTATCGTTCCGCCGTATACTATCCTCTGCAAAGTGCGACCCCATTTCAACGGACACTGGAAACTGAAAGTTTAACAAGTAGTCACACAAAGCATACAGCGCATACTCCCTAGCACTCTTCTTGCCCCAGAACTCCTCTTCGGCTACCTCATTCGACTTATCTACACTCATACCTTTACTCCTTTCTCCGAATTAACACTCGGCTAAAAAGCTCTTGCTCCCCTACTCTCAAATCTTTCCCGTCATTCCCTTTCCGAAACCCCACTATCTCAAACTGCTCGGGATTATATTGTTTCAGAAACGGCAGAGGAAGCCCCATTACTCCGAAATAATCTTTTGGTATATCCGCTACCTTATCCACATTTATAGCGTCAAAATTATCATATTTCGTATACGCTTCACTAGAAAACTGCGCCTTTAACTCTATTCGTTTATGCCGCCGCTCGTTATCAAGATTCGTGAGCCAAAGCCCGAAACCGATATGCCGAAAAGTCCCATCGGGACGGATAAACTCGGTTATGTCGTTAATCCCGACCCAAATCTTATTATCCCGAATAAGCGGAAACACCGTACCGTACCCGAGCCAAGGCAACGCTCCGACAATTAAAAATAACTTGTCCTCTGTTACCAGTGTCTCAATAAATTCTCTTGCCAAAGAAAACGGTGGATTCGTACAAACTATATCGGAACTCTTTAATAGCTCCCTGCACTCATCACTTCTAAAGTCACCGTCCCCCTTAAGCGGCTCTGATAAATAAACTCGCACATCCTTATCGCATTCCCCTGTATATCTGGCACAAAAGGCTCTATTCTCTGAAAGATGTGTTGCTGTTAAACTCCGAAGCCCGAGCCTATTAAAATTTAAGTGAAAATATCGAAAGAATGCGCTCTCAAGCGGATTATCACAGTTACAATAAATCCGCTTTCCGACAAACTTAGACTCGTAATATCTTAGCTCCCGCTCTATGTCCGAATACTGCGTATAAAACTCATCGTCCTGCCTATCCTTTGCACGCTTAAGCCGCTCATTTATCTTTTCATTCTCTGCCACCGACTTTCCCCCGTATCGTTATCCTCGCATAAGTTGTTCTATCTCCAACCTCTCCTTCATTTCCCCTTAACATCCCCGCTATCCTCGTAGCAACGGGAAACTCACTTCCCTCGTTCCCGCTAAACGCTCTCACACTCCCGTCCGATAACTTTCTTAGTGTAACTATCTCAAACTGCTCTGGATTATATTTATCGAGAAATGAAATCGGAACTGCCATAACGCCAGAATAATCCACAGGTATCTCCGCTGTCTTGTCCACATTTATCACATCAAACTTATTAAACTTCGGATATTCTGCTTCACTGTATTGCTTATACAGAATAATCTTTTCAGACCTACATTTGACAGGAAGATTCGTAAACCAGCGAACTCCCTTGACCCGTATAAACCGCCTACCGTCCGCATCGACTCCGCACCCAGCCGCGTTAAGCGGATAGCTCTCTGGCACATAAAATCGTCTATCCCCAGAATGAATCGAATCACCGTACCAGACCTTATTCTCGCGGAATAAATCGAATACCTCTTTCGCTGTTACTGCGTTCATATTCCCGAGGATAATAAACTTTTTCTCATATGCTATAAGCGTCCCGATAAACTCCCGAAACAGAGAAAACGGCGGGTTTGTAACTACTATGTCGCTCTCTTTTAAGAGTGCAAGGCACTCTTCGTTCCTAAAATCTCCGTTCCCGATAAGAGCTGTCTTATACCCTACAAGAACCTCGTTATCGTCCCCACCGCAATACTCAAGCTTATATGTCGGCTTATCCTTGTCGTAATGCGTAGCAATGAGCCGCCTAAGCCCGAGAAACCCGAAATTTAAGTGAAAATACTCCCAAAAGGCGCTTGTAACTGGGTCATCACAGTTAAGAAACACAGTCTTTCCCCTAAACTGTTCCCTATGACACACCATCTCCTTTGAAACATCCGACATATCTGTATAAAACTCGTCATTTTTACCAACTCGCGCCCGATTTAGCTCGCTGTTTCGTCCCATCCCAAGCCTCCTGTCTAGCTATCTATTTAAGTTATTTTACCACAAATGCCTCCCTAAAACAACTGAAATCTAATAAACTCATGCCTCGTCCTATGACCCTCTACGAGCCACGAGAAGCCCCCTAGAACGCACGGAAACGTTTTAGGCTACACTTATAGCCTAAATACCTTTCCCGCCTAAATTCCTAAAGAACTATCGGGCAGAAACGCGCCAGAATCGAAATGCGAGTAGCCGCCCCCTTGCTACCCCATAAACCAGAACAGCTCCCAATCTTACTAACAATCTTATCCACTTTTCCACAAACCCCCCTCGCCCCGTACAGAATAGAACAAAGGTTCTCTTACCCGTTTTCGCCTTAACATTACCTAGGAATCTCTCGCACTACCCTCCCACCCCTACACCGATAGCTTAAAGACCCTAGACAGCAAAGCATACTAAGAAACTCTCGGGCGAAAACACGCCAGAATCGAAATCCTAGGCTACCCCCCTAGCCAGATAAACCCTGTCGCCCCTAAAACCCGTCTCTTATCGTCCAAGCACCCCACCCTTAAACTTCTACCCTACCGCCCGCGTCCCTAAAACCCCCCTTGTCCTCCCCTGCCCCTCTCGGCTTCCCCTAAAACAAAAAAGAGCGCCCGCTAGGACGCTCCCCTCTCTCTCTTAATCCTCGATATACCGCCGTATCGTTGTAGGCGCTCTGTAAAACGCATTCGATACGATAACTCCGTTCCTCGGATTTGACGCATGAACTACCTTGTTGTTGCCAATATACATCGTTACATGTCCGACACAGCCTCGTCCACTGTCCCAATAAAACAGCAAATCTCCAGGTCTTAGCTCGCTCTGCGTTATCTCCCTGCCTACCATAGCCTGCTCTGCCGCTGTCCTCGGCAAACTTATCCCAAACTGCCGATAGATGTTCTGCGTAAACGCTGAACAGTCGATTCCTGTGTCGAAACTTGTCCCACCAAACACATACGGACGACCTAGCCACTGCAATCCGTAATTCGATATCTCCTTCCGAAGCTCTGTCTCGCTATTCGGCGTATACCCGTTACATGTGTCGGGGTCGTCTGGCAAAGTATAATACTCGCTGTAATTCGGATTCGAGACTTGCGGGACTACGGGCTTTGGAACTTCTATCTTGTCCGCTCCCTTAAACTCTGGCTCGTCTACCCGCGCCTTACTCTTCTCGATATACCCCGTTAGCCCCCTATCTGCCTTTACATATAGATAATCCTCTGACTCCCGAACTATCTTTACCGTGTCATTCTCTTTTAAGACCGCTAACGCACTGTCTCCCCCGTCTTTCGTTAGAGTCGCCCCGCCATCCGCAATTATCGTTGCTTCCCTCGGATAAACCGCGCTGTTGTCTATGACATACGCCTCCATGTTGTAGCCCGTCACTACATCCGAGGCTTTTACCCACCCCTCAATGCCGTTCGAGCTTATCTTTATCCACCCGTCCCCGCTGTCATCCGACCGCATTACATCTACCGCCGAACCGACCGCCATCGTTCCTACCGCCCCCGCATTACTATCGGGCGATGACTTTACCACCAGCTTCCCGTCCGTAATCACAGGCGTTGCCTTCTCTCCGTACTTTGAAGCCTCGTTAAAGTCTATCGTACTGTTCTCTGCGATATTCCCCGCCGCATACGCTGTCACGCCACTAAACGCCACAAACGCTACTACAGTCGAGGCTACCGCTATGTGCCTAACTACCCTCATGCATCGCTTTCCTCCTGTCTAAGCCAATTCTTTCCTTGAGACGCGGCTATTCCTCGGCGCACTACAGAGCTAGCTAAACTCTCGTCTATAAAATACTCTGCACGCCGCTTTAACTCCTCGGAATATCGCTCAATCTCTTCATCATCTAACTCATACTGCTCTGTCTTAAGCGCATCACACGCCTCAAAGAATGTTTTCACCGCGCGAAGCCGTGACAAGTATATATCTAACACCTTGTCCCGCATCTCATATACCTCGCGCACTCTGTCGGGATTAAACGAGGCGACCGTTACCGTGTCCCCCTCTACCGTTGCGTTACCTAAAAGACCGCTCTTTGTAAAATCCCGAAGCTCATAGGCTCGCATATCCGATTCCCCGCCTGTTATGTCCACGACATGATAGACAGACTCCCCATCCTCTACACTGTCGTCCACTACCACCCCGCCGTACCACACATACCCACTGTCGTAGTCGATACTCGGGTATTTCTCCTCGCACCCGCTTACCTCGAATACGCCACCCTCACTCATCTTCGCATTCCGCACGCGATTTAGCCTAGTATACTCGTAAAGCTTGTCTAGGCTTAGGTCTGAAATGCACCCCTCTTTACAGGAATAAACCCGCGCCTTAGTCTCGGACTCCTTCCTTGCGTAACCAACAAAATAAAGCATACACTCTATGCACCTCCCAGATTTTCATTACAACGCCAAAAATCTAGGTCGGTATTTTAGAGTGTATGCTTTGTTCTCTTGTTACCCTTTTCGTTATTCTTCGTTCCAGAGGACATAATAGCCTAACCCGTCCCCAAACCGAAGCGTCTTTAATAAACTCTCTTTCCCAGCCGCCTTATATACCTCCGCTACATTACTCGTTATCTCACCAGACGGAATTTCATCTCCCGTATACCGAATCGTGATTACCTTCTTGCCCTTATCAAGCTCTCCCCGAACCAGATTCCTATACTCCTCTAAATTCGTGGCTACAAGCCCGTTCTGGCTGTAATACTCGTGGCTGTTATCACTTCCCTCTATAAACCTGTCGCTTACATACCCGACACTCTTCGCATACTCGGGACTCATGTTATAACAAATTCGCGTAACGCCTGTATTCTTAAAGCAGTTTACCGCATCTACATAAACGATAGAATCCCCGAGCTTTACGCTGTTCCAAGTGTGTCGCCTGCCGTACATACACCCCGTTACAATGTCTGCGTCTACCCCGTTATATCGGCACAAATCCTTGAAATACTGCGCATATGCTACCGCGTCCCCTCTTCCCTCTGTTACCATATCGTATATATCTGACCCCTCCTCATACTGGAAGTTGTCATTCACATACTTATAAAGCGCATCCTCTTTGGCTTCCGCATCCATATCCGACAAGCCGTCTATCTTCACCCCAGAAATCGACTTGTATATCTCTACCTGACGCTCAAACGCCTTATCCGTATACTCTACCGTTAAACCCGTCCTATCGGAGTTTAAGGCTACCCGCTCGACCCCGTAAATTAGATTCTGCGACAAAGCCCGCGTTACAGCCCCCTGCAAGCTATCCGTATCCGTAAACTCTGGATACCCCTTAAGACTTATCTCTGTCTCGTGTGCTTTCAAAGCGCTTATCAAATACTCTTCAAAGCCAGCACTCTCGCTCTCTCCCTCGCCCTTACTTACATAGGCATTTAGATAAACCGACTTTACAGCTCCCCAAAGCTCTTTTCCCCCGTCCTGCTTAACAGCAAGCGGCGACATCGCATCTGCATAAGTCTCGATTCCGTTCTCAATCCTACCCTGCAATGCTCCTCTGTCTCCGACAGCTATCTCAACATAACCCCGAAGCTCTGTCCCAAGCACATGATAACCGTAATACACATTACTGTTATACCTTGTCGAATCGTCTATCTCATACTCAATGCTCTGCCGCACTACCCCGCCGTCTAGCATCTCTACCCCGACCGAACGCGGCAAATCCTTCGTCCTCGAAACCTCTGAACCTACCTTTAGCGTGTCCTCGCTTATCTTAACAGGCAACATCCCCGCAATATCCGCTATCGCTAAACGATTACTCTCTGCACTCTCCCTATCCCCGACTACCGCCGAAACCGAATAAACATCGTCCCACGCTAACCCGTAGTTCTGATACAGCGTAACCTCGTTACTCACTTTCCCGATTCCGTGCGAGCCGTTTAGAGAAAAATCCCGAAACAGGAGCGGACTGCTCGGAACTGTACATAAATCCCGACCCGACTTATATATCTTATACCCCGTAGCCCCTGCTACCTCGCTCCAGATAAGGCTCAACTCCCCGTTATCTGAAATGCTATACCCAAGCACGGGCTTCTCCGCAATCGAAGCTGTCCGAAACGGTATTACCGTCTTTCCGACCCTAAGGTAATATGCCTTATCCCGCTCCCATTCCCTTACGGGCTGTACCGTATAAAGCACACCATCCCTACTCTTAGACTCTGCTCCGTCTGGCGTTACAATGATTTCTGCCTTTGAATCCTCGGATAAACTGCTGTCTGTGAAGCACTCTACTTCTAACGGCTCGTTTGCACGATAAGTGAACTTAGCATCCTGTCGCAAATTATAAATAGGGTACATATTTTTATCTATGTACCCTACCACATAATCGTTATTCTGTTTACGATGCCCTGTATCTCTGCACCCAGACAAGCCAAGCACCATCGCACCTACAAGCACAGCAAGCGTTAAACGCTCTCTCTGCATTTCGGCACCTCCAAACCTTATCGGGATTTCTTCCCAAGTCTCGTAAACTCGGCATTAATCTCCCGAAGCCCCGCAATCTGCTTGTCAAGCTTCTCAACCTTCTCTTTTAACTCAATATACTCGCTCGCTGTGAGCATACAAGAGCTAATAGACTCGCGCAGTTCAGCACTAAGATTCACTAAGCTACGGACACGATAGGTAAGAAGCCTGTTCTCTGTCTCAACGACCTTGCCGTTTAAGCGGCTCTCTGTGTCTGCCGCCAAAGCCGCAAGAAGCGCTTCCTCAATCACTGTTCCAGAAAGCCCACGATACTTCTCACTAATCGCTGTAAGAGCCTCGTTCAGTACCTCTGTCGCGCTCCCCTCTTTGGTCGGCTTCGATAAACCTACTGTGGCAAGCAGATTGTCATAATCCAAAGACTCGGACTCCGTGCGAACTGTATCAAACTCCTCGCACTTAGTCTCTGTCTCCTCTCTCTTTACGGCATCCTTCACCTTATCAGCGCCAACCTTTGCGACTTCCATCGCGCGATAAACACTGTCTACAAGCTTCTTAAATGCCTCCGACTCTGTAACACTCTCTGCCGCTGTCTCAAGACCTTTCTTACCGACCTCTGCACCGCGCTTTGCCTTCTTTAACGCCTTTCCAACCTTAGAAGCCGCCTTAGACACCATAGCGTCAATCTCTGCGTCACTGTCGCCCGACTTAGACACTGCGTCTTTCTGTTTAGCGCCCTTATGACCCGCCGCCTCAAAAAGACCCGATAGAAGCTCTGCGACACGCTTTGCCGCGTCCTCTTCGCTCATGCCGTTATCAACGGCTTCCTCGTCTGCATCCTCTTCGTCATCCAAATCCAAGTCAAAAGGCAAATCATTAGCCGTGTCGAAATCTTTGTCCGACAAACTACCTAAATCCGCAAGAATGTCGCGGTCGTTCTCCGTAGAGCTACCTACCCGTTTCTTTCTCCCCATTCTCACTCCTCCTCTGGATTCGCAAACAGACTGTCGTCATCATCAAGACCCTCGACCTCTTCGCCATCCTCAATGTCTAAGTCGAGATTCAAGCTATCCAGCCCGTCTGCCTCGTTCTTTCCGTCCTTGTCACCGTGGTTAAACCTGTTAATTGCATCCATGCTCTTGTCCTCCGAATTTCTCACCTATTTTATGTTCTAACTCTGTAGCTAAATCGCTATCAAAGCTTGAAACCGTAACATTAAGCACCTTGTTCGGCTCTAAACTCATTATCCCGAGCAAGGACTTTCCATCTACCGTAACCTTAGACCTCTGGTCTCCGAGGTAAACATCCACTGTGCATTCCTCGTACTTTCCAGACCCGACTAAATCCACAAAATCCTTGCAATCCGCAAGCGTCCGTAACCGTATCGTCACCATCCCGTCTACCTCTCTTTCTGTTGTCTTAGATTAAGCGTTCGTCCTCATACTGCTGTAACTGCTTCATCACACCTCGTAACTTATCCGAAAGTTTCTTCCTCTCGGACTCCTCACACTCTGAAAGCGCTTCCTCAAGCTCCTCTCGCAAATGCTGTAACTCACGATAACTCTTCTGCATATCTCTCCTTTTCTTAGTTTACTGTGCAAAACCTCTATGGTTTTATTGGCGGTTATTCGTTTGGTCTCCATAACGAAAGCTTTATGTCAATAATATCTGTAAAATCGTAGCTATCCAATCTGCGAAGATGATACACACCATCAAAGAGCCAACCGTGGCTATCTTTATGCCGGAAGGATTGAGTGATACAACCGCTCTCATCCGCCGTATGTGTTACCTCGTCAAGAAGATAAGTAGCATTAGGCGTTAGATTTGATATTGTAAATACTACTTTGCGTGCGCCAAGACACACAGATGAAGAAATTTCATATAACTTCCCGTTGTCTTGGTACCGCTCATGTAAGTGAAACTGAACGCGATTTCCATTACTCAAAACGCCTAAAAACCGATACTTCTCGCTTCCAGTAAAGGGGCTATCGGATAGACTCACACTATCAGAATCCCACCACGCCGAATACAGACCTCCCAGCTCGCAACAATGCGTTGTTTCCTTCAATTCCTTCAAACCACTGTTTGTAATCTGAAAAATCCTAGCGAAACCTCTTGTTCTTGTAGCCAACGAAATTTCTTTCACAGTCACCTTCGGCGCTACTACCTCACCGCTCTCCAAAGCGGCTAAATATGCTTCCTCGCTAGACCGCTCTCTGCGCTCACTTGGCTTAAATGCGTTCACATTAAAGTTTCTAAACCACGGGAAACTCTTATTCAAAATCAGATAAGACAGTACTGCTAGAAGAATCAAAATAATCAGAAGAATCCCTAATTTACCGATTACTCCCAAAACGGATAACAAACCGCTCACTCATTACCCCCTTTTCCCGATTGCGGGAATGATAAACCGTAGCGTCCGCACCTTGTTCGTACCGTCTACTCGATACAAAGTAAACTTCTGCCCGCTACTTAACCCGTAGTTAGCTAGCTTTAATACTGCCGTAGCCGTTCCGTCTGACAAAACATCTACAGGACTATCGTTTAACAGATACTTGCTATCCGTACTTAGACCGCCGAGAGACAGCTCAATCTCCGAAATGCCTAAATCAGATACACCAAACTCCCCAGACAACTTGGCTTTCTTTAAGGTATAAGTCGCAGAACCACCGTCATAGGCTACAGCTAAGTCTATCTGCCGTAATGCCCCGCCAACGCTAAACGACTCCTTTAGAAAACGGTCGCCGTTATTCTTAACTGCATTGTTTTCGTCTATCTCATGCAGTATCCCGCTTAACCGATAGCTCTCTACTACCCTACCGTCAGAAAGCGAGTTACTCGGAAGAAGCGCTATGTCATCGTTCCCTGTCTCCCCAGTAGAAGCTGTATCCACCACACGACTTACCGTAACTCCCATAAACCGCGCCCCGATAGCTACACTATGCGAGTTTAGATACCGTATCCCGCCTATCGCGAGAACAACCGAAAGCACCATAGCCGCTAAACCGATTAACTGAACCCGTCTGCACTCCCGACCTCGAAACTCCCTGTCTACTCGCGCGAATATCTCGGCTTTCTCTTCTTCGGTAAGACCCTTATGCGTGCCTACGCTTGACTCGCTCTTGCTTATACCTTTCGTCTCGCCAGCTCTCTGTAAAAGCCCCGAGTAATCTAGTAAACTCATCCCTGCCCCCCTTATATGCGCGGGAAATTCCAAATAAATCCCTTGATATGCGCCTCTGGAATTATAATCGTCATCTCTGTCTTTGCGTTCCCCTTACTGTCTAGGCTCATTAGACTATACTTCGTAACCCGACCAAAAGTGTCTGGATTCTCAAAGCCTCTGTCTACTGTGTTAAACGAAACTTCTGCCGTTCCATCCGACCCCGCAGTAAACGGGACTCCCGCCATAGCGTAATTCTTATTCGGAACTAAACCGCTAAGTCGAACCGTTACCTCGGCTACGCCTAAGTCTCTGCCGTTTGAAGCCTTCGCCGTAATGCAATAGCTATTTCTTGAGTAGCCATACTTTGCGGCTACCTTTACAGAAAAGCTCTTTCCCTTACTGTTTGTAACCTTAAACCCTGCCTCTTTGTCTAATTCTGACTCTAAAGAGTTATTAAGCGCAATAGATGTGCTATAAAGATACCGTATCTGCTTCACTAGCTGTGAGTGGCTATGATAGGAATTGTTTCCGTCTTTATCCGTACTACTACTTGTGTAGTTACTGACATAGCTTCTATCCCACTTGTCCACTGATAAACCGAGAAACGAATCCCCAGAGAAAGCTGAATAAACTCCCTCTTTCCGCACCGCAAATGCGACCTTAACGGAAGTTATGTCTGCCTTTATTCCGCTCCCGTCATATGCCGCCTTTGCAACTGTCTCTCGCCTCTCATACTCCCGCTCTGCCTTGTCACGAATGATTGAACTCGCCCAAAACCCGACAAGCCCAAGAGCCACTACACCGACCGCAACCTTTACGATTAGACCCCTGCCAAGTCTCATCTCTTCCCCCCTTACAGCTTTACTACCTCTATTTTGCTCCCTAGCGCCTCGTAATGCTTAATCAACGCCTGCTCAATGCGCGAAAATGTCTCATCTTCGCTTATCTTACAAGCCCCCAAGCCCTCACTATCCAAAAGCACATAAACCCGAACGCGCCTATCTCCGTAGCAATAAACAACATATCCGATACTCTTTAACTGATAGGCGTTATGCTCGTGAAGAACTATCTCTGAAATGCCAGATTCCCCATTTGAAAAGTTTAATGAAAGGTCTAGGCGCTCTTTTCTAAGCCGCTCATACAAACCTTTCATGCCCTCTGCATAGCGTTTCGCCGCCCCAGATAGGCTAGTACTCCCGAGTTTATATGAAACCTCGCCTTCGTCTATCTTCTGTTCCCCGATACGACCATACTCTTCTCTTCGCACCGTTCGCTCGCCATACTTCACTCGAACAACCGTAAAACTATCCCCGACAAACCCGACACGACTCGGCAAATACTGCCCGTTCCCGCTAGTTCGATAATCGTAAGGGTTACTCTCATAACCGTAAGCCTCAAGCCATGCGTCCGACACATCCGTTACCTTCGGAGGACGGCGCTTCTTCGTCTCATAGTCGGAAATCCGCGCGTTCCCCTTTGCCGCTCGCTTTACTTGGGAAAACGCCTCTTTGGACACCAACTCACTGCCCTTCGAAACGAGCTTATAACGCATCAGTGCAAGCATACAGTTAAACTGTGCCTCTGCGTCCCCGCTCTCCTCTGCCGCCCGATACCGTCCTGTAAGCTCCGAAAGAAGTTCTTCCCGCTTCGCGCAATACTCTGTAGCATATTCATTCCAGACTCGCATGACTCGACATCCCCCTTGCCTACTAATATAGCATAAGTTGGTAGAAAATCAAGCATTTTACTACAAATTAAATTTTTACTCTTGGCTAGTCAAGGCTTAAAAAATCTTTACCCCAGACGGGAGGCTAGCGTAAACAGTAAACCCTCTGTCACACACGATTTCTGCCCGCTTAATCTCTTTCTCGGCTTCTGTAGCTTTGTCTGCCACAAGACTAACCGCGCTAAATTGTTCACTCCCGAAACGAATAAACCGAGCATTGTCTATGCTAAAAGGCATAAGCGTGAGTTCTCCAGAGTCTAAGTTAAAGGTATCTACTATATTCTCTACATCAACAGTAGCCCCACAGAACAAGCCCCAGTCAAGCGCTTTCTTCTTTCCCTTTACTGCTAACCTACACCAAATCAGCTTTGCATCGTAAAACATACCATTCGTATAGCACGGAAGCTCTATCTTACAGCTTAAAAACTCTGTCCCGCTGAACAAAAACGAATCTTCGCTACCAGCAGTAACACGAACTTGCGTATCCGCAAATGTTACACCCCTAAATGCTCTTGTCTCTGCTTTACACGCTATATCTACCCCAACTGCCAAGGAAATATGCGCTCCATTAAGCGCGTCCTCACGCAACACGACTCTCTCATTACTAAAAACCGACCCAATAAACCCAGAATAGCCGTCCGTCCTAAGCAAATCCTTTGTCGTAAGCGCACACGCTCCGATATATAACGGCGTTTCCCTTGGAAGAATCTCTATACTCCCAATACTCAATCCATAAAACAAATACGGCGGCAACTCCTTACACTTCTCTGTAATGACTACCCGCTCTATCGAACCGCTAAACGGGGACTCATCGTCTAAAGTCGCAATTTCACCGTCTAAGATAAGCTCTGTTAAACTTCCGTATATGCTATGACCGCACAAACTAAGACCGTCCTCGAGCGTAAGCCGAGCGTTATCAAACATACCAAAATTTATTCCGTCCCTTTCAACCACGCCATCAACGCTCGAGTAAAGGCGTAACGATACAGGCGAGTCCGTCCCAGAGAGCGTAATTCCGTATGTACAAATCCTCTTTACATTAATAGACAACTCCGAGAAGTCAGCTACAGTAATATTACCCGTAATCTTAACAGGGCTTTCAAAATAACACGCACCATCGAAAGAAACACTGTAATTAACCCCTACAATCTCTTGAATGCAAAGTTTCTCTCCGACTACCACTAAACCATCAAGCCCACCGCCAAGCACTCGCTTTATCCCATCTCCGACTAGAACACGCCGATTCCTATACCCAATGAACCCCTCAAGCGTCTCAATCCCGTCTACCTTCGGAATTACTGCATTTCCACTTCCACTACACACGCTAATCGTCTTTCTTACAATGTCGAGATTAACATCTCCAGACCCTCTAAGCATAAACTCGCCTCGGATGCGATTCTTAAATGATGCAAGCTCCGCGTAAACTCCGTCTGTTGCAGGAATCTCAAGCGCAAAGTAATGATTCTCAAGGTTCTTATCAAGAATAGAGTGCACCTCTCCGTAATCAAGCTCTGCTTTCTTACGAAGATAGTTAAGCGTCCCGCTATTAGACACCTCAAGAATCCACGCATACTCTGTGTCTACAAAGTCAGCAATCCCGTAAAATTCACTCTTTCCGCCACAATATAATGCCATAATATCCGAGCAGTCTGCCTCGCTAAACCCGTAAGTCGCTAACTCGTCCTTATAAACCTCGTCTACCGAAAGCGTCTCCGTGTCTGCTACCACAAACCTCTCTACTTTGTCCTCGGTAATCCGAGCTACTACTTTTCTCATCTTCCAAATCCCCCGCGCGTCACTCCGAAATGACTGCTATCCTTCCCTTTGATACAACTACCTTTAGGCGCTTTGATAAACTTACCTGCCGAGTCCTGCCATCTGTAAGCGGGCTATCCAGTAGCTTATCTATCATCGCTGTCTTAAAGCTAAACTGCGTTGTGTTAAGCACCTCTCGTACTGCTCTAAGCAGTACCCGCTTCACTATCGACCTATCTTCACCTAAAAGACTAAGCGAAAACACTCGCTCCTTCCCCGTATCCCTAAGTAAATACTTCTGATACGCCCTCTCCGTAAGCCGATTAAGCGTCTCACTGTCCTCCGAAAACGACTTTATGCTACTTAAAAGCGTATTCACGATGTTAGGATTCAAATTCCCCTCGATATACGGGAGTAGCTCTAATCTAACCTTGTTTCTCGTATACTCTACTTCTAGGTTTGTAGGGTCTATGCTATACGGAACTCCGTTTCCCTTAACATAAGCCTCTATCTCTCTCCGACTTACCCCGACCAAAGGACGAACTACCCTACCGTTTACTTCCCGTATCCCGCATAAACCATCTACCGAAGCCCCACGAATTAAGTGCATAAGCACTGTCTCTACAGAATCATTCGCATTTGCCCCAGTCAGAATCTTATACGAACCGTAACACGACCCTACCTCGTTAAAAAACCGATACCGAAGCTCTCTCCCGACAAGCTCTGCCGACTTCCCCGTTTCCTCTACAATACTCGGCACATCTACCCGCCGATAAAAGAAGGGTATCCCGCATCCGTCACAATACCCCTTTACCAAGAGCATATCCCGCTCTGCACTACCGTCCGTCCTTACCCCATGATGCAAGTGACACACAACTACTTTCCCGACCTGTCTCCGTATCTGTCGCACAGTGTCTAATAAACACATACTATCCGCGCCCCCAGATACAGCAACGACCAGTACATCCTCTGCACTGGTCGCTTTGTCAAGGCTCTGTTTTACTGCCGAAAATACTCTATTCGTAATCACCGCGCGTTACTCTTCCCCGTAATTCGCACTGCAATAGTCAAACAGCGCCGCGCTCACAAACTCGTCAATCGTCACTTCCTGCTCTTCCGCACACTCTACAACCGCCCGCAAAAGGCTTTTCTTTAGCGTAACCTCGATTTCTACATCTTGGTCGTCACCCTTAAGCTCCAGATAACGGTCAACCACCGCACGAAAGCCCTCCTGCAACTCACTCACGGAGCTACCCGCAAACTCAAGCTCTGCATCCTCAATATCAAGCACTCGACCGATAAACTTTCCGTCCTCTTCCGAATACTTGACCTCGCCCACAAAGCCCTTATAACTCATATCTCCCTGTCTTTCGCTCATCTCTACCTCCTCTATCCCCTATACAAACAAAGGGGCTACCGCAGTCATAAGGGGTAAACAACTACGATAGCCACGCATCCTACAGGGAGATGCCCAACTATCTTGTGTTGATACATCTGTATAGGAATGCCCACAGTAGGATTTGAACCTACACGGTTTCCCACTGGAACCTAAATCCAGCGTGTCTGCCTATTCCACCATGCGGGCATAAGCCGCAAATCGGACTCGAACCGATAACCTTTTGATTACAAATCAAATGCACTGCCATTGTGCTATCACGGCAAAACAATGAGGCTGATAGGACTCGAACCTACCGTCTACAGATTAGGAATCTGTCGCTTTATCCAGATAAGCTACAGCCTCAAATCGGACAGCGCCCGCCCTAGCCACTGTCCCCGCAGACACTTTATGCCATTCGGCTTCCGCATTTACAGTGCGGCATTCTGCAGTGCATAGGCGCGTGTGCAACGCCCATACTTTTCTGTGAACGCTTTACGCTCACACGAGGCAAGTAATCTACGTCCTACAGGGAGATGCTAAACTATCTTGAGTTTAATACATCTATATAGGACTGTTTAATACTGCCGCTCGCTCCCAAAGCACACACTTAGGGAAATAAACGGCAGAACGGAGAGAAAGGGGCTTGAACCCTTGCGCCACTTTCGCGACCTAACAGGTTAGCAACCTGTCCTCTTCACCAACTTGAGTATCTCTCCATATGAGGGTCGCCATCCCTCTGGTAAACACTGCGTCCTTAGCCACAGTACTTACTTTTCCGCTTATCTTGCCCGAAATAAGCGAACGGCTGTTTCCAAAAAGAAGGAGGTTTAGAGGTGAACCAGCAAAACACCTCTAACGGAGAAGGAGGGATTTGAACCCTCGCGCCGTTTTCACGACCTCACGGTTTTCAAGACCGTTCTCTTAAACCACTTGAGTACCTCTCCACACTGAAAGCCTATAACTATGCCTACTCTAATGATTTGAACTTCGGCTCTCCCCGTCATCGCAAGGACTGGAGCATTCGCCTCGCTTAGACGGAAGTTCTACTTGTGATGCCTGCATCCTGCTCCAAGGAACAATACTTAGGGCATCTATGGCACAAGCAATGCTGACGGTCGGATTTGAACATGGCTCGAAGCCAGCGGATTTTAAGTCCGCCGTGTATACCTATTCCACCACGACAGCAGATAAACTCTTTAGACCATATGGTCTAACGCTCTGTATTGGACTCGAACCAATGGCGACCACGCTTTACAGCCGTGCGTTCTCCCAACTGAACTAACAAAGCGTAGGATACAAACTCTGGGCTTGTATCCCGTAACTGCAAAGCCCAACCAAACTCTACAGTTACGAGTAGGCGCGTAGGAGTCGAACCTACATGGCAATATGCCGTCTTTCCGCTTAAACGAACGCCCTACCGAGTAATCGAAACCATAGTATTTTTGCCCGACCTTCGGACAAATTGTGCAGGCGGGAGTCGAACCCGCATCGGACTACGCCTAGCTCTAGCCGTTAAGCTACCGCACAACCAAGCACCAGCAGGTACCAGAAAGGATTCACCGTAGCAGATATGGAGTATCACGGAACTACGGCTATACGACAGGAAAGGAATCGAACCTCTCTCCGCGCCTTTGGCGCATTCCCGTAAACTACTGTCGTCTAAAAACTCTAGTGGAAAGGGCGGGACTCGAACCCGCAACCGTTCGGTTATGAGCCGAATGCTCTCACCTATTGAGCCACCTTTCCTTGGGGGGAGTGCGGAGCGCTGTCTCACTTGGCAGGTATTTTGCAAGACAACGACCGCACAGAACGGGCGGGGGAAGTTGAACCCCCACTGCGCCTTACCGCGCCCGTAAACCGTCTCCTCGGAGTTGTGTGTCGGTGAGCCTTCTCAAGCCAACGGGGGAAATTCCGAGGGACGGAAGAAGTCAGACGGGACTCGAACCCGCGTCTCAAAGCGTTTTACCACTAAACTACTGACTTCCAAGACAATTTGATTGGTTAACCGCTAAAGCACTGTTCACGGATGCTCTAGCAAATCGGATACCTAGGACTTGCACCCAGCGGCGACCATATGTCGCGTATCCGAGGCGAATGGTATTCACGCACTCGCCGCTCTGTTTGTTGGAGATGAGGAAAATGTTCGCTGACCGAAGTCAGCTAATGTGACGGGCGAGGCTCGAACCCGCTCCTACGCCTTAGCGTCATGCTCCCTCTACACTACCGCCACACCGTCTATCCGTCTGGAAAATCCCACATTGTAAGGAGGCAAAGTGGCTTACCGTACATCCCCATACGGTAAATCGGAATGACAGGACTTGAACCTGCAACGTCTTGCTCCCAAAGCAAGCGCTCTACCACTTGAGCCACATCCCGTTCCTTACGGCGCTTAAACTCTGTTAAACGCCGCGCATCCCGCAGTACCCTCTGCGCTAGGAGATAACGCTATCCCCTCTCTTAAGTGGTCTTGAGATGCGCAGAACCTGTAAAAGTCCCATGACGATTCAGCCGCTCCCGCCTCTCTCTTAACCACAACCATAGTCTAGCAGATTGCCTCTAAGCTGTCAACTGTTTTTACAGGAAAATTTTTAGCCAAATTCACTTCCCCGCTCGCACATCCACAGCCCTCTTTATTGGACGCTTCACATACAAAATTAACTCTGTCTCCAAGGAATTTCCCTCGGCTTTTACAAGCCTAACCGAATACAAATCTGGAAACATACTGTCCACATACCCGTAGTCTGGAACAGTAAACTCTACCTCTGCCGTTCCATCCTCTGCCACTGTAAGGCTCTTATCACCAAAAGCATAACTCTTTCCGTACTGCAACCCGCTAAACCGCACCTTACCACCAGCAATTCCAAACGACTCTGACACCCCGTTATTAAAGTCGGCTTTCGCGTTCAAAATATACTTGTTGTCTCCGTTTGTAGCAGGAGAAGAAAGATTTACACTGCAATTAGCTGACAAGTTATCAAACAGAATGCCAAAAGACACTAAGCTCCCAGAATTTTGGCTATCAACAGGCACGGTCATAGGATAGGCATACCAATTAAAGCTAGTATTCATATCTCCATTAACACTACCACTCTGAATCGAAGCTGAACCGCCTACACTCCCGTTAGAAGAGTAACTACAGGGAACTGGAGAACCAACAGAATAGCCTGTAACTGTTAAGGATTCGAAGTTAATACTAGTGTTACTGCCAGAAATTACTTCGTTACTTGCCCTAGGTATAAAATCTGGCTTATCTACTGGAGCATCGTTGCAAAACCATATGATAGAGCCTATAAATACAGTAAATACCGCACATGCGGCTAATATAGCAAGAGAGGCAGACAACACATAACGCTTGATTACCCAAAGGCTGGCAATAAATATCACCATCAAGCCAAGCATAATCCCCAAAAGGGCAGGAATAAAAGTCTCCGCTGTTACAATCATATTCTACCTAAACCCCCTGCCTCAACAAATGAAAGCACACTCAATATTAAAAGTCCTATACAGATAACTACAACCATACTGACTGCCGTTCGATTAAACTTCACAATTACACCTCCAAACTCACACTATCTAACTTCTGCACGCTTAACGCATACCGCCGTTAATCCCAAGGAACGAGTCTCTTGACTCCTATCTCCAATAGACTAATCTGCTCTCCTGCATCAACTTCCAATAGCGGGATATAATAAACCCCTCCGTAAACGTCCATAGACACAAACTCTCCGACCGCTGTGCCGTCCTCTTGCACATCCAATCTCTTTCCGTCAAACACATAGTTCTTCCCGTAAGTCAAGCCACTAAACCTAACACGACCGCCCAATATACCTAGCTGTTCCTTCGAACACTCGAATTTAGCTTCGGCAGAAAGCGTATTGTCACTGTCCAGATAAACACTGCAATCTGCGGGATTATTGTTCACAAGAAGAGCGCAACCAGCCATCTTAGAACCGCTATTGCTGTCTGTTACAGTTAAAGGGAAAGACGGATAGGAATACAATTCGCTTTTAGACATTATTCCGACTGCCCCAACTGTCGGCTCTGGACTCGCTATATTGTCTCCGTACATCCAACTACAGCTAACAGGAGAGTATGAATAATAACAAAGCGTTACTGACTCGAAGCTTACTTTCACGGAACTTGTGATGGGACTATGCCGCTTGCAAGACGGGCTGACCCACCCACAAAACAATAAGACAAAGCAAACAAATACAACTAGCGCAAAGGCTACTAATATGCCATCAAATACATTTTTGTATCGCCCATACAATTTCTCAAACAACCCTATATACCCCCTCTTTAGCTTTATCGGATAATCGCGGAACGCTACGATACTTAAAACCTAACTACAGTGTGTCCCCTTATATACCGAATTTCTTCTAAACGCGCCTGTCCAACGCTGTATATATAAAGACAAGCTATAACCACACAAATAGTTACCACGATGATACTGCGAATTTTCGCAGTATCATACAAATAAAGGCGAATCCTGTAACGGCAAATATCGCTTCTGATGCGCTGAATAAACCGTCTAACTTCCACCATTAAACATTGACCTCACCAGCTCGGCAGGGGCTTCTCCGAAGCTCGGAAACAAGACGGTAACACCCCACAAAATAAACAGAATCCCAAACCCGACAAACCGCTCGGCAGGAACTTCCTTCTCTTTCAGCGTATTAACGAGCATACACAGACTCGCAATACAGAGCATTACCGAGAAAACCATCTCCCACTCCCCCTTAATGTGCCATCTCGATGCTAAACTCAATCTCTTTCTCTACCGTGCCACTATCCAAAATCTTAACCAGATTTAGATAATGATAGCCATGCTGTGAAAGCGTGCCTTCCCGAGTAAACCCGACTCCCCCGCAAGGCGTAAGAACACTCGCTATCGCACTTCCGTCCTCGGAAACATGCAACTCCTGCCCCGCAAACACATATCTATCTCCCACCGTTAAACCACTAAACTTTAGCATGAAACCATAAATACCTGTGTCGAGCGAAGTGTTACCCCCGCTAATCAAGCTGTATTCTGTCTTTCTGCGATTTGAACTTGCCTTAAAGCCTACATTTACTGTATCTCCGCTCGGGGACAACAAATTAAATCCTGCATTCCAGTTCCCCTTCGCGTCCTGTGTCGGAACAACCTCTGCGTAGCACGAAAACAACATATCGTTTGAGGAATATGTATAAACACCAAGCCCACTGTTCTGCTGATAAACATACCCTGCACGCCCCGACTGATACGAAATCGGGTCACCCGTCTTTAACCCGCTATTCTCTCCGCTTGCGGAAAGCAGTGTTCCACCTATCGGTGTCTTATCGTAAAGGCAAGGCGACACCGACAAGAACTCAACCTCTATCGGGCTAACATCCCCTGTTCTATCCTTTATCTCCTCATGGACAATTAAACCCCCACATAAAAGCAGAGCCAGAAAAACCCCAGTCCCCACAACAATCATATCGTCCATTAGCCCTCTGTTATACATCTTCTATCTCCCCCACCCAAGCCTTAAATGCTTTGCTATGAGATAATCATAACAGGCTAATAGAAACCTGTCAATAAGATTTGTACAAAGGGCTTGCGCCGCTTAATCTACCCGACCGCAATATACATTAAACCGTAGCTCAAGCTCCGCATTCCCCTGCTCGTCTATACTCGATAAGTCAACCCGATACACAGCTTGGTCGCCAAGCTCCCTGTAATAAACTCCGTAATTCGGAATATCTATCACACACTCACGCTCCTTACTGTCTGCCGTAAACCGATACCCGCCAAGAATATAAGTCTTTCCGACCGTAAGGTTATTAAGTCGAAGATTTACCCTATATACTCCACACTCAATGTCATAGGCACTTCCTAGCCCTGTCTTTGATACCGACAATATGTCGTAGCCTCGATTCACTAAGTCATACTTCGCAGAAAATAAAAACCTCTCTATCCCACCATTAGGCAAAATTACACTGCACTCTGCACCGCAGTCTGGATTTACAAGACTGCCACCGTCATTCGCATACACACCTACAGGGACATTAAAGCTGTACAGATACCTAACAGCAGTTACGCTCTCGCGCGTTGTCGGCGTATTACTACCACTCACAACCCAGCCTGTCCCCGTCTCTCCATCCGAACCAATATACCATCCGTAACCTGTTCCAGATACAAAGCCAATCCCAAGCTTCCCATCCGACTTCTCATAAACTCCAACACCAGAGTTCCCATGTCCTCGGTGAACTACGCTATAATTCCGAGCCACAGGTGTAACCTTTGGCGTATAAACTTCGCCCCCGAACTGTATCTTTAACCCGTCAAGCCTATCTTTCGACCAATATGTTACCCGTGCGGACTCCACCACTGCGTTTACCCTTGACGGGTCGCCTTTTAAGTTTTCAGAAGCCTCTTTCTTCTCCCAATGCGTCACAAGCCCAGCTATTACAAAAATTAGCACCACCGCAACCACAATAGCACCAACCATAGCCAAGCTAAAATCGTCTGCATCCGTCCGTTCTCTGCTCATCTCTTCCAGTCTATATCTCCTAACGACACATCAAACGCTAACTCCTCTTTAAGCACCCCGCTATCGTCCATACTATGCAACAGCACACGATAAGAAGAATCTTCATTAAACAAATATGAACGCAGACCGTAATTTGGTATGTCTATACTGCAATCCCGCTCCCCGCTGTCATCTGCAATAAACTCTTGGCTACCTAAAAGATACTTTCTTCCAGAAACTAAGTTTTTCAACTTAAAATGAACATCAAAAATTCCCTCTTGCCTGTCAGACCACCCATCCGACACATAAGTACTTATATGAAAGGCTCTCTCACTCACTGAATACTTTGCCTTGAAGGTATACTCCTCTGTTTCTCCGGACTGGAAAATAATATCACATACCGCCTCACTGTCTGGGTTTACCTCGGAATTAATTTCGTTCCTATAAAGCGTAAGCGGAACTACCCAGCTATACACATACCTCGTAGACCTTACTAGAGTCTCTACCTTCAAGCGATTCCTTCTTGTCGGACGATACTTTGGCAAATAAGCTGTCCTAGCAGGAATATCTATAAACCCCTGCTGATACCTAACATATGAAGTATCCAAATACTCCCGAGTCCAATAATCTATCCTCGGCTCGGCTATCTCTGCCTCGTACTTTACCTTCAACCCGTCTAAACGACTCTTACTCCAATATACAACTGTTGCTCGCTCAAAAACAGCGCTTACCCGAGTATCCTCTGTTTTACTGTTTTCCTCAAATGCCTTCTGTTCAGAAACTACCGACACGATAACGGAAACCGTAATCACCATGAGAAAAATCGTTGCACACAGCTGTAATAGCCGCCTCATTACATTGTCGCTATTGTACTGCAAAACTGTTTCCCTCGCTTAAATCGTTATGATACCTAATGAGAATACGCGAATACATACGCTTTCCATTGACATATCCTCTGTCAAAGGCTCTGCTATCTCTGTTCCGTACTTTACTTTCAGTGCGTCTAAACGGGCTTTCGTCCAATAATTTACAGTTGCACGGTTAAACACAGCGTATACCCGTGTAGTGTCTGAATCACTACCCTTTGACGCTTGAAACCTCTCCAATGCAGTAGACGAAATCCACCATGACAACAGAACAAGCACGCTTACAAAAGCTATCACAGAGATAATCCCTACTACCTCCGAAGATTTATTATCGTTGCCCAAACAAACCCCCCTTTCTGCTAACTCGCAAATAAGCTAGTCAATCAGCTCTCGCTCTTGCTTTCACTAAGCCTACTTCTGCCGAAACCTAATCAGAAGCCTCGCATACTTCTTTACACCACTCACTAAGGTGTCTTTTGGAGAGTTCATACATCCACAAATCGCCATAGACTTTGGATAAAACAAGTCTATCGTCTCGATTTCTGTCCCATATCTATTGCACGCATAAAATGACACATTCATTAACTAGCGCCAAGCTTACTTGCTTTAGCTATGTAATGTTTTACGAATAAACACCCTCGAATAGAGACGCTTACCGTTAATATAGCCCCTGTCAAACTTACCGCCCCAACTCTTATTTCTGATGTCAGCTAACTCGCCGTCTTTTACTTGAAAATCTGTTCCGATAAGCACAAACTGCTCTGGATTATACTTGTCGAGAAATGTAATAGGAACTCCCATTACTCCGTCATAATCCATCGGTATATCCGATACCTTGTCTACGTTGATTGCATCGTAGTTATCATACTTCGGAAATCCCTCGGGACTATAATGCTTATAGAGAATAAGATTTTCGTGACGCTTCTTGATGTCGAGGTTGGTAAAAGTCGAAATTGCAGGAACTTTCCCGTACTTCATTCCGTCATTCATCTGTGCCGTTATCTTCTCATCGTACCTATAGCCTTCACCTACCCCGAATATGCAGGTCTTATTCGACAAATACCCGAGCCATAACTTATCTTCACGAATCAACGGAAAGAATTCCTTATATGTTACAGCGTTATTGTTTCCCCACACAATAAACTTCTTCTCATACTCCATCAGCGTCCCGATAAACTCTCTAAACAGCGAAAACGGCGGGTTCGTCACCACGATGTCACTCTGCCGAAGCAATTCCAAACACTCTTCGTTTCTAAAATCTCCGTTTCCCTTGAGCGGCGTTTTCGTCCCGACACTCACATCGTTATCATCCCCGCCAAGATACTCCATCATATATGTGCTTTGCTCTTTGTCGTAATGCGTAGAAACAAGACGCGTAAGACCAAGAAAGCCGAAATTCAAATGAAAATACTTCCAGAACGCACTCCATGTCGGGTCATCACAGTTACAAAACACTGTCTTACCCCTAAAATGCTCCCGATAATGCACAAGCTCATTCTCTACATCCGAAAGCTGTGTGTAGAACTCATCGTTCTTCGCCTCTTTTGCTCTGTGAAGATTACTGTTCCCTGCCATTTTGCCCTCCGTTTCCAACTAGTTATACTATTTAAGCCTATTTTAGCACGAAAGTTATTAGCTTGCAACCACTTTCTTATAAACTCCTAGCAAAATAATCACTTGCCCCTAAGACCCACGAGAAACCCCATAAACCGCCATCTGCCCCCATCCTACTTGTTCCTACCCAGAAACCACTAAAGCCCCGATTTGACCCCTTCCCGTGCGCGACAGGGGCTTTCTGTCTCGCCATCCTATGTTCCCGACATTTGTTTCGGGAACATCCCCAAAGACCCTCCCCTTATCTCGCCCCACCTCCCCTGTGCCGCTACTGACCCGCTCAATGTCCGACTCCACCTCCCGTCCCATCTGTTACCCCGCTATACCCACGAGAAGCCCTTTTAAGACCACTCTCCCTCTTACCCCTATTCCCCTGCCCCTAAAGCCTTTCCCTCTGAAATCCCTAAAGAACTCTCGGGCAAAAATAGCTCAAAATCAAAATTAAGACTGCCAGCCCCTACCGTACCTGTTAAACCCCACGCCCGCTTTTCCCCAAAATAAAAAGGCGGGGTCTCCTAAACCCCGCCCGAAAGCTATTGCCCTTACTCTTGTCTACTTTCCCTTATTTCCCCTTACTTTTTAAGGGAATCTTCACTCGCCGCGTCTGTGCCGCTCGTCTCTGCCTTGCCGCTATCGTCCGCCTTTTCTGCGTCTAGCCCTAAACTAAAGTCTCCGTCTAGGCTTATCGACTCCTTATCCTCGGTCGGCGTTACAAACGACTCTGCCGCCGCCTTCGCATCCTCTGGAAGCTTCTCCTCTATCTCCTTCGGAATGTCTATCTTAAGGTCGCTATAGTCGCCCAGCTTAAACGATGCCCTGCACTTCTGTATCTTTACCTCTTCACTCGACTCTCCGCTCGCCGTATATGTGTTATTGTAATACACATCCATCGCTTTCTTTCCAGAAAACTCAATTTTATGTATCGTATAGTCGCTCTTATCTGCGTAAATCTTTATCGTTCCCTTATACCCGCCAGAGTTATCCTTACTTACAAGCACACTGTCTGGATTGATGCCCATTAACTCAAGCTCGCTGTAGATTGGTATATAGCAAGTCAGCGTATAACTCTCGATGTTGTCATTCGTCTCCTCGCCTACCTCAAATAAACTTAGGTCAATCACCTTGTCTATCTCCGATAAGTTTATTGGCTCGTTCTCTATGTCCTTATCTACGATTACCGCAAGCCACGGCTTCTTACTTCCGTCCTCTAGCGTTGAATCGTACTTCTTAGAGTAGCTTAAAGTCCTCTCCCCGCTGTCGATTAGATAAGTCTTTCTGTTCGTAAGCGATTCCACTCCCTTATATGTCTCGTCCGACAAGGACTCTACCGAATACACCTTGCCCGTCTTTTTAACCGTCCGATTTATGTTCGCAATATACCGCTTCGGCGCATAAGACGCTTTGTCAAGCTGTATCATCTCGAAGTTTACCGTCCCGACCGAGGATAAACTGCTGTGCGCCTCGTTTAATTTCCCACGTATCGCCGCTATCACTTCCTGTTGCTTAGCCGTGTCCTCTATCTTTGTATTGGTTGCCTTATTATCTACAACCTCATGGACTTTATCTATCCCCGCTGACCGTGCGCCGTCATTCTCGGGCTTCCCACTATCCGTACTTTCTGCGCTCTCTGACCTAGCCGCTTCTGTCACAGCTTCCCCTGTCTCTGCTCCCTTTACCGTCTCGGTCGGCAGATTCGACTCGTCATAAACCACTGTCTTTCCACAAGCCGTTAGCCCCAGCACCGCTGTCGCTAAAAGTGCCGCATAAACTACCTTACGCCTCTTCACTCTACTCCCTCCCTTACTTCACAAGACCACCGACCGCACTTAACCTTATGCCCAAGCGCCACTATAAGCACTGTCTTTAGATACGCCGCACTCGTAATTCCGTACTTCTTTAACACAAACTCTAAGTCGTCAAACATCTCAAGGTAGTTTACCTTACCGCCGTTTGAAACGATATAAGTCATTAACCTCGGAACTACCGTCGCTTTATACTCCACATCGTCAAAGCTTGCATATCTGCCGTTACCTAAATCCATTAAGTCACGCCTTATCGCTACCTTTAGTCCGTCTACCGTTCTATCATAGCCCTTTAAGGCGTTAATCTTAGTGTTTAGGGCTTCTACCACTTCGTTGTCGTTGATGTCTATACCGCTACTTCCGTACTGCTCTGATACAAGGCTGTTTAGTGTGTCGAAAATCTCCTGCTTCTTTCTCGTTATACTGCTCTCCGTAATCGTATACCGCTTCTTATCAAGCATACCGATTAGCATATTAAACTCGTCACGATTTAGATTAAACTCGTTGTGTAACTCTCTATATGCTTCGCCTAGCTTAGTAACCCTTACGCCAAGCTCCTCTACCGCACCGATTAGCTCTGCTACCTCGCCCTCATCTATTCCTACGACACGGGGATAACGGCTCTGACTCGGTGCTAATATAAGACTTATAAGCGTATCATATCTACTCTCTGTTAAAACCCGTATACGCTTTGAAAAATCTGCACCAAACGCATAAACCTTCGCTATATCCCTTACCTCTCCGAGCGCCCTGCCGAGACTAAAACTTATAAACTGCTTCGTAATGCCGACCTTACGCGCAAACTCTGCACAAGTTATCCGCGTTGACGGGTCTAAGTAGAGTTCTATAAACTCGTAGACATTCGTCTTAAACCTAGCACAGCCTTCCTTTAGTATCTCGTCTATTACCTCTGCCAACGGCTTAGAGAGCATCTTAGACAAATGAAACCTAGGCTCTAATACCCTAAAAGCGTTCGTATTTACGACCTCTCCGTAAGTCGTTCCGTAATAACTCGTTAAATACCTAACATATATCGCGGGAACGCCTAGGCTCTTAAGCGTCTCTATGCTAGTACCTAGCAAACCCTCGTTTATCTCTACCGACTCAAAGCACGGCGTAGCTACCCACTCCGCTAACTGCTCACTTAAATCAGTCGCCGTAGATAAACCTAGCTTATATGAAGAATAACGCTCTGAAATCTCTGCCTTATGCTTCTCTGCTACTACATACTCGATATAGTTCTGAATCGTAGTAAGGTTTTTGCAATCTGTGCTAAACACCACGCTTACTGCGTCTATATCCTCGTCCTTAAACTGCTTAACCACTCTCCTTAGATAGTCGTTAGCACTCGGACTCTCTGCGGTCGCTATATACTCAAATATCCTCTTCGCCGCATTTCTTCTCGTTATATCGCTACTCTGCATGAATACTCCCCTGTTGTCTTTATTTTACACCCTATCCACAGCCTTTACCTAACCAGAATCCTTATTACAAGAAGGCTCGCACTGTATACCAGAATCACCGTAGCAATCTTATTAACAAGGCTCTTTACCCCGATTACAAACGGAACTACTAAACTATACAGTAAAAGCATTACCTGTAACTCCATAAAGGCTTTCGTAAACCTAGAAGCTATCGAAACATCGCTTAACCTTGCCGCATACAGCCCGCCAAACAGCGTCACACAATAAAATGTGTATATAAACTTAAACGGATTCTCGGCTACCATTCCCCTGTCCTCGCTATATCTACGAAACCACCAAATAAACAGGAGATTCGCGATTAAGATACCCGCTGTCACTGCACTTCTCATTTTGTTACCTCTCTATCAACTCACAATGATATATTTCTCGTTGCTTGGCGAAAGATAGGCTTTCATGTCGGCTACCCCGACACTAAAGCACAGCTCCCACGCCTTGTCTATACTTACCTCTATCTCGTCCTCTTTTCCCTCAATAGAGAGCGTGTACCCCGTAACATGACCGCTGTCGTCCGTAACCCTGCTCTTATATCCGAGCCTCCCGACCGTTGCGACCGAAGGTATCTTGTCAAATGCCCCAGTTATTATTGTCTCTCCGTCCCTCTCAACAAGACCCATGTTCTCTATAAGCCCTGCCTTTATCATCTCAATTAACTTCTTCTTTGAGATATGCTTAACCGCTCCCGCGCTGTCCTCTATTGAAAACCCTGCTATCTCCACACCAGAATAAACTTTTCCAGTTACTCGGTATTTATCTGCCATGCCGACCCCTTATATAAAACACCCGCTCGCCAAGCGTCAATTCTTCTTTACTCTCTTGAAGCGCTACGCTTAACTCCGAAAGTCCAACTCCGCCTCTACAGCACTCTCGTACTCGCTCCCCGATGATACTGCCGTAAAACTGCTCGATACTCCCTACCTTACGAAACAGCGTCTCTGCATTATCGGCTATCAACGGAATCCCACTGTATTCTGCCATTTCGACTAGGCTACACTCTCGGCTAGGACTCTCCCTTAAGGCGTTAAGTTTCTCATTAAGACCTTTATCTTTACTCTCTATCAGAAACGCCATAAACGGGCTTTCTAACTTAAACTCTTTACAAATCCGAGTACAAGTCCACTTATCAAACCCCGTTACCCCCATAGCCTCTGCCATGTCGCCCAGCCGCTCCGCTGTCTTATAAAAGCACTTCGGATTTAGACAGACCACTTCTCTAAGGTCACTACTAAACCCTACTTCGCCCCCGCACTCGCACCTATCGGGTATATTCGCTAAAACCTCAGGCAAAATAAGACTCCGCTTCATAACCTCTTCTCGCGTGATTATCTTGCCTTTCATAGTTTACTCCCGACTATTCTTATAGTCACTTATCGCCCTGTCTACAAGCGCACTGTCCGTAACTGCTTCGACCGTTGCCTCTCTCCCAGTAATCGAAGAAAGCACCGTTAGGGTATCCGCGTCTATGTCGTTACCCCCGACCGAGAAATCATAGTCTAGCGAAAGCCTTAATAGCTTCTCGCTGTTTCCTAGATACTCGCTATACTTGTCTACCGCCCTTACACTTCTTAAATCCCGCTCATCCGTAAACCTTGATAAACCCATCGGATAAACAAGCGTGAGCGCTGACATACCGACCATTAAGCAAAACGCAAGCACAACCTCTTTTGCACCTATCTCCTTTAGGCTTAACACGATAACAATAAGCCCTGTCACCGCTATCACCGCCGCCGCAGTCACTGCACCATAGCTTATAAAGTGACTGCCTACCGTAATCCCGAGAACTGCTACCAACCCAAGCCTCACGCTCGGACTCTTAGTAGCTGTCTTTCCTCTGCTCTGCTGAATAACCAAGTATCCGAGTTCAAGCATTGATATTCCTAGAAACCCGTAAACCAAGGTCTGCATGTCGTAAAACATTGCCGATAATACCGCTAACGCTAGAAATACCGCGCAGTAGCAAGCTAACGCCACTCCATGCAGACTTAACCTTATCTTTCCTACCCTCAAAGGACTTTACCCCCTCTTATACGCTTAAATATCGACCTGTGGCGTGTTCTTTCCCGGCTTCCTTCGTCCTATTGCGTTAGAAGGATGCTGTTTCTTAAACTCCTTGCGATTGATACCTCGCTGTGCCATCGCCTTTCTGATTAAATCTCCAAAATAAACGACTTTCTTGAAGCGCGTCTGCTCTTTCTTATACTGCTCACGCTCTTCCACACTCATCTCTGCTACTTCGTCTGCCTTACGCTCTCTCGGCAAGTGCAAATCTCCCGTAGAAAACTCATGTACCATTTTATGACAGATGATGCAGAGCGTAACGATGTTATCTATATTCGTTACTCCGCTCTCCGAGGTGTCCTTGCCCCCGAGAAAGACTGGTATAATGTGATGCGCGTCCATTACGCTTACATAACTCTCGCTATCGTCTTTTCCAATTCCACAGCACTGGCAAGTAAACTTGTCTCTCGCTAAAACCGCTTTCTTGATTGCAGGGTCTAAATACTCCCTCTCCCCTACCTTCTGCTGATGCGGCTCAAAGCCCTCTGTCTTATCGCTCTCCGCTATCATCTCGTCAAGCGACTTATCCTCTATCTCGGAATCTATCTTACTCGGGTCAACAGCTAGCGCCGCTATCTGGTCGGCTGTTAAACGCGACCCCTTGTCCTCTTCCGACTCCTCTCCGCTGTCTGCCATCTCGCCAGAGTTATTTAACGCGCTCTCCTCTGTGCCGCCCCCCTCGTTATAAACTTTCCCCGCTTTCTTAATGTCTTTCTCTTCACGGGTCTCCTTTGAACGGCGCTTCTCAAGCCTCTTAAACGCTTCCCCGATAGTAAGCTGACCCTCAAGGAGCTTACTCACTATCTCTTCGTCATTGTCCGACAGAATGTCTTTTAGCTTACTGTAGTCACCGTTATTTAAGTCTAATAAATACTCAACTGTCGGCGGGTCGGTGATTCCCTTCTCCTTTTCAAGATACTCGATATAATCTACTATCTCCTGCATCGTGTAGGGCTTCTTGTGATTATAAAGAGCTTCTACTACAGCTATCTCTTTCGTAGTTATCTTTCTGTTTACGATTGCAGGAATCTCTTTGATTCCGACCTTTGAACAAGCAAGAATCCTTCGATACCCGTCAATTATCGCATAAACGCCCTCTGTGACTGACGGCGCAACTACGATAGGATTGAGTAAACCCGTACTCCGTATGCTACTTGTCAAGTCGTCCACATTCTTACTCGTGCGGATTCTCTTACTATAGCCTAGATTCTCGTACTTTATCTTGATTAACTCGAAAGTCTCTCCCGAAGCCTCCGTGTCCATGACCCGAACATTTCCGTTCTCGTCTAGGAAACTATCACTCCGAACCGTAGCCACCTCACCCGTACTATCACTCGTATCATCCTCGGCTTCTTCGCTATCCGCTTCCTCGTCTATGCTATCAACACTTTCCTCGCTGATAGTGTCTAATCCGTCCTCTTCGTCCGAACCTACTGTGCTACCCTCTACGTCCTCTGATAAACTCTCGTGACCCGACTCTTCGCTCTCGTCCTCATCTACCAAGTCACTCGCGTAATAAGGCTCTCCGTTATCGTCATACAGAACTTCCTCGCCCGCATGACTGTCCTCTGTCTCATCCGCTTCCCCGTTATAGTTACCCAAAAGACCGTCTATGTCGTCATCAAAGGTATCCTCGCTACTTTCAAGCTCTCCGTTATCCGCTAGGTCTGTAACCTCTCCCTTGTCCTCTGGAAGCTCTATCTCGTCATCGTCAAAGCTATTAAATCCATCCATCTCTCTTTGCCCCCTCTCTAGGCGCTTACGACCTTTCCATCCTCGTCACAAAGCATCGCGCCTGTCTCGTTGTCGTATAAAAAATATATCTTAGAACCTACTGTAAAGCTGTTGTCCCGCATAACCCCCACGCTATAAAGCGGCACAGTGTTTATCGTATTACCGTCATACACTGTAACAGGACTTATTACCGCCCTAGGACTTAGCTTATCACTCCCGTACTCCCACTCTATCTCGTGAATTAACCCGCTATAGACCTTCGCTCCAAACCGTTCCCCTGTCTTTAGGATAAACCCACCGAGATAAGTGTTACCGTTTTCTCCTAACTCTCGAAACAAAGCGTTATCGTTTACTCTTACCACCACTCCGTCTGCGTCAAAGGGAAGCGTAAGCCCCGTAAACTCGCTTAATATCTCTTCTACCCGAGTGTCAAAGTTATACGCCCCCACTCCATCCGTTACCCGAAAGGTAGGAATCAAAAACCCGAGAGCAGATAGCGTCTGATACTCATTAAGCAGGCTACGAAAGCTATCATCTTCCTCACTCGATATAGAGTCACACACTAGGCTTAGTAGCCCTCTCTCTTCCGCGCTCGATGTCTCCCGCATAAACGAAGTTACCGCACTTAACGGCGTTTTATAAACCCGACTGACCTTATCAAAGTTCTTTCGGCTTATCGTCACTACCCCGCCTATTGTTACCACTCTGTAAAACCCTAGCTCTGGAAGATATGCTGGAACTATGCTATGCAAAACCTCGGTTATGTCTATACCGCACCGAAATTCCCCACTCGCATACCTACCGTCAATATACCTAATCGTTACGCTATGCCCGACTATCTTTGCGCTCGATAAGAGACTTGTATCTATCCCTTTTTCTAAAAACAACCGCCTTAGATAGCTTAACTCCGATAAATCCCGTATAACTGTTAGCCCTGCGCCACGATAGCATCTCTCTGGTAAACTCCGATTTAACACCTTACTCTCTGGCTTTACTGTCCGTAAGACCCGAATGAGATTATCATACACAGAGTCGCTTACCTCTGGCTCTCCAATCTGCTCGGCTTCCTGTAAGCCCCGTATATACCGCTCAAGACCCTCAACGCTGTTAAACCCTGCCCCTAGCAGTAACTTAGTCGTGCTATCGCTCCCGTCCATTCTCGCTACCCTTACGCCTTACAAACAGCTATCGCCCTAGAAGCGTCTACTACCTCTTTCCCTGCACTGTTCCACGCCAAAACCATACAGTACGCTCCGCTGTCGATAGCCTCCCGATACCTGTGATACATAATCTGATAGTCTGGCTTAAACTCCTCTGCCTCCGAGTCAGTAATACCCGCTATCTGCTCTTTCATTAGCTCAAGCGGCGTTTTCGTGACTAGCATAGCCGCCATACCCTTTAACGACTCCGCAAACTTCGCCTCTTCCTCTTCACTCGCAGGCTCTATCTTTGCTTCCTCATACACAGACAGCGATAAGCACCTGTAGCACTTGCCATCAATAAGCTCGGTATCCGCTCCGCACAACTTACAAACTCCCATGACCCAAAATCTCCTTTCGGCAAAATTCTTTTATTTGCAAGCCCAAACTGCTAAAGTACTAGGAGCGGTACGACTAATTACTACAAAAGGACTTGAACAGGCAATCTTTACTACCCGCCCAAGCCCTTATATAACGCGCACTGCTGTTACCGCAACGCACCTATCTGTCTTTTGTCAAACCATTTCGACTAAAAGACTCCCCCATGCTCCCCCTATGCTTTCTTCCTGTGCTTCCTCCAGACGACTGCGTAAATAAACTTATTCCGTACCGTCAAATCCGCTATCCGATACTGCATCACCACATTCGCATGATGCTGACTACTAAACCTTAGCACCAGCAGATTATCCTCGTCCCCCATCTCACGGTAGATATAGTTCTCAAAGCTCCCTGTCCCCTTTATCGGCACAATCCAATACCCACCGCAAACCAGCGCCTCGGGAACTGAAACCCTCTCCCAGTTCCCGTCAAACCACCCTACAAACTCCTCGTCACTGTCCCCACCGAAAAACTCAATGCAATACTGGAACGGGCGCGGCTTACGCTGATTCTCAAGCCCCTTTATACTGTCCGCCCTACACGCCGCGTACCCTATCCCTGTCGCGTCACACTCATCCTGTGTGCATACACACATGAACGGGTACAAGGCAAGCACTTTCTCCCGTATCGCCGCCTTCTGCACTTCTTTCCCGCCCTTCGGGACTTTCTCTAAAAACAGCTTCTTCCACCTAGCGTTACTTATCTCGTGAAAATTAAGCTGATTAAACCTTGGCTCGTTCTCGGCGATGACCTCTTCGACAGACGAGCGGAGCATAAACAGCACCTTATTCGTTAAAGCGTTTACCCCGAAGAACGGCTCTTCATACACTGCCTCACGCGCATCCACTGCCCCCAGTAACTCTACCAGAAACCGCTTTAACTCCACCTTATAGTGAACCGCGTCCTCTTTACTGCTACGCTTTAACGCTATCGTCCCGATTAGCCCGCCGTTCCCTAGGTTAAATACCGACACGCCCGTACATGTAGACGACCCGTCTATCCCGAGTAAGACCTTAACCCCCGCACAAGTCTTTGCTAAACTCTCAAGACTTATCTCCTGCATACAATAAGCTTGCCTCGCCCCGTCCGTACCTAGCGTTATCCCCCGTATACTCGCTTTCAAATTTACAGCACCTTCTTTACATTCGCACCTAAGTTCACCACGACCCTTAGACCACGATTCGTCCCCACTATCTCACCTGTCTCGATACTCTTTATCCGTATACCACTCTTAATCAAATACTCTTCGTTTACACTCTGCATATCACTCGGACGGAGCATAAACGAAGGATATGTGATTACATAGTCGTCTTTCCCATCCTTTACCGTGATGATAACTTTCCCGACCTCGTTCTTACCAAACAGCAATACCTCAAGAGATGTCTTTCCTGCCTTATACGCCTTATAACAAAGCGCCGCAAGCCGCTTCATCTCTTTCTCTCGCCGTACCTTGCTTCTCTCTACCACGCTGTTTAGCACCGCCCGCATGTTCTTATCATCTAGCGACCCAGACTTCTGCATTATCGCCTTTGTAATCGAAACCGCTATCTCCTGCTCCATATCAAACACATACCCGTTTGATACCTTATAAACCCGAAATACCTCGTCTGGCTTAAACCCCTCGCTGTCTATCTCCCTGCGAAGACCCATATACATATCAAGCCTTACCTTAGTATTCGGCTTCTCCTCTAACAGAATATAAGTCACGCCCTTTACGATATTCGTGTGAATATCCGTGCAAATGACCTCTGCGAGCTTTCCTACTGCGTCATCCGATAAATTTACTCGTCCCATTCCTCTTCCCTCCAAAAAACTTTTACTTAACCCTCGTTTAACTCTGGCTGACTAAAGAATGTCCCGCAACTCATGTCACACCCGATATAACAGTCCCTAAATGTCTCATGATGCCGCGCCGCTATATTATATATCTTCATCTTTCCCGTTAAGCGCTCTTCCTTTGAGCTAAACAAACCAATTACCTCGTCTGGCGTTTTGATAGTCTCCGAAGTCTCTGCACCTACCGTCACATCCAAAGTCTGGTCTTTGTTCGCTCTCATGCTGTTTACTACATCCTGCTTTAACTGCGCTGTAACTATCGCTACCGCACCCTCTGGCACTTGATTCGCAACATAGTTCTTTAGCGAAGTGAACGCCTCTCCCGCTCTATCCACCTTCGTTCGACCTGTCCTACTTACCACAAGCACGGGCGAGTCTACGACTATCACATCAAACTTGTTCTCGTTTCTCCTGTGATTATCTATTGTATCAATATAATCTTCAATATACGCCGCTCCACCGATAAACGAAAGCTTCCCCATTCCCGCACCAGATACCAAATGCTGTCTCGCCGCTCCTACCGCTACACGAACCTCGTCCGTCTTGTAGCTCTGATGCAGTATATCTGACTTCTGGATTACCGAAACATCGCCCTCTTTTCGCATATCCAATGCTGTCAAGGCGATTAACTGCGCCATCCATTCGCTATATGTTCCCTCTAACGCCCAAATAGCTACATTTAAGCCACGCTTCAAGGCTCTATGCACCATGTAACAAGTGAAAGTTGTCTTACCACCCTTCGTTGGTCCAATAATGTTTAGCATATTCGTTCGCCGTATCCCTCGGCAAACTTTATCCAGCTCCTCTATCCCGTAGTCTAGGACTATCGTATCCTCGGGCGACTTATCTCTCTCGTTCTCATTCATCACCCAGTCATTATCAATGACGATAGCCCTACTCCCACTCTCGTTATCTAACTCCCGTATACGGGCTGACTGGCGACTATAATAGTCAGAAGCGTCAAGATAACCCTGCAAATGCTTTACTCCACCGCGCTTACGAGGCTCATCATACCCTGTACTCTGCATTATCATAGACATCGCATTCGCAGTCTGCAACATCACTTGATTCTTATAGGCTCTCTTATACTGCTCACAGGCTGACAAAAACTCACTCATCGTTACTTCCCGATTCGCAAGCTTCGTAACCCGCTCAATCACTACCTCTCGAAAATACTCTACCTTCTCGTCATCCGATATTACATTTCCGTTCCCCGCTACATACTCTGTAACGACCTCAATAAACGGGGATGACAGAATATCCGCACTGTTTGCCTCTATCTCGGAACTTATCTGTGCCTCTCCGAAATTTGTTATCTTCGCTACGCGGATTAGCTGGTATAGGAAATAATATTCGTTATAGAATACATTTACCGTAAACTGGCTTATAAACTCCCGCATAGCCTCTTGATATGTTTCCCGTTTCCGCGCAAGCATATCTGGATTCTTCACTAGACTGCTACCGACCGTGAGCGCTGAAAAGATTATCTCTAGCGACTCAAGCGTACCAGCATCGAAGTCTATTACTTGCTTCTTCGCCATCGCCTCTCCTTAACAGACAACTACCCCTTATTACCCGATTATAAAATCGGCAGATATGACTTAATCTTTACTGCATAAGGCTTGCAATATGGACTCCAATCCACACTATCGAAATTCGCTACCTTATCGGACGGCACGAGCTTAACAATGTTATCCCCCTTTGTTAAACTCGCAACCCTAAACTTTGAACGCCTATCAAGACTGGATAAACCTGCTAAGTCTACAAGCTTCGCGTAATTCCGCTTTGTCGTGACAAAAAACTTCTCATGCTCTGTCACAATCCCGCCGTTATGCGCCGTAATATCCATAAACACATTGATATACTTACTGCGCTTTCCGTTTACCGTGCAGAGAGGTACATACATAGCCTTTCCGTCACCGTAAATGACCGTAAAGCCACCAGAATAGTCTCCTGCATTCGTTACATACAGGATTCCACCGTCCTCTGTCTTTGTTGCGATATTCCAAAGGCTGTTCTTGATTCTAGTCCTACTTGAATTGTCTATATCATGCACGGCTACTTTGTAACAAACGCCTGTTGTCGTAAACACCAATAGCGTATCTCGGTTATTGCAGTCTATCTTCCACCTTACTTCGTCATCCTTGCTTACAAGCAGGCTATCCGCCCCCTCGCTGTCCGAAGGATTCATAAACCGCTTCGCAAGACCGCTTCTCGTGACTACCACGCTTACATCACAGTCCTGCACGACCTCTGCTAGACGCTCGTCTATCTCGGACTCTACAACCGCGTCCGCTACCGCGCACTTTCTCTCAATCCCGTAAGTGTCTCTTACCCGCTCAAGCTGTGACACGATTAACTTCGTTCTCTCTCCCTCATCCGTCACAACCCGCTCGTAATACGACATATCCTCTCTGGACTTCTTAAGCTGGGCTAAAGCACTCGCTACCTTGTCCTGCGTGATACTCCGTATCTTCTTCTCAATTAGATACTCTGTCTGCTCTTTTGTGAGTCCATACTTCTCTTCGCAAAGAGTAAACAGCTTATCCTCGTCATTCGTAGCTACATCCTGCACAAACTCACTGCAACGACTGCTTATCTTCTCCCAAGACGATAGCAGATACTCGTTACGCTTCTCTTTCTCAAGCTTATAGCTATACTGCCGAATTACCGTCCCCTGTCGCCACTCAAGCCACTTACAAAGTAGCTCATAAACGCCTAGCTCGGTCGGACGACCCTCTTTACAACCCTCTCCCATTAAGACCCGTGTCGTAAAGCTTACCCGAGTTCTAAGAGGCGTATACCGACAAAGCTCCGCAAGCGTCCTATCTGCATCCGCTCCGTTCTTTAACTCTATCGTAAGACCTAACTTCGCCTCGTTCTTAACTGTGTCAAAGCCCGATGAGTTAATCACATCTCGGACTCCCTTTAACACCCTGCCCTCGGCAATCAACTCCCGTATCTTCTCGTCTATCTTCTCAACTGTCGTACCTACAGGCACTTCCGTTACAATAATCTTATCCCGAAGGACAGTTACCGTCCCGCTTACCGTAAACGAACCCCTACCCGTCTTTAACAACCTAAGAAGCTCTGCGTCATTACGATGAATAAACCCGCCTGTGCTGAAATCTGGAAGCCCAAGTACAGCTAAAATGTCCTCTGCCTTATTATACTTTCCATTAAGCATACCTATCGCCGTATTACAGACACTCTTAAGGCTAAACCTCGGAACACTTGAGCTAAACCCTACCGCAATGCCGTCCGTAGACCCTACCAGAATAGTCGGGAAAGTTACAGGCAACAAAGTCGGCTCTTCCTCGCTGTTATCAAAGTTCGGAGACATATCCACGGCATCCTCGTTTAACCCGTCAAACAGCTCCCGCGCAATCGGCAGTAGATTAGCCTCCGTATATCTCGAACTCGCCGCGATTATCTTATCCGACCATACACGACCGAAAGTTCCATCTCCATGCACATACGGCGCAAGCGTTACCCCCTTATCGTCCGTCAAGTCTACAAGCGACCCGTAAATAGACATATCTCCGTGCGGATGATATTTACCCATAACATCACCCACGATTCTGGTTGACTTATACGCCTTCCCCGCCTTCCCGTTCTTGTCAAACGCATACATGCCGTTATCATGCATCGAATACAAGATTCGGCGCTGGACGGGCTTCATGCCATCCCGCGCGTCTGGAATCGCTCTCGCCTGTATCGTCATCTTTGCATACTGCACATAATTCCGAATAAACAGCTCCCCGATGTCTTTGTTGACAATCATCTCTCTTCACGCACCCTTCTGAAAATCCTTAAATAAAATTTCTAATCGTAAGAAGTCCTGTGTACTGTTTTACTTTTTGTAAAGTATGACGATTTAAGCTAAAACCAATTTGAGACTGGCTGGTATTTACTTCCTTCCGCTTAACCGCTCGACTGGAAACTGCGGAACATTTTCAAGTCTTATCCCGACTCCTCTAAAGAACACCTTATTGTTCTCTTTCCGAACTCCTATCGTCATATTCCGTATCTGCTTACTGATACAGAGTTCCTTTGCCATACTAAGATTAACAGGCTTATCGCCTTTCCCGAGCGTAAGACTACTCTCATCTGGATTCAACCGCGTGTCACGCACAATAAACCCGACCAGACTCTTACCACCCCGAAGTAGCTTATACACGACTACATACGGCGCTGTCTTTAACTCGTCCTCTTCTTTGCTGTCAGTCGGACTCCAGACCTTTGTACTCTCTACCCGACTTCTCTCTTCCTGCAATGCCCGAATCTCATCAAGCTCTCCGCGCTCACCCGTATATACGCTTATCACAGGCGCTCCCGTAGGCGTAACGGACGGCGTAGACTTTACGGACTTTACAGAGCGCATCGCCTCTGCTCCCCTTACTCGACCCACGATATGATACTGCTTCTTAAACAGCATCTCTCCCGTGCGACCCGTATAAAACTCAAGGCTATTATAGTCTATCGCGTCTCCCACCAAGGAAAACACGATAAGCGTATCTCTCGGCACAGCCCGTCCCCGTACCGTCAGCGTATGATTCCCCTTTACCTTTGTAGCATACAGCGTCCGATTATCCTCCTGCACTGCCAAATATGTCTTTCGATAGTGCAAGCCTATAAGCCTAATCTTCTTCCCAAGCGCTGTCCTATATTCCCGCACAAGCTCCTTTCGACTTATAAACTTTAGAATACGCCGCCCCGACACATCTAAAATCGCTATATCCGTATAAACATCACACTTATACGCTATCTGCTCCGCATCTGTAAGCATCCGAAACCGAACTACCTGTCTTACCCGTGTGACCTCGTAAAGCATCCGCTTCGGGATTTCCCGCAACTCTATTTGCATACCTATACCTCCGCTTAAAATATACGGTGATACGCCAAATGGTACCACCGTATATCTAAGGATTACAAATCAAACGGACTTACAAAAGGTCGGCATCGACTACCTTCGGCAATCCCTCTTCCGTGTCGTATGCTATCTCCTCGAAATCTGTCTCGTAGTAGGCTTCCACCAAACTTCTACGGCTCGGAACATCCGTCCCCATCAGACTTTCCGCAAGTGACGCAAACTCCTGCAAATTCTCCATCGTCACCCGTATTAAATGACGATTCCTCTTATCCATCGTTGTCGTGTGCATCACCGCCGCACTCGTCTCGCCAAGTCCCTTTAACCGCTTTACCAGTATGTCGGACTCCTTTATCCCGTCTAAAATGAGCCGCGTTACAAGCTTATCCTTCTCCGCTGTCGTATACGCATACTTCGTAGCTTTCTTCCCCTTACCGCCGTGCGTGTCGATAAGAAACAAGGGGGTTTCCGCGATATAAACCTTGCCCTCGCGAATCAGTGTCGGCATTAGCCTATACAGCACCGTTAAAACCAAGCATCGAATATGATACCCGTCATCATCCGCGTCCGTACAAATGATAATCTTATCGTAGTTTAGCTTTGTAATATCAAACTGTGGCAAATCCTTTAACAGCTTACTCTTTGCCTCTACACCGCACCCGATACTCTGCACGAGCGCAAGCACTACATCCGACTTTAATATCTCTGCTAAACTAGCCGTAATGCAGTTAATTATCTTTCCACGCACAGGCAAAACCGCTTGCGTCTTAGAATCACGCGCTAAGACGATTGGTCCTTTTGCCGAATCCCCCTCTACGATATACAGCTCGCACTCACTTGCTTTCCTGCTAGTACACCTCGTAAGCTTCTCCGGTGCACTCCTAAAGCTGTCTACTCCCTTTGATAACTGCTTTAAGTCGGCTTGACGCACAGCATCCGCTTTCTCACGCGCGGACTTCGCTGTAATCGCCGCCTGCACGACATCATCTAGCTCTGCCTTATGCGAAAGCACCCAGTTCTCAAAATACTTCTTCGTCTGCTCGCTTACAAGCTTACGGATAAACCTGTTCGTGATTGCGACTTTCGTCTGGTTCATGTAGTTCGTAAGATAACCAGGGCACTCCGTTGACACTACCGCGAATAGAACACCGCTTAAATCCTCTCGCTTGAATCTATCTTTTTTGGATAGCACGCCCACAGACCTTGCATAGCCGTTTAGAACATTAATCACCGCGTCATAAAAGCCCTCTGACGGCGCACCACCCTCCGACAAAAGACCGCCGTTATGATAAACCTCGTAAACCGAACTCTGCTCGCCCTCATCGTCCACTTCTACCTTTGCAGAGTACTTCTTGAACCCGAAATTTATATCGTAAGTCGCCGTATACTCCTCTGCCGAGGCTGTATCGCTATCCTTACCTGTCCCAGAACCACTAAACGATAACAAATCCTTTGTATATCGGCTCTCTACAGGAACAGTCTCGTCAAGCCAACTCTTCACCCCGTCTGGATAATACACCTCTATCGGCTTCATATCCTCGTAGTGAAGCTCCATAAGCGCCCCACTTAGCATCGAATCCCGCCGAAGCCTCGTAAGATATGTGCTTATGTCGAAATGAATCGTCTGCGCGTCCTTAAAAACCTCTTCTAAATCGGGCTTAAACTTAATCTTAGTCCCTGTATGCTGTTCAACGCCCTCTTCTATCTGCAACTCCCCTACGGGATAACCCTTCTCAAAGCGCATCGTATAGCGCGTTCTCACCGTATCAAACGACTTCACACTGCCATCACCGTTAAACACGACATTCTTATGCTCGTCACGCACCGACTCCACATCCATATACTCCGAAGTAAACTGCGCCGCCGTGTCTCCGATACCGTTTAAGCCCGCTGAACGGCTATAGTTTGAAGCGTCATACTTTCCCGAGGCATACATCGTACAGAAGATTAACTCATACGCATACTTCCCCTCTGCCTCATTCCACCCCATAGGCACGCCGCGACCGAAATCCTGTATCTCAATCGCTCCGTCCTTAAATGTCCGAACAATCACCTTGTCCGAATGACCCTCTCGCACCTCATCGGTCGCATTCGACAATACCTCAAACTCCGCATGAAGCACACCGTTCTCGTCCTTCGTCCCAAGCACTGTCTCTGGACGCAAACGATACGGCTCTGCACCCTTTAAGGACTTAATCGAATCCGATGTGTAAAAATTTTGACTGACCTCTGCCATCTCTATCCTCCCGTATAAACTAAACCTAGATTGCCTCTCTCGCACACCACGCGCCCCGTAGAGACACGATAGGGCTTCCATTGATACCTTTACCGCCTAAAGATTAGACGCCCGTATAGGGGCTTCTCGGCGCTCATTTGCAGGCATATTTTACTATAGCCCCACCGCACAATGAGTTATCAACTCCACTATATCCAGTCAAATAAACCATGTCGCTCGCCTCTGCAAATCCGCTACTAACTTCACGCTTTCCATCCGCATACCAGACCAATGAAGTGTCTAAGCCAGAAACTCGAAACCGAGCTGAAACAACAGCATAATCATAACCGTTCATTTCCGTTGTAAGCTTATATGTAATATGGTCATACGCGCCAAATAAATGAACCGTAAACGACTTTTGTACATCCAAAGTCGGGTAGCTCACATGAAAACTTAAATCGTTACTCCCATCGTTAAACGCTATTAGAGAATCCCCTATTACTGACCCACCATGCTCTCCGTACACAAACGAGTCTTTAGGTAATCGTAGAGACACAGTTGTTGGCTGTATTACAATGCTAGACTGCGTTGACGATACCAATTTAGTCATTCTATTAGCTCGGTCACTGGCAATCATATGCACAAATACAGGCAATATGAACGCACTTACTACAAGAACTATTCCAGAATAAAATATCAAGTTATTAATACTCGAACTCTGTTCGTTATCCTTACCTGCGTTAGCTTCGAAATCCATTACAACACCCTCTATACAACCCCTATGATAACCCAGCCCCAGAGACAATTTTCTTTGTGTTTTCAATGACCGCATTTTTGTAGTCAACAACGTCAGCGATGACTTGTTTTTCCATGACGCGAATGTAGGACTCCATATACTCCCAATCAATGTCGGAGTCACTATAATTGTTTTCATCGGTGTCTGGCTTGACTGGGAGTTGAATAAACTGCTCATTATACCATTTACCGCGTAATTTATTCCCATATGATGCTATCGACTTAAACCGTGAAATGGCGCAAGCCAAGTATAAATAGACAGATTCCGATTCATTACCGTCTTTGAGCTTCAACCCGCAATTATCATCACCAAACCCAACCAAACCATCTTGATAAAAGACGTTCCCTAAAATATCAGCCGTGATAAAATTCGTATTAGTGTTCACTGGATTGGATAGATAGGCAACAACACCATTGTTTTTAGAACTTGCCATGACAAAAGGTATATTGCCATTCTCGAAATCTGACTTTTTTAACCGTCGTCCTTGAGTTACATCAAACAACTCCCCGACCTTAAACTCTCTAAACACAGGCGCACGTCCTATAACATCTCTCTCGGCATCCGTCAACCTATAGTCATCCAAGCCTGTCTCTTTGAGATAAACGTCTAATTCGTGAATGTAGGACTCCTCTAATTCGTGAATGTAGGACTCCATATAGTCCCAGTCAATGTCAGCTTCGGTGTAATCTGATTCATCAGTGTCGGGCTTGACTGGGAGCTGAATCACATCTTGCTTGTATTTTTCGATTCCAGGTAAATTTGTATACGAATATTTGGATTCAATCACTTTTCTAATCACTGTAACAAGATATAACCCTCTCGTAGGGTTCAAAAAATCAGCTCTCAAACTAATTGATTGACTAGCCCCAAACTCTGTCTCTTGGTAAGACGCAACAGGTGATACAACGCCTAACACAATCGCGTTCCCTTCATAAACTGTCTCACCACCGGCTAATAATCTTTCACGGTCAACATGGCACTTTACCATATTGTTTTTAGTTGATTGGACTACAAAAGGAATTCCATCATCACGCGCAACAATATTTTTCTGGCTCTTCACTTGTTTGTTGCCTACCACCTCAAACAGCTCCCCGACCTTAAACTCCTTAAACTTCACCATCCCTATTACCGCCCCTCATCAACGAAGCAACCTTCCAACTCAAATAGTCAGCAACCACCGCTTTGAAATCGGCTTCTGTTGGTACAGTGTCTAAGCTCTGGTGTTGTACAAACAGCCAATCATCACCATTCAAGCTAATAGTGTCATGAATGACCTTACCGTTACTCTCTGTGTAATAAGTTGTTTTTGGTTTTTTACCCAGCACACGAGCTAAGACCTCTTCATAACGACCCGTTGCGTCATCTGTGTCGCGCAGATTCGTGTCCTGCGTTGACTTCTTACGATTGAGACGGCTATAGCCATCCTCGCTCATATCAATAAAAGTCACTAAGTCATCTGCTTCATGTGGACGACCAACCTTAAAGACGAAGATACAAACCGACACGCTCGCCTTATTCCCAAATAAACCCGAGGGCATTTTAATGGATGCTTCTAGCGTATTGTTCCGCAAAATGCGTTCCGTATATGGCAAACCTTGACCGTTTCCTGCACTGTCTTGAATGAGAATAGCACCGTAACCATGCGTCATCTGGCTAAAGGCTTCTTCCACAAAGTTGAAACCCTTCCCTTGAGCGCTATACGGAGGATTCAGCAAAAAGACATTTGCCGGAAAATCTTTAGACAAAACATAGTCATGAGAATCCCCTTGGAGAACCGAGGATGAACCGTCACCCATCAAAATCATGTTGAGAACGGCTAGAATGTAGATGTTCCCCAATATTTCAATCCCTAAGAGTTGGTTTTCTTTGATATGTTTGATTTTTTTGGCTAACTCCTCGGGATTTGCAATCGTTTCACGAGCATCCTTAATCATCACGTCCATAGCCGAAACCAAGAAGCCAGCCGACCCCATCGCTTTATCCCAAACAAAGGAATCCTTGTTCGTGCGGGCACATTTCGCCATAAATTGCGTGACGTAGCGAGGGGTCAAAACCACATCATTTGCCGCGTCATTGTCAATCGACACCCAATCGTTAAGGGAATTCAAAATGCGCCCCGTAAAGTCCAAATGCAGTTTACTTTCGAGCAGTGGAATAATGTCTACTTTCACTTGATGGAACAAAACTTTGAGTAAACTCTCACCATTCTTCGGTTTCCATAAAACCGCTTTCGTGAATACACCCCGCAACAAGCCGGAAATCAGCTGCACCTTCTCAACACTTGCGTTTTTAGCGTACAAAAAGCTCTCAATGTTGCTAAGAATAACCGTTCCGTCATTGTTATGGTCACTGTTATTGGAATGCAAGTCACTAACCTCTAACGTACGAACGCCATCGGTTTTCAACCCTGCCATAATCAATCCACAGAAAAGATACAGCTTTTCATTTGTCGTAAGCGCTGTCTTTAGTTGAACATCGTCATATAAACTTTGGTGAATCCGTTTGATTTTCTCTTCAAGTGTCGCCTCGGTCTTATTAGTCAAAGCTTCAATCTCTGCTTCCGACAAATTCAACTGGTCTAAACGCTCAAATAAGTCATCAACATGAGCAAACAAACTCCAATCCTCGGCTGTAATTTCAGAAATAATTTTTGGAATGCAGTTGTTCTTCTTGGAAACGTAATAAGCCTTGCATTCCGGGTTTACAACTTGACCGTCTTTTAACTCGCAACCATTGACACCAACGATGATTACTTCGTCATACCCACCGTCTAAAATGGCTGAACCATAGTGCATCGCTCCATTTACAGCAAAGCTTTTGACAACGCTATAGTTTGGGTCACCTTTGAAATGCGTAGGCTTTCCGTCTTTCCCGGCTTTACCATCACTCGCCCAAGGGGTTACTCCGATAAGTTCACCATTTTTGTCAACTTTTTCAAGTTTACCGAAAGTTCCCTTTACTTCAATCATGACGGGAATATCACGGCGCGTGGAATTTTCGAGCAAGAGTTTGATGTCGGGGTAATTCATACCCGAACCACCACCCTTAGAAACGCTATTTTTCAACGCCTCTGTGATTTTGCTATTCACTTCTTCCGTCTTTGCATAATAGCGAACCCCTAAACCTTTTAAGAGGTTCTTGTAATATCCCTCGACCTGTTCTTCGATTGAGCCTGCCATTTGTAGACCTTTCTGTGTGTTTTTGGTTGACACCCTACACAATCTTTATGATAACTCCGTCACTCACCGAGCCATCTACACTATTGTATCCCATCAAAATGATATACCATTTCCCCTGCCGAAACTCATAGGATGTCGAAAGTATTCCGTCATCGGAAGGAATTACACGCTTGCCGTCCAAATACCAGTTAAGCGAATTATCTAATCCAGACACTTGAAACTCAACCGACTTAATCATGCGTGCTTTCTTAACAGTAAACAGATACTTAGCACCATCCCGCTTACCAGATAAACTAACCTTGACAGACTTCTGCTTCCCCGAATTAATAGGATAACTCACACCAAAATTTAATTCATTACTCCCTGCATTAAACGACATCAAAGAATCCCCGACTACCGAGCCTCCCTGCTCATCATAAACGAAAGAATCTGTCGCTAAACTCAATGAAACCTGTGCTGGCTGTACTGTAATATTGGATGCTACGGATGACAGTGACTTCTCGGCACTGCTTAATAGGCTAAAACTCTGATACCAGTCCAACGTTACAACTATGCAAGCAATTACTGCCACAAATGAAATTGCAGTGAACAACAAATAGAATAAAAATGCAGGTATCTTAACCTCAACATACTTCATATCGTACTCACTTATACAACCCTTATGATAACCCCGTCACAGAGCCTATTCTCACTGTCATAACCAAACAACCTAACCATGTGCCCGACCGGTGCAGTGACTAGCGAAACATTCCCATCTTTCGGAAACTCAATCTCTGCACCGTCCAGATACCACCGCAAACTTCTGTCTAGCGAGTAAACAACAAGACTAAACATTCGCGCACACTTATAACCACTACGCTTTATCGTATAAACTGTGCCGCTCCTCTTAAGAGAGATACTGCCCCGCTTCGTCCTGCGAACAGATGCACCGTTTGGTAATCCAACCTTATAGTGAACCACACTGATGCCGTCTTTAACCTGTAAGCGATTATCAAACATTAATCGCTTTCCCTGTAAACGATTACCCACAAACGCTAAGCGATTACCCTGTGTTGTTACCTCTGCACCGTCTACATCAAAAAGGCTAGCTCCACAAGGCAACTCAAGCACACCAGCGACCGAACCGACATCTAGGCAAGACTTATAGCCGGAACGAGACAGCAGACGATTAACCTTTACCTGTTCGACAAATAAAGATAAACCACTGAAAAACGTACCGTATTCGCACTCGAATATCACAAACATCCATAAAACACATAAACCTACAAAAAACAAGTAAATATACACACACAACAAACGCCATCCACCCCCTCTACCTCTTACTGCCTAATCAAGTAGCAGTCCTTAATGTTCCAGTCCTTGTCATACCCTATAATGCTATGCTCTTTCACAACACGATACGGAGGCAGGCTACCCTCTTCGTCATCATCCTTCTCCTTATGCGAAAAGGTTGCAAATAACGTAATCATCGTATCGCCACGCTCTACCTCTACATCGGGAATCCGCGTCACTCCGTCTAAGTAATACTTGTAGCCCTTGTTAAACCCTGTAACTCTGTATCTTACGCTCCTAAGATTCTGCTCACTGTCTGGATAAATACTTAACTTCCCCTTAGAAACCTCGGAATAATTGATTTTATACTGCTGATTCGTCCGAACCTTAAACTTGTCCGCACGATTTACCATGAAACTTGTTTCCCTGCCCTTTACTACATCGCCGTCCCCAAATGTAACCGTAGCAATAGACTTCTTCTCGTTAAGCGGCGTAAACTCCGATACCTTGTCGCCGTTCTGCTCATCTCTTGAATAAACCACTGCGTCAAGCGGCGCAGTAAACTCTGCCTCAATCGGCTTCACGCTTAGGGAAGAACTCTGAATCGCCTCACTCTCCGCTACATGAATCAAATACCGCTTAGACACGTCCCCATGCTCAAGCAAAAGATAACTAAGCAGGAAAAGCACCGCTAACCCAAGGAAAATGACCGAAGTCGAAAGCCCCTCGAAATCCTTTGCAAAATACTCTTCCTTTACCGCCTTGAGACGAGAAGAAAAATCTCCCTTGCCCCTAACAAACCGATACACGCCCTTTCCAAAGGCAATCAAGAGCATTATCCAAATCCAGACAAACATACTGGAATGCTCAAACATGAATACAACCATCTTACCGTCCCTCCTTATCCATCTGCCGCTTAATCACAACCACGCTCTCTTTCTCAAGACCGTGCTTAATCGCGTAATGCGTGAAAGCGTTTATGTCTCTGCCGTACTCAAGCGCCTTTCTGCTAGCCTTAAGGTCGCGATACCAATTCGTCTTTACTTTCACCATAAACCCGCGCTTGTCTACCGATACCGCACCCTCAATGTCTTTTCTAAGCGAAAGCTCCGTTACCGCTTTACGCCACTCGTCCCTACCATGCGCTATGGCAAGCACTTTCGGCAGACTTATTCCGCTGTCGCTTAAAATTACCGACAAACCGTCCTCTCCCAGTAACTCCTCTGGCGCGTAAACCTTCGTGCTTAATGAGTTCTCTACAAAGTTTAAGAGATACAGCTTAGTCGCGTCCTTATAATCTACGATATGCCTGTCGTTCGGGTGGATTACCTCAAAAATCGCAGACACATGCCGCTCTACCATAATTCTCTTTAGGACATACCGTGTCTCTGGCTTTAAGCTATCCCACGCCTCGCGAAGCATCGAAACGAACTGTCCCTTGTCCATAGACTTAGAAAACAGCTTTAACTCACGCTTCTCTTCCCCTGTCTTACGATACATAGCGGCAATCCCTAAAAATCCATTTGCCTTCTCCCGAAAGGTAACAGGAAATCTAAGCTTCTCCGCAATCCCTTCTTCGCTATCCAGCTCACCGACATTAAAAAACTTGTCGTAACTCCGCGCAACGACCTTTCCCGTACCCTTCTCGATAAACAAGCCCCGTGCCTTTACCGTATACTCGTTCCAATACCTGTTATAAAACACTGTCGGAGAAAAGTTTACGCTGTAATAGTCGCCTAAATCCTTAACTCTGATTCCTACCTTCTGCAAAAGTGCGTTTACACGGGCATCTGCTACCGTAATCCCTGTAGCCCTCTCACCTACCCCAGCAAACTTGTTACTTACCTTGCAAATAGACGGCGTCACCCTGTTCGGATTGATTACCGCATACTTTAAGTTTCCACCAAACTCTACACTATCCTCAAGGCTATAGCTAAAGATAGTTGACGGCGTATTCAAATGACCGTGAATCTGAATAAATCCTAAATACTCTCCGTCATCCGTTACCAAGCCACGCTTAAGCGCGTTCGCTGTGTAAATCGTATCAATCTCTCCAGCTCCGTCCTCTAAACCACCTGTAAGCTGTCTGGTACTGATAAACTTAGCTCTCTCGGGGATAAACGGGACTCCCGCATGGCACACAAAATACCTCTTCCCAAACACCTTAAAAGCATAATAATCTCGAAGCCTATCGTAAAACTCTCGAACCCGAACCTCCGAAATCCCTGCTTCCTTAAACGCTCTATAGGTCTCTTTTGCCTGTCTCGGAAGCGAGTCAAACTCCCCAAAAAGATAATCCCGCATGTGATGCTCATGGTTTCCAAGGAGCATCACGATATTCTCTTTCGTAGACAGCTCTTCCACAAGCTTAAAGGTCTCTACGGGCGAGTCTCCTCTGTCAAAATAGTCTCCGACAAACACATAGAGAAATCTGTCATCGAACTGCTTAATGACCTTTCTAAGCGGATACACACTGCTATGAATGTCTCCGATTACGACTACGCCCCGATACCTTCCCTTTAACTCGTCTACACTAAGCCTTAGAAAGTCAGCAAAATCCTCTTTCTTAATCTCCGGCAAAAGCAAGTCATCTTCCCACCTACTTGCCATCCTATCAATCACCGCATCGGGAACACGCTTATACTCTTCTCGAAACCGGTTTCTTCTCTTGCTCTCTTCTACAGAGACATTTAAGTTTACCACGCTAACACGATAATTATACTTCTCGGCTAACTCTAGTACCTGTTTTGCGCTCTTCCTGTTTACATGACAAGCGTCTACCACCGTGAACTCGCCTAACCCCATACGAGCCACTAAAACAGACATAAACTGCTTATAAACCAGCGTATTCGTCACCTGTGAAATCGTATAGCCGCCGTCCCTTGTAAGCTCTACACTGTTTACCTTAATCCGAAAGTCATCAAGGCTTAAGGTATATGCCCCCAAGCCGTACTCTTCTACAAAGCTTGACTTCCCGCTCGCAGGCAACCCGCGAAGCAAAACTAACTCTCTCATCCTCTGTCTCCTTACATACCGACACGCTAACTGTCACTAGTTATTATATACTTAGACTTTCTCACTGTCAAGGAAAACAAAAAGGGCAGAGAAAAAATCCCCTGCCCCGTAAAAATTTTACTCCTTGTATGAACCGACAAGAAGCTTTCTCGCCATATCTACGGGAATAATCAAGAATGCAAGCAACAAAGCCATTCCAAAGTGCTTTAAGTCAAGCGGTACTGTGCTAAACACATGCCCGCCAAACTCAATAATAAGCGACTGCACCACCGCAATCGAAGTCATCACATAGATAAACTTCTTATTCTGCCCGATATGCTCAAGCACATTAAATCCGTGACTCCGAGTATTGAGCGAGTTAAAGATTACCGCGTAGATAAAGAATGTGAACATGAAAGTCAGCACCTCTTCGCTTCCGCTTAAATCAAATACACCCTGCACATTTCCAAGGTTCGCTAAAATGCCCGCCGACACAATAGCAATAAACGCACCCGACACCCCGATAGCCGACTTCATGTAGTTCGTTAGGATATGCTCCTTCCGTCCTATCGGCTGTCTCTTCATATACCGTGCAAGGGTCGGCTCTTCACCAAACGCAAGCGCCGCAAGCGTGTCCATGATTAAGTTTATCCACAAAATCTGGATAATCGTGAACGGCTCTTTGTAACCAATCAGCGGCGCAATCAGCGACATCGCTATCGTAGTTACATTTACCGTGAGCTGGAACACGATAAACTTCTTCACGCTCTCCGTCATCGTTCTGCCGTAAAGCACTGCCTTCTCGATAGAAGTCAGCGAGTTATTCAGAATCACAATGTCTGAACTCTCCTGCGCCGCCTGTGTGCCGTCTCCCATCGAAAAACCGACATCCGAAGTCTTTAAGGACGGCGCATCGTTTACACCGTCTCCCGTCATGCCCGTTACCGCACCCATCTCCTGCGCCAGATTCACAAGGCGCTTCTTATCCATCGGCAAAGCCCTAGAAACAACCTTTAGCCTCGGCAGTACCGCCTTTACCTCGTCATCCGTTAATCCGACAAGCTCATCATGCGTAAGCACGACATCCGACTCCGAAGCGTAAATTCCCGCCTCTTTCGCAATCGCTACCGCTGTCTCTTTTCTGTCGCCTGTCACCATCACAACCGACACGCCAGCTCCATTTAACGTCTCGACCGTCTGCTTAATGCCCTTACGGACATTATCTCGAATACAGACAGCTCCGATAAGCGTCTTTACGCCCTGCTCCTCTTTCACAACAGCCAACAACCGCATCGAACGATTTGCCTGCTCAACAGAAGCCCTCGTAAAGCCCTCTTCAACCTCTCTGGTAAACTCGGCTACCTCTCCGTCCTCGGTCATATACTTCGTTACGCCCTTTAGAATAATCTCTGGCGCACCCTTTATATAAAGCTCTCCCGAGTCGAGCGTAACCGAAGCAAACTTCGTAGCAGAAGTGAATGCCTCTTTAGAAACAATGCTCTCCTTGCTATCTGGCACAAGTCCATAGCTAAACAGAAAGTTTAAGAGTGCTCTGTCTGTCGTATTTGAGTCAATCGCTACTCCGTTTGAAATCGAAGAGTCGTTATTTAATCCAATGCCCGCCTTTAACTCTGCCTTTAGGCTATCCGGTGCACTCTTAAACTGCTTACCAACTGTATCTCCTGTCGTATAAACAAAGCCGTCTCCCAGTAGCACGTCTACTACCTTTAATACACCCTCTGTAATCGTACCCGTCTTATCCGAAAACAGCATATCAATATAGCCCGCTGTCTCAATGCTGTCTGGCTTCCTTACCAGAATATTCTCGGAAAGAAGCCGTCTGCTGTTCATACTGGCAACCATCGCAAGCATCATCGGCAGACCCTCTGGTACCGCCATAATAATGATAGTCACAGCGTACATGATAAGCTGAATCGCAAAGAAGATGATGTTATCGGGCTTCTGAATCGTCCGAACCAAGCCAGACACAAGCACCACATTGATTAAAAGATAACCAATCGCGCCCGCAGAACCCATAACACCTATCTGACCCGCAAGCTTCGTTAGCTTCTCCTTGGACGGCGACTCCTTTGCATCTTCCTGTATCGCCACGTTGATAGAACCAAGCATTGTCTTATCACCTATCGCCGTGACTTCCATCACTGCTTCGCCCTCCGTTACATACGAACCGCGAAGCAAAATAAACGGATTAAAAGTGTCATCCCCAGTAGGACGCGGATTCTCACCAAGCTCTAGCTTCTTTGCATCCTCTGACTCTCCGTTTAGAGACGCTTGATTTACCTTTAGGCTTCCCGACAGAATAATACCGTCCGCAGGAATCTGGTCTCCTGCACGAAGCTGGACTATATCTCCAAGAACAATGTCATCTATGCTGATTTCCTGCAAACTGCCGTCACGATAAACCTTCGTGACTATCTTTGACGCTTGCTCCTGCAAGACATTAAACTCTTGCCCGTTCTTCCACTCCGAGAATGCCGCAACTCCCGTAGAAAGACCAATCGCTAAAACAAGCGATACGACCTCAATCCAGTCCGCTTCCCCGAGTGACGGATTTACCATACATGCTACGTTAATCGCGACCTTTAGCAAAAGACCCGCAAGCAACACCTTAATCCAAGGGTCGTCAAACGCCCCGACTAAAATCTCAAGAAAAGTCTCTGTCTTTTTAGACGAAAGCGCATTATTTCCATGCGCCTCGTAAGACTTACGCACCTCTTCTTTACTTAATCCCGTATACTTCAAATCTTACCTCCCGATAAATGCGGGGAGACTTTTCTGCCTCCCCGCTACCTAAACATGTGACTGCCTAATGCGACCTCGCCGCTACTTACTTATATCTCTCCCAGAAGGTTAAGAGATTATCGTTGCTTCCCTGCCCTATCGTATGGAATGCCCAGCTGTCACCGTTCCGCACAAGCTCACCGACAAACAGGAAAGTATCGGTGGAATAGTCACCCGTTAAGTTGTAACGAACAATCTCACGACCTGTATCCATATCTACAAGGCGCGTAAACGCATTGCTCACCCGACCGAAAGTCTGCTTAAGCTTCTCTGCCTCGTAAATCGAAACAGTAAACAGAAGCCTCTGATAGTCACGAGACACATCGTCTAAGTTGATGCTCACATACTCGTCATCGCCCTCACCCTCGCCTGTTCTGTTATCTGCGCTGTGAACGATTCCGCGCTTATCGAGATTCAAATACCAGACCGCCTCGGTTCTTAAGTCTCCGACCTTACCCTTATAGTCTACACAGAAGACAGAAATATCAAGGTCAAACTGCTCGCCTGCCTGCTTCGCAATATCCCAACCGCCTGTAAACTTTACACGCTTAAGGCTCGGTGCCGCCTTGCTCAAGTCGATAATGCTGTTCTTCTCAAGGCTAATCGGTGAACTACCACCGTTTCCCGTTACCTCACTCGGCTTCGGTGCGTTCTTATCCAAAATCGAAAAATCAATAGCCATCTCTCATGCCCTCCTTTACTTAAGCGCCTCGGCTAACTTATCTCCGAGAACCCGAATCTTCTGGTTGTTATAGCTATACTCCCCAATCGCAAGGAACTTCCACTCGTTACCCTCTCGGATAAACGCACCCGCTGTCACGGAGTCATTCTTACCTCCGTCCGCTGAAATATCATAGCGTGCAAGCTCTCTTTCTCTTCCGCTCTCGTCAATCAAGCGAACATATGCGTTTTTCACATCGTTAAATGTGTTATGCGTAAACGATACAACGGACAAGTAAATTCTATCCACGTCATCCCTAAGCCCGTGAAGATTTACATAGATGTTCTCGTCATCGCCGTCTCCATCACCCGTCAGATTATCGTGGTCGAGCCAGATACCGTCCCGCTTACTGTGCTTATTCCCAAAATAAACCGTATCGACAAGCTTATCACCCGCAAACAAGTGTGCGCAGAGGTCTAAGTCAATATGACCCGCTTTTGCCGCATCCCAGCCTGCCGCCGCGTGAATCTTACTAAGCGGCACATTCGCCTTTGAAAGATTCAAAATGTCACCTTTCTCTAGGCTAATCACAGACGGCTTCTCAAGGTTTAATAAAACCTCTCGCTTCGCTACGCCCTTAATCTTGTCCCTTGCCGCTTCACTAAAGCCCGCAGAACGAGCCGTCTCGCTCTTCTTCTCTTCCTCTTCCCCGTTACCGAAAAGTTTACCAAAAATCGACATATCTCGTATCCTCCCTTATGCTCCGTACTTTGTCACAATGTCAATAAGCGTACCCATAGAACCGTTTCCAAGCGCATGGAACACCCAGCCGTTACCATCTCGCTCAAGCGTGCAGAACTCAACCACCGTATCTGTCGAGTAATCACCCGTTAAACTGTATCTCGCAATCTCTTTGTTCGTGTCGCGGTCGATTAAACGCACATATGCGTTTCTAGCCGCTCCGAAAGTCTGCTTCGGACGATTATCCTCGTACTGATTAAAGACGCTTACGACATACAAGATTCCCGCTACATTTGCAGGAACTTCGTCAAGATTTGTGTATACTTCCTCGTTATCGTTCTTACCGACCGAAATCTTACCAAATCTGTCATCTCCCGCCGACCAAGTTCCAGGTATCATATAGCACTTTGTCGGCAGAATGCCTTTTACCGAGTTCCCGTCACCACTGTTATTCGGATTGCCGTAATAACAGAAACGCTCGTTCACATTCGCCTTCGTGATTCGCTCGTTCGGGACGATATAAAGCGCCGACAAATCCAAATCTACCGAAGCCGCGCCATCCTGCGCCGCATCCCAGCTTAAACCAACCGTGCAGTGCCGTAAGCTCGGCGCGTCCTTTTCAAGACGCAAGATGCTATCCTTCTCAAGCACCAGAACCGAACTTGAGTCTACATTTCCGACCTTTGAAAGCGACTTCTTGTCATATTGCGTGAAATCTAACATAACAGCCCTACTCCTCCTTAAATAAATTTATTAGCCATACTCTGTGTGTACATAAGATTTATAACAGGTATTCTCCGTTACTGCTTTACTTGCCATATTGCTTTGTCACAGACAACGAACCCTGCCTCGTCTCAAGCTTCATGCGCTCAATCTCTTTTGCATTCTCCGCATTCGACAACATCTGCGTCTCCATCGCTCTCTGCACATTCGCAGTTCCCTCTTTGACCGTCTGATAAACCCGTCTAAGCGTATCCATGTCAAACAATCCGTCCATAGAACGCATTGCTACCTCTGCTCCAGTCTTTGCGCTGTAATTCGCGTTCTGCTCAAGCTGTGTGTTAAGCGCTTCCCTAAACTGCCCGACCGAGTTCGCTACAATCGCCTGTCTCTTAAGCAAAATAGCCTGCGCCAAATTCTGCTTGAAAATCGGCAGACCCACTACAAACGCCGCGTTAATCTCTCGCACCAGATTCATGTTCGTAACTTGCATATTCTGGAGCATCGGCACGGTCATTCTTGCCACCATCTCCGCTTGCAATAAGTCGTACTGGCGCTTCTTAATCTCGTTTACAGCCATGTCAATTTGACCTAAACGGATACTCTTCATATCGGGAGACAGCGTTTCGTTATCTGCCTCCACCCGAGAACGATAAAGCGTAAGCTCGTCTACTGCCAAGTCGCAAGCTACTACATACTTCTCAAGCTCGCAAAAATAGTTCTGATTCGCTTTCCACATCTTCGTGAGCGTCACATTACTATCAATCGTCTGCTGTTCAAAGCCTCGAAGCAACTGACCGATACGGTCTACCTCTTTCCCCATATTGTCATACTTCTGGATTACTGCATCAAGATTCTCCATCATGCGCTTCCGAATCTTGTCAAAGAAGCTCTCTTTCTTAGGAATATCGTTAATCTTCTCGATTTCCTTAATGTCAAACCGATTCATAACCCTTGCAAGCTGCTTCATCATTTCAGCCGCCTCTGTGTCGGTCGGTACCTTCACATAGTTAAGAATCTCGTTAGACATCTTCTCGATTTCCTCTGCGGGCTTCTTTCCGAACTGGAGAATCGACATTCCTGTGCCGTTCGCATTGTTAAAATCAATCTTAATCTCATTCGTTAAGTTCTGCACCTCGGGCAGAGCCTTTAACTTCTCCTTATACGCCTCGGGAGCATCCAACATCTCCTTGCTCTCTGCAACTTCCTGCTTCGTAAGCTCTACGGGAACTAACTCGTTATACTGCATACTCTTCTCCTTCTCTCGCGTTAAATACTAAATAAACTTGCAAGCACACCTTTCTTTGCCGACTTCTTCCTGCCCTCTGGACTGGAAACCTTATCAAAGGTCACATCATACTTCATCTCCGCTAATCTCACACAGTTATATCGCCCCCTATCCACATATGTCGAAAGATTTGAAAGCCCCGCAGGGGCTAACACAAGTATGTCAAAGCCTATCTTGTGCAAAAAACCTAAGATATACGGAGTCTGCTGACTAAGCGAACTCTCGTTATCAAGAAACGCAACTACCTTCGGAATCCCAAAAGGAAAGTCAAATGTGTCTATCATATACATTAACTTCTTGTTTAACTGCAAGCACATCGCAACAAACTCGACTTTATCCCGCTTATCTACAATGGGACGCGAAAACAGAGTGCTATCTGAAAGCGTCTCGTTTATCTTGTCTAAGATAAAGTCCTCTGTGTCATCGTTATACGGCGCATACCGATAAAACGGCAACGCCTTTAGCATATCTCTGTCAAAACTTCCGTCTCCCTTCTGGCAAAACGAAATCTTTAGAACATCATCCTCTGAAATCGTTATATCCAGAAGCTCCTCGGGCTTACCATAAATTAAAAGCGTGTCTTTCCCGCCGACAAACTTCCCGACAAATGCGCAGTAGTCGTTATCATCGCTGTGAACTCCGTCTACCTCGTAGAAAAGTGTAGGTATCTTTACTTTCTTCCCGACTACCCCAAAACCCTGCCGAACTCTAGCCTCTGCGTCCCAGTTATTCTCTAAATCCTCGACCGTAGCGTTCAGAAACATACTCTCTGTCGTCCCGCCATGCTTAAACTGCCACTGTCTAAATAAACCCGAATCCGTAAAGACTGTTTTCTCTACTTCCTGCCTAAATCCGAGCGTCACGGAGTCTATCTGATGAATCGCCTGTCCCTTTGAAGCCCTATCGGAAAGCGAACCTATCTGATACCGCGTATTCCTTACCGAGAGCTCTGCACCCAGCAAATCTAAGCAATCTGGCTTCTCAAACGGGTTGATATACACGATGTCAAACCCCATACCCGCCAGTAGCATTAGGAAATATACCGCATACCTCTCTATACTTCCGTAATAGATACACTTATTCGGCGTGCTATACTCGTCTACTCTCTCAAGCGGCACGACAAGCGTATAAACCTCTAAGAGAAGCCTCGTTATGAAGTTTGCTTTGACAGACTCGTTCGGAAATGTCTCGTTCGACAGAATCTTATTGACTACCCCCTGCAACTTCTGGACAAACCTGTGATTATAGCTCGCATCCGCAAACATTACCACATCGCTGTCCTTAATTGCAGTTAAATCTACCGTAGCCAAACCCTGCTTTACCGTCCCGATAAAGTCTAAATCCACATTAAACGGAATCTCGTTATCAAACAACAGCGTATGACGGCTATCCTCTCCTGCCTTCTCCTTAAAAGTCGCTAAAACATCGTTATACTCTCTCGCACTGCTACAGTCTGAACCGATATAGCAAATCTTATACGGCTCTGTCTGACGCAGTAGCCCTAAACGCTCGGACGGCGTTTTCCAGAGCTGTTGCAGTAACGCTTTCAAACTTGGATTACTAATTGCCACTTTCCTCCCTCTCCTCTCTCCTAAATTTCCCAAACCGACTGCCTAGCGTGTACTAGTGTAATGGGCAACTCGTGCTATCCGCTCGCCGCCCTTAAACGCCCCGCCCCCGAAAAGACCTTCTCCGAAACCCCCTCTTTTTAAGAGGCTAAAATTCGGTGTCTGGTATGTCGATTTTACCTACGGGTTCACCCCGAAATTCAGTATCGGTATTTCGCTTGCTTTGAGAAGTTTATAAAATTGAATCCTGCCTCGGATACGACTAGGCTTGAAAATTTTATTTAATTACAGTTTATAAAAGCCCTTGTGTACGACAAATTTCTTTGTAGGTCTAGCTGACTATTATGACCTTTGTTTTTAGGCGTGTACTTGTGTTAATTGCTCTCTACCGCTATGCTACTGATAAATTACCATAGCCGCTTCACGCCTTTCCACCTCGCTTCTTTCGACTTCCGACTAGCGCCTTTAAGTAATCCCTAGTCTTGTAGCAGTTTACATATATCATCCGCTTATAATTCGATTCTCCAGCCATATCTTCCGCTACCTTCTTCGCATTCAAGTTCTCCATAAAGAAAGTGCTGTTCTCACTTAGCATACTTCCCCAGTGGTCTGACAAGGCTCTAATCGCATCTACCTCTATGTCTCCCTCTGCTCCGTTACTGTAGCCGACTATATTGCCGAACTTTCGCACACTGTCCTCCATTAGCACGATAGTCGGCAAACACTTGTTTCCTCTGACCGTTAATAGCGTATGCAAGACCTCTACCTCGTACTGAATGTTCGTATACTCTGCAAAATATGTAAACAATATCGGCGCATTCAAGATGTCCTCGTAAGTATCTAACTGCTTCGCTAATACCTCGTTTACCTTCGCCGCTATCCCCTCGGTGTCGTTCCTGTCATACCCCTTTATCGCCTCATTATATAACCCTGTCACCTCTTCCAGCACCGCATAATCGACCTCGTGCTTTAAGTCACTGAACTCCTTCTCCGATAAACTGATTCCGACCCCAGCAGAACGCTCCGCTAATATCTCTAAAAGCCGCCTCTCCGCTTTCTTACTGACCTCTGCCCAGATAAACCTAAACTTGTCACTCTCGTTATACCGAAAATAGTAGGTCGGCACATTTAACGCCTTTGCTTGCTTCACTCGCTTCTCTGAAAGAAAGCCTATCTCTGACAGCGACAGATACTTAGGAACTCTCACATCCCTACCCAAAAGATACTTTAGGCAAGTATACACGAAACTCTTTTTCCCAAACCCCGTGTCTGCCGCCAGTAAGTAACTGTGCCGCACCTTTGTCCCTGTCCTGCAAGCATTGATTATCGAACACACCGCTTTATCGTAGTTTTCAAACCCTACTACTCTATCCCCTCCGATAGACCCAGTGATACGGCGATAAACATACTCCGAATCGTACACAATGTTCTCATGCTCGCTCGGCACAAGACCCTTTAACACCGCTATCTCACTTACCGACTTCGGAACGCTGAATACGGGCTTCCTCTCCGCAAGCTCCCTAAGTCGCTCCCGCTCCTCAAAGAGCGCTCTACCACAGCTACACTCTACTACATATCCTAACTTGTTTATTGCCTTCCCTGTCCCGTGACACAGCTTGCAGTCGCTCTTATACTCGCTATACTTTCTCGGAATATCTACTATCGCTTCGCTTCTATCTTCCGTTTCGTCATCAAACAGGCTTACTTTACTACCTGTCTCCTTAACCTCTTCACTCTCGACCGCTATCTTGTATACCCCGACCTTATAAACGATTTCCCCGTCTCTATAGTCGCTTGTCTTAATCTCAAGCGGCTTAAACTTATATCGAAACGGAGACTCTACTTCCTCGCGCTCTGTTCGGTTAAAATTAGCTCCATCATAAACATATACTTCCTTTACCCGAGAGTTGTTAATATACCGAGCGTCAGACAGGTACACACGAGCCTCAAAACCCCTTACTGCTACAATATAAAACTTACCGTCTACCTCAAATACAACTCTCTTATCCCCCTCGGCAGTAGGCAAACCCGCGTTAGCTACCGACTCGCCTAACTCCTCTTCGGGAATAAACTCTATCTCCCCATCATTAAGCACTACATTTAGACTACTAGCTCCGATACGACAAAGAACAACCATTTTCCAGACCTCCATGCCACTAACCCCCGCAATTCTTTCCAACTCCTCATGCGATTCTAAATAAAAAAGAAGGGGTTACCCTTCTCTTTTATCACATTTCAAAAAGTTTGTAAAGTCTTTACTGCTTGCATTCCAAATTTTATCTAGCTCGAAATCCTTTGCAGGCTTTAAGAGTTGAACCCGCCGAGATGCGCCTTGCACCCGACAGAGCGTCTCCGTGCCATCACACTTCTTCCGCAAACAGAGGTTTTGGGCGAATACTCTCCCAGAATCCCGATAAGCTCTCTCTGTCTCCTGTGCCTCGCTTCGCCGCACATAAACGATTTTCCCCGTCTCTCGAAGATAAAGCGCTACCCCTGCCCAGTCTCTACTACTCCCTGTTAAGGACAAGATTAGATTTACTGCGACACCCGCCGCCTCCGTAAACTCTCTCCCGACAGGCTTAACCTCTACCTCTCGATACCGCTCCCGAAGCCTAAAGTTTACACAAACGACTATCCCCGTAGCCCGCAACCTCTCTATCCGCCACCTAAGATAACTACCGCCGCCTGTAAACTCATCCGCTAACTTATACCCGCCCTTAAAAGGACTCCCCGTAAAGACCTTTACTGTGAATTGCTTTCTCGAAGATTCTCCCTTGCAGTTTGTAATAATTAGTCGTAATTCCTCCGAAGAAGCTCGCATCCTACCCCTTACCTCTCTACCTTAAGCTCTGCCCCGCGTTTATAGTCTGTCTCTGGAAGCCCCTCTAAGATAGCCTCTATCTCCCCCGTAAACTCTGAAAACATCTCGCTATATACTGGCTTCTCTGTGAGCTTAACCGTGTCTAAATAGTAAAACGCCTTGCTCTCTATCCCTATCCCCATACCACCTATCGTATACTCTACGCTAGACTCTAAATATGGGATTTCTCCGTCTATGTATCTTCCGTTACTACAAAACTCCCAGTGACGATACCTATTCGTAATGTCCTTTATCGGATAAACGCCTACACACGGCAGATTAAAAACTTTTCCCGTTACCGTAGAGAGCGCTGTATATCCAAGCAGATACCCGTCCGATGACTCGATTTTACCCATTAACACGATATACGCCCCGAGGCGGCTTAATGCCACAAAATCCCTTACATTACAGTATATCCCGTTACCCACCCCGTAAGGCGCTTTCCCCTCATGTGGCAAATAGCTATCGCTAAAGTTTACCCACACTACTTCATGCGTCCGCTTAAACTCCTCTGTCGCTGACGCGAGGCGATAAACCCCATTCTCATCCTTTATCTCAAAATACTCTCTATTATCGCTAGAAGCTATCCGAGTCTCAAACTCCCGTATGAGCTTCCTCTCTATCTCCCCTGCCTCATGCTCAAATACCCCTACCTTCGCCGAGTAGTAAGACTCTCTATCAAGCGCCTTAAGCCCTGTCATCACGAACTCTGCCTGTCTCATAATAAACTCCTCCGTTTACATCTCTAACCTACGCATTAGTCCCTCTGTTATCATACGGGAGCTTCGCTCAAAACCAAGCACCCCATGCGCCTTCTTCGGTATAACCGCTACCCCGTAATGCTCCCTACTGTGCCAAAAGCATGCTAACTTCTTTATCTCGCCCTCTTTTGACTTATGAAACCGTAAATTCTGCACGAGACATAGCCCCCTAGCGTCATACGCTATCGCCACAGAAAGCAAATCTGCTACCCGTATAAACTCTATCGTCCCGCTCTCTAGGTTATACACTGTATAACCTACCTTAGCCCCCTGCTCTGTTACCCGCAAGTCATCCAAGGCTACCAATACCCCGCCACTCGCAAACCCGTTACCATAAGGCACTATCGTCCGCGTTTTTTCGTCTAACTCGAAATTTGCAAAAGTGAACGACTCCTTTGCTTTTACGATAGACGCGAGCATATTACTTAGCATGTTATAACTTTCACCCATTAAAATCCCATTGGTTGCTCGCAAGGTCTTGCTGTGTGACATGATTTCGTACTTTAAGTCGTCTACAACACTAGATTTGCGCACTATCGCAAGCCTATAAACCGTATCTACCCCTGCCGTCCGTATACCCGTGATTAAAAATATATAACGCATACTCTCCTCCCAAAATCCCCTAAATCAAAGGGGCGGTTTAACCGCCCCTCATAACGCCCCCTCATAAAACCTTACTCTTTTCCCCCGCGCTTCTTATGCTTCTTCCCGAAATTAAGCGTCTTTATCAGAACACCCGACTGCTCACTTCCAGAAATAAACTCACTCGCGCCGACCCAAAGGTTTGACTCCAATGCCTCTCTTATGTTCGACATCTCTCTAACACTAAGCTTCGGATTCATATACCTGTGATAGTCGATTCCCATAAGGCTTCCGAGACGAATCTGATACATCTGCGCGATGTTATACTCGCTCGCCATCACTCGCTTACCGTTTCTTGTCTCTACAAAGCAACTTAAATCGTCCTTTAATTTAAGCTCTGAATAGTAAAACTCAAGCACCTCTCTACTATACCGAGGGAATGCTAAATATCTGCTGTCAAGCCTTCCAAGCTTCTCTATCTCGTAAAGCATCTCCATCTGCTCGGGCGACAGCTCTGGCTTCGCAAACTTCTTATAGTTTACACCCTCGTTATGCGCCTTCCGTAATACCGCCATCTGCTCTGCCGTAAACTTACTCGCCGCGCTCTCTTTCTTAGCGTTACTGTCTATCTTCTCCTTAGACATCTCCGCTTTCTCTGCGTCTACCTTCGTATTCTGCCCTGTCTTTACAGACCTACTCGGAATACTTCCCTCGATAAACTGCTTTAGATACTCTTTCTTGTCCTTTGTAGCGCCGATATACATTGCGTTATGGGTTAACTTTAAGCCGCTCTCTTGATACTTCTTAACAGCAGGCATAAGCTTAACCAAGGATACATTTGCTACCTTACCCGAATCCGTTACATATATCGTATATCCTAGTAACGCCCCTGTCTCCTCTGACCTAACCTCGTTAAGCAAAACATTCGGCTTCGCTTTCTCCCTCTTAAACACCTCAAAGCTATATCCGACTGGCAAAACCTTCTTGTCCTTTAACTTGAAGTTCAGAAACTTCACTTGATGCGTGCTTCCGATGCTACGCGCATACTTTACAAGCGGCGTTAAATCACTCTCTTGGCATTCACCCTTCCACAAAGGCTTATAGTCACATCCTACCCCGTCATTCGCAAGCGCCGCAAACGCATAAACCGCACCCTGCTCGGTGTCTCGCTTATTGATTACAATGAATACTGCATCCATGTTTTCCCCCTCCTCACTTCTTCTGGCTCTTTGCAAGCGTAAGCGCGTCCTCTTGCTGACTCATATAGAGCGCAATATCGTCAAACGCCTTCTTAAACTTATCCCTCAATGTCCTGTCATTAAACACACCTGTCTGGTTAGTATCTACATCGTAGAATATTCCGATAGACGCAGAAACAGTATGTGTTAAGTCTGTTATCGTAACTGCTCGCCACTCGGAAGAAGGTAACTCAACGATAAACTTAATCAGATTCGTTAGATGACGCTTAACATCGTCACTAATCTTTATCTTCTCGTCAAACCTGTAAGAAAGGTTTGCATCGTAAGTTCCCTTTAAGTCGTCTATGATAATCTGATTGACATGCTTCTGTAATAGATAAAACTTTGCGTTATCCAGCCCTGCAAAGTTTACCTCTGCCGTTCCGTTTAACAGAGCCTCCGCAGATACTATCTGCGTATTATATCTATAATACATTGCGAATTCTGGTCCAACTTTCTCTCCCACAGAAGCCTTCGCAAACAGCGATACCGTCATTTCGTCAAGCGGTGCGCCACCGTTACAAGACTCTAAGTGATTTAGAAACTTGCTAAAGTTAGCCCAATCTCGCTGTGACGCATAAACCTCGACATCCGCACTCGGGTCAAAGGTGTTTAACTTACTCTTATCACTCTCGATAAACGCAAGAATGGTCGTGTTTATATCGTGCTGTAACGCCCAAGGCTTCCAGTCATCAAAGTCTGGGTCAAGAAGCATCTTTAAGCCGCATCGTCCGATAAACGGGGACTCGATACCTTGATAATCCGCGCCCGACTCGTCATCGTTACCGATAGCAATGCAAACCCAATGCTCTGGAAACTTGTAGGACGCGACCTGTCGCCTAGAGTCAAGCAACTGTAAGAGCGTAGTTCTCATCTCTGGCTTCGCCGCTGTTATCTCGTCTAGCGCCAGTATACCTACCTCTCCGTCTCTCTCCTCATTCGGCAATAAGCCGTTTGGCGACCACAGCGTTACCATCCCGCCCTTCTCCTGCTCAATCTCATGCGGAATACCCAGCACATCCACCAGTGTCATACTCGCTACTCGGAACTCGCAATACCCGATTCCAAGCTCCTTTGCAAGCGCTGACAGCGTTTCCGTCTTACCTACTCCCGGCTTTCCGAGTGCAAGTATAGGCGTATACAACTTCGCCTCAAGCTGTTTACGCACCATCTCCCTAAACTGTCTTAACTTCACAGTTATCATATTATAATTTGCCATAGCTTCTCTCCTCTTAATCAGTTCTTATAAACGGCAACCTTGCCGAAATCAATGTGCCTCTTGAAATCTACTAGGTTATCGTCATTTATTACCCAAATGATGTTCTTCTTGCAGTGCAGTCGATTCACCAGATGCATGTCTACCTTCCCGAAATAGCCATCCGTGAAGATTAGGATTAACTTCGGCTTATCTTTGCACTCCTTAGAGTTGAAATACTCAAAGATACAGTTTACATCCGTTCCACCCCCGCCTTTCGCTTCGTGCTTATAAAGGCTCGCTATATCCGAAAACTTTCCCGTAGCCGCTACCTCGGTGTCCCAATAAACTACCTCTGCGTCCGCTTTATACTTCTTTAGAAGCTGTGCTACCTGTCCGAGCGCGATACCTAAATCCTCTTTGCTTATACTTCCAGAAGTGTCTATACAAACCTTTAAGCCTTTGATGGTATCTGGGTCTGTATGCCGAGGTCCAGGCAATGTCATTCCTCTACTTAAGTATCTTCGCTCTGGAGACGAAAAAGTGTCGAAAGTCTGTGACGCTTCGATTAGGTATTTCTGCAAATACTTCTTCCAGTGTATGCGCGGTGCAAGCACCTTCTCTATATCCCTCGCTAAGTTGCTATGCCCCTGCCCAAACTGCTTATAATGCACCATAGCACGCCGCGCTACTTCGTCTAGTTTATCCTTTAGGCTCGAATTATCCAGTGACGCATCTCGCGCTGACTCCGCAATATCTCGCAAAGACGCAGGTAAACTTATCTTCTGCCCTCTAAAGTCTACCTCGGTGATTTCACCCTCTCCGTCTCCACCACTACCGCTTGTATTTCCATCAGAGCTTCCACCGCCGCCACTATTCTGGTCGCCCTTGGAAGTACCCCTGTGCATGTTATCTCCGTCTAGGCTATTATTTTTCCTCTTCTTTGCGGTCTTTATAAGCTCTTCATAGATACTTTCTGCTGTGTCTTTCGTTAAGTCTACCGCCGCGCTATACAAACCGCCGTCTGGGAACGCGATTCCGCACTTATCTTCTGATTGACCTTCCCCACTTAGCTTTGAAACGCCACCTGTAGGCGAAACCTTATACTCTTCGCAAATCTGCTTATTGATAATCAGGTCTGCCGCAATGTTAAAAACATCGTGATTCTTTCCTCTACCACGCAGAGCGTGCTGTAGAGCGATATGAGATAACTCATGTAGCAGGATAAACACTAACTCTGGCGTAGTAAGGCTGTTACAATACTTTACATTGAAAATAATATACTCTGGACACGCTCCCGCAGTCGGAACTATCTCGTCTTTATCGGTAAACTTATGCTCAATCGCTCGATACAGTGAGCCGTAATATCCGCAATACTCGCTAATCACGTTCGCGACCTTCATAAACTTTAAGTCTACCGTTACCTCACTCCCGTCATCGTAAACTGTCTTATACTTTTGCGCGAGCGTCATATCGCCGTCTACACCGATTATCTGCGAAGTGTAAAGATTGTCGGTTGTCCGAAAATCGCCCCCGCTCCGTATCGTATTCGGGCTGTCTATTACACGGAAAACACCGAGACTCCCAGATTCATCTTCACCGCGCTTCTCTTTCTCCGCTTTCCGAAGTTTCTCTGCCTCCTCGATTAACTTATCTCTCTCCTCTGACGTTCTATGTGAGGACTTCGCCTGTACCTTATCGCCGTTACCTTTAAGGCTTACTGCCACCTTTGGCGCGTTGGACGGCGTAGCCGTCACATAAACCTTATCGTTTACCAGATGCGCCCTATATTCCTCAAGAGTAGAACCCGTAAGCACGACTCGCTTACCCGACCACTCATAGCAGACGAAGTTATACTGACCCGTATCCTCAAACACTATCTTCGCCTGTTTATCACTACAATACCCCTCTTCGGTCGGCTTCTTCGTTAAGTCGATAACTGGCATACGCGCGGGATTCATCCCCGTCACCTTTACCTTACCGTCCTCCCCAAGCCTTAAATTATAAAAAGCATCCCCGCCCTTTAAGACCGTTAGAATACTCTGGATATTCGCATCTACTGCCCGTGCTACTCTGTCTTTCGTGTCTACGACTCGTAAGCCTAGATATTTACCGTCCTCGCCTCGACAAACGGCTACCGCTAAAAACCGCTTTTCCATTAGCGCTTCCTTACCTCCTTTTCCCTTAAGCTAAGCGCAGAAACATGACTAGGTTTAATTATAGGTATTCTATAACTTAAACTAAAAACGGGATATACAGAAAGTATATCCCGTAAAACCTGTAACCTCTATGCCTTACTGACCGAACCTAACCATATCTTCCCCGCATTTAACCGAATTGATTAGGCTATCTAGGATTTCTCCGTTCGCAGAAGCCTTGTCATCGTCCTTATATGCAAACTTATAAACCATAGCCTGCCCGTTGTACATCATAACGCCGACTCTAAAGATATAATCGTCTGTCTCGTCCTTACTCTTTGGCAAAAGCACCGTTACCTCTTCGTTTCCGACATCCTCTGCCGCCGCGCTCGTCTCGGGCAATGTAGCCTCAATAGTCTCACCACTCTCGTTTGTCTCTGTCTTTCCGCTCTCTAGCGTTGACTGATACTCCGACATACGCGCCGCTTCGCTCTCCTGCACTGCCTTATCCGCTTCTGCCTGCTCGGACTCAAGCTCCTCACTCGATAAAACCGCTTTCTTCTTTACCTTCTTCTCTTCGTCTGCGTCTACCGTACTCTTTACCTGTAACTTACTCCTTACCTCTGCACCTACATTCACATTCCCCGCAAACAGCGTCCTCTCCTGCAAACTATCCAGATTGTTCGCCTTTAAGAACGGCGTTATGAGCTGTTCACTGATAAACGAACTGTCTATCGTGTTGTAGACCTTGTACATCTCGATATTTCCGTAGATTCCGTTGCTGTTATACAGCTCCGTATATGCGGTTGTCGTGTTCAAAGACCAGTTATCCGTAGGCGCAAGAGACATATTCGGGGATAACTGCACCGTAGATGTGTTAGACAGCTTATCCGTGCTATCAAACTTTACATCACTGTCCAGATATATCTTACCGTTAAACGAGTTAAAGACCTTCGCCCCTGTGTCAAGTATCGAATACTGCGAAACCTCGGCATCGTCCGCATACTTCTTATCAAATGACGCTAATGCAAGCCTTAGACCCTTTATCGTGCTGTCTGCGTCCGTTAGCTTGCTCTCATTCTCCATATATAGCTGTCGATAGTCTTTCTTGTCTTTCTTACCGCCACAAGCCGCTAACGAAACTCCCGCAACCACTGCCGCTAAAAGCACTACTACCCTACTCCGCTTCATTTCTGTCTCCCTTCATTGACTCAATGAAATAATCTATCGCTGTCTCTGCGTCTACCGTAAGCTCTCTCGCTGACTTCGCTCGATTCTTTACCGTATCCGTGAAAAACCTGTACTCATCCGTACCCACATACAAAAGCAAGATAAAAGTCTTAACCCTGTCGTCTACATTTCTGTCTATCCTGCCCCGTATTTGCTCCATAGACGAGACTGTTGTACTCATACTGTAGAAAATACAGACATCCCCGCCATGCAAATTTAGTGACTTCTTAATATTCGTGATTATTGTGTCATAAACCCCGCTATTAAAGTCGCTTATAATCTTTGCCCGCTTCGCATCCTTATCCTTACTGCTATCCTCTCCGTTTAGGATTACACATCTCCTGCCCCGAGCGTCTAACTCTTTCTTTAAGGCTTTCTGCGCCGCAATGTGAAAGCAATAAATCATAACACTGCTGTCTGCAAAGTCGTTCTCTAATAAACTACATACTCGCGCTATCTTTGGTACCGTGCTTGCACTCTCTTTTATCTTAAGCTCCTCGATACAAGAAGGACTATTCAAAACCTCGTTATACCGATACCCCGCCTTTATCGCGTTTAACTGCGCCGCTGTAGGCTCTACCTCGTAAACCTTATAGATATTCGGTCTGTCTAACCCTACATCTTTCTTGCACCGCCCGAAATACACAAGTTGCAGTAGCCGCCTAAAAGCATCTTGATTCTTATATGAACTTATACTCCGCGCAGTTTTTTGAATCCCGCCCCACTTTCCGTCATCTCTAATTCCCTTAGACCAATAAAGCTTTGAACTGTGATTACAGAAATCCTGCTCTATCCTCCACCGCTTCGGCAGTAAGTTCTCGTCCATCATGTCTATCTGATAGTAAATATCCATGATATTCTTGTCAAACGCCGTAGCGTTCATAAAATGCACCCTGTCCGCATACGCGCACAGGTTCTTCGTGTACTGATATGTCTTTGTCTTATCGTTCTTTATCACAGAACTCTCGTCCAAAATAAACACATCATACATTCCATTCGTCATATCGTCTTTTGCATACTTCGCAAGCCACCGATACAAACTATCTGACTTCAACGAACTGTGCTTTATGATTATCCCCTGCACATCGTTCCAGTCTATCGTGTCTATCTCTTTCTGCATATGCTTGGACTCGCCAGACAGCGCCACTATCCGCATACCCGTAAACCGCGTTAATTCATACTGCGTCTGACTTATTGCAGAGTTCTCGACCGCCATTAAAAACCGCCTCATCTGCCCTTTCCCACGCAAGTAGTTTAGCACCGCCGCTATCTCTATCGTCTTTCCAAGACCTACGCCGTCCGCTATCATACTCCGAGGCGACATATACATAAACGCCGCGCCTACCGTCTGATACGACCTCAATGTTCCTAAATACTGCCGATAGTCGATTCCCTCTTCCCGCACTATCTTCCGTATGCTCTTCTCTTCCCGTATCGAACGCTCCACAAGCTCTAACGGGAAATCAAACACCATATGCTTCATCCCCGCTATCTCTTTACTCTCCCGAACCCTTAAGATACCCGAGGCGTGCGCGTCCGTTATCGTCCCGCGATACATTCCGTCTCGTATTATCGGACTTCTGACTGACATCGCTTTACACCTCCCATAGCTAATCCTACAAGCCCCATTTAAGCTATATTATACCGTAAATAAATACAAGTTGCAATCTTTTTACTGCTAAGATTGCAACTTGTACCGCGCATTTACTTAGTTTGTCTCACTCTCCGCTTCGCTTCCAGATAAACTGCTCTCCACAGTCGTTACTTCTCTGGCATCCCGCTTTAAGCCCTCACTCGTCTCGCTATCCGCTCCCGTTACCGAAGTCTCGACTCTACTCTTTCCCTCGGTCGTAGCCTTCTTACTCTCTGCCTCGGTCGCGTCTTTGCCACGCTTCTTATCTGATTTCTCGGTAGCAGACTCGCTCTTACTGCTATTATCCTCTTCTACCGCTTTATCCGTAGCAATTATCTCGACCTTGTTATCTACATTACTGAAAAGACTTACCTTCTCCTCGTACTCGTTGCTCTCTACCTCTTTCTCCTCGATAGGAACAATATCGTCAATCACCCACCGATTACCGTAATGGCTCACAAGATAGTAGTTCTTTACATATATACCCTTCTTAATCTTGCTAAAGTCGTAAAACTCCTCGGTCGTAAGCTCAACTTGGTCGCTGTAACCGTCTATCCAGCTCACTACCTTGCCCTTTAGCACGCACTCCGAAGAATTCATATGCGACTGCGCACGATTCACTATCTGCGACTCTAAATACTCTTTCCTAGCCGACTTTAACAGCTCCTTGTTGCTGTCAAACTGGTCGTCTAAGCCATACATCGGGATTCCGTTGTCTACCACGACATTTCCGTTCTTATCGTACTGCGTGTAGTAGCCGACATTGTTTGTCGCGTTATAAACTCTGTTTAGAAGCTGATTGATTGCTGGCTTTACGCTCTCGTCTACCGCTCCCGCAAGGTTTAGAGAAGTTAAACGCCTCGTGATTGCGTCATCTGCCTCTGGCTCTGGGATTCTTAGTAGCTCTCTACTTACCCACACGATGTCGTTTAACACGAAATCCGTTCCGTTCTGCCGTATCACCGCGTAATACTTGTCCTTATACTTCGCCGTATTTCCAAAGCCCTTCGCGCTCTCCTCTGTCGTCCGCTCAAGCTCTACCAAATACTGCTTTCCCTTACGCGCTAGCGTCTTTACCCTATGCGTTGAAAAAGTCAAAATATTGCTCGAAGTCCTAAGCTCCGCTAAACGGATACCGAGGTCTGACGGCTCAATGTTTGACTTATTCATTAAGCCTGCTATATCCTCATTACAAAACGCTCTATCTATGCGCTCTATCGTCTGGTCTAACTGCGTGTTAATATCATCCGACAGCGTAACTCCGCTATCCTTCATTTCGATGTTCGTTTCGTAGTTGTTAATATAGCAATACTTGTAGTCAAACTTGTCTCTATCGTCTGCATTCTGCTTAAACACGAAAGTTAAACTAATCTTCCCCGTGTCGTAAGCCTCTCTCGCATACCCGAAATCCCTTAAACCGTAACTTCCCTCGTTAAAGATTCCGTACCCAGAAAGCTCCCCGTTCGTCTCCACAGGGTTATAAACCATTCCGACTGGCGGGACGACAGGTATTCCTGTAGTCGAAGAGCCTATCACGCTATTGATATACTTATTGTCATACTCGACCTGTCTTATCGTATTTGCAAACAGATTATTATAGCCCGCTGTCTCTGTGCCACCGCTATAGCTGTAACCCGAGTTATCATCCGAGCTATCGTCCGATAAACCTACGCCGTTACCGCTATTATCCGTTGCCGCGCTCTCACCCTCTGTACTACCCGTTGTCGCCTCGCTACCGCCGCCTATATCCGTACTGACTATTGCATTACCCTCTGCATCCGTTGTAGGCGTATCCTGCGCTACTACCGTCTGCGTCTGCGGCGCGTATGTTAAGTTCGCATCCGCAAATATCGTATACGGTGTTAATCTCGCCGCGCTTCTAGCCGCGTTTACCTTCGACATACCATAAGCGCCGTCCACAAACTCCTTATTTAGCACAGGATTTCCGTTTGCATCCGAAATGATAAACCCGTCTATACCGAGATAATTCGCCGCGTCCTTGAAAGTACCCTGCCCGTTTAACTTCGTGCCGAAATTAACCGTTACAAAGTAGTAGCCGTTATTCTCTGCCTCTGTATAAGTGTAATTACCGCCGTCTGGCTTCGTTAAAACCAAATCATCCAGCAGTAACTTCACATAGTCATGCACAGCAACGGACATATCGTCCTCATAGCCCGCATTTAACTGATTTGTCTCGATAATCTGCTGTGTCTTTGTCCACAGCTTCTCCGTAATACTGGACGGGACTTCATTCCACTGGATTTTTGTCTTACTAACACCCTTCTCCGCGATTGACTTATAGCTTAAAGACTTTGCATAGTCATCTATCACTTCCTGCCTTGTCAGCATCTTCGCATACGGAATCTTTGAGTAGTCATACTTTTTACCACAACCCGTAAACACGAATGTCACTGATAAACCAACACCAAGCACGCCAGCCAGTCTCCTGTACTTACGCTTCTGCATTACTTTCCCTCTCTTTTCAGTTATTTCCACAAGTTAGCGTAGAATCGCCAAGCCTAACTAAATGACCCCGTATGATGAGCTTCGCAATTAGCCCAGCCCCAAACTCCTCCGCCATTAACTCGTAAGGAATCCCGTGCTTCTTAACACCGTATCGGAGCATAAACGCAGTCACCTCTTTCATAAGGCTTTCGTCTGAAAGACCTTCGTATCGCTTAGAACGATTATCCTGTGATAAGGCAACGGGTTCTTCGATAGGTTTTGAAACCTTTTTACTGGTATCTTTTACCTTGACCGTTTTACCGTTTATAACCCGTGTCGTATAGCTTGCAGGGGCTACGCTGTTACTTTTACCACTATGACCCCCTGTAGACTTTAGCTGTTGCTCTCTCTCCCTTAGAGCCAGTTCCCGCTCCTTTAACGCTATCTCTCGCTCCTTTAGGGCAAGCTCCCTCTCCCGTAGCGCTCTATCGGACTCTGAAAGGACAGGCTCTCTTTCCGTATAACTTTCCCTCTGTGAGCCACCAGAACGCCCAGAAACAGGGCTTACCCTATCTAGGCTATCCTCTATGCCTCGATAGCCTTCCGTGCCGTTAAACGGCGCTCTCGTGCGTCCTAGCCTATCTTCCGCTCGACTAGCCCTGTCCTCGGCTTCTCTAGCCCGCCTCGCTATCTCCGCTTTCTCTGCTCGCCTAGCTTGCTCTTCTTCCTCGGCTTGTACCCTTGCCTGTTCTTCTCTCCGCGCTCTCTCTTCCCTCTCCTGCCTCTCTCGCTCCTCTTTCTCGGCTCTCTCTGTCGCTTCACGCTCTAAGGCAAGCTCACGCTCTTTCTCCGCTAAATACGCGGCAATAAACGCATCTCTATCGTCAGAACTGCTTACTGGTTTACTCGGTGCGGGCGAGGGTTCGTATGAATCCTCGTCCCCATCTTCCTCGTCATCATCTTCATCTTCGTCCTCATCATCGTCCCCGTCATAATCCTCGTCATCTTCATCATCGTCCTCATCCTCCTCGTCTAATTCATCTTCATCCTCATCCTCCTCGTCATCGTCCCCGTCATAATCTTCGTCCTCATCGTCATCTTCTTCATCTTCATCCCCGTCATAATCTTCGTCCTCTTCTTCATCCTCTTCCTCTTCTTCTTCGTCCTCGTACTCCGCTTCCCGCGCCTTTCGCCGCAACGATTCCCGCTCCCGCAACGATAAACGCCTATCCTCTCGGCTTCCATGCCCAAATCTGCTTAACCGACCGCCAATTCTAATCTCATCATCTCTTCTCATCATTTCTATACCCTCTCTACTTTTCTCATAAGTGGCTTAAATCCTGCAATACCCTGTTCACATCGTACTGCACCGAGGTCGAAGTTCCGCTATCTACCCGCAAAGCCTCCTGTATGTCGCCCTCGTCTCTGTTATACCCGATTCCTATTGTTGACATATCGGGAACTTCTACCCGCATCTTGTAAAACGCTTTGCTTATCTCCTTGATTAGCTTCGTATTCTCGTTGTCATCCGTAGCTATCGCAATGCCTTTCACATACAAAGTCTTATCCGACAACTTTAACGCTGTATCACCCGCCGACACAAGCCTCCTACTCCACTTCTTGATGTCAAGCGTCTCTTTTACTACCTCATCGTCTGCCTTTACCGCCGCGACATAGCTTAAATTTGACCGTATCGTTTTATCTACCACGCCCTGCGCTCTATGCGGCACGAAGATTAAACGAATACCTTGAGACGGAAGCCGTGTTAATATCTGCTTAACCAAGCCGTTAAACTCGCCAATCCTGTCGGAATAGTAGTCTACCACTGTCATAAACTCGTCTATCACGATATAAAGAATCGGTATCTTGATTCCCTTTGCCCTCAAATCCCATATCGTGTCACACTGATTGTCCTGCAATATCCTCGCACGCCTCGGAGACTCCTTGTTTACTATGTCATCCAATATCTCCATCGCTCTCTTGTGATTATGCAACCCACAACAATGCGGCATATACGATAAACACTTGAAAAGATATGAGTCCTTCGGGTCGATATACAAAAACTGCACATCCTCTGGCAAATTAAAGACTTGCAACTGCATAACTAAGCTGTTTACCGTCCACGACTTACCAGAACGCGGCTTACCAGCTATCAGAAACGACTCGTAAATCTTGCCATCCGACTTTACAGGCACTCCATACTCGTCTATACCCGAAATGATAGGCAACTTATGCCCCTCGTCTACGAAGTAGTTATAGATGTCGCTCTCCTCTAAACAGTCTCCAAGCGTTACAACCCCCGCCTTTGCTGACCTAGATACCGTTATGTCATACATATCCGCGTTCTTCGTTACCGAAGTCGTTATCTCTGCTATGTCTCGCTTCTCTGCTGTATCAAAATTTACAAAATATGCCCGTATCTCGTCCGACAACGAACTCTCTGTCACCCTAACCTTCGGAACGCGCTTTACCGAAAACTTGTAGCAATACAAAGTCTCCTCAAAAGACCCTAGATAAACACTGCTCGCTATCTCTGCTATGTCCCTGCCCGCCGCTGACGCATACGCCGATACGATAGCTGTCTCCGCTTCCCGAAACTTTGCATCGTCCGAACCGTATGTCCTTACCTTCGTAAAATCTGGATTATTCGGCTTAAAGAACGGCTTGAATGTCTTTACTAGGAACTCCCGAGTTATCATCGGCACATTCTCTGGTACACTCTCTAAGCTCCCTGCACTCTCTTTACTGTCCCCACTACGCATGAGCCTGTCAAATAAACTGCCCTCGGACTCCGCATGAGCGCTTGCTACCGTATCCTCTCTGTCGTCCCTGAAGCTAAACTCGCTGTCCGAGTCCTCTTCCTCATCGTCATCCCCAAAGTCAAGACCGCCAAACAACTCATCTGCCTCTTCCTCGGCACTTCCCGCGCTACTTGCTTCCCCTACATTACTGTCTATATCTGGCAGATTCGCGGCATCCTCTTCAAATGTCGGCAAGTCCTTACCGCCCATTAGCTTTATCGCCGCTCCGCTTAACCCGAGAAACGAAGTCCCTGTTAGCAATATCCCGCTCGTTAGCATCTTAAACGGCATACCCATAAATCTTAGAAGCCCTAACCCGCTTACTACGCCGCCTATCGTAGCAACCAGCGAAAATACGATAAACACCCCGCCCGTCTTTAAGAGATTTAGGCTGTAACTCCCTATATCGTCTGCATTCCTGCTCCCGATACTTCCGACCAAAACCTTTATGACCTCAAAAGTCCCTACCGCACCGTCCATCGTTGCGTCTAAGACTTTATCGAACCTGTCCCCCTCGACTTTCCCCGCTGGCTGTCCGTTATTAAACCCGCCATACTGCGGGACTCCCGCGTTTCCTGCGTTTCCGTTTGGGTCTGTAAAAATACCGCCAGAGCTATCAAGCCCCGTTAAATCGTCAAGCCCAAAGCTACTGTTCCCGTCTCCCGACCCGTTTCCGCTATCTCCCCCTAAATCACCGAAATCTCCGAACAAATCATCTAAACTCTCGCTATCCGAAAACCCGTCTGCCATACCGCCTTGATTCCTAGCCTCTAATATGTCCTGCTCCGCTCCCAAGCTCCCTCACCCCCTTACACAAACAACATCACGAGCATTATCACGCTACAAAGAAAAATAAACGGATATGCCCGACTCATGACCTCTTTATCAAAATCGTTTCGGAAGGTCGCTATGTAAATGACGGGCAACGCTATCAAATACAACAGTATATACATACTACCCTCCTCTTATCGCTTAAACCCTGTATTTCCCTCTATATCTACGCCTGTCCTAAATAACTTACTGTTTAACAGCTCATCTGGCAACATCGCCTTTACTATCGCCTTCTCTCCGCTATCCATTATCACGCAAAATGAGTGACGATATAAACTGTATGTGTTATCTCCCTTAGTCCTCTTCTTTGACGAGGCTTTATATATCTTCTCAAGCGGCGCTTTCATCTCTGGAATGTTATACATGTCGCAAAACTTCTCTCTAACACTCCTAGACTTGATAGAACCGATAATATACCCTGTTAGATTCTGCAATAACTTCGCGTTTATCTTATTACTCTCGTCTATCATGTTACTTAGGTCGTTCGTGATGATAAAGTTTATCTCTCCACGCTTTCTACCGCCAGTCATACAATTTCCGATTAGAGAAGAACTTCCCGCTATCTCGCCCCAACGCTGATACTCCTCCCAAACCTTCACATTAAAGCACTTCCTAACATACTTGCAGTAGTTTGAAATCTGTGTTGAGATATTCGCTACGCAAAGTTGCTTCAAAGCAAGTTGCGTCTTATCCTGCTTCTCCGCATCCGCACCCTTCTGTCCAAAGCTAAATACGATTAAACGACAGTTTCTAAGACTATCTATGTCTATCGGATTCGCAAAAGTTCCTGCTCTTATCTCGCCCTCTTCAAAATACTGCCTGCAAGACTCCAGTATATCCTTCGCCTCGTTATGCTTTGCGTCATCACTGTTCGTATCTCGATATTCCTCCGACAAAACCATGTCCTTTATCTCTTCATACACCATCGAAATACGAAGTCCCTTTGACCGCTTCCAAGTGTCTTTATCGTTCGTTACGCCCGCGTCCTCATAAACACGCTTTACCGCCTCACTCACTATCGAAGTCTTTAGCGTACCTAGCTCTCCGTCCGTTCCCGCAATGATAGTTCGGAATGTCGCCATGATATACTCAACCGCATCGTCCTTTAGGTCGTTGTCTATCCTGTCATCCCCCGTTAAATCGCCTATCTGCATCGGGTCGAAATACGCCGTACTTCCGCTTCCCATCGAAATTTGAATCGCATCCTTCGGATTCCCCGCATAAACCAACGACTCTAGGTTGCTATACTCGTCTCCCTCGTAGTCCAGAACCGTTACGACATACTTTGTCATCATCCAAGTCAGCAACACTTTTAGAAACATCGACTTTCCGCTACCACTTGTACCGCAAATCAAAATATTCTCTGCATCAGACGAGTTCTCCTTGAACTCCTTTAAGACAGGTGCCATAGAACTTGTGTCGATTCCGAGCGGTATACCAGACTTTCCGATTCTACCCTGCTTATAGCTGTTAAAGTTGGCTAGAATATCGTCCGTCAATATCTTCTTCGTGATGCGCTTATAAACCTCTTTTATTCTTTGCAAACTGAATATACCTAACTGCTGTAGCCAGTCTATCATGTTTACTCGAATCTCTAAAATTCCTATCTCGTTCCGAGCGCACATATCTTTTAACAACCGCACCGAGTCCCCCATGTTTGCTATAGACTCATCGTCCCTAAGACCCGCTACCTCGACCATTAAACTTACCTTTAGTAGCTCTCGCTTGTTATCCAACTCCGAAACATTTAAGTATGAGGTCGATTCTACGATTCTGTGCTTGGCTAACTCCTCATCGCGCCTGTTACGATAGTCAAAGACATCTCCGCCCTTTCCCTCCTGCGCATACCTACGCCATGTCCGCATCCTGTTCTTCATCTCTGGCGAATCCCAGTTTATCTTGTGCGGCTCTCCGTAGATATAATAGTTAATCCGAACGCCCTTCTTTAAGCACGCCATCCGTATCTTATCCAGAACATTCGGCGATAACCAGTCGGGAAGTGAGTTTATCATGAAATACTTTATAATATACTTCTCCGAAGTAATATTACTAAACCCTATGTCTATATGCGTCTTATCTAAGTCCGTATCTGGCTCTACGATTGAATTTCCCGAATACAAATTCGCGATTATCATATCGTACATGTCGAGCTTCGTTCCCTTACGGCTCTTCTTTGCCCCAGATAAACTCTTCTTGCTCGCTACCTTTGCGGGCGGCGTAGCCGCTACTTTCTTATCTACGCCACTCTCTAAGCCCTTACGCGGCTTCTTCTTCCCAAATAGCATTTACGCCACCTCGCTATCCCTTATCCTCGCTATCCCTTGTCTTACTTGCTGTAAACTCCTTAACCCCGCTGTTTCATGAAGTTTACATTGATTCTGTCTAATATCTCGTTGAAAATAATTCCCTTATCCCCGCAGGCATTTGTTAAACGGCAGTAGTTACTCATGACCGCCGCCTTTCCTTGGCTGATTAGCCTACGCTCTATGTCGCCTAACCCGATAATCCTGTCGGAAATATACGGATGACCGATAATATACTCGTCTGGAGCGTCTGGTATCGTTGCCTTTAAGCCCTTATAGTCGTTGCTACTGGAAACCACATAATACTTAAAGACCTGTATGCCAGTTATCAAGTCCTCTTTCTGCCGTAAACGGTCGTAAACGATAACTACATCGAAATTACGACTCCGTAGCATGTCGCTTAGGATAAACGACACTGGCTCTGTAACTACCATAGCGTCATTCTTTCCCGCTGTGATAAATATATCCTTGCTCTCCCGATATATCCGACCGTCTACAAATGTCAACGGCTTGTAAACATCGAAATTCGCGTTGTCGTCATAGATTAACAGCTTCACAGAAAGCTTATGTATCTTCTGCAACACGCTCATCAGCGCAATTACAAAGGAATTGATATATCTAAGCTTCCCTATCTCCTTGAAATACAGCACAGCGTTCGTAGTCGTCTGTATATCTCGCATACTTAGCGTGCTATACTTTAGAACTCCGCTACCCTCGCTCGTATACGCCTTCTCGAAGTTCTCTTTATACTTCGCTATCTCATCTTCCTGCTCCGCTACCTTAGTCTGCAAACGACTTAAGCTAAACTCCTTCGCGTCCCTCTCCTGCTTCGCGCTCTCAAGCTCTCTCTCCCTGTCCTTTAACTCCGCTCCAAGCCTCTCTACCGTCTCCTTGAAGCCAATAGTCGAAGAATCTGCGAGGTTCTTTAGATAATCTACAACATTTATCGTACTCTCAAGCACCGTTATGTTGCTCATTATCTCACTTGTTAGTTCCTCAAGCTTATTACCCTGTGCTAAATCCGATAGCTTTGATAACACCTCGTTTAGCTTGTCATATGTCGCTATATCACTGCTGATAAATGTCTCTACCTCTTCGTATGTCGGGCATCTCTCCGATACCTCCCGAAGATATTCCGAGGTTAATAAACTCTCCTTCTCGATTCTGTAAATGTCGTACTGCCGATACGACACCAGTAGCATCGCTATCTGCGTCCCTATCTTACTCCTATCCTCCGAAAGGAACAGGATTACCCTGTTCCCCTTTAGGATTAGCGTCTTTACGGACGCATAGTAGTCATAGAGCCTATTATTCGACTCCTCGTTTAGAAGCACATAAACCGTGCTTCCTGTCTCCCCTGTAAGACGCTCCGAAGCTATATCCAGCTCGTCTGCACCCTCTACACTGAAATTTACCGTATACTGCGCCGCCATCGCAAACCTCACTTTAATATTTTTAATAATATCTCTGCAAAAAGACCTGTGTACTCTTTACCGTCAGAGATTAACCTGTCCGTAAACATCATCTTGTCGTTACTTGCGTCATACGGAATCGCTCCGACTATATTCATCTCGCTAAACCCTGCCGTATAGGTCGTTAGATTCTGCACAATTCCGTCAAGCTCTGTCAATATCTCGTAGTAGCTCTTAAACTGCCGTCCGAGTAAAAACCTGTTGTCGGTCGCCTTGTTAAACACGAGCTTTGAGTTGCTAAAGAAGTTCTCTCTTAACTGACTGTCCTCGATGTTGCACATCAAAAGCATAAACTCTAGCATCGCCTTTGTCGTAGAAGTGGTATTTAGGACAATTATATCCGACCCGTCCTCAAACTCCTTAAACTCGCCTACAATGTCGCTAAACTGTGCGTCTATAAAGACCAGATTGTATGTGCTTTTCGCAGAATACAGAAAACTCTTTACATTGTCGATATTCCGAACGATGTCTTTTGGCTTCTCGAAATCTACACCTAAACCCGTGCCGAGCAAGTTATATCCCTGCCTTACCGTAGCCGCGTAGTTTAAGATGTCTGCCTTTTTATTATTTAAGCAGAGCCTTAAGTCATTCGTATCCGCGCCCGCACTGTGCAGATTCCGATACGCCTCCCCAGTCATATACGCCTGCGTCCGTCCGTTATACGCTAAATCCACCACCAGCGCTGTCCCGCCGAGCTTACTCACGATATTCGCCATATTCGCGACAAGTGTTGATGTGCCGCTATCCTTTGTCCCCGTAAACAGCACAACCTTACCGCGATACTTATACGACTCGATTAAACGCTTTAGCTCCTCTATAGTCGCCGCACTGTTCCTCTCTCCCCTCTTTGGCTTCGGAGTCGGACGAGGCTTATCGACCTTCGGAGCGGCTACCGACCCCTTCCCCTTACCACCGAAAATCCCTCCCAAAAGACCCTTCTTTTGAGAAGCTGTAACCGAAGAGTTTACACTGACTTCTCCCGAATGGGGGGTCGGGGAAAGCCCCGAATTTTGAGGGTCTGGTATAGCCGTTTTTGGTGTCTGGTCTATACCAAAATTTTCCGAAGTATCAAATAATTCTGCGCCCGCGCTAAACTGACCGTCCGAATTTTCATTTTTCTCTGAAGTATATAACTCGTCTTGGTTCGGCTCATTTTGGCTACTTTCCGCGTCAAATTCCGAGGCGGTATCAGTGTCAAACAAACCCGAAAAATCTTGAATTCCGTCCGCGTTTCCGAGCGGGTTCGGAGCGTCCTTTTCCTCGATACTCTCTCCATTTTCCTCGGACTTCTCGTCATCTTCCGATAAACTTGGAACTTCCCCCTCTTTCTCCTCTGGCTCGTCCGTACCAATGCCAAAGTCGAACTTCTCATCGTCATCAAACGATATATCGTCTGCATCTTCCCCAAACAGACCATCTAAATCGCTGAAATCTGCCTTGCTCTCTTCATTACCCTTCTCTTCATCCTCAAACGAAAGCTCCTCTTCGTTATCTCCCTCTAAATCCTCGTCTACCTTACTGCTTACCGCCCCCTGCGTAAAGACAGACTTCTTTAGATTCTGATTCGTCTTGAAGTCCTGTAGCCGAACCAGAGTTAAGTCCCTAAGATACGACATATTTAGACTGTCTATCCGACTTCTAAGCACCACCCGCACGCGCTCCGAACTCATAAACAACTGCGTAAGCACTGCATCCGCTAACTCTTCGCTGTTTAGGATAAATACTGCCTCTTTGTCGTCAAATATCCCCGACATCTCCTCCGCAAACTTCTCGACTACCACAAGCATATCGTCAATTTCTGTAAGGTTCCCGTCCTCTGTGATGGCTTCCTCTGTGATAATCGCTCTATCAAAAGTGCTTCCCCTCGCAATATACTCGTCCACATCAGACAACAGCGGAACTCCGCTTACCTTTACCGAACCATCACGAAACATCGCCGTAAGAGAGCTTGTTAAACTCTCGTACTTATACCCCGCGCAAATTAAAATATTCATGCTTTCCTCCTTAGAAATCTATCTCCTTGTCCCAGTCTACATCCTCGTTAAATACGGGACTCGCGACATACTCCTTATTTTCCTCTGTTTTATCGCTCTGTACTGGCTTTCCAGAGTCTCTTACCTCTCCCTTTTCGTTAGACACAGGCTTAGTCGTGTCTTTAACCTCTGGCTTATCCTTGGATACTGGCTTACCAGTTTCTTTGTCCGCTTTCGCCCTCTCTGATAAACTCCTGTCCTCTCTCTTCCCACTGTCCATAGTCCATGCCGCGTTCGCTCGAATCTTCTCCGCGACCGCTATCTTTACCTCTTCATCAATACTTACCTTCCTCTCCTTTTCTTCTCGCACTTTTTCCTCACTCTCTGCTGGCTTTTCTAAAACCTCGCGCTCTTCCTCGCCTGTACCGCTCTCTTGCTCCTCTTCCTCTTCTCCTAAGTCTATATCAAGACCGTGCAAGCCCCAACTTCCGCGCTCCGCTGTCGTTGATACAAACCTGTTGTCTCCCAGAGCCTTTAAGACCGATATATCCGATATATCTACCTCTCCGTCCTCTACCCGCTTTAATAAACGGTTGATAATGTCTGTATCCCGCTTCGTAAGCTCTACCGTCCTGCCATTCGTTAGCTTTAACGCCTTTAGCGTTATCGCTTTCTTCTTAGCACCTACCTCGTTAAAGGTATTTATAGACGCTTCGCTTAGGTTAAAGTAGCCGATTCCGAATATCTCTTTGTGAAGGTCGATTATCTCTCGCTGACCTAATATCTCGAACCCGCTATACGCTCCGTCCAGTAAAATCGAAGCACAAGCCTGTATGTCACTGATTAAATTGTCCACCCGCTCAAGCTTTGTCGTATAAACTAGGATATAGTCTGTCTCATACAAAGTCTCCCGTGACCTGTTCTTGATGTAGCCTAACTCTAACTGCAAGACCTTCTTTAGATTCGCGTTCGGCTCGTTTAATATCAGCGTGTCTAACGCGGGTATTCGTGAATCGTTGTCAGCCCGTTCCATCATGTTTAACTGCACGAATGCTAGCTTCCTTAATGCTAACTCTTTATAGAAATCAGATAATGCGTCAAAATGACTCTCCCTAAACTCCGAGTTCTTTCCGATTATCGAATCTCTCTCAAGTTTTAAGATAGCACCGTACTTTCCGTCAGAATACCGAAGAATACCGCCTCTAACCGTATCTCTTATCGCCGCTATACGCCAAAACACCGCAGTAGTCGGATTCTGATTCGCTAACATCTTCTTATACATCTTGAAATAGTAGCGCTCCTCGAATATCACATACCTAACCACGAATGATGCGATAAACAGATAAAGCAATACCGTTAGCACCTTACCCAGCACGCTAAGTCTGTTATCTGGACTCACTAGTGTCGCAATCAATATCACAAGCACTAATACAAGCAATCCCGCTGTGATTAACTTCGGCGTGCTAAAGAAATTCTCGTCATATCCCCCGCCCTCGACATTCATCGGGATAAACATGCGCCCCTGCTCGTTCATCCTAAGTCGCTTGCTGTTCATAAGCACCCTCCCCTACTCATATACACCTACTTAAGCCAATAGCCAAGCAACTCGCTTGGCTAGGCTTGTTACTATTTAGCTAAAATCTAACTGGTGACGCGCAAAATACAAAAATTTTATCGTAGGTATATACGGGAAGCTTCCTTCCCGTATTCCCTACTCCCCTCACTCGTCCTCTTTCTCTTTGTCCTCTTTCTGCTTGTCCTCTCCGTCCTCTATCATGTCGTCTATCTCGGACGCACTGGACGACCCCGAAGAACCCTCGTTTTCGTAATAACTATATCCGCTCTGCTCTCTATCGTCATCCACTGCGCTACTGTTATCGCTCTCGTCATCGTCTGCCGTAACTACCGTAGGCTCACTACTACCCGCGCTTGCACCGCCCTCGACTCTGATAGGACTATCTGTGCCGCTTCCGCTCTCTGTCGAACTCGAACTCGCCGCGTTTCCACCGAGGTCAATTCCTGTTACCTTGCTTAGAATCCCTCTCGTCTTACCCGCTATCGAGTTAAGCGTAAACATAGTTGCCTCAAAGCCCATGTCATACCGATGTGTTACCGCAAAGATAATAATAAACTTCACAAGCGCGTATACATACCCCGCTGACGCAAGGAAAATCATGAGGAAAATAAACCAAGTGCCGTGTCCGCTCCATCCCATGTTACTATCAAGCCTTAACACTTGATTTGGCGAAGTGACCGTTATCATAAGGTTGAACACCTCGTAATACGCCACCGTCAAAGCCGCTACCTTCACAAACAGGAATGCCGCACCCGCCATTAACTGATTCTTGTTGCCTCGCTTAAAGATAAAGCCCGTTATTAGCTCGTAGATAAACAATAATGTCACTACCGCTATTCCTAAGTCTCTTAGCATCGGCGCAAGCGCCACTCCAAGCACTGCATCCAGCAGAAGCAATATCGTTGACAACATATCGCCGTTCTCAATCACGACCTTCATCGTGTCTTTGTTTAGCGTCTGCGGCGCATTCGTTGCACTCATGACCAGAAGCTTAAACACACTGTCAAACGATACATTTCGCAAATCAAGCGTTGTCGGATAAAGCTGATACGCCGCACTTAGCTTGTTTCCAGACGAAAATACCTTGTCAAAGGTTAATAGCGCGTCTATCGCCATTTGTCTGTACAAAACCTCGGCGCTTAACTTGTCAGTACTTGAGTAGTTGATTAAACTCGTCCACTCCTTCTCTACTCTCCTGTTTACCTCTAGGATTCTAAGCTCGACTATCGACAAATCCTGCTCCGTTAAACGCATCTGCTCCATCTGCGCTTCACTAAATACCATCTTTCGATACTTCGCGTAACTTGACGGGTCTAATGACGAATTTATTACCGCAGAAGCCTTGTTTCCAGACTCGTCATAATACCCTATAGTCGCCTTCGCCCGATACGACCTGTCCTCTACTATCTTATTTACCCAGTTACTACGGAACAACCAATACTTCTTGTTCTTCTCATAAACACTGTAGTCAGAACCTAGCACTGCGTCCCCTAAAAAGCCTGTCCCATCGTCATTCCCGCTTGCCATCACCTGTACATTATACATATACGGGATTACATTCGTGAACAACTCCTCCATGTCGAGGAAATCTCTTATCTTACCTGTTGCAGAGTCTCGCATAAATGTGTGATGCGCGTCTCCCTGCTCCTTCCCCGACATATCCGTATAAACTTCGCTCGTATCTCCGTCTTTGTCTAAATCATACTTGTCTGTTATCGGAGCATATGTGCCTTGTAGCTGATATATCAGACCTCCAACCGTCATTCCGTTCTCAAAAGTGTCTTTCGTTACCTCATAGAAGTAATGCGCGGGACTCTCTGTCATCCAGAAATACCCGAAACACTGCTGTACTGGCGTACTAATCGGAGAATACTGACTTACCATCGGCAATATCTTGTTGTTTACCGTATCCGCAAACCCTGTGTTACCGTTTGACGAAGCCTCCCCCTTTATATACGCCGCGTAATCGTTCCAAGCCCCTGTGTCAAGCTCACCGCTCTCTGTATGTCGTAACGGGTTCTCTACCGTAAACGCTGACCCGAAGTTCATGATATAAAACGAAGTGTGAAGCGCCTTCAAGTCCTCACTCTCTGCGCTATCCCTGCTTAGACTGTGATAATCAAACTCCTTCTCCTTATCCCCAGTAGGACGAGTGGGACGATAGCCGACAAATACCGTCTGCTTCTTCGACTCACTCATTACATTCTCTTCATTCGCTCCCGCCGCCTTTCCGACTCCTACATCTGCCGCTACCTTTGCGTTATAGTCTCCGACCGCCTGCATGTCCAAAGACGGCTTATCCCCACCCTCGGAACTTGTCCTGTAATACCAATACATATTACTGAAATTCTGATACAAGTCACTTAGAGTCGTATAAACATAGTTCGCTGACTTATCATCTGCCGTTAGCTGTCTCATCACTGCGGGCAGTAGCCACCGTGTCGTCTTTAACTTCTGCAACTTATTGTAGTCGATGTCTTTCGTACTCGGCACTATCTTCTTTGATATGTCGTTCTTTATCATTATCGTCTTGTTAAGTTGCGTTATGTTTAGCATTCGAATATATGTGTTTACATCCGCATCCCCTGCCTTCGACCCGTTAAACTCCTGTGCGATACTCTGATTGTCTATACTCTCTGAAATCGCCCAGTACTTCATGCTCCTAGCAAACATCCCCTGCACCGTGTTATTACAGATATACGGGACTACATCTATCAGAGTCGGGATTAGCAATAGCATTGCTAGTGTTGATACCACTGATGTAAAGATTCCTACGATTCCAGAACCCTGCACTACCCCGCTTATAAACGAGATAATTAGCAAAACTCCCGCTAATATTACGATATTTCTAAGATACCAGCTAAACAGCTTGCCTATAAACATGTTATCCGAAAGGCTGTTGACACTTAAAAAGCCTTCCGAGTTGTTGGTAGCTATCGAACTGCTTATCGTACTGCTATCTGTGCCAAATACTATCTTCTTGTAGTTGTCGTAGAGCAATTCTGTTATAAAGTTATTTGCTAGTTGCTTTCTATATGATGCTCCTCCCTTAATATCTAGGAACTTGTATGTGTAATTCGTTATCTGCTTCTTCTTATCCTCTTCCGAAAGAATAGTCCCCTCAAACAAATCCTCGGACTTTACCGAAATCACATCTCCCGTCCCGAACAGGTCTGTATCAAAGTTGTTTTTGCCGTTTATGATTCCGTAAAAATCTAAGTATGTGAGATATATGTATGGCGTATATGCCGCAAACTGCATACCCTCGTTGATATTCAGCACACCAGCCGCAGTTTTCATAGCCGAGTTGCTGTTGTAAATTCCAGAAACTCTGTAACCCAAGAGCTTATAAACGGGATTCGTAATCGTAGGCTCTATGCTGTGAAGCGAAACATTACTGCCCACCGCGTTTATGTTAATCCTATCGCTAAACCGCGACTTTCCCTCATTTACCGCCCAATACTTATAAAGCCCGTTCGCTTGGTTATTTGCGTCTAAACTTGTCGCATTGTCCGTTAAAAGCGCCGCCGAAAGCTCCTCTGGCTTTACTGCTGTGTTAATGCTGTCCTTAAACTTGCTCTGGTCTGGAACATTGCTGTCCGCTATCTTATACTCGCTACTTGCGTTCAAATACCCCGTTGCAAAGTTTACATAGTTCTGCAAAACCGCTGTTCCCGCCTGTGCGAAATAAGTCTGGTCGGAGATTAACTGCTTCTTATCGTCAAGCGTTATCATCGCGTTCGCGACCTTCGTATTCGTGTTCACAGGAAACCAGTTGTTGATTAGATTGTTTGCAAGTGCCAAGTTTCCAAGCATTACATGGTCGTCTGCACTACTACTGTTCGCTCCGACCAAAGCCGCAAACGATGCACCGATACCCTCTCCAGACGACTGCCTAGCGTTCGTTATCTTGTTATCTGACCCTAAAACACCGTCACCGCCTATAACTCCGACTCTAAACGGAAGGTTTATGTTCTCCTTCGTTAGTTTCTTTGTCGCAAGCGTAATTAAATTCTTACCCGCGTCCTCGTTTACCGCCTGTGACAGAGCATCCTCGACTCCTGTTCCCTCTTTTATCTTGCTTAATGCACTGTCAAAGATAAACTGCTGTGTGTCGGTGTAGAGAATCGTAGAGTAATTACGGCTATCGTCCATGTTATACCCGACAAGCGGGTTTGTTCCCATATAATACTTTGTCGTGCTTCCGATTCCGTGACTGATACCGCTATATGCTCCCTCGATTAACGAAGCGTCACTCGCCTGCAAATAGCTATTCTGCATAAACACATTCGTTAGAAGATTTATCTTCTTCTCCTTTGTCAAATGCTGATTCGCAGATGCCGGTAACACCACTACCGTCTTACCATCCAGATTCGTAACGATATTTCCGAATGAATCTAAGTAGATTGGCGAATCCTTTGCCTTATTTAAGTTCGCGTCTACCGTCTTTCCATACTCCGACTTCCTCTCTGCTCCGAGTATCGCCGCTTCAACCGCCATCGGGTCGTAACCGTCCGTGTAGTTAAGCACCGTTACTGGCTTTGAGTTCGCCGCGCTTATAAAGAACTCTGGCAAACGGAACTCTGTCGCATACTGCACCGTTATGTTAGTCCCGTCCCCGCTTGCCGCCTTATAGTCTGCAACCCCCGTTACATACCCTTTCTCTTTATTCGATATGTCGTCAAGCTTCCACTTGACCTCTGGAAACAGGTCGCTTAAAACTGCGGGCTTTGCATCCTTCGTGTTCTCTGCCGTTAAACCACCGACATTATCCTCAAGTTTATCCGCAAGCTTTAAGTCATGATAAATGACCTTTATCTCCTTTAAGGATTTCGTCTGCATCTTGATAGAGTAAGACAGCATCGGATTTAATATCTCCGTTGCTTGGCTATCTGACTCTACACTAAACTGTAGAGCCTCCTGTCCCTTGCCACCAGAACCGCCAAATCCCTTCTGAAATGCTGACTTATAGTCATCTACCATCGGGACTGTGAAGTTACTTAGGAAAACTCCGAAAGTCACTAGTTCATATGGGTTCCAGTCCTCTGAACCCCAACTCGCATCGTTTAACAACGGCGAGCCGAGCGCCGCATTCGTACCTATCGAACCCGACAGCTCTAACCCCTGCGCCGCTAACGGAACACACAGGTTCGATACAGAAGCAAAGATTAAAAAACCCGCAAGCACCTTGCTCCTATACTTTCTGACCTTGCTGTATATCTTTAGCTTTAGTCTATACAGTAGACTATTCATTCTGTTACCTCTCTTATCTCAAGTTAAAGAAAGCATTCTGCAAACCTTCTACAAGCGTTATCAGCACATTCACAATCCCAGCTACTACAGCCATGAAGTTTACCGTTAAAAGAAGCACCGATAAACCTATTATCGCTATCATAGAGAATATTGCTCCGCTAAAGGTTAAATACTGCTTCTTATTCTCGTTATAGTCTGGAATATCCTCTTTACTAACTATCGCCTCGCGCTTACCGAAGGTGATTAGATTTACAATCTTGAAATCCGCTACCGTCTGTGTGTCAAACGCCCAAGCCAAAGGCAACAGAATCGCATAGGCTATCATAAATATACCTACTATCTTAAACGCCGCCTGCATACTCCCGTAGCTTGACTTTCTTTTGTCGGTATTAAAGTCCGTCTGTATCTTCGCTATTGTAGTTGGATTTAATATGATACGATTCGTGTCTTTACTAAGCACATCCGCTGTGAAGTTCATATCCAGATACTCTTTTAGCCTGTCTGTGTCGATATGATAGCTATAATGCGCTGACCCAAGCCACTGATTCCACCACGCAATACCGCCAGAAGTCGAAGCCTCGTCACTTATTGAAATCCAACTGCTATACAACTGACTGTCAAACACCGATACATTGATGCACATGCCGTACAAAATATCTACCGACTTGTCTGTACCGATAGCACCCGCATCCTTCGCCGCTAAACTGAACTTATTGTCGTCATCCTTTATCGGAAAATAGGTCGTCATCCATATCTTTGTAGCATACTCACTCTTTGTAAAAGTCTTTACCTGTGACTGTGCTTCCTGCGTATTATCCCCGCTTGTCCCGTTTGCTCCGTTCGTTCCGTCCCCACTAGCTCCAGAAGAAGTCGCTACGCCGTCTGCCCCGAAGCTATAAGTCGTTCCGCTAAACTCTTTAGTCGTATTACTAAGCATCCAACCTTCGCTATCGAAGCCGTACTTCTTACCGCCTATCGTCTCAACCTTGTTCTTCGGATATGTGCCGTCACTAAACTTATACCACCATCTCCCGTCAGAACTCTGTTGCCACTCTCCGTTACTGCTACTACTGCTGTTAGACCCACTGCTACTCGTCTGCGCTGTCGCTACACCGTCTGCCGCAAAGCTATATGTCGTACCGCCAAATGTCTTAGTCGTGTCACTAAGCATCCATCCCTCACTATCAAAGCCGTACTTCTTGCCACCGATAGTGACTACCCTATCTTTTGGATATGTGCCGTTATTGTACTTGTACCACCATCTTCCGTCCTCTCCCTGTTGCCAAGCTCCGTCACCTGTTCCGCCACTACTACTTCCACTATCGCCACCGCCTATATTGATGCCTTGCGTAGCTCCCGTACTTGTAAGCCAACTGGGTTCTGTTAAATCACTCTTTACCGTCCCCCCGTCCGACATCGTGTTATTTAGCCGTATTGCTGTCCCCTTATTATCTGTATTACCGGAACGAAAATCTACCAAGTCGTTTATCGAAACCGCTTTCGCACCCTCGACTCGCTTTCCCTCTCGGTCAATAAACCATCCAAAGTTATTTATATCCTTTACCGTGCCATCCGTATTAAACTCGTTTAACCTAACACGCCGTCCGAGTGATACAAACTGCTCTCCACCACTCATAAAGTCTGGAAGATAAGTATACTCAAGATAATCTCTAAGCACGATTGAGTTACAACGATAACTTACCGTATCGGAGCTATTCTGATACTTCCAAGTGTAATCTATCGGCTCGCCCACGATAAACGAAGAACCGCCCTCATTATTCTTGTTCACTGCACGAAATATCTTCTCAAGCGCCTTCCTCTCGTCTTGATTTAGAAGGTCTGTCGGTGTCGTATTCACGACACTACCTGTCATGATGTTTACACTCACAAGATTCGACTGCGATATATGCGTCTTTGCGTTCGTTCCGTCCCACTCTAAACTATCTACATAGCTTAACGGATAAACCATGCTATACACCTTATTACCGCCATTACTCGCGTCATCTATTAGGAACGCATCGTTTGAGTTCTTAACAAGCTTTAATAAATCCTGCACCGTCTTTCCATTTAACTCGTGAAGTCGCATAGAAAATGCAGGATACCCGCCCGACAGGAATACCAAGTCCTTGTTTGCTCCCTCGTTTCCTGTCTTGTTTGCGTCTGCCTCCGTAGTCTTTGCATCATCCGCATCCCCAGACCACTGCACATTGTCGTTATCAAGCGTATTCGTCATTAACGACTGGTCTTTTAGTATTGTTATATCCGTCCTAACGAAACTTGCATTTACGACTGCACGCGCCGCTGTTAAAGTCGCCTTATCCTCGTCAGATAAAGAGGACTCATCCCCCTTACACTTATCTCTTAAATCCTTTATCGACTTACAAGCATTTGATACCTCTGCTAAATCCTTTCCAGACAACGCAGAAGTGTTTAACACATAAACTTTTGCAGAAGTCAATATCGTGTCTAGCTTATCCCCCGCAGAAGTGCTTGATGCGTCCTTATTTGCAAATATCTCAAATCCCTTTGATGTGTCATCTGCCCCTAGCTTCTCTGGTACTACTCCGTGACCGTGAGACTTCCACATCTCATACTTTCCAGACTCGTCTTTTTCAGCCCAATCCCCGTTCGCTGTCGAATGTACAATGAAGTTCTTGATTAGATTTATCTTATCCTGCGTTAGCTGTTCATCTCCACTACCGTCAAGCTTCGCTATCTTTCCTACATTGCTATCTATCTCGTTAAAGATATTCTCCTTCATCTGCGCAGAAACCAATCCCGCGCCCGCAAGCGTGTTTAACTGCTCTTTATTCCAGTCTACCCTAGACTGAATCGTTGTACTATATGAGTCAAGCACATCTCCGATAGAACCCGAACACGAAGTTAGCATAACAGAGCCTAACATAACTCCTAGGCTCATAAACACCCGCCGAAAAGGGCTTCCTGCCCTCTTACTCTTCCTCTTACTCACTGAAAGCCCTCCCGCTTAAAAAGACCAAACTTTGCCTTAAACTCATTCCCAGAATAAACTAATGGGTACTGCTTGCATTCTAATATCTTTACCGCTATTAAACAAAGATAGACGGCAGACACCTTATCATGCCCGCCGTCTACCCTAGACTTAACCTTTTATCCCCTTAATTCAAAATCTTGAAGCCTTGCAGTAGCGGTATAACAAACTTCGCTACAATCGCTACTATCTTCCCAGAACCCAGTGTGAGCAGTCCAACGATAACCCCTAGCTTTATTATTGTAGCCGCTCGCTTCTTCATGTACAGACTAAGCGCTGACCTAGCCGCAGAGTCTACCGCCGATTCCTCAACCGCTGACACTGCGTCAAACGAGATAAACCGAAACTTAAATCGACTCGTATCTCGCTCGCCAGACCACTTCCTAGCAAACTTACTCTCCCGAAATATAGGGGATGTGATATAAACAACATCTATCACTGTCACTAGGAAGCTTAGAAAGACTACAAGCACTAGCATGACTCCAAACACAAAGCCGAAAAATCGCTGTACCATTAGCTCTGCTGAATAAACCGACTCGTAGTTAAAGCTGTTCGCTACATCCCCGTAGTTGTCTATCTCAAACTGCACAAGCTGTCACCTCACAGACCAAGGAACATGATTGCTCCACTTGCCGCAGAACCACCTCCAAATGCACCACCTACTAGGTCAATGAAGCCACTTACAAGCCGTACACCGATAGCAATAAGCAGTCCAACTCGTCCAGACATGAAGATATACAGACAAATACCGAGCATAATTAATGCTGGTATACGCCTTGTCGTATACTTTCCAATAGCACTGCCCTTTGCCTCACCTGTATCCTGTGCCTTAACCGCCGCAAGCGCCTCATCGCTGATGAATCTGAAAGTGTTTCCACCGCCCTCTGTGCTTCTCGACAGCCCACCGCCGCCTTCAAAGTGACTATCCATAAACGACCTTGCAAACGGAATCGTAACATACAGTATATCTGCACCCGTAATCACCGTGGTACAAAGCATTACTACCACAACAATGATACCAACAATCGTCTGCACGAGCGGCTTGAAACCGCCAAGCGCCACTGTAGCACTATCCGTATCTGCCTGTAGATTTAGATTATTGCTTAACGCATTTATCTTATCCTCTACGCCCTTTGCCGACTTATCCGAAGCCGCCGCGCTCTCTGATGCTACCTGACTCGAAAACGCCGAGTAAAGGCTATCAAGCGAACCCTGCGAGACACTGTAAGTGTGACCGCCAAGCGTCACATGAACCGTGCTACTTAAGCCCGCCGCCTGTGCCTCTGCGTCAGACGAGTAAACGCCGCTTATCGTCTTACCGTTTACCGTATACGCGCCGTCACTATACGAACCCTTGTCTCCCGACTTGTTGTAAATTGCCTCGACATCACTCTTGCTATACGCCAACGCTGTCACTGGCGCGACCGAGGATGCGAGGAAAACCGATGCCATGAGTGCCACGGCAAACCTCTTTATGCCCATATCATATCCCCACTTTCTCTAATAGCGGATAGGCTAACGCAAGTACCATAAACACTGCGTTGAACACTATCGTTACCCTGTAAACTGTTTCCTCCCAGATGCCGCCCGTATTGAACTTCATGTTCTTAATCTTAAGAGCAACACCCAGAACTGTTAAACCCGCAACCAACAATATAGTTGCTACCGTCTTTGACTCTGGTATAGGTAGCATATATGCCGACCCACTAAGCAAGATTAGCGTAACAGAAATCAAAAGATTCTTTAGCATATTTGCTCTCTTCGGAACAAACGCTACCTTGCTCTTCTTCGTAAAGGCAAATAGCCTTACCCCGTCTAGCGTCAACATATCTGCAAACAAGTGACTAAACCACCCAGACCAGAAACCAAGTACTATCAAGATAAACACTGTCCTGTTTGACTCGTCTAGCCTAGCATTTAACTGTAACGCCACGATTAAACTAATTAGCCATATATCCCAGCTATGCGTCTGCCAACTCCTATGCCTACCGCCCGTTAAGTGAATTATCTTGTTGATTACAAAGTTTATTGTTGTCTTTTCTTTCACATTCTGCCATATGTGGTCTACATCTGGAAACAACGCCCCCTGCTTTCCACATACAAGCATTACTATTAAGTTCACATAATAGCCTGTCTGACTAAGATGTAACTTATACACCAGAAAGTTTGCTAGTATAACAAAGCATACCGCAAACTCCCTGTGCGTCCTGTAGGTCATTCTCTATCACCCCGTTAAACAAGCTCCTTTATCTGCTTTATCAGCACATTCTCCGATGACGCGATTAGTTTCTCCTGCGGAGAAGGCTCACTCGGAAGGAAGTCGCTTAATTCATAAAGCGGGGTCGTGACCCTTGACGATGCCGTTACACTAACCCTCGCGCAAGTTCCCTCTGTTCCGTCCTCCCTCGTGCATCTCGCTATCCTCGGCTCAAACGAACACCGACCGATTAAAGTCGCTTTCTCGCCCCGCTTTAGAGAATCCACAATCGAATCTGTCTCGCCCTTTAACACACACCGTATAATATCCTCCGATATGCCTGTCCTACGCTGTATGTCCGTTAAACGCTCTTCTACTGTCATTCTACCACCCCCCCTTAAAAATCTACTGTCTTATTCCGTATCTCGTAGTCACGACCGTTCTTAGCCACTTCATACTCTGCCATCTCGGAGTCATACATCGCCGCGTCAAGCCTATCTAAGCTGGCATCCTCCGCTGTCACTACCACACTCGCTATGTCTTTATCCATCAGCAAAAGGCTAACCGTCTTTAAGTCTGCCGTTAAACGCGCCCGAAACAAACTGTCCGACTGCATCTCCTGTACTTCTGCTCTGCGCCGCTTCTTCCGTTCACGCTCTACCCTGTCCTTATTCCGCATGACGGACTGTAGTCGCTCAAACATACACTACTCCTTACACTGCGCCGATAGCCTTTAACAGCCACTCGCCTGCGCTAACCAGTATACTGCCAAGCGCAAAGCCTATCTTTGGCATGATACCAGTTAGATTAAGGGTTATCAGTATCGGAACTATAAGTAGCTCCTTTACCTTTGCCTTAAAATAATAGCCATACTTACCCTTGCCGACACTTAGCGCCTCTAAAGCGTCATTCGATACCCAGCAGTGACCGCCCTGCTGTCCGTTACCCATAGAAGAGCCGCCCATGCCGCTATTACCACCAAAGCCACCGTTGCCACCAAAACCGCCCATGCCACCAAACGAACTGTTACCGCCAAAGCCGCCCATACCGCCGCTATTACCCTGCGCGGAGGCTGTCTTGCCGCCAGACAGAATGCTACCAAGACGCTCTGGCGAAACCAAATACAGTAAATCAAGCACAGTCATAACTGGAATCAAAAAGATGATGACAAAGCTTATTAACTGTACTAGCTTCCCGATAACCCCGCCGAGCGTCCTGTTTGCGTAGGAAATCGCACCCGTATCCGCTGTTAGGTTAATAGAATCCCCTAACTGTCTCGTTACATCGCTTCCCTTCGCGTCTGGCGTAAACTCTGGCAAACTTCCCTGCTTACTCTGCCCGCCCGCTACCGTTTCCGTTACCGCGCTCGTATTACTCGTGATTTCATCGAGTGACTTAGCCGCGTAGCTTGGAATAGCCGTAAATAGCGCTAGGCTTAAAGCAAGTATCGCCACAAATCTGCCTCTTTTCACGGAAAATACCTCTCTTTCCCTTAAATTATTTTTCGCGTGCGAAACAGACTGTGGTTCATTGGCAGGGAAACAAATAATCCCTAAATACAAAAAGGACGGGCTTCTAACCCGTCCTTAACTCGTATCTATCCCCTTTTCACTTACCAATCTTCGACATGAAATCCCCGATAAACTCTTCGTCCGTTAGCTTTCTGTCATGCTCGCTCTCACTTATCTCTTCCTCTTCGTCATCCTCATCCCCGAACAAACTCGCTGAACTTACATTACTCACTTTTACCAGCTCTCTACCAAATACCGAGGCTAATACCCCGCTGTTTAGCTCTGTCTCCCGTATCGTGTCAAGCGACTCGTCACGCTTCTTTGCTATCCCCTCCGCAAACTTCTTTAACCCATCGTCATTCTCTTTCGTAGCCTTTGATACCTTCGCCGCCTCGTGCGCCGTTAGTAACTTTATCTTCCCGATTCTCATGCCTGTCGTTAAAATCAGTAGCTCCCCTAATACGGATTTATCCGTATCTGCCGTATAAGTCCGAAGCGTATACTCCATTATCTGACAAAGCGTATCTATCTCATCTACATTGTACTGCTTAAAGAATGATACTGCCTTAGAAACAAACTTTGAAGTGTAGTTATCTAGCCCTACTCCGTAACTTAGCCGTATACAGTCTAAAACAAACCGCACCAGACCGCTAAAGAACGCTCCTATCTCTACATGCTCGCTCTTTACCTTGTCAATAAACGCAAGCAACGCCTCTTGGCTCTTGTTCGCCGCAGTGAAATACTCGAAATACAAATCTGTATTTACCGACCCCGACCGCTCAAGCACATCCGAAATCCGTATCTCATGCCCTACAGACTTTACCAAGTCCTCTAGCATCTTGATACTCTCTCTCGGATTACAGTCATTTACCGTTGCTATCCGCTTTACCGCTTCTGTGCCGATACTTACGCCCTCTGCTTTACAGATATGCAAGAGCCTATGCACTAAGTCGTCTAAATTCGCGTTCGTTACATGAACCTTTACGCTTAAACGACCTAAGATAGTCTCTAACATCTTCTCTTTGTTTGTCGTGCAAAGGATATAAACCTCGTAACTTCTAGGCTCTTCTAAGCGCTTTAACAAAGCTGACTGCGCACTCTGCGACAACTTATGGCACTCGTCTATGATGCAAATCTTATACTTCGACCCGATAGGCTCATTCCCCATCTCGTCCATCAGATTCGCTACATCCTCTTTACCTGTATTTACGCCTGCGTCTATCTCAATCACAGAGTCTAACCTAACAGACCCGTCTCCATAAAGCAGATTCTCGTTCAAATCCATGCACGACCCGCACTTATTACAAGCGTGACCGTCTACCTTATGCTCACAAAGCATCTCCTTTGCGATTAAACGCGCAAGCGTTGTCTTTCCAGAACCCCTCGTTCCCTCTAATAGATATGTCTGCGCATACTTTGACGGGTCTGATAGCCTCGGCATTATCTGCTTCTTAATCGCTTCCCCCATATAGTCATCTAATGTCGCAGGACGATATTTTCTGTCCCAAGATAAACTTTGCTCGCCCAAAACCATTGCCCTCCTTAAATAGAATCTTTCTCTATATAGTCACAGGGTACTGAAAGATATACAAAGTATTCCTCTACTTCTTTACAGAGAAAAGTCGCTGGGCTTTCCAGTAGACCCAACGACTTTATACGACCTTTCTTTAATCGTTACTTTCCTGTTTTACTTAGCTCTTTAACCGCACCTTCTTTAATCTTACTCTCAATCGTACTTACCACGCCCTGCACCGCTAAACCGTACTTCTTCGGGAGCGTAACGCTTCGATATGTCCCGTCCTGCATTGTAAAGATTACTCCTACTCCGCCCTCGGGCTTCGTAAACTCCGCTTTCTTGATGTCCGCTATATTAAACTCTTCGTTCTGCAAAGTAAACTTGCCGTCCTTGTAGTCGAAGCCTATATCCCTCTTCACATTAGCTATCGTTGTGCTTCCAAGCGTCAATATCACCGCTACCACCGCGCAAAGGGCAGCCATCTTTACAAGCTTAATGACAAACCCAAGCACTCCGAGCGCTACCACAATCACAATCGCCGCAATCCACACTTTTCTGTCAATCGAAAGCAAAAACTCCATTCTCTATCCCCTCTCGGTGATTTCCCTATAAACGGGAAATACCTAGCCACTTGGACTAGGTATTTCCCTTACTCGTTAGCCTCTAAGGTCAAGCCTCGATGCTCGCGCTCTTCGCAATCAGCTCACGGAGATAGTTCGCCGCCGCGCTCTCGTTAGAAACCTTCTGTCTCTGGCTGTTACGCTTTCTGCTACCGCTCTTCTTGTTGTAAGAAGAATCGTTCAGATAGCCGAAAACGTCAACATGCTCGACAACAACCCACTTAGTCTTGCCAGTCTCCTCGTCCTTTTCCGGTACGGAGATGTTCTTCTTGTAGTTGTCATCCTGCACACTGAAAGTGCCCTTCTTCATACGGACAAACCACTTGGAAAGTCTCGTAATCAGCGCCTCGTCACCGACAGGCGTGCTTTCCGCAATGAGCTTGCTAAGGTTCTTCGCGGACATCATGAAGTTCTTACCACGGAAGCTATACTCGATACGAGCCATAAGCTCCGTAGCCGCCCACTTCGGCAGAATCATCTCCTGACCCGGCTGTGCCACCATACTCACAATGTCTCTGTTCCAAGAGCCGTCCTCGTTCTTGGTACTCTTGAAAGTTCTGTAAGTAATCGGAGACTTGCCGACATTCTTGAACACATAACCGACAATATCGGAAGTGTTGGACACGCCATGCTTGCCGTTTGCGTCCTTCTTCACCTTGTCCTTGTTCTGCATACCGCCCTTATCACCATAGGCGATAACGCCAACGCACTCGATGTCGTCACTGCGCGGATTGTCAATCGCATCACGGAATGCCTCATCGGTCGTATACTGCTTCGTAAACTGTGCCTTAAGAACCGCATAAGCCGCCTTATCAGCACTCTTTGAAGTGGTAGGAGTCTCCTCAAGCTCTTCCGTTGCTTCCACAGCCTCGGAAGTCTCCTCCGTAATCGGGTCGAATGCGCTAAGTGCACTGTTATCACCGGTTGCCTGTAACTTGTTGATTGCGTCCATAGTTGTATCTCCTCTCAAGAGTGAAATGTGATTGATGAACAGTCCTCTGCTCACCGCTTATACGACAATTATAGGCTATAAGCCTGCATAAGTCAAGCAAATACCAACGAAAACTTTGCAAAACCCAGAAATTTTCTCTGACAAACCAAGATAACCTCGACTTACTGAACGACTGTTAAACTTTCGCCTTAAAATTTCCCCGAATGACCCCATCCAGATTCCCTAAAACCAAATCTTCCCCGCTACGCCCTAGCCAAAACCAAATTAAAAGAGGGCGACCCCATTCCTGTCCCCCTCTCTAGCGCTTAATAACTTATATCTCCCACTATCGTATAGTCGTTTAGCTTCGCAATCCTATACTTGACCGAAAAACTATCCCCGACCGCTAACTTCTCTGCCTTGCTATACGGTATCTCAAGCTCGTATGTCCCAGATAAACCGCTGATGCCACCTGTCACTACCGCTTTCACCGTTTTCTCCCCTGTCTTGCTGTCCTTCACATAGGCTTTAATCGAAGTTACCGTGAAATCTCCGTTTATTACATTGCTAAACGCTAACTCACTTAACTCTATCTCATCCCAACCGCCATCCGTTAGCGACACTCTCCTTACAGGGGCTTCCGTAGAAGATTCTGCCTTGGTCTCACGCTTCGCCTCTTCCTCCCTACGGCTCTCCTTTTCACCCCGCGTACTCTCCTCTGTCTCGACCGCCGTCTTTACGCTTGCTGTCTCCCGCTTTCCGCTACCCTTACTGATTCGCGTAATCACTCCCGCTATCATTAACCCACCTAGGATAATGATAACTCCTACAACCCCTAGGATAAACGCGCGCTTCTTCTTGCCGTCCTCGTCAAAGTCATTATCGCCCCCAGAACTCCTTAGACTATCGGGGTTTATCGTTAGCGGAGCGCTATCATCTCCCCCAAGTGAAAACCCACTGTCGCCATCGGAGCTACTATCTCCCCCAAACGAAAACATGTCATCATCTGCCTCGGGGCTGTCCTCTGTCCCAAAACCAAAGTCATCAAGCCCTAAGTCGTCATCAAATTTCGCCATTCCATGTCCCTCTCAAGCCACCTAGCTTCGCTAGCCCTGTAAACGCCTTTAAGCCGCCCTCTTAAACCCAGAGTAGCCGTTCTTTAACCCTACCCTGCATCGTCTTGCAAAGGCTCTTACAAAGCGCACTGTCGCTGTAAAGCGTCCCGTCCGCTACCGACAAAAGCTTATCCCCTTTTACCGTTACCTCGACCTCTCGCTTCCCATAGTCGATAACCCAGTTAAATATCCCGATATACCCGAGGTCTCTTAAAGATACTACACTCTTTAGATACTTCTTCCCGACTTTATCCTTAACCACTAACTCCTCTATGTCGGAAACCGTTAGCATATTCTGCGATAGCTCTGTGTAAATGTCTCTACCAGTTAGCCTCGCCCCTATCTTACGGCAAAAGTTGTAGCTGTCAAAGTCTTTCAGTAACCTAACTAGGCTCTCGTCTCGAATAAACTCTGCGTGCTTATAGTAAACGGGAACTTTCGCACAGCACTCTCTACTTAGCCGTATCTCGACACCCTCATAATCCCAGTCCGACACATCACACACTTCCCCGTCAGACCACCGTAGCATGACCCGTATCGCTTTCCCGCTTGGCTTACTTATTACCGCGTTTATGCTCTGTAATGCCGTCAGCTCTTCCTCAAGCTCTGCAATGCGCTTATCTATCTCCTCTTGCGTGATAGTCTCTAAATCTCCCCGTATCACTAGCCTCTCGTGATTCTTGTTGTGAATAAACTCAATTATCACCGCACACTTCCCGCGCCTAAGAACTAGCCTTACATCTGCCGCGTTAATACAGCTTATCCTACACACACCCTCACTGCCGTTTAACTTCTCTATATACTGCTTTAACTCCCCCTCGCTCATCTTGTCCCCTTACTCGAAATCCTCTGCCGTAAACCATGTCCTGCAACGCTCTATCTCACCCGTCTCGTAGGAAAGCCGCACAATGTCGTGACGGTTCTCTCCCTCTATCAGTAAATACAAATACTCACTGTCCGAAGAGTAAATGCTTAGATAGTCGGAGAAATACTCAAATCCCTCTGTATCCATAAGCACTATCTCTTTGCTGTCCATAAACTCCCGTAATTTGCACTGATAAAGCCGACCAGAAAGCACATAATAAACTAAATCGCCCCTAACGATTCCTCGCGCCTGCACATTCGTCACTGACCTGTCGTATGTTCCTGCCTTTATCATCTGCTTAAAGACGCTTCCAAGCCCTGCATACTCCTCTTTGGAAAGCTTCTCCTCTTCCCCGTAAAGCACATTTTCACTGTCATCCAGTAGAGCATCCCCTAAACTGTCAAGATACGGACTCTTCTTGTAGAAGTTTACCCAGTATAGCGGCAAATCCCCACTCATCTGATAAACTTCTCCGTCCAAATCCTTAGTCTCGACAAGACCACTCTCCTCAATGCCCTTCACATACGCCTCTAGGCGATAAATGTCGTCTGTTCCGACATCCACAAGCGTCCCCTTCTCGATTGAGATAGTCGCTCCGACTTTATGGAAGTTCAGCATCGTCTTTAACTCGCGAAGAAGCGTCTCTATGTCGCCGCAAGTGTCATAAAACTCGGGATAAAAAATCTCGTAAAAATCTGTCGTGTCGCCGTCCTCTAATATCGCGTTAACACACCACAGAAATTCTTCGTATCCCGAATCCTCGGAGTAATCGTCCAGATACTCGTCAACAAACTCAAATCCAGACAAGTCACGCACAATGTCATAAGTGCTTCCGATAAACTTAACCCCGCAGTCGTCCGAAAGCTTAATGACTAGGCTATTACCCTTTAGCGCAATCTTTCCAGAATACTCTTCGTTTACCCCGACAAGGCACTCCGAAATCGCTACATACTTAATCGGCTCTTCAATCGCATAGAGCGGATAAGGAAACGAGTAGTATATATCTCTATAACCACTCACCGCTGACTCCAAGCCCTCAATCCCAGAATAAACCTCTCCGTTTATACTGTTCTCACCGAGGTCACGCCTTAACTTTCCAGCCTCTGCAAGCTCAAAGAGTTCAACATCGACCGATACCTCTTTCCCGTTTATAACCTTCTTCATGCGTCCCTCCTGTACAAGACAAAACTTAAATCTCTCTCATGCCCAACGCCTACACGCTGATACCCTGCACTCTCTGCGATACGACCCGATGCTACCGATAAACCAGAAGCCCGTATCTCTAGGCGATACCCTCTCTCGATGAGCATATCGGAGAGAAACTTTATCACCTCTTCCCCGTAATGCCGCCGCCTATAGGACGGCATTACCCAGAAACCAAGCTCTAAATACTCACCTCTCCGATACACCGATACATTCCCTACAAACTCCCACGTTACCGCACACACGATTGCAAGCCTAACTCCATCCTTACTCCGCTTATCAAAAGTCTCTTGATTATCTCTGACATATGCACGCGCTACAGACTCGATTTCACTCCCCTTAACACTTCCACCGCCCATATTGCGCAAGTCATCGCCATATCGCATAAACTCTTCTACATAACGAGCATAGTCGCTTCGATACCGCCTTAATATGAGCCTCGGCGTTACCAAATCGCTATATAGAGCTTTATCCATGCGTTTTGTCAGCTCCCGTGTTCTTACTCTCCATAAGCCTGCTTATCCAGCCGTCCAGCATCGCATAAACACTGTCTACAGGGTCACTCTTAAAGAGACGCTTTCCCGTAGTCGCAACACTCTCCTCTCTCTTCGGTGGCTCTGGAATTATGCTCTCTTCATCTGCACTCTCTTCGCTGTCCCCAAAGTCTAGGCTTAAGTCGTCTTCCACCTCTGCCCCCTCTAGGTCACTCATCGAAAGCTTCTTACTTGTGCTATGCGCCTTAGCGCACACTCCCTTTAACTCTTCTATGACTGCCGTTAAACTCTCACTATCTCCGTCACATTCCTCTACCTTATCGCAATAATATCCGTAAACCTCTTCCGTTAGCTTACTCTCGATTCCGTCAAGTAAACTATAGGCTCTATCCTCTAGGTTCATTTGAAACCTCCTGCTTACTCCGAGCAGACTCCCCTAGCTATCTGCTCATTACTTTCCGTCTTTGCCCTTATCGCTATACTTACTTGCTTTCTCCCTCTCTAGCATCTCGCGCATTCTCTCTTTCTCTGTCATTAAATGCGCTCTGTATGTCCCGAGAACGATTACAAGACAAATCAAAAGCACTACCGCCGATACTACCTTTACCACTCGCATCGTCTTTGCTCTCTTTGCCTCTTTCTCGCTGTTACGCTCGCTATACTGCGCTTCCTTATCCGAGCCGTTACCTGTCATCTTGCCGTCAAGCTTCTTATACTCGATTACATTTCCATCCGCATCCGTAGCCGTTATCGTATTGCCATCGTCACTCATGCTGCCCTCTGTGACTCTACTCTCACCGCTCCCTGCGGTATCCCCCTGTAACGACACTTCCTTATACGCCGCTGTCGATGCATCTGCCTTCGCTACATAATAATAAGACGATTCCTGCGTATAAACCTCTCCGCTGTCATCCAGTATCTTGACCGTGATTGTTAAGTCGCCCGTGCCTACACCCTCTAAGTCACGCATTCCGACCGTTATATCCGAATTTCCTTTGCCCCTGCCGCTCTTTAACTCTTTCCCATTACTTACGACACTATACTGATACGGAAACTCGCCCGTATCCTCGATTCCCTTTCTTAACCTGTGCGCATTTATGATTAAATCCCCGTCCTGTGACGCATAAATGTCTGCATACAGATAGTTTGACCCCTCATCGTCCGATACCGCCGCGTCTTTAGCGATATTATACTCCTTAATATCCGAGGACGCGATAAACGCTACGTTCGTGTTATTCGCGTTGTCAAACTCTAACTTCCATGTCCCCACTTCCTTGCCGTCTAGCGTATACTTCCGCGCTAACGCCGTATTACTCTTTAAGTCAAGACCTACTAGGTTGCTTCCGTCATACACCGCGCCGCTCGGTGCAGTCAGCTTAAACCCTGCTCCCGCATCGTCCGACATAACGATTACCTCTATCGGACTCGCCGCTGTTATATCATACTCCTCACTAACCGGCTCTGCATATGCTAACATACTGCACGATACTGCCATAAGTACAGAGGCAAGTACAACTCGTATTGCTCTATTTCCCATTTCTACTCCTCTTCTCTTAAATCTCCTAAAACGAAAGGGGCGAAGCCTTTTAACCTCACCCCCTCCAGATACACCTTAGTTCAAATCCATGACCGTATTGTTACTCATGTAGTAAAGCCGACTCTTAAACGCTTCGTTCAACCCGCTCACCGTTATGTCTATACCGTTAAACGAGCCGATATAATACGCTTTGTCACTTCCCATCGGCGCGGCACTCATACGATACTGCACTGTCCTTGTCTTATCCTTGTCACCAGATATTATGTCTCCGTGGCTCTCAAGCTTTCCAGACAACTTCGTATCCGCTACCTCTGAACGGTTATTCGGCTTACCGTTTCCGTCCGTAAATCCAAGTTGCGCCCTGCCTAGTGTCTCCACAACCTCGATTCCGTCCTGCGCCTCGTAATACCAACGAACTCCGTTTCTATCACTGCCCCTTGCCTTATCCAAAGACTTCACAAAGTTCGTGACAAACTTTGTCCGCTCGTTTACATTACGAACCTCACTGTTTCCGAGCAAACCATCTCCTGTGTCTGCACTGCTCGTGATATTCGTACTCGCTATCTCCTGCCCATCCTTCGTTACGACAACTCTTAAGCCATTATGCAACACATCGCCCGTTAAATCGCCATAAACCCGATAAACATGCTGTTCAAAGACTCCCGTATTCGTTCCCGCTGTCGCCGCCTGCTTATCTACAACCGACATCTGCGCTCCGTTACCGTCCGTCTTGCCGACCTTTAAGTAATACTTACTGTCCGCTCCGTTCTGCAAGTTGTTACCGCCAAACGACTGCACGGGATTGATACCCGATACCTTTGTCTCTGGCTCTGCTGTGCGGATTCCATCGTCTACCCACTTCTCGACTTGATACTTCTCTAAAGTCGCTACCATGTCGTTATAGAACTTCGCACCGTCTGCCTTAGCTATCGAGGTCGTCTTTACGCTATCTTTGTCCGTTCCGACTAGAGTTCCCTTTAACTCGTCAGGTATACTCACTTGAAGCGTCCTAAAGCCTACCCAAACCTCTGGCGTGTTTGCCTTATCTGTTGAGTTAGACCGTAACTCTATCGTAGCACCGCCCGGTAACAAGTTTTCGGTCGCGGGTCTAATTCCGTTCGCCTCTAACACCTTCTTCGCACGCTCGTGTATACTCCACTGCTCCGAAGCTAGGCTGATTCCATATGCGTTATCGCTTCCCTTTGAGTTATAAACGCCTGTCTCTACAGAGAAGTTATCCAGCACCGAACTCGTGTTACTCGATGTGATAAACGCACTCTCGTTTCCTGCGCTACTATGGTCGTATGTGTCCGACTTCTGGAAATACATCTTGTGATACGGGAAAAACTCGATAAACTGCTTGCCGTCTGCCGCGTAGCTGTTGTGCAAGTTGTAGTTCTGTCCGAAAATCCCAAACGCCCCCGCGTTAGCACTTGACTTCTCCGCACCCTTACCCGCGTTTCCGACAAATCCATACGCGATTACATTGTTATCCCTACTATACAGCGCGTTTAGATATGCGAGATTCGGAACTTCCGATGCCGTATAGCTAGTTAAACCTATTGGTCCGTGGTAGTGTCCTCTATCGTTCTGCACCCTTCGCTTTCTTATCGGGTCTAGCTTTCCTGCATACTGATACAGCGTCTTAAACGAGTCATTAAACGCATACTGCGCGGAACTCTCGGGTATTAATCTGCCGCCGCCATAAACTGCGTTCACATTGTCTACACCTATCTTACTGATTAGACCCTCGTTATTCTGATGATTGGAAGAACCGCTGATTAAACCGTTCGGATACGCCGTAAGCCTGTCCTTCGCCTTATCTCGATACACCGTAAACTGCATATTCGGTGCTAATCCGTTACTCGCTACAAATCCAAGCGCTCTCGAACTTCCCTCGTCTGATACCCGTCCTGTCTCTATCGTCTTAAACTCGCCGTCCGTTCCGACAAACGAAGTTGCACCGTAGTTGAAGTTATTTCGGATATTAAACGCCCAATCCGCGTCTACTATCGTGCTATACCAGTGGCACTCGTAGTGGTCTATATGCTCGTCACCGTCATCATCGTAATGCGACCGCTCTGGCATCATTCCATGCTCGTCTGGGATATTCCAAGTGTGCTTAATCTCTCTAGCTACCGCAAGGTCTGACAGCTTAAACGTATGCGCTATCTCACTCTGCATGAGCTTTAACGGCGCTGTCTCCTCGACCTTACTCACCGTATAGTGAATATAAATCGTGTGATGACTCTCGGGTACTGGAATTACCTCGCTGTTTCCGTCATTTCCGCTCGTATTCGTTACGACACTACTCCAAGGCGTTCCACCATCCAAACCGTTAAACGGCTCGCCCTCGGTCGTGCGGGTCTTGTCAATGATGTAACCACCCTCACCACCGTTATAGTTCGGCACTCTCTTTATCTTCTCTATCGTTGTCGGCTTTAACTGATTACCGTCTGCGTCCTCGTAAACTTTGACTACCCACACAGGGTCATACACTAAGCGAACATACAGCACATCGTTATCTTCTAGGCTCGTTGTTGTAGTACCCGTGCCAGTCTGCTTATTCGGAATCGAACCCTTTATCGCACCGTAATCGTTTACTCCCGCTGAACCGTTTCCGTTTGACGGGAACTTATCCACATTCGATGTGAACCAGTTATCGACCGTATACTCGCCCTCGTCCTCTATCTTAATCGGGGACACCGTATTTACTCGTATCTGCGTATCCTCGTAAATAAACGAGTTCGCACCTGCTTTCCGAGCGTATATCTTTACTATCTTCTTATTCGGATTCGGGTCTTGACTCGGGTCGCTTAATGGGTCACTGTTCGGGTCTGGCGCTGGCGCTCTCCTATACGTTCCGCTACTTCCGTAATTATGGCTATCAAACGTGTGCGTTGCGGGAGTTTTCGGCTTAAAGAACTCGCCCTTAAAAATAAACACCGAATAGCCGTTCTCCTTCGCGTTGTTGTTCGCACCGAGCGAATACAAGCTCCACAGGTTTGAATTCGGCGTATAGTCTATCGTATGCGCTCCTTGACACAGGTAAACTCCTAAATCCGTATCGTCCTTATCGACCATCATGGTCGTGATGCCAAGTGAACCCGTTCCCCAGTCCGGTCCAACGGAGCAATCGTGGATTAGATTGTCACTGTAACCTACAGCCTTTAATTGCTCATAGGTTTCTTTAGCAATATACGAAGCAGTTCCGTATCTAACCGACCTAAGATAGTTCTCGTGGACAGTACCTGTCCTCGCTATACGCTCTGCGTTTGTAGTAATGACCTCTGGAACGTACCAGTATAGAGGCTCGGCGATTAAGCTGTACTTGTACTCTACCATAGCGTCCGATATAGTGTATTTAGAGCCGTCTGGCTTTGTAGTTCCGAGTTTCTCTCTTCCTGCTACATTTGGAAGAAACTCAAATAAACCACGACCACCCATTGCCATGTCACCTTTGTTATCGTACAACGGTATACTCATATTAACTATATAAGTCGCAATATTTGTGTCGCTCTCCGACCCATCCGTATACTTAACCATTGTGGCAAAAGCGTTCTTCAAATTCACACCACCAGCTAAGAACTGACCCGAGTCGTCAAGATAAGATGGCAGTGTCATTCTTCTGGTTAAGTTGTTCAGAACGGACTGCTCTACCTCCTTACCATTCTCACGAGCATAATAGTCTATGCTATACCAAAGAAGATAGTTAAAGGATGACCTTGGAACCATTATAGTGTTAATCTTACCGTGCTTACCTTGATGTGGAGGGACACCCGTGTTTACACCCTGCGACCACGAAATACCAGTGTACTTCTCTGTCTTAATACCGTTTGAATACTCAAAGTCATCTCTCTTGTTGCCTTGCTTCTTCCAACCTATCCAGTTCATGAACCGAGCGGTATACTTTCCAATCTCTGCCTCGCTACCAGAAAACTGATTTGACCTTACCTCGGAGTCTCCGAAACTTAAACCAGTGATTAAACTCTTTGGCGCGTAGTTTACAATGTCAACGGAGTTTGCAATCCTATCACCGTCTTTATCAACGATAGATAAACGAATGCCTTGGTTTTGCGGATAGGCATGGAACTTTGCCGCGTAGTTTGGGTCATTACCAGAAGCAACTCCACCCTCCGAACCAGCGTTTACTCCTAAACCCCCTGCCGCAAACGCGGTGACTGGAACTGCTACAGTCACCGCAACGGCTAAGGCTAAGGATAAACCCTGTCTTAATGCTGTCCTCACCCTATTAAACATTAGTCACCTCAATCATTTGCGTGGACTGATTCAAAGTAGGCTTGAAACTCGGGAGAAGCAACCGCACGCTTCGCCGCCTCAAGCTCTGCATCCTGTATCGCGCTGATAGCGTCATTTACATCCTTGCCTACCGAACCGTCTGAACTTGTATCCGTTATCGCCTCGTTATTCTGCTGTTGTACGCTCTCTGCTATCTGACCGTACTCACTTGCGGATAAACCCCGCTCGACTGTTGGAATAGTCTGTGCTGGCTCTGTCAGATTCTTACCTTCTGCATCTGTCTCTGCATAAGTCTCTGGCTCGGAAGCTTCTGTGCTTGCTTCTGTCTCGTCAACGCCGTGTGCAAGACCACCAGTTGACCTACCTTCTTTTGCAATCCCTGTATCTAAGTCGTCTGTATTAAAGCTGTCACCAGACTCCTCCTCACTCAAAGCAGAGCTAGCGGCTGAACTCGTGCTAACAGATGTTGATTCTGTATCTGCTTCATTCTTACTATGTTTTCTTAATGACATAGCTAGAATTACTGCCGCAACAACCACAACAGCTATACTTACTGTAATTATGATTTTTCTCTTACTCATAAAACCGCCCCGATTTATTTAATGTATGCCACTTTTTACATTTAATGGGTTGCCACCTATCGTTGGATGCGACCTATCTACAGTATCCCAGTTAAACTCACTGTTACTAGCCACGTTGGGATTCAATGTGTACTGCCCGTCCTGCGCGGGGTCAACGTCTGCGGGCGGTATGTCCTCAATCCGCTTCGGGGTATCCTGCGCTCCTGTGTTATACGAAGTGCTACCTCCGAGGCTGTCTACATAAGTCAAAGTACCCGATGCCGTGTTATACACATAATAGTTACCGCTGTCCCTTATTGCCCTGTCGTTCTCTGCGTCTCCCATTAAAGCGCCCTCGGGATTTCCAGAACCCGCCGTCCACGCCTTAATCGTGTGACCGTTAAACGACTCACCGTTTCTAATCATGTGACCGTAACGACCGTCGTGCTGATTCGACAGGAGATAGCTATAACCTCCGTCACTTATCAGACCCGTTTTCATGTTTCCCTGCGCGTCCATATAATACCAGTCGTTCGTTGCCTCGTCCCTAACCCAACCTGTAGCATAGCTACCATCTGCTCTCCGATACTTCCAGTTGTATCCGTCCGCGCTCTCCCAATGCGCGTTACTGGACGGCTGTGCCACCGCAGGAGTCTGCGCCGCCGCTAAAGACGACCTGTTCATCTTGATTACCGTGGACGCATATGCGTCAAACTCTCCCATCGTAAATGTCGCGCCCGCCGCCGCAAGCGTTAGCATCAGTGACAGCGCCGAAATACGGATGGTGTCCTGCTTATTCTTCATGTCTGTTTCCTCCTAATTTGCAGATTCTTTTTATATGCGCGAAAAACTTACCCGTGTACAAGGCTTGGTATAGTAACTCATAAAACACTCACCTCTATCTGGAAGGGTTCCCAGTCGTCTACTTGATGCTGAAAGATTTCCCGCATCCGTCCCTCAAGCTCTGCTAAACTTAAGCCGGACATATACTCTTTACTTGCCTCTAAAATCAGCTCATCGTGCCTAGTATAATATAAACTAAGCCCATCCGCTATACCCTCTGTCTCAAAATGCTTTACCAATAAACTTAATATGTCAGAACCCGTACCCTGCACAGGATAATCCATTAGCTGTCTGCTTAACTGCCCGACCTGTCTCGCTGTCGCACGAAGTGGAGTTCCGAAATATGTCCTGCACGCACGAATCTTGTTGTTTGCGTAAGCGTAGCACTTACTCCTATATGACTTAAGCTCAGGTATCTTGTTGAAATACGAATATATCTCGTCTGCATCTATTAAACAGCACATCTCCTTAAGCGCCCGCTTAGAAGTCCCGTAAGTCAGAGCGTTCCAAGCTACCTTACACTCTGCTCTCTCTTCCTCACTTGGCATTCTCCTGTAAACCAAATCGAAAATCCCACTATAAAGGTCACAGTTATACTTCCGATAGGCTTCCTTTAACGACTCTATCCCAAGCCAGTTTATCAGTATCATAGGCTCTTGATTCTTAATGTCTATGCTGATTAAACTCGCCCCGTCCTTATACGGGCGTATGATGTCCCATAAAATGTCTTTCTGGATGTTCATAAGCGCAGGCTTCTCATAGTTTAGACGATTTGTGTCGCCTAAAGTTATGTTAGGGTGCAATAAACCGTATTTATCACACTGTAACAGTAAGCTGTCTATCGTCTCCACCCGCTTCTTCACATACCGATACTCTATTAAATCTAAGGCAAGCCGATTCCCCTCATCCGCTAAACGCTCCAAACACTCCTTCTTTGTCGTTAGCTTCCCATCCCTATCCCGCAAAACCGAAAGCTCTTCACTACTCAAAACTCGCGTTAAACAGCTCTCAAGCTGTCTCTGGCTATTTGGATTCTCTAGCTTATACTCACCCCGAAAGATACGAAGCTTATCGTTTACATCGAAATTAAGCGACTTCCGAAGCTCAAACACTTTCCCGTCAAGCCGAACTCCCCGCTTTACAACCGCTCGCTCTACCGCGTCTCTCAAATACCCGATGTCTGGCTTATCTCTCTTACTGTCGATTCGATACATTTCCATCCCTCTCGCGATTTTCTATCGCCACATAAACCTCTGCTTGCTCGAACACATATTCGATAAAGGAGCTGTCTCAAGCTCCCGCCCTAGACCGCTCCCACTTTGCCCTACTCCGAAACCCCCTCTTTTAGAGGCGAATTTTTTGAGCGGATGGTATAGGCGTTTTTGCCCTAAGTCTTGCCCAATTTTTCATATAGGTCTTGCCTCTATTTTAGAGAGTTATTAAAATCCTAAGCACTCGTCTAGTCGTGTCCTCAAAGGAAATTATTTTAGTTGAAGTTTGAAAAACTGCTTAAGTATTGCAAATTTTCTATGCTGGTCTAGCTCTATATAACTACTGAAATTTTGGTAAGTATGCGCTATTTTTATGAATGGTTCTGCTAAAGATTTATGTTAATACTTGCTGTCAAATTGCACCAGCAACTCGCTCTCTACACTCTGCGCTTGCGTGATTACCGGTAAAAACTCTACATTGAAATTATAGTCCGGCGTGAAGCTAACCACCCTCACACCACTGCACTCCCGATAGATATAGTTCGTTACACTCGCTAAATCTGCCGCTAACCGCTTCGGCGTAAACCCATACGCATAAACTCTTAGAGAACCGTCACGCAAATTTACACGATTACTCTCGAAATTGTTCTTACTCACCGCGTAAACATAAATAACACTGCCTCCAGCTCCCATCACTGCGTTCATGCCACACTGCTTCGCAGGCTTTCTCGTAGACGCTACGATAGCATACCTAGATAATAGCCTAACAAACTTATTAGCGATTCGGATAAACTGTATCTCCGCGTCTCTTAGCGTGCCATCACTCTCCTGCCGTGTCATCTTCCCAGTCATTAACTTCCCGATACCCTCTGCACTGTAGATTACATTCCCTCTACCCTGCACCTCTTCCTTCGTTAAGACGGGCTTCCTTGTACTAGCTAAGTCACTGTCCGCTCTACCGACTCTAAGCACATCATAATACCGCTCTGCACCTAAATACCGACTTGAGTTGTAAATACAAAACTTTGAGTCTGCGGGTATCTTGTCTACTATCGCTTTCACGGCTAAAACCGTAACACTACTCTTTGGAAGCTGACTATTCGATATTCGCTCTGACAAATCCCCTGCCTTGTCCCCGCACAAACCGAAATGCTTATACATATAACGATAGTGGGACGCTAATACCCTAACCGCTGTCCCACTACTAAGCTGATTCCTTCTCCCAGATACCGACCTAAACGCATCCGCAAACTCTATATCCTTCGCAGACAGCTTAATCCGAACTAAATAGTTCACCATCTGCACAAACCTCTCGTTTGTAGCGTTCTGATTCCCCGACTCAAGCAATATCTCACTTACCTTCGTTACCGTAAGCGCCCCTAAACCCTTGCCTATTGCCATATTTAGAGTCCATATCGCTCCATTCACTACTTCCCTCGGAAACCCGAGCGCTAGACACTCATCATACGAAAGACCTGCGTCATCTACTGAAATCATCCCCCAGTCTCCTCCTCTTTTCTTTTTAGATACTGCGTTGTAGCGTACAAGTCTCTAAAGCAAGCGCAATCATCAAACCCATGCTCAAGATAAACTTCCTTGCGCCTCTCCCAAGGCGAGGCTACTCTGAAAATCTGTAGCTTCGTGTAGAAATACCGCTCGGAATCTAGCACCGTTAATGCACTCTCAAGCTTTTCCCCACTTAGCTTATCCCGTAACACCGCTTCAACCGCACTCTCCACGCTTAAACTCTCGACTTTAGCTCCGTCCCGTATCGCTTCCTCTAAAAACACATAGAACTCTTCGTTTGAAAACCCTGCTCCAGTGAGCTTTCTTGCCTTATCACCGCATAAACAGAAATAGAGCATTAGAGCGTTGTACGGTATCGGATAGCCATACCTACGGAGGCAAGCCCTATACAGGTTATTGTCAAATACTCGCTTCGTAAGGTCTGGAAACCGAAACATGAACCGTACATTCCGACTGCAAAGCCGCCATAGATTCGCGTCATCTGTAAGAATCACGCTCTCGTCAAAGATTAACCCCATGTCTTTGACAATCGAATAGATTAAGTCGTCCGCGTTATACCCGCTCTTCTGATAAACCCCGTAGCCTAGGCTCTTAAAATACTCTACAAACTCTTCCCTGCGCTCTCTAAGTTTATCATCCATACGCGCTTTCCGCACTTCACGGAAGTTTGTTGATAGTATCGAACCCTTATCGTTATCATCAAAGCAAACCGAAACCGTTATGTTTACTTTACGCTTAAACCGCTTCCAGCACGACTGCCGTATGCGTGTCATCGTCTGCTCTATCTCTTTACTTACATAGAACTTTAGCGTGTTATTGATGTGCCGATTCCCGACTGTCTGTATCTTACTCTCTAGGCTACCGTGCCGTAACCTGTCAAAATATTCCAATAGACCGTCAAAGTCTATGATTAAGTTGACTTTTAACTTGCGGTTCATCCGTCTAAGCGTATCCTTTGCGTAATACGGATTCTCTACCGCCTTTTCCTCTAACCTATCCTGCATACTTACTCCCTTACTTGTCCAGTAGCGTTACCTTAAACGGCTCTACCGACCCCGCTGGCGCAATCAACTTCCGCATCGGCGCAATATAACTCACAAGCTCCTCGATAAACTTCCTGTCCTCTCCGATAAGCTCACTCGTCTTTACCAGTCCCTTTGGCGTAAACTCGGCTAAAACCGTATACTCTGTATCATATACCCCGTTTCCGTCTATTAAGACCTCTTTACCCCCGAGCGTCAGCTTAATCGGTCTAAAATACCCGAACTCGGTCATACTTAACGCCTCGCCTTTTCCAAGTCTCGGTGACTTCACGCTTAAACCGACCGTTATATGATACCGCTTCCCATACTCGTAAATCGCTACTGTTGCTAGCGTCCCGCTCTTTGTAGAACTGCTCCCGCACTCACAAATCAGAGTCTCCTTGAAAGTTAAAACCTTCTTACCCTCTGCCTCTACCGTCTCAAGCATCGCTTTTACAGAAGCAATCTTCCCGCGAACCCTCCGCATAACGGCTTTTCCTTTAGTCTCCTCTACATAAATCTTTATGTCTACGGGGAGGCTTGGCTTAAACGGAACTAATACCTTTCTGCACGCACAAAAGTCGTCATAAACCTCTAAAACTCCCTTTCCTACTTTAGCACGCTTTACATACTTTGATAACTCCTCTCGCAAGTCTATCTTATCTCCCGTAAAGTGGCTAATCTCTCCAGATACCTCGTTACGCTTTAAGATTGCTGAAGAATCCCCATGCTCATATACCTGTATCCCACAGGAATATATCTTTCCAAACCGCGTATCTTCTTCCCGATTGACCTCTATCGTACGGAACTCCTTGTCCGAAAGAAACTTATAAACCGCCTGCCCTATGTCTAACTTCGCCATATCTTACTTCCCTCTCGTCAAATAAGCGTAAACCAACGCTCTAACATCCGCAGACGGCAATATAAACTCTAGCCTCGCGTCCGACAACCTCTGCACTGTGTTAAAATCGACCGCCGTCTGCACCCCGCCTACGCTTATGTAGTCTATGCTGTATATCGGTAGCTGTATTAGGCTGTAACCCGACTCCATCTCCCGCATCCCAAGCACATTTCCGTTTCTGTCGGTCGTTATCCAAAATCTCCGCGTGCCTACCTGTATATACTTGTAGATATACCCGTACCCGAGCCAGTTTACCGTACTACAAAGCCTGTTGTGATACATCTCTACTGCTTCGTTGTAGGTTACGCTAATTACTCCCTCTCTACCGTGCGACATTAAGTCCGTATAAACGCAAACCCTGTCGTCACGACTTAGCAGTACCTTTGAAACTGGCTTTATCTCTAGCGTTCTGATTCCAAGAAATCTAAGCTCCTGCAAATCCGCTATCCGTGTCCTGTTTATACGATACCTGTCGTATACAACCGCTTTACTACCCTTACCACCCTCTGCCGAGCAGGGTGCGTCATAGTAGTCTGTAAAGTCAGACCTTATCTTGAGTAGTTCAGCCACTCGTTTAGATATTCCTTATCCCGTCTTAACCTGTCTAACTCGGCATCATCTCCGACAGGCACGACCCTCATAACCCGCTTACTCTTATCCTGCATCGTCTCATAAATGCCGTTAAGCGTTTCAAGCCTATCGCTTAGGATAAACGACCACCTATCGTTGTCATCCCTCGCGACCAATATCCCTAGCCCCATCTTTCCTCTTATCCTCCAAATGCCGCGTCTAAATTCATATAGACATCCCAAACCGAGCCGGTATTCCCTGCACTACTCTCTTTGCTCTCCTTGGAAACGCTATCTACTTTCTTACTTCCGTCTTTGCTCGGAGAACCCGCCTCGTTTCCGTCCTCACGCTTCTTGAATCCCGCGTAAAACTTATCGACTACCGCTATCTGTTTCTCCGAACATTTTAACCCCTTCGCCATGCGCCCCGCAATGTCTCTAACCATTACCGCATAATTACTCGGCTTCTTGTCAGAAAGCGTCTCCCGTTTATCAAGCTCCTCTAAGACCTCTTTCGCCTTCGCCACTTGCTCACTGTCCGCTTTCTTCTTCTCTGTCCCCGCTCCCTGTAGCTTCTCGTAAACACTCTCGATTATCTTCGACTGCTTCTCCGTTAAACAATACGACTTCCTTGACAAAGCGTCCCGCGCGATATTAAACGCTATCTTCTCGTACTCCGTGCCGTAGTCTGGGTCTGTACCCTTCTTTACCGCCTTTAACATCTCGATAATCTTCCCGTTGTCAAGAAGCTCATCCTCTGCGCTGTCAAGATAAACGACTTCCTTTGGCGTGTCGATTAAAACCCGTATGTCCTCGTGCGAAAACTCGTAGCTTACGATATACCGAAGAGCCTTCCGTATCTCCTGCAAATGCTCTCCTAAAACCTCTTTAAGATTCGGAACTCCCTTGCCCCGAACCTTAATACTCGGATACACCGCCTTTAGATATTTGTTGTCTCCAGTAGTTACCCACGCGGAAAGCAAAACACCACGCTCTTTCTCCTCTGGTAAAAGGCGAATCTTCTCTTTTACGACCCCGACTGGCATCTTCTTAACCTCTTGTTTTGTCGCAAGCCGCACCGTACCGTCTGCTCTCCGCACGATTAAACGCTCCCGAAACACGCTCTCTGCGATATTCGGGACTCTATCCGTTACCTTTACAGCCCCGTTTGAAGTTAAGAAATTAAATGCCTCTACGCTCACCATGTAGATGTCAAACCACTGGACTACCGTATCCAGCCCTGCCGTATATATCCCGTCCCGAAAACCGTCTATTACAGGCGAATAGCTCTTATCGTCAAGCAAAAAATGCCCGAGCTTTTCAAGCTCCCCGATTACCTTCTGCCGTAACCCCTTAACCCGCTCGTCAAGCGCCTTAAATACACTCTCTGGGACTGGAAGCTCCCTCTCCGATAAACCCGTTACTGCTTTGTAAAGGCTGTCCTCTTTTAGACTACTGCTCTCCCCGTAGCCACGAAGCCTCGTAAGGTCTAAGATTAGCTTTTCCCTTAGCTTACCAGAGAGCCTATCCTCCGAAAGCCCTAGCATCTCGCCTTCCCGTTCGCTGTCTGTAACTCCTGTCTCTTTATAAGCCCTGTTAAGCAGTTCCTCTTCATCTTGGCTGAATGCTAACGCTACTCTATCTCCCATGTCCCTCGCCCTCTCTTGCCTCGCGCGCCTACGAGAAGCCCCGTTAAGACCCCTCTGCCGCTCTCGCCTTAAATATCTCCGACCAAATCCGCTATGCCCGCTAAATCGGCGCTATCACCTACCGCAAACTCTGCGGGCGGCTCGCTCGGCACGGCTGGCTCGCTTTCTGTGGCTTTCTCTCTCTTAGCCTCTGTAGCCTCGTCCGCTACGCCCTTTAGATAGCTACTCTCCGTTAAACGCTTAAGCTGTTCCTTTAACTCCGCTATCTCTGCCGCGCTATCGCTTGCACTGACTCTCTCTCGGCTCTTCGCTTCCTCGACACTCTCCCGTATCTCACTCACTATCCCGTCATAGTAGGTGATGATAAACTCAATCACGCTGTCTATGTCGTTATTTATGTCGTGAAGCTTGTTTGACGCGAACTTGCTCTCTAAACTGTTGACTCCCAGTATCCTGCAAAGGTCGTTTATCTGCTTCTGCACCACAAACTGCGCCATATATGCCGAATCTACACGCTCATTTAACCCTAACTTCTTGTTAAACTGCGCCAGCGCTTTTAAGTTATTCGTAACCCGATATATCTCGTTTACACGCTCCGCTATGATTCTAAGCGACTGCTCTGCCTTGTCAAAGAACTCTTTCCTCCGATTTGACACCCCAAGACGCGCGTAAACCTTTGTCTCCTTCTCAAAATCCTCTTGATGCTCTACCGCATACCGTATCGTATGCGATATATACTCCCCGAGCTTATGACTCTGCCGTAAATCGTCAAGCAACGCTACGATGTCTCGCTCATGCTCTAAGTCAAACGCTATCGTAGCCCCTAGCTTTACCTTCGTTATCATCTTGCTGCCTGTTACACAAAATATACCCAAACGTATATTTCATGACCTTTCTAATAAAATATTTTAGAAATTCTTCTTGCTTCATCCTGTCTGGTTTTGTTTTTTTTGTATCGAGATATAAAGACTACTCCCATTTGATAGAACAGTCCACAAGCTTAACTTTCCGTGTAACCCACGGTAGTGACGGTATTTAAACTGCTGTCAAAACAGTATAGTTTTTGCATTGTTCTAAATTGATAGCCGCATTTCTATCCCTATCATGCTCACAGCCACAATTAGAACAAGTCCAAAAGCGTTCCTTTAGCTTCAAGTCTTGATACTTTAAGCCACAAGTTGAACAGATTTTGCTAGAAGGATAAAACTTATCGGCTACTCTAAGCTCTATCCCTAACCTGTCACAGAGATTTTCCAAATAAAGCCGAGATTGATACCACTGTGCCTTCATGATAGCTACACTCAAGTGCCGATTCTTCATGAGATTGCGAACTGATAAGTCTTCAATGGTGATAGAACTTGGTTTTCGTTCTAACACTAGAGAATATAAAGATTTTCGGTTGTAATCTGTCCGAATCCGAGTTAAGCGCTCATGAATTCGTGCCACTTTTAACTTCTGTTTCTGAACGTTCTTACACTCAGATAAATGCTTTACCCACTTATATGATTTAAGTTGCCCCTTCTTAGAGCCTGATTGAACATAGACCTTATCAACCATGTTAGCTTCAATTTTGCGAGACAACTTCCTCTGTTCTCTTCGTAAACATTTCTCTAATTTCCTAATCCGTAAAGAGCGATTGATGGAAGGAATTGTCCTATTTCCTGTAATAAATTGGTCTTTCAACCCAAAATCAATGCCCATAGCGGAGTCAGACAAAGGAATCCGCTCGTCTTTCTCCTCTTTACATAAGCAGGAAATGTAATAACGCCCATTCTTCATGGAAATCGTTACAGAGCTGATATTCTTAGGAATGTAGCCAAATTCCTTCAAGCGAAGCCATTTCAATTTAGGGACAAATATCCGATGGCGTTCCACTTTAATCGTGCCGATGAGATAGAAACTCTCATCATTATTCCATTTCTTTTTAAACTTAGGTTTCCCTCTACGTTTAGAAAAGTAATCTTTAAAAGCTCTGTCTGCACAAATCAAAGCTTGCTTGATTGCCTTGCTTGGAACTTCTTTCAACCAATAAGGAGTGTTAGGGTCATTATTCACTCGTTTAGAATAGCTAAAGGCAGAAACAAAGTCTTTCCCTAATGCAAGATTTTCTAGGTTCTCATTCACATATTGATTGTAAATATAGCGGGCACACCCAAACGTCTTATGAATTAACTCAATTTGAGACTTAGTTGGATTGATTTCTGTCTTGTAAGCTCTAATCATCCTTTAACCCTTTCTTATACTTTATCAAACCATAGATTCGACACGAGAAGACAAATATTGCTCCTCTGTATAATACCTTCTATTCATTGGTCATTGGGTACGTTTGGCAACTAAAATACCTTCTCAGTCACATCGTTGTAAAGTTTTTATACTAACACCTAAACGGTTAACCATCTCTTTCGATTTAATCATGAGTACATGGTCTATCAATAATTTTACTTACAGAAAATTACTCCCGCGATACCTCACGCACTAACTCCGCTACCGCTTCGCGATTCCCGTTTAACATGTCTAGCGTCTGCCTCGCTCCAAATCCCTCTGCGTCAAACATCATATACGCATACTTCGATTTCCCTACACACTTACTCGTGATTCCGTCCATCTCGCGGCTTCTTGCAAAGTTTAATACCCACATGAGCTTTCCCTTAAGGCTAAGACCGCTAATCCGTAACGCTAAACTCCGCGCGTCAGACTTATCGTTTTGAGATACGCATACCGATATTCCACTTCCTGCGCATACACTCCCGATTATCTGATTCTGCACTTCGTTTCCCGCTATCTTCCCTAAATCACAAACTATATAGTCGTAATCCCCGCCTAGATAATCCAGTAACCGACCTAAGTCGTTCGTGATAAACTTATCCGCACTTACACTCGTATACAGCCCGCTCAAGTAGTCCAGCGCTGTCCCGTCCGTCCTCTTCGTGATTTTCGTGATTATCTCTCGCTTATTTACTATGAAATAATCAAGCCCTCGCTCTAAATAGCTTCCAAGACCTGTCCGAAGTAGCTGATTCTGAATGTCTAACCCGCTCTTTATCGGATTTACGCCTAAGTAACTGTCTACCTTCGGAGATACTATGTCTAAGTCGATTAAAAGCGTCCGTCCCTTTAACTGCTTTGCTATTGTTACCGCCGTAGCCGTAATTCCAGAACTACTACCGCCAAACACTGGTACAAGCGATGCCCTACCGCCGTAACGGAACTTTATGTTTAACTCTTTGACTCCGCTCGACAACTGACCCCGTAAAGAAGCTACCTCGCTATCCCGTGTCTTTAACGCACTCTCTGTCGCCTCTAGACGCTCTCGTAAACTACTACTCCCCGACAGCTCTCCCTTTAGACGATTTATCTCTCGATTTAGGCTGTCCCGCGATGCCGTTAAAGCAGAAATCCGTCTCTCGCTATCTTCTCCCTGCTCTATAAGCCTATGCTCTTTCTCTGATACGATTCCCCGTAGCGTGCTTATCTCGGTTCTTAATGCGTCCGCACTGCCCTTTAACTCCTTTGCATACTCCGAAGCCTCTCTCGCGTTACTCTTTAGGCTCTCTGCCTCTTTCTCATACCGCGTTAATGCCTCTACCGCGTCCCTAAGTAGCCCAGCGACCGTTTCTCTATCCGATAAACTGTCGGCTACCGCTACCTTAAGCCCCTCTGCCTCGCTGTTATCACGAAGCGTCTCTATCTCCTGCCGAAGCGCAACCTCTTCCCGCTCCTTTAACGCTACCTTCTCCGTAAGCTCCGATAAGCCGCGCTTTAACTCTTCGACCTCGACCGCCTGCAACCTAAGATTATCTAGCTCACTCTCTAAATCCGCTATCTTTTGCTCATAGTCCTCAATGTCAACCCCGCCTATCACAACCTCGGTTACTTTTGTGTCAAGAAACAATTTCTCGACCCGAGCCTTTATGTCGCGATACTCGGACTCGACCGACTCCCTCTCACTACTTAGACTCTCTATCGTCTCATAGGATGCACTCAACTGGCTCTTTAGACTATCTATCTCACTTAAAAGCTCTGCTACACGCTCTTCGTTACCTGTATCCTCTTCTTCAAGCGCCTCTTCCGATTCACTATCCAGTAAACTCTCATCGTCCCGCGTGGTAGCCGTAAGCCCTGCCTTGGAAGTGATAACTACCTCTACTTGGTCGCTGTCCTGCGTATCCCCCGCCGTATACTGATTCACATTCAGCACACTGCTTATCGTGCCCGCATTCATGCTGTGACGCTTCTCCGTGACCTCTGTGTCCTCTGCGTCACCCTCTGTGAACAGCCCCGCTATGTCATCGTCTAAGTTATCATCCTCTACGATTTCTTTCTCGTCCCGAACATGGGTCGCTACGCTCTTCCCCGTTAAACTTTCTATCGCGTCCTGCAAGTCGGCTACGCTGTGTGTATAAGCGTATCCACGCTCTACGCACAGCGCCTCGACCCTCGAGTTACCTACGCTATCCAGCACCGCTATCGGAACTTCTATTCCCCCGATACTTTCAAGCGTCTCCCGACTCGGCTCTTCGTAAATTACGATGTCAATCCCCGATAAACTCTCAAGATAGCGCGTTACCTCGCTTGGACTTATGGCTCGATAGGCTACTGCGTCACGAAGCCGTATCACAGAACTCTTACCTACGGCTACTATCGCCTTTAGCATACCAACCTCCCTAGCTCTTACGCTTTCTTTGCCGCCTTCTTAGCCCTATATGCGTTGCCGATTAAGATAGTGCCGATGATGTTTGCCATACGCGGATTGCCGTCTGGATAACTCACCACATCTACGCTATCACAAACCTCCTGTAAACGCTCTAACAGATACTTGCTGACGGGTTCGGAGGTCTTGACCTCTTTATTCTCTTTCTCGTCAAAGTAGCTACTCTCCATTGAGCCGCCACCGCAGACAAACACTGCCTTGATACTCGAAATACCGACACCCACAGTCGTAAAGTAGCTGTCAATGCTGTCATACAGCTCGTCCGCAAACTCTCTCTTCGCGGCTACCAGCTCCTTACTCATGTCTCGATAGCTATTGCCATACGGAAGTCTGCCCTCCGAAAGCAAAGTCTCTACCGCCTCGTCCGTTACCTCAAGTCCCGAAACCTCTTTAATCTTTGACCTAACCTTATCCCGAAGCGTGTTTCCACCCAGCTTATAGGTCTGACCCGTGCGCTCGATAAACTTCTTGTCCTTTAAGAGCGCTAAGTCGGAAGTCGATGCGCCAATATCCACCACAAGCACATAGCCAGTCGAATAGTCTGCCATCGTTACCCTCGGAGATGCGTCTTTGTTATAAAAGAACGCTACCGATGCCGACACGCCCTCTGGCTTAACGACCACATCCGTTACCGTAAACGAAATCTCTTTCTCAAGCTTATGGAACTTAACGCTAAACTCACCCAGAAGCTCGCTCTTCACATAGTTCACGTTGTCATCCGTAATCTCGACAGGCGGCAGATTCATGATGATTGACACTTCCTCACCGCCGATGCCTGCATCTAAGCACCCAAGCGCTGTGCCAAGCAAAACCGTGATATAAGTTAGCTTCTGACGGCACTTATTTGCGTTCATCGAAGGACGTGTGTTTGAACGGCTAAACCGCTCCGCTAAACTGCCCATCAGCACCCTCTGCGGGAAATAACGACTCTCACCGCTCGTTTTCGTAATCGTGATGTCAAGATTATCAAGCACATCGTCCGAATTCGGCACAAGGCTTACCACCGTATCCTCCTCGATTAAACGCGCGTTGTTCGGATAGACCTTTACCGCCCCGCTGTTCACCGCGTATCTCGAACTCGATGCTCCCTCGTCTAAGCAAACCACATTCATGCTCATTCCTTCTTACTCCTTTCAAAAGTAAACAGAAAAATTCATTAAAACTTACACTGTCATATACCCTTGTGTACTGCTACGAAATTGAGTTATTTAAGAAACGGTATATGGAAACTTGATTTCTACTGTTAGAAACTCTAAGTACCTACTTCCACAAAACGGGCGAGGGGATTTTCTCCCTCGCCCTATCACTTTCTGTACCACCTAAACCCTTAAACCTTTACCTCAAACCTCGGAAGGCTCTCCCCTGCCTCTTCCCCCTCCGATAAACGGGATATTACCGCCTTATCCTTGTAATCCCGTATCTGCTTTGCGTCAAACTTCTCTAAACGCCTCGGCAAACAATACTCTAGGCTGTTATGCGTGTCCGTATCATCTACTCCGTCCCCGTGATACACCTCGTTATACTGCGCTATATGACGATACACCGCTACCATCGACTCGTACTGCGTCATATCTACCGTAACATCTGCACCACCGTTACTCTTTATATCCTTTAACTTCCGACTTATCGCCTTTGACAGCGTTCTGTCTGTATAAAAGATTGTAGCGTCTACGTCCACGTTGTTTACCAGCTCCATAACTCCCATTAACTGCTCGACATTGAACTGGTCTTTGAAATCCCACTCCCCATCGTCTACTATCACGACTCTCCTGTGATACTCCGAAGGTGCCATTAAACTATACTGCACATCCTCTAGGCTATATATCGCCATCTCTATCGGAATACCATGCTCGTCAAGATACGAAATCAACCCGTCCTTGTGTGACGGCAATACCAAAACTAAACTAGAGTTAATCGGCTCTGGTGGTATCTCTGGCTCTTTTGGCTTCCTCTTCAAAAAATCAAATAACGCCATATAAAACCCCTCTCATCGTATGATGTAATAAACAACTTGGCTACTATATGTTTTGTCCCCGATGTTGTTAAAGTTGTCCCCACGATTCTCGGACGCATCCTCGTTCCTAGCACCCGCCTTGCTTAGAGTCGTGTCTTTATCCCTGTCCTCAAAGCTATCATCCCAAGAACTACCTCGCCTTCCTACATTCACATACTGCGAAGTATCCTCTGCTGAGCGGTCGTTGTTGTAATACACGTTCATCGCCCACTTAAAAATTCGCTTTATCGGCGTTAAACCCTCGTAACCGACTCGCATTGAGTAGTTTAGCGTAGCTACGATTACATAATTACGCTCATCGCTTCCAGACATGCCAGCCGCTAGCGTATCTGCGTCCATATTCGTTAATTCCTTGAAACGCTTCTTGTCAAACTGATTTCTAAGGTCATAAACCTTGTAATCTATTCCTGTAACCTTGATAGTATTGTAATAAATCCGCATCCCGCTAAACAAAGCGTAGTTATCTACTGAATTATTCCCCACTACCTGTATCATCTCTTGCCTGTCGTTCGTTAGCGCCGCTACAAACTCCCAACGAAAGATGTCCTTTACTGTCTCCCTGTCAAGATACGCTACACCGATATTTAACGGCGTTAACATCGCCTCCGAATAATACTTAGCCATCGAAGCGTCCGAGGGAACGGGTTGCGGCGCTCCGCTAAACCCAAACTCGTAAGCTAACAAGTCAAGCCTCTTCCACTTATTCCGCGCTACCGCCGTATAAAACCGACTAAACTCTGGACTATTCCGATACAGCTTATCATATGCCTGCTGTGAAGAAGTCGCGTGATAAAAGTTTCCGTCCAAAGCACCGTCCCGCTGTCCACCCGCTCCCACTAACTGATGTGCGTTCCCTACAAACCCGCTTGTATCAGTCTTATACGTCTCCTGCGCAAAATACTGACACGACTGCTGTAGCGTAAGCTGGGCTAGTGCCTTAAACTTTGGCGCATTCATTGCAATATTTGCCATCTCTACTAAGAGCATAGCAAATATCGGAATAATGATGGATAAACCAAGCCACTTGAATACCGATTTTACCATTTAAGCCCCCTCGTAACTTACTCTAAGTCAGAATAATACTGCAACCCGGGAACTGTATAGGTTATGTCGATTGGAATTGCGACCTTATGCTTATTATCGTTACGAATCGCCTCTAACTCACCGTCCGACATGTTACTCGCACCGTCCCGCAAATCCGAAGAACCGTTGTTACCATAAAACGAAGCGTCATTTATCTCCGTACCGGACTGCATCGGTCGCTGTCCCCACTCGGACGGCATTAACGGAAATAGCCACTGATAAGTATAATGCACACCTACCGTTATCTTTGAACCATACTGCATACGCTTGTTGCCGTTATTGTAGATAATGTGCGCAGAAGCGTCATTGCCTTGACTATCCACACCGCTCGCCCGTATCACCGAACTCGGATACTCTACCCCGTTCTCATCCTTGTGATAAACGATGTCCCGTATAGCCTGCTTGATTATCTTATCCTCTGTCTCGGGAATGTAGTTATTCTCCATCGCTGTCTGCATTATGACATACGATACACCCGCAAACCTAAAGTAAAAGTAAGAAAACAATACGAGATTTATAATGAAATACGCTACAATGATGGTAACGGGTACTTTCACCAGCGTCTTGAAGATACTCTTTACTGTCCCTGTCATACAAGTCTCCTAACTCTAATCAAAAAGCAGGACACCTAACGCCCGTATGTAGGTGTTAGGCGTCCTGCCCCAGCACAACGGCTAAACCTTATCTACCGTTGTTCTCTTCCTGCATCTTGCTAAAGCCGCCGACCTTTGCGCCCTTTGCCGCCGCATCGTTCGCACCGTTCACGACCGCCTTATTCGTGCGCTCACCAGCCTTGTTATCGCCGTTGATGTCAATCGTAACACCCGTAGCGTTTCTAAGACCGTTCTCAAGCGCATTGATAACGCCCGCAACCGTATTCGGAAGGATAACATTCAGTCCGAAAGCAAGAAGCATGACACATGCGACAACCGCACCTATCGTGGTCATCGTCTTTACAGCTCCCTTTCCCATAGGATATTCCTCCTTTCGCTTTAATTTCACGACCGAAAACATACTCGGTATAGGTCTCGGTATCTAAAATTTCTCGCAGATAAACTTACATTGGACTCGTTCCACCAAAGCCTACGACCGCAAGCACACCGCTTAAAATTGCCTGCATGAGCGGGATATTCAGCAAAAACAGTGAACCCCTCGCCATCATGATTAGCCTGTCTACGCGCTTGCCTATCGTATACCGCTTCGCGTCTATGACCTGTTTTCGGAAACCCATAAGCTCTGGCTTTATGTCACCGCCCTCGCCCTGCTGTCTGATTAAGCGCATGAGCCTCGTCACATCCTGTATCTCTCGATACCGTGACGCGATATGCTCCGTAGCGTCAAACTCGCCGTATGTGTCCATCAAGTTTATGCTCTCACTCACAAACTGCTTCATCTCATCCGACCGAGCAATTCTCTTATACGACTGGAAAGTTCTTGCTAGCGGCGTTCCACTGTCTGCCATCAACTCGTAATGCACCATTAGATACAAGTCGGGAAACTCATTCTTTATCACTTCGTCCTTTGCCGCGACTATCGAACGCACAATCAGCATCGGAGCTACGCTAAACACGATTATCGCAAGCGCAAATATCATTCCCCCGAGGATGATGTTGATAAACGCCGCAATCAGCACACCTACCAACATCATTATCGCCATACCGAGCGTGCAAAGCGCGTTAAACTCGTCTGGCTTCATATATCGGTAGCCACCCGCTATCCGAACCCCTGCTCGCTCTAGGTTGTACTGCATATACGATAGCTTCTCTTTGGAAACTCGTATTCCCCTGCCGTAGACCGCCCGCGTGATAGCGTCCATTGCCTTATTCGCCCGCAAAACAAACGCATCTCGCGACCGCAACGACTCTACGCTACTCTTCTCTGCTCTTACCGCCTTCTCCGCAAAAGCACTTCCGAAAATACTTCCGATTCCCAGTAAACGGGTGATAATCACAAAGCCAAGCAATACGATAAGCACGATTAGTGCGACCTTCACCTGTAAATAGGTGCTATACTGCCGCATTATGCTCGTATCAAAGAACTCGTAGTTGTAGCCCTTTGGCGTTACCTTCTCTACTGCCCTGCCGACTTCTCCACCGTCTATCTTGCCGCCAAATCCCTCGGCTGTTGCTAGGGGTATTAAAAACTGCCACATACTTACACCTCTTTTGCTCTAAGATAAGTGATGTAGACAAACTCAAACACCACAAGCATGAAATCCACTAGGAGAAGAAGCTGTCCTACTATCATTCGGAAATAAAATCTCTGCAAAATCGGATATATCGCTATCGCACCGATTAAAAACACAAACACCATCGTAGCACTGATTATGAAGTCAAATGTCACTGCCTCAAACTTGTGCTTCATGTCGATTCTAAGCTCGGTCTTTATGTTATTCACCTCTACCACATCTTTGAAGATACCAGCTAAACCAGCCTCTTCCTCAAGCTCGAAAGTGATGCACTTACTGATAAAATCGTCCGATATAGAACCAAGGGACGCACCTAGCTCTAATAGTGCTGTCTCGATGTAGTAGTTCTGCGTCTCTACCCTGTCTAAAAACTTCGTAAACTCGGACTTAATGCTTATCGGCATCGACTCAATGTTTGTCCTTATCGCAACGACCACGCCTCGGTCGATATTTGCAGAGATTATGTTCTCCGCTAAAATAACTGCCTCGATTCGGCTATCATGCGAGATATTTGCCTTCGTATAAAGGATGCAACACACCGACAAAAGCACTGGGATAAACGCTAGAAATGAAAGCAACAGGCTTCTAAATATCAGCTCCCCGATTAAAAGCGATACCACTACCGATATGACTAGAATAAACAGCATCAACTCGTATGGCGTTACACCCTTTCGCTTATACCCTAAGTCTATCGTTAAGTCGTTCATAAACTTATAAAGCCTAACCGAGTTACTTCCGTCACGAAGCTTACCTACCTCGACATTTCGCTTATACCGCTCGTCAAGCCTATTTACCCTCCGACCTACAAGCCTTGTGAACTTGTCTAAGCCGATAAGCAATACATCTAGCGGATGTATCCCAAACCAAACGATAAACACATACAGCGCTAGGAGGATTATCACCAGTGTCGCCACCTTTGAAGCCCCCGCTACCGTATAAAGTGACGGGCTTATCTTCATTCCATCACCCCCTTAGTCCTTCTTTAACGCATTCATGCGCTTCTGCTCTCTTAGCTTATCCAAGCCGTAATGGATAATCGTCTCGTAGTTGCCCTCATAAGTCTCTACCTCGTCCGCTGTCGGCGGCTTTAACAGAAAATCAAACCGCGTTGTCGCAACACCCTCGATTTTTAACTTATGCACTATCTTCTCCGATAAACAACCGACCCGCTTATGCTTACCGTTAATCCGAAGAACATTTCCCTCATCGTCAAGGTCTGGCTCTTCGTCAATCACATACCTGTAAATATCGTTGATTATCGGCTTGCTTGAATCGTTCGGGTCTGTGCCGATTACCTCCGAAATCTGTAAAATCTTTCGCGTGCCGTCTGGCAGTATCTTCTGCACAATAATCAAATTCAAAAGCCTCGTTAGTGTACTCATCGAAGTGTCTATACCCTCTCCAGAAGCCGCTATATACGCCTTTAAGAATCGGTCGATTGCACCCGCCGAATCCTCGGCGTGATAGGTGCAGTTAAACGGATGACCCGCTAAACCGATACTGATGCCACGCTGAAACTCTACATTATCTCGAAGCTCACCGAAACACACAAATGTCGGAGAAAGTCGCAAAATGTGCTTCATCAAGTTCTCCATAGTCGGAGAAGTCGGGAGCGGATTCTGTATGTCGTCCTTTGCCTCTAAGTGCAACACATCGTTTATGATACGACCCGTTGAATCTCGCATACGAAGGTCTATCTCGGACGGATTCTGTAGCAACACAACTCTCTGCTTAGGCGGCGTTGCCTGCAAAATCGCTTGGTTCGTTGTCGTCTTACCAGAAGATGTTGGTCCAACGGTGAAGAAAGTTAAACTTCCCGACATACTAAGTGCAAGTAAACGCGCCATGTTGTCACTTAGCGTACCGCTCTTTACTATGTCGCCAAGATTCATTCGATTCCGCTTAAACTTACGGAGAACAAACGAAGCATACTGGTCGTTTGACGGGTCTATCGGGTCTTTCGACTGCGCCGAACTATGCAATGCCGCTACACGATAGCCCTGCACCGTTCTCGCATTAACCACTGCGTCCTTTGGCGTAAGTCTCACATCGCCGAGCAACTTCGCAATGACCGTTTTCTGCTGTTCTGGCGAGTCAAACCTTACGATATGACCTGTCTTTGGGTCGCGATAGTCCTCTACATGTCCCTTTATCTCGACCTTTATCTCTCGACCGTTATCTCGTATCTCGAAAATGTCATCGTTCTCTAACGCATCCGTTAAAATACCGTAATCCGTGATTTCCTGCGTTAAACGCTGGGTTAACCCCTGTGTGTCGGAAGTGCCGTCCGCGTTTATAAACCCCTCGACCAACGGCTTCGCCTGCATCAGATACGACAAAATCAACTCGCCTATCTTCTTTGTCTTTTCTGTACCCGACTTACTCTCCAGCGAATCGGCATTCTTGTCGATATACCCTCTGCACTCCGTTAATACACTCTCAAACGGACGCGCTGTCTTGTCTGTCGTGGTCTGCTTTGCACCACGCTTTGACTGCATATGCAAATACTGCTCTGGATTCACTCTGTATATCCTCCTATCTCAAGGATTGATGCCGTTAGACTGTCTACCGCCTCTAAATACTTCGGGGAAGTCTTGCTAGTATTCTTTCCCGATACCGTAAATAGCTGTCCCCTTAAACCGCACTCGACTACACCCATCTCAAACGGCAAAATACCGATTAACTCTATACCGAGCGCTTTTAAGTTGTTTTCTGCGTAATAGAAACTCTTACGCTTGTTCATGATATAACGCACCTTATTCGTGTTTATACCCGAATCGTCTAGGTTTGCGCGGAGCTTACTGACATTTATGAGCGACTGCACCCCATCGTCCATAACCAAGTAGATGTTATCTGCCCTAAACAGAGTCGTCTGCACAAGCATAGAGCTTAAATCAAGCTTACAGTCGATTAGAACTACATCAAATAAACTCGAAAGCCTGTTTAATGCCTCCGTTAAAGCTTGCACCGCGTCATTTGAACTGTCAATAACCACATAGTCCCGAAGCGTCCTGTTACAAGCAGTTAGCGTTGCCACCCCCGTAGCCTCGTTGTTAAACAGCACATCGCTATACTCAAGCGACACATTTAACCCGTTATTACCCGAAAGATACGAAACTAAATCTGCTTTTCCGATAGACTGGTCTAAGTCAAAATAGATATGCTGACTCGGAAACATGATTCCAAGGTCAACTACCGCTACCGTAAGACCCTTCTCCTTCATCGCAACCGCTTCTGTCGCGACCAGCGTGCTTGCTCCCGCGCCACCGCTTGCTCCCATAAACACGATGACATTGTTTAACACCCGCTTTACTATCTTCCTACTCTCATCTGCCCCAGAAAAACGACTGATTAAGCGACCTACCGCCTTATCTGTCTTACTCCGTAAGTCGTTTCCGTCAGCCATATCCGAAGAGTTAAGTATATCCTGCATATCTGCCATGAACCTACCCCCTTAGTCCGCTCTCTGCGGCAACGACACCTTAAACTTCACATTGTCGCGATTTAAGAACTTATAATAGCTGTCCTTCTCATCTGGCGTTAAGGCGACTAACAGCGAACTCGGCTCTGTCTGCTCCTGCCATGTCGCATCGTTATCCAATGCCGCCTTATCTACCTCGGACATTGCGTTATACTCTGCATACATGTCTAATACCGAAGCACCCGAACTGTTGATAATATCCGCTATCATAATGCCCGTAAACACTGGCTCGGAACGATATATCTTAACTCTGTCGTTACCACTCTGCATATCCTCGGAGTATATAGCATCAATGTTTACTTTATCTCCAGGTTGTATGAAAGTCTTGAACGCATTTAAGTCTGCACCGTTTACTTCAAGCTGTACAACCTCTTTTCCCGGGAAACTGTAAAGAACACTGTCGCTATTGTCCACTCTGCTCGTCATAAGCGTCCTTAAATCGAGAAAACTCTCCTTCGGAAGCTGATACGCCGCAAACGCACCCTGCGACAAATAGCCCTGCACATCTTTCCAAGCAACTAAACGCTTCTCCACCGTGCCGTCACTATTCGCCGTGGACATTATCTGCTTGTCATACTCTGCCTGCAACATATCATACGGCTGTAGCATATCCAGCGTAATCGGCTGATTCTTATAAACGCTACTCTTTAACTGCGCAACCTGTACGCTCTTACTCGCATTCCTACCGACAAGCGACACATAAACCACTGCGCCTACGATACCCGCACCTACCGCAATTACAGGCACAAGGCTCTTTCCCTCATTCAATGATGTCTTGTGAACGACTTTATTTCCAATCTTCACAGCAAAATACCGCCTTTCTCTTGAGACTTTAAGTTATGCCCAAGATACAAAGGCGGTATTAAGTGAGGTCTAAATGCTGTCGTGTCTAGCTCGCACATAGCCACGAAGATACTCACCATACTCAAAATATATGTCTACAAATTCCGTTTTCACGCGCTCAAAGGCTGTTACCTCGTAGCCGTCTATCTCGTACTTGTAGTAGTTCGTATGCTCCTCCGTAAGCACTAGATTCTTACTCTCCATCGTCACATTTATCTGCTCATCGGACGACAACCGACTATTCGCTATCCCGAGATACAAAAGTTTCTTCCCCTCTCTTAGCTCCCCTAAATCCTTAAAATGTCGCCCCCGCAAGTCATCCCGTATCGGATACATCGTGCAATACGGCTTATACCGATAGGCACTCTCACTAATACCTAGCGCCCCCGTTAAACGGCTTAACTCACTAGGCTTTACCCTTATACCAAAGGCGTTCGTATGCCCCTGCGCCATAATACTATACTTCGTGGCTATCTCCTTATAGGGCAATCCGTGCGCTCTCCCGCGAAATGACCCACGGAAAATCGTGTTCCCCTCGCTATCCGTATCACGCACATATGCTATCGCACTACAGTTATGCTTTCTCATTACCATAGCCGCTACCAAGCCCGTATAGTTTACCGCTAACCCAAGCACATTCACCGCTAAATTAAGCTCACCTAAATCGACTATCCCGATTCCGTTCTCTATCCGCACAACCCGCTTCGGAATGTCGTTTACCTTCGGCTGATACTTCCCGTAAACCTCTAGCTTATATGCTTCCTCTGGATGTGCCATGATTACATACAGTGCTACCGCTGTAGCCCCCGCCCGTATCGCCTTATTTACCGCAGGGACTAGCTTATAGGCGATAAACGACCGCGTTAGCCTCTTCTCGTTCGGATTCAACACCCGCATTAAAACCCGCAACTCGTCTCTAAGCTCTGTCTGATTTATCGTCCTTTCGATATACCACTGGTTCCTTGCATTCCCCGTCCGTATGATGTCGGAAATCAAAGTTACCCCGACCCACTGATACAACTTAAGACCCTCAAGATAATGCCTGTCTACTCTGTCCTCATACTGACGGAAAAACTCGTAAGCTACCAATGCTCCCGACATATCCTCGTCTGCTTCATAACCATCTGCCTTGTTATCTATCATACAGTTTATGATTAGATACTCCCCGCCAGCTGTCTTTCCAGAATACTCGCTATGCTCTACTATATGATGGTCTAAGACCATTACATCGCACTCCAAAGCCTTTATATACTCTAAGTCGTTACTACTACTGTCTACGACTATAAATAAACTCGGCTTCTTGCTATTCACATGAGACACTATCTGCGGATTCATCCCATGCTCCCGCTTACTGTTGATACAGGTCTTTATATCCTTAAACCCAATCGCATTAAGCTCCTCTCTTACAACTTTCGCTGCGCCTAACCCGTCCATATCAACATCTGCGTGAATTAACACACTCCCGCCACGAACCAAATGCCGATGCATTAAGTTTAATGCAGGCATTAAATTAAAAAACGGGATTAACGGGGGCTTTGAAGCCCCCTCTTCCCCGATTAACACCCGATAATCAAGCTCTCTCTCGTCTATTACCCCATTAAGTAGCTCTTTTATCTCCATTTAACCCTTTCTGTTTATTCCCTTAAATGCATCAAACAAGTAATCGTTCTCCTTGTTATCACTGCCCACCACAAAAGCCGTAAACTCGTACCGCATAAACTCCTTAAACGCTTGCGTATCCTTTTCCTTCTCCGAAGCGTTAGCTATGTAGGACAAAATAGCCGATACAAGCCCAGCGCCATAAACAACACGATACTTTCTATTCCCGTCCACTAAATACTCTGCTAAAACAAGCGTAGGAAACGGAAATCCATGCGCCGCAAGCGACTTCACTCTGCTAATGTCTAGCTTAGTAGCTACCCGATTGCCAATATTCACGACAGATAACTTGAAATTATCTGCCAAGTGCCCTAACTCCTCTGGTTTAATCTTAATCTCCCTATACTTCTTGCTCATGCTGAAAACCTCTTAAATAAACGCCGAATGTTATTCGCGTCACTGAGACTAGCTGAATCTATTATGATACAATGAATGCTCTTAAACAACCTCTCTCGCACTGAACTTTTGTACTTTCCCATAGTCACAAACGCGCTAATCGTTGCAACAAGTCTATTACCCACCAGAACCCTTGCTGGCGCGTCTTTCCCTATGTAAACTACCAGTGTTGGAAGCGGATAGCCAGACTCAAGGCAGGTATTTAACAGCTCAATGTCACTCTCTTTAATATCACTGCCACACTTGTACAACAAATCTCCACTGGAACACTTATCATGTATATCAAAAATAGTTAAGTCGATGTTGTAACAGTTAAAGTGCTTCATGCAACAAGTCCTCCTAACGAAAGCTCTCGAAAACCTCTACAACAATATCTATGCTGTCACGACCTTCCACAATATTTACATAAAAGCAGTGACGCATAAGCATAAACTTGTCAATATCGTCAAGCTCCTCATAAACGTTACTATCAAGCAATGATATAAGCACACTCAACAGCTCCCTGCCGAGAATTACGCTATAGCCCTTGCTCTCTCGCATTAGCACGATAGCAGGAAACGGGACGCCAGAAAGCACTCCACGAAGCAATAACTCCTCGCTACTTGTCGTAGCTTTCACAAAGTATTTTGACTCTAAAATAATCTGCCCGTTTTTTAACCTTCGATACAAGTCCCTAACCGACATCCCCATTACTTCGTAGTTTACCATATCAGAACCTCGCCTAGAAGCTTACTTACCTCTGTTAAACGCTGGGGTGTCATCGTATCAAGCATCGTTAGATTTACAGAATAGCTTAAAATCTGTAATACTCGCTCTGCGCTCATACCACCGCTCTCGGCACGAAAATTAAGCAAACTACATAGAATAAACACGCCAGAAACTATGCTATAACGCTCTGTCTCCCCCGCTCTCACTCGCCCTACCACTATCTGCGGAATAGGCAAGCCCTGCACGATAGCCGACAAAATGTCTTTATAGTGACCTTCGTTCTCGTAAACAATCGCCCCGAACCTTAACGGCTTTAATGCTCCCGCCGTAACTAGTTTGTCATACTTATCGTAAAGCCACTTGACCGTTACCGTCCCGCTTGTCTGCATATACTGCCTCTTAGTAGTCGGAGCAATACTCAAGCACTTCGTCAATTTCCCAAATGTATTCCTTGTCATCAATCTCCATTATACGAATAAACGGAATCTCACAGTTATTAAAGGCTTCCAACCTCTCCTTCGCCTCTCTATCCCCCATGGAAGCCTTTTGTACAAGCGTCTGATAACTTTCACCATTCCACCAGTCAAAATTAGCATCATCGGCGTCATCATAATCAATCTCGGCATCCTCTTCAACCGCACGCCAATTAGCTAAACCTTCACGGTAGGCATAAAGTGTACCAAGTATTAATTCACCAGAACAAAGCGCCCAAACATCTTCGCCTATACCCTCTCTAAATCTCTCGTCAGGAAATAACCTAGCACGGCAAAGTACGATATTCGGAAGTGGATAATTATTAAATACACAGTTTAACACATCGTTTGGAAACTCCTCAAGACTCTGCGCTAGCGTAGTTATATCATCTATCACTGCGCCCTTACTTGCACCTTCCTCTGTTCTCAAAGTGTAAAAGGCGTTCTTATCCAATCTCTCATCCACAAAGCGAAAAATCTGCTCTACCGTCCAAAATTCTTTCTTAATGACCGCTCCCATATTCTACCTCACTCGTGCTTTCCCATTGCTCTAATCAACCGTAGCGTTGCCTCTGCTTCTCCACTCTTCGCATCACTAAGCGCTATAACAGGTACATCATAGTTCATAAGCTTTATAAAATCATCGCTGTCTCCGTGCTTTGACCTATCAGATACGCTCTTAAAACTCAAATAACCTTTGCTCCGTATTGCTCCCTTACGGTATCCGAGCAGAACAGACAAAACAAACGTGCCATGCAAAACCTTAATAACTGGCTCTCCTAGCTCTGTAGCTCCTCTAATTATCACAAGCGGCGCTATCGGATAACCGCAAAATATCCCGTCAAGCAAGAGCCGCACATGCTCATTCGAGAGCGTCCTATCACTAGGCGCTTTCAACTTAATCCTGCCATTGTCAAACAAACTGTATAGCTCGCTCAACGTGTAAGTATATACTTGATACATAGGCTACTCCCGCGTCTCTTCTGTTGTTAAAAGCCAAGTTACTGCCGAACTCACACCACACGCATCACCCTGCAAAGTAAGCGTCTTTTCACGAAATTTAATCGCTATCCAAATTGTCACCCAACCACCACTAATCACATAAGAATGGGAAAACTCTACTCCAACTGTGCCTCTCGGAAACTTCAAAGACCTAAGAGCCGCTTCGCTTATCGGATTCAATGAACCGTCTGCCAAAATCAAGTTTGCACTATAACTATCGCTCTGCGGCATGCTTAGAATCCTCTCTAATATCTTCCTCGGTGTAGCCACAGTACGAAAGATAGCGCGGGTATCCCAACTAATAGGCGTCACCTCTAGCGGCTCTTCGCTAATTAAAACTCTGCCATTCATCATTCCACCTCTTCGTGCTGTAAGACAGCCTTTGCATACTCATATAAAAGGCTTTTTATCACTATCGCGCCATTAAATGCCTTTATAAACGAGAAAATCAACTCCGGTATTCCACAAATACGCACTTGCCTATACCTACAGTCAAGAAAAAGGGTAAGAAAAGTGTCATCAGGTCTCGTACCAAAAGAGAACATGAACTCTCTGCCCCCTATTAAAACATCACGCTCAAGAACCGACTGTGTTACTCGCCCCCACAAGCCTAATTTATGCTCTGCCATTATTTCCACATACTCTGCAACCCCAGAGGTCTTAAGCGCCCAGCTACAAATTGCAGAAGGCTTACAGCCTAGCTCACAAGTTACCTCTGCATAACACAGGTCTGGACTAATATAACGCTTAATAACTTCAAGACGCTTTCTTTTCGCCACTCTCACACCCCGCACTCGGAAAGAACAAATCCGATAAGCTCCTCGTCACCAAAAAGCGTTAAAAGCCTGCTCCCTGCGTCTATACACATACTACAACTTCGCATCGTAGACGGGTCGCCATACTCAATACAGATAAACCGTAGCGTCTGCTTCGCAAAGCTAACTGCCTCGACTACCGAAACCTGTTTCCACTGCTCCCCATCTCCTACAGTAACCTTGAATAATGCGTTACTAAAGTTGCTTTCCCTAAGCGCAAAGCGAAGAAAACTCTCTACCGACTCCGTTAGCTTCCACTTCCCTACTTCAACTTGCTTAATTCGCGCTTTCCGCATAAACTCCCCCTATAAACGCTATAAACTAACCTCTACAATATCCGCTTCCCGCCGCCAACAACGAATTACCGCCACATTACAGCTCGTGAAGTTGATAATATACTCCTTGCGTTCTTTACGCCGATACTTAAGCTTTAAGAACTCGTCTGGCTTAATACGACTCCACTCACTCTTCCAAGCTCCGCTACACTCGTCTTTTACATACTCCACACACTGTATAAACTCTATTTCATCTAAATTCTTCTTTACAAGAATCTTCGCGAAGGTTAATGTGTTTATCAGAATCTTATAGTGAAGCACCCTACTCCAATCAACCCCGCCGTGATTCTGCTCGACATGTAAGAGCTTTACCATCGGTCTATTCACACAAGTCACCTCGCACTAAGCCAATGAACCAACGCCGCCACATAATCATTATCCCCTGTAAGCGTCAGTATCCTATCCATAAAGCTTACCATCGCTGTAAGGTTATAGTTTACTTCCCTATTGCGACTAAAATAAAGAATCATACCACGAGTGTCCTCTGAAAGCCCATTTCTAATCAGCTTATCTAAGCTATAATTAGCAGTAAACTTTGTAGACTTAAAACTCGGATACATCAGAGCTACTTCAGCTCTCGTGCAATTCGGATACTGTACCAATCCCTCCAAAAACTCTCTTGGCTCCATCAGTATCCCAAATGATACACTACAAACTCCGTTACCTCTCCATAACTGAACCCGACCGTCTATATCTATAGAATGTATCTTTTTACCCCCAAGATTACCCCTAAGAACACTACCAATATTATCACACACAATTAAACGACCGCTCGCGTCCTTAACAAGATGATGAACACCCAAACCTGCCCCTGCCAAATTCCTAGTGCCTATACCGTGCCTACTAGATGCCTTAACCCGCACGGTTTCTTTATCGCCGCCAATCTGCACTAAATCACCATTAGCGTCCCTCTTAACTTTAACTTGGGCGTCAAAAGTCTGAACTAAACGACCATTAGCGTCCCTTTTAACTTTAATCTTTCCACTGCTTCTTCTTTTTTCCATCACACACTCCTCCAAATCGGCACATAAAGCCATGAACCGTAACTAGAAAATACGAAATTTAATAAATCAATATTCCCAGCTCAATTTTAGAGTTTTTCAACTCAAGGTCTTACGGTTAACCTATTCCACCCTAACTCATCCCATTTCGACCGTAGAGCCACACAATGAGAATTATTGCCAGAGCTTCTAATTAAACTTTGTCCTACAGGGAAATGCTCAACTGTCTTGCGTTGATACATCTGTGTAGGACTGATTGTTAAATGCTATTTATATAGCATCCTTATACCCTTGCCCACGCCTTGCTATTACATACGAAGCCCCAGTATGTATGTTCAACTTCATAGGTTTACAATAAATCCTCTCTGCAAACCATGATGTCCACGCTGGATTTACTTTGTGCAATCCAACACTGTTCCTATAACATACACTCCCCATCGCGTCACTGAACTCTCGATAGGCTAAAGAATGAAGCATAGCATTGTATTTCTTTCCTATCTTTGTTTCTGTCTTTGCTTTTGTTCTTCTAAAATCAAGATTCTCTATACAAATATCCTTACCTGTTCGTAAAGCTAGTTTAACTACATGATTAGCTACATCCTGTAAGTCTGTTTTTGTTTTACTTCCAGACTCGAAACAATAAGGCATAAACTCTGTTTTAACTAAATGTCCGTACTGATTCGTCTCTGATAAGGTCACAAACCCTTTGTTAAAGTCTAATCCTACCGTTCCGTAAGAAGAACGAGTAACTATACCGCTGTTCCCTACTTGAAACTCAAATATACAGTGTAAATAATACCTACCTTTCCTTTTGACTATCCTATAAGATAAAGGACTAGTTTTAGACCTCAGAATCGAAACAAGCTGTCCCTTGTGATGATTGAAATAAACTTTGCCGTAAACATACCTATCTTCGCCTTTAACTAACTTATACCCTCCGAAATCTTTACGCAATCGAACCAAAAACTGATTACTTCTTCGATTGTAGCGCAACTGCAAGTTGTGATTACATGCTAGCTCCCCCTTAGCTCCTATGAAAGTCATCTGACTATCCCTTTGCTCAATAAACTTCTCTTGGTCTTGCTTTAACAACCTTTTCGTTCCAAAACAAAGCTTTAACTTTCCTATTTCTAGTTGATACTTCAACACTTCAAGCTTCTGCTTCAACCTATTTAGTTTAGACTTCTTTGAAACTACCCTTAACCTTAGATTCCTTTGTTGAATCAACGAAACAAATACTCCGTCTTGAAGCTTAGTTGAATTCTGATTCCTTTGCTCAACTAACTTAGGAATAACTGTACTCTCAAGATATTTAATCTTTCGCTCTAACTGCTTCCTCTCACACTCTTTCAGCGCCTTAAGAGCATAAAATCTTCCTTGAGCGTCAGAAATGATAGCATTTGCAGTTCGACTAACAATTCCATGTCTATGTTGAAGGCATGTGTTGTACTTTGACTTATCAAAACCACCACGCTTAATTGCATAGAAAGTCTCTCGCATTGCTTTCCCATAATCCCTACGGGAAGCTTCCATATATTCAATTAAACCTCGGTTACTTCCCTCGTGTAGCTGTGTTACTATAGTCAACTTTAGCTTCTGCATTACAATTCACCCTATGCCCCTAATGAAAACCTTAACTAAAACATAGAAAATTGAGACGTAATTCCCGCTTCTCTGCATCGTTGGAAACGGCTAATTTATCCGCGCTATCTTTACGGAACTCTTGTCACTGCTTCTTCGTTCTGTCATATATTCCCCCAAATCGGCTCATGAAGCCACGAACACAAATCTACTACTTCGTTTCTGTTACCAATTATCTCTAACGACTTCCCCGCTAAGTCAATTATAATGGAAAATGTTTCCCCGCGCCTACTACCTTTCGACTCAAAAATAAGCAAAACGCTAGTAGTCCCAACAGGTAAACGGAAGGCAACTAAATCCGCTACCCTTAGCATAACATATCTTACACTGCCGCCACTAGCTACTACGCATGAAGCCTCCACTAACTTACCTTTTGGGTTTGTCCTAACACGGCTCGCAACCGCCTTTAATGACGAGACAACTCTAAACTTTGCGTCTAATTTATCTCCAACCCACGCTATCTTTACGGAACTATCGTCCAGATACCGTCTCTCGCCCACAATCTCACCTCCTAAACACAGAATTACTTAATTAAATCTGAAAGCGGCGCATTAAGCCACGCGCACAACTCTATAACGGCGTTTCTCTTGCCAATTATCTCCAGCTTACTCTCCACAGAGTTAATCCAAACTGAAAACTCCTCGCCGCCTATCCTGCTTTCTAGCTTACCTTTTGATGAAAAATCAAGTCTAAGCCCAACAGCCACCTCGGGTAAACGAAAGGCTTTTAAGTCCAACACACTTAGCTCCTCGATATTAAGCCGCCCACTACTTCCCGCCACTAAATAATAGGCTTCCGTTAATCTACTATGCGGATTCGTGCAAACTCTACTCGCAAGTGCCTTTAGAGAAGCGCTAGTCTTGCAAGTTACATGCAATAGACCTCGCATACCACCAGAACTACTTATCTTCAAATGGCCCACATCCAAATACTTCCTGCCACTCATATCCACAAACCCCCTAACCTAAACACAATGAATCTGAACTCGGAAGGATAAATTCAAATTCCGAAAACGGAACATTAAGCCAATCGACTAGGGCTACTACTGTATTCATCTTTCCGAGTATTTCTACACGACCAACTCGGAAGCTAACAAATACTAAGAATATACCACCCGATAGACTGCTGGATAAACTACTATGCAACATGAACTTAAGCCTTACACATTTCGTGTTACTAGGTAAATCCGCATTGGCTAGGAAATCTTCTGCCAGTATCGGAAGATAGCCAGCTTCACGAGAAGCAATGTACTCAACACCCGCTAGCTTACCAATTTTATTCGCTATTACCCGACGTACAAATGCCATAGGAGAAACAACTATACTAAGACAAGCTTTTATCACATCGCCACCGCTCCCCAGAAATGGACTTATTACTTCAGCTCTCGCGTACTGTTTCTTACTCTTCTTACTCATAGACCACCCCAAACTACTTCAATCGAAACTCTGACAGCGGCACATGTAACCACTCTAACAAGTCTACAACCGCTTCTCTTTTCCCGACTATCTCTATATCCTCTATATCGTCTGTGATAAGGTTAGTCTTAATAGAGAGTAGACTGTCTCCGAAACTATAGCGCGGCTTAAACCTTAAAGTCACACCTACCGTTCCTATGGGGAAATGAAAAGCTACCAAATCCTCAAACCGTAGCGGTATACTCTCTGCTCTATTACGAATGACGCATTCAGCGCTAACAAACTCCGCCTTCGGATTTGTTCTTAACCGACTTAGAAATGACCTCGGATATATTACCCGTTGAAGTGTAGCCCGTACAGTATCATTGTCGCTATCTCGAAACGGACTGACCCGCATCTTCCCTGCTCTCGCGTAAACTCGACCACTCATAAACCTCCCCCGCTAACTTTTCTTACTTGGCTCTCACAATCTTAAAATCGCTAGGCGACACATGAAGCCAGTCAGTCAAGTCTGCGACTGTCCCATACTTTCCAAATATATCTATAGAGCCAGTCAAAAGATTGATATTGACACGAATTGAGGTGTGTATTGCTCCACCTCGTACTAAAAATCTAAGCCTTATCCGCTCTGTGCCGTCAGGTACAGGTGATTCTGCGCAAAACTCACCAAAATTTGCTCTAAGAGTTGTTACTCCCTGCTCGTTCCGAACAACATACTCTGAACGAACTAACCGTCCGTTCGGCGTTGTCATTATTCTACTTAAAACCGCATTTAGAGGCTTAACCATTTGAAGCGTGACATGTATATCCCCGTCACACCTGTCTGGTACTCTCAATTTCACTGCTTTCGCATATACTTTCACAACAAAACCCCCATTCTCTTACCTGTATCTCACAAGCTTAAAATCTGTAAATGGAACATGAAGCCAGTCTGTCAAGTATCCTATCGCTTCTATAGTTCCGAATATCTTGATAGAACCTGTTGCAAAGCTAATTTTGACGGTAAAAGAAGTACAAGGTATACTGCCCCGCGTTGAAAACACAAACATCATCTCCTCTGTCCCGACAAAGAAAGGTGACTCTGCATCAAAATCCTCACAATTCACTATAACCTCAGTTAATTCATTCCCTTCGTGTCGAACAACATACTTAACACGCTTGAAATACCCTCTCGGATTTGTCCTCACACGACTTACGATTGCCTTCGGGGACGCAAGCAGTTGTAGTGAAGCTTCCGCTTCTTCGTCCCACCTATCTAGAACTCGTACCGTCTCGGCTTTCGCATACACGCGCTTACTCATAGCACTCCCCCTCGTTTCATCGCCTCAAATAAACTCGTTCCCGTAAATTCGCCGTCTCCGACCTTTCCTTGCTTTGCTGGGACTTTTACCGCTGTCTTTCGCTTCTTTCCTGTCTTACTGCCCGTCTGTGCCGCCAATAGCTTATTAAACTTTTGAAGCGCCACCGAAGGCTCTCCTGTCTCGCCTACTACCCCGTAGGCTACTCGCTCCTCTTTCGGAAAAAGCTCTGGACAAAGCTTTCTTACCTCACGCCGTACCTCAAGTAACCCCTCAAGCGGATTTCTATTCTGCTCTCCCATATCGTCCCTCATCCCTCTCTGACGCGCTACACGCCTCTCCAAGCCGCCTAACTGCCCCTAGGCTATTCCTTAGGCTTAAACCTCTAACCGCCCGTAAAACGCCGTCTCGTGCGTCTACGGGGCTTTATGCTTCTAAGCCCCGTAAAACCTCTTCTCGCTCCGCAGGCGTTAGCCGTAACTAGAAAATAGCTAAGAAATCCACATTTCTAGCTCAATTTTAGAGTTTTCCAACCCAAGGTCTTACGGCTAACCTATTCCATCCAGACTCATTCCATTTCGACCGTAGCCACACAATGAGAATTGTTATCAGAGTTTCTAGTAAACTTAATCCTACAGGGAAATGCTCAACTGTCTTGCGTTGAATACATCTGTATAGGATTGATTGTTAGATGCTCCTTACACAGCGTCTTTATAACCCTGTCCACGCCTTGCTATTACATATGAAGCTCCAGTATGTATATTCAACTTCATAGACTTACAATAAATCCTATCTGCTAACCATGATGTCCACGCTGGATTTACTTTATTTAATCTAACTCTGTTTCTATATGCTACACTTTTCATCGCGTCACTAAACTCCCGATAGGCTAACGAATGAAGCATCTCGTTGTATTTCTTTCCTATCTTTGATTCTGTCTTAGCTTTCTTTGCTCTAAAATCAAGATTCTCTATACAAACATCTTTTCCTGTTACCAATGCTAGTTTAGCTACATGATTTGCTATTGCTTGTAGGTCTGTATTTGTCTTGTTTCCAGACTTAAACCGATATGGCATAAACTGTGTTTTTACTAGATGACCGTATTGATTCGTCTCTGATAAGGTCACAAAACCTTTGTTAAAGTCCAGCCCTATCGTTCCGTAAGAAGAACGAGTAACTATATCGCCAGCACTTACTTGAAACTCAAATATACAATATAGGTAATATCTGCCATTCATCTTGATTATTCTATAAGATAGAGGACTAGTCTTATACCTCAAAATTGATACAAGCTGTGTCTTATGAAGATTGAAATAAACCTTTCCATAAGCATATCTATCCTCACCTCTTGCTGACTTATACCCTCCGAAATCTTTCCGCAACCGAATCAAAAACTGATTACTCCTTCGATTATAAGTCAACTGTAAAACTGGATTACACGCTGGTTTCTCTTTAGCTCCTATGAGAGTCATTTGGCTGTCTCGCTGTTCAACAAACTTATCATGGTCTTGTTTAAGTAGCCGTTTTGTACCGAAACAAAGCTTTAACATTCCAGATTTTAATTGGTACTCTAGTGCCTTTAGCTTCTGTTTCAGCCTGTTTAACCTTGACTTCTTCGCAACTACCCTTAACCTTAGATTCCTTTGTTGACCCAGCAACACATATGCTCCGTCTTGAATTTTAGCTGAGTTCTGATTCCTTTTCTCAACTAGCTTTGGAATAACTACACTCTCAATATACTTAATTTTTCTCTCCAACTGCTTCCTTTCATGCCCTTTTAACTCCTTAAGAGCATTAAAGCGTCCTTGTGCGTCATAAATGATAGAATTTGCAGTCCGACTAGAAATTCCGTATTTATACTGGAGATATGTGTTGTACTTTGACTTATTTACTCCTCCTCGCTTGATTGCATAGAAAGTCTCTCGCAATGCTTTTCCGTAATCGCTACGAGAAGATTCCATATATTCAATTAAACATCGGTTACTCCCCTCATGTAGCTGTGCTACTGTAGTCAACTTTAGTTTCTGCATTACACCTCACCACCCTGCGCCCCTAATGAAATAACCTTAGCTAACTAAAACAACATAGAAAATCGAGAAATAATTCCTGCTTCTTCCGCATTGTTAGAAACTGTCGATTACTCTTCCTACTTGTCCTTCGACTGATACCGTAACTAGAAATACGAAACTTGAAAAATCCATACTCTAGCTCAATTTTAGAGTTTTGCAACTCAAGGTCTTACGGTTAACCTATTCCACCCTAACTCATCTCATTTCAACCGTAGCCACACAATGAAAATTGTTGTCAAGGCTTCTGATAAACTTAGCCCTAAAGGGAGATGCTCAACTGTCTTGCGTTGAATACATCTGTATAGGACTGCTTACTAAATAAAATGTATAAAGTCGAGAATAATTCCTGTTTCTTCTACATTGTTGGAAACTGCTAGTTTACCCTACCTCTCCTTAAATCTTTATACCTGTTAAACTGTGCTGTGTACTTGGCTTACTCTGCTACTGTAGCCCTTATATCGTATGTTACAGCTCTAACCAATCCCTCTGCTCCAGAAGAAACATATACCTTCCCCTTTCTTACATAGCCAAGAAGCGTATACTTGTATGTCTCGCTCTCAAACGATGCCTTAAATGTCCCATCGTCCCATAAAATGAAATCTTTTAGAGAAAACTCTTCCGGTATAGGAGTTGACTTTACTACACGAATAGAAATCTTATCGCAAACATTGAAACTCTTGTCTACCTCTGACTTGTTTAGATATAACTTCCCGTCCTTTAGCGTTAGCTTTCCATCCGATGCCGCTACAATGTGCGAAATAAACTTACTGTCGTCTACAAGCACCGCATTCTCGCCCTTATCTATGATGCTATCGTACCACTCGCTAGATATACACCGTGCATACCCGTAACTATTTGCATCAAGCTCTGTCCAACTGTTACTCGGCGTGTCTGCAATGATTATATCTGTCTTTTTCTCCACCTTTGGCGCTTCCTCGCCTTTACCTACTATGTCACTGTAGTTGTATACGCTACCCCTGTAGTTCTCGGGCAACTCGATATACATCCCCTTTATCGCCTCTATCTCTGCCGCAACCTCTTCCTCGCTATGTGTCCCCTTAAACTCATTAAGACCCTTTATCCGCTCCACTACCGCCTTTACCTTCTCCGACTGCTCAGCGGCATAGGCTAACCCAGCCGCCAAAGCTTCATCACTCGGCGTGTCCTGCTCATAGTCGTTTCCGTAGCGGCAATCGTTATAATACTGCGCCATATCCTGCTTCATTTTCGTATATAACTCCGAAAAGGCGGGTATATCGCTCACGCAAACCTCATCCCCTGCGTCCCTATCCGCATACTCTGTCTTTAATCTCTCAATAAGCTTCTTATCGAAATCCCCCTCCGAAGCTCCCTTTAACCCGCCGTTTACCTCGTAATTGACTAGACTCGTTAAATCCCCCTTTACACTATCCGCACTCAATCCACTGCTCCCACAAGCCGACAAACTTAGGGCTACTCCTAGGAAAAGAACTGCCCCGATTCCCTTAAGCCGCATCACTCATCCTCCTCTTCCACAGTCGTACTTTCGCTGTTCGCGCTTTCCGAGCTATTACTTGTAGCTCCCGTAGCGCTCTCGCTCGTACCCGCGCCGCTACTCGTACTTACCGCCGTGCTGTTACTTCCGCTCTGCAAATACTGGTTATATGCCTCTGTCGGCGTAACATAGTTTACTTGATTGATTACCCCGCCAAGCTGGGCTATCTCGTCAAACGTATATCCCTTATCGTAAGGAACAGTGTCTTTTACTAAGTGACTCGCGTTGCTATCTACGATGTAATACTTGTTATCGCTGTCTCTTGTCGCGATTACCACGAAATGACCCGCTCTCGTCCAATACCTATGCACACACACCGAAACCATACCACCCGCGTTTAACACACTGTCAAGCTTATCCCGCGATAAAGTCTCCGAAAACTCGACATTAAACAGATTCTCCCCGTTAAACTTAAAGCTGTTATAAATACGGCTAAATCCCATCGCTGCGTAAACTCGACCCGTGCTATATGCTCCATGCTCATCACCGCCAAGCTTATCACTCATGATTGCCGCCATTACAACCTCTGGTGGCGTGATATACCGATGCAACAGACTGCTTATGATAATACTCTGCGCATGAACTCCGCACGAACTCTGCGCAAAAGTTGCGTCATTTGCAAAGCTATCCCGATACGGAAGCCCCGCTACTATCCACTTTAACCCTTTCCAAGACTGATTTCCCTGCGCATACCCGAGTACTCCCCGCGTGTCCTTAAACTTCTCTGGAAGCTTATCTGCTGGAACTGCTAAATCTGTAAAATCACGTAACCCAAAGCAAGGTATATACTGACTTGATATATTCGGGAAGTTTGTCCTAAACATATCAAGCACTTCCTGCGGCGTATACTGCTTATTTGTTGCCTTATTCCAGTAAACACCCTGCGGCATACCCGCTGTCTCCGTTAGTTTACCCGTATTCGCCACGATTGAGGACGCTGGTCCGCCGCTCACTCCACTACTCTCGTTATCGTGGCAATGGCACTCGCTACAAGTGCAATTTGCATATAAGCCCGTATTGCCGCTACTGTTCCCTGTCTGTGCTGTCGTATCCTCTCCCGCAACCGCACGTCCCGCTGTGCCACCTGTTAAACCAAATGAGCTGTTCGTGCCTGCGGATGCGAACTGCTCTCCATTCTTTAATAAAAGCGTAGGATACACCCTTACTGACTTGATTCGCTTCTGTCCAGACCTAAGAAAGTCTTTCAACTGCGAAATCATTGCGTTATTATCCTTTGCCCCTAATATCTCAAAGAAATTTAGGCGCATCTTAGGGTTAGCCGCCGTCCTCTCTGCCTCTGTATTATTCGGAACGCTCCCTACTACACTCGTATGAAATGCTCCCTTACTCCATTTGTCAAAAGATGTCGTTGATGAGCCGTCATCAAAATGATTTACACCAGTATGCAATCCCATAGCGTCACAAGCCATACAGCCTAAAACCGTCCCGTCATCAAACACAACATCAAAATACATGCCGTCTGTGCCTTCGATACGCTTAATCTTACTCGGTGGCTCGATAACAGGACTGTCTCCACTAGTTCCTGTTCTGCCGTTTGCCTGCTTTGTTGGCAGTATTGTCTCAAACCAGTTTGTAGACTCGTCCGAATTTACACACAACAGCCTATAGGGAACTGCCATAACAAGCCTTCCGTCTCGGAAACCAAATGCTCCACTTTCCGAGTCTGGTATAAACTTCTGAAACTTTCGCAGATTAGGATGCCTTCTCAAATATGAGTCGCTATACTCCCATGCAAGAATATTCTTCGATGCGTTATCTTTCCAGTCTCCACCACCGTATACAACATCCCCCGCTGGCGTGCTTCCGTTCCAGAACCTTGAATAATCTATGTCGAAATGCTCATAAACATCAGGATTAAACGTGTAATTGTCGTACAACGGCAAACCATACTTGTTCTGCTCTGCGTTATCTATTCGCTTACCTAGGCTACCGCTATTTGTACTTGACGCTCCGATAGGCGCTCCCGTACTTCCAGAGCTTAACCCCGTTACACTGCCAGCATTCGTGCTTACCGTGCCGCCGTCCGTGATACCGACCAGTGTCCCGTCTATCGGCGCTTGCCCCCGCAAACTTACTTCGTTCGCTACCGCTACCTTAAACGAACCGTCCGTTAAACCGCTAGCTTGCGCTTGCGGCGTGCTACTTCCGTTCCCTGCCGCCGCGTCTGCCTGCGCTATCGCTATCATTTCGTTTACACGGACTGCCTGCAAACGCTTTCCTTTACGCTGAAACCACCCGATATACTCGGACGCTGGCTTTACATAACTTACCGAACCCGTCTGCCCAGAGCTAAAAACCATGTCATTACCGATATAAATTGCTACATGTCCAGGGCTTACTAGGCAGTCCCCAGCTTGCAACTCCGTTAGACTTACTTCTGGTCCAAGAGTTAGGAATACTTGCGAAGTAACATAGCCCCTGTTATAACCACCCGCCTCTTTTAGTATCATATATGTCTCATGAGAACAGTCCGCTCCACTAGTCCAAGAACTACCGCCCCACACATACCTTGTGCCTATATGTGACATCGCTATACGATAGATGTTTTGATGCACCTCCGCTAAACGACCGCTTGTCGCCATCCCAGCCCCGTTTGTTACTACCGCTCCCGTTGAACCTGTTGCCGTGCCACCGCCCGCACTTCCGTTACTACCGTTACTGCCGTCCGCTACTACCGTTGTTGTAACTTTCTTCTTATCTCCGACATTAATAACCGCACCCAAACGCTCAATACGCGCTCTATCTGCCTCTATATAGCCAAACGGGTCGGAACGAGGACTCGGCTGTGCAAAAAAGATATAATGCGAATCATAGACATTAAACAGCTTCGTTTTACCCTGCACAAATGCGTCTGCCCGCTTCGGCGTTTCCGCTCCGTCCGTTACCGCTCGCGTTATTTCGTTTATGTTATCATGCTCCATGACATAGTTAGGAATTGTCCGCTCTCCCTTCACAAACACATCCCGCATCCACTCGACTTCCTGCGCGGTATAAGAACCTTTTTCCATATAATCCTTGTCGGGACGACCCGCCTTAGCCGCTGTCCACCCCTTTGTGCCGTGCCACCAGCCGCTCCAATCCGCGTAGTAGTCAAGAGACTTTGTTTCCCAAGGCTCACCCGCCTTTGACTTCCCCTGTTTTCTTACGGAATCCTCGTATTTACTCGCGATTAAACTTGCCTCTGCCTTCACTCCCCCTTCGCCGCCTACACCCTGCTCCGCATGACAAAGCCTCGCAAGCCTTATTAACTGCGCATCCGTTAGGTTATATGTCGGGAAAGCCGAGGCTGTCGTATCGACCTCTTGCGTGACACCCGCTCCCTGCCCACTCCCGATTATCGTACAACCGCAACTCACCTTGTTTACAGTTAAGCCATCGTCTACCTCTGTCTTCTTTCCGTCATCCGAAATCGCGTTATAGCTTATCACCACAACCGCTACGGGCAAAACCGCTAAACCGTAAGTCAGTGTCGCTACCACCACCGAAGTCGCTAGGGGTGCCATTAAAAACTTGCGAATTACCTTTGATAATTTCCCCTTCGGCTTCTTCTCGTCTTTTTTATCGCCCTTCCGCATAGAAGCTTCCTCCAAAAACCATTAAACCTAAACCAAATCCCTCTTAATCGCCTAAAGGCGGCAGGTCTCCCTACCGCCTATTCTACTTATAGCACCTGTGCTACATGCTTATATATTGCACCACTCTTATCTACCGAAAAGATAATCTCAAACCGTGTAGTCTTTCCTTTATACCGAAGAGACGCTTTCACCCGATACAGAGTATCTCCTGTCGTGTTATCCGATGCCTTACTCTCGGTCACGCTCTCTATATCAAGCTTCCGCTCTTTATCGTCCTCCGTAAGTTCCTTCTCCCGCGTGCTAATAAACAACTGGCTCGCCTCATCGGAAGTTATTACCCGCTTCTTTACATAATACCGCGCTCTGGAATTGAAATACTCCATGCTTTTCGGTGTGTACATATCATACATAATCCTCTTAACCGTGCGCTTACTCACCTTGTTGTAAGCCCCAGTCATAGACCCAAAAAGCACAAGCACCAGAATGATAAAAATTCCCAATGCCAAGGCATGTAGCCCGGAACTCCACCTGTCAAACAGATTCGCTATCCTCTTCATCCGACTTCCTCCAACTTTCAACGACTGACAAATACCTTGGCAATCTCTCCTTCGCCGCTAAATTAAAGTCTGAATCCTCAATAAGCTCAAGGTTACTGTCCCTGTATGCATCGTTTAATCCCAAAGACTCCATAAGAAACTGGGACGGCTCACTGTTATCACAAGCTATCACAAGCCTCTCTTTAGCTCTCGTGCATCCAACATAGTATAACCGCCGCTCGCAGTCTATATACTCCACTATATCCTTGGACTCGTAACCCCTGTTTACCATATCCCGAATGCTTCTACTCTCCGGCAAGGCTAGGCTGTCACAGCACATTAAAATTACCGTATCCCACTCAAGACCTTTTGCACCATGATAGGTATAGACATTTATGCAGTCTGACCCCTTATCTACTGCTGTCTCGTACTGATATAGCGCTGAAAAATACTCCTTAAGCCTATCTATCGTATTAAACCGCCCAAATAAACTCCTAACATACGATAAATACCCGCTTAAAAGCCTTTCTCGCTCCGGAGTTCCGTAAATATACCGAACTCCCTCGTAAAGAATAGCCATAAGACCACTAAACTTGTCCTCGTTACTAATCTTTGCCGAAAGAAGGGAATATAGTTGATACAGACCCCATACCGTGTCTCTACCCATCGCGTAAATCTTAGCCGCAAGCGTATCTCTATATCCTCTCGGGATTTCCTCCCCCACTTTGCCTACTTTGCTACTGTAGGCAGTTAAACTTAGCGCAATCCCCAGAGCTTCCGTAAGGCTTACCCCGAAGTCGTTCATAATGCTCCCGATGACCTTCGCTCCGTTTGCACCAAGAAATACGACATACTTCCAAAGCACCTCAGAAACCCTGTCCCCGTTATAAGTGTTACTAAGAAGCTCAAACGCACTCTTTACATCGGCATACAACCCCTGCCGCGTAAACCTCATACTCTCACTTGTCGTATCCGTAAAGATGCCGTTCTCATAAAGCATTGCGTTTAGAACGCAAGCCTCGTAGTTATTTCTAACTAGTACCGCTATTTTGTCTGCTTTCTCTCCACTCGCAATGCGCTCTTTGACATACTTTAAGACCGCTTCGCTTATGCCGTAAAGTGTGTTATCACTAGAAAGAATCTTAATACTCCCGCCGTCTGTGTTCGCATTAAGCTCCTTCTTCTGCCGATAGCTTAGATTCTTCACGGAATTAAACGCAAACTTTACGATATTTGACTTGCAACGATAGTTTGTGGACAAAACATATAAACTCAAGCGATAGTCTACTTGCACATCCTCTAGGATAATCTTAGGGTCAGTTCCTCTCCAAGTGTAAATTGCCTGCTCATCGTCCCCGATTACGATTAGATTTGCACTGTTCTCTGTGGGGCACATACACCGCAAAATCTTATACTGGATTGTGCTTGTATCTTGAAATTCGTCAAGAATAAAATACTTCCACTGACTCCTACAGAACGACAACACTTTCTGTGTCAACTCTGCACCCGAAACCCCGCAGAATATGCAGTAAACCATAAACTGCATGTCATCGTACTCCATAACACTGTCGTTCGCCTTTAACTGCTTATACTGCGTGTTTACGCGCTTATAGTCCTCTAAACTAATCCGCTTCTCGTCAAACTGATAGTGCTGACTCAAGTCATTATAGCTCATCGCCTTGTTTATCTGATAGGAAAACAAGTTTTTGAGATATTCTACAAGCTCCTTGTCCTTACTCTTGATGCCGCAGTCCTTTAGGGCTTGCCGAAGATACCCCATCGCCCTGCCCTCACTACAAATGTTTATCGGATAGCCCAGATACCGAAGGATTTGATAATAGCAACTATGCAGAGTCTTAAAGCTCAATTCAAAATCGTCCCCAAGCTCCGAACAAAGACGCTTAAACTTCCTCTGCATCTCATGCGCACCGCTCTTACTGTAAGTCGCACAAAGAGTTTTAGACGGCTCTAATTCCCCTGTCTTTGCTCGGATATAGGCTAACTCCGTAATCGTGCTTGTCTTACCCGAACCAGCACCCGCAATAATCACCAGACCGCCCGTGCTATTCAAAACAGCCAGTTGCTCGACACTATGCTTAATTCCTTTTACACGCTCAATGTCTGCAATCAACTTACTTTTATCTATCATGGTATACCCCGAAACTTTCTTTCTCTTTCCACAGATTTTCTGCGGGACAAGACCCCTGTTACCGCCGAAGCAGAGCCGCAACCGCATATAGCCGAAACTTGAGTTTATACTGCTCTCTAACAGAGAAACTTGAGTTTACTTGCTCCTATCTTTCCGATTCTTCCATATCTCGATATTTCTGTTGCTCTCCTCGATACAGCGATTCAGTAGTGGCACGTCATAAACCACTCCTCTGTCGTCAAACACCGCTTTCATATACTCCGCAACCGATACTTGCCGAGTCGTAAGCCTATCCCCGTCTGTCACATACAAGTTATATAACTCCGGCTCTCCTGCCGAATCCGCTATCGGCAAAGCTACAAAATACTTCTTCCCGAAAAACTCTACATCGTCTGCTCCAAACCCTATATCCTCTAAGGCTATCGGCATTACATACGACTTTATATTACCCAGATACTCCCCCTCGTTATCTAAGGCGTAATCCTCACTCACTACAAAGTTATCCTCTATCGGAAATACCATAAACTTTAGCGAATACCCGTTCTTCTCTTCCGAACTGCCGAGATAAATAGCGGGTCTACTCGTAGTAGGCTCGTTATCTATACAAATGCTCTGCGAATTTGACCTAGACTGCCCATTACAGAAAGTCATAAACAGCACCGCCGAATTTACAGGTAACTTCCTGTTTAACAACTCCACACGCTCTTTCGGGCTTAAATCACGACTCCTTGAAAATGCAAGCGTATTATGAATCGCGTTTAACAGCGCCTCCCCGTATTCACCCTCTGCGGCGTACCGAGGCGTAAACCCGAGCGCAATGACCTGTCTTTCAAACTCATCCATACGAGTATACACGTCCTGCACCATCGAAATGCCTGTAACATCAAGCATAAACTTGTCTACGCCTGCGCAATCCTCCTGCGTCTTTCGATAGGCTATAACCTCTACCACCGACTCAAGCGTTCGCATATTCCCTATCTGCCGAAACCCGCACTCACTTAACTTAAGGCAAAGCTCCCCGTCAATAACACGCATCTTCTCTGCCATGCCCTTTAATGCGTCACGAAGCGCGGGCTTAACCTCTACAGCCTTTGAGACAACCACATGATTTACAACTCTATCCTCCGGTAAACCCCCAAGCTTAAGCAACACCTTTGCGCTCTTCGCCGCTTCCGGCGCACTGTAAAACTCCATCCGCACATCGTACTTGCAAAGCAGATTCCCAAACTCCACACACTTCCAGACATTCGTCACAACGACTTGATAGAAGTTTAGATTAACTGTCTCCCCCTTATGCGCCTCTACCGCCTTTATGATAGCCTGCAAACTCTTTGCACTCCTTGAGGACAACTGCGTAATCTTTAAGTCTTGTCTAATCTTTATCTCTATCACGGCTCGCTCCCCTCGATTAAACGCACTATATCACGATACTTCTCGCGATAATAAGCACTGCTCATCAAATACTTGATAAAACCAAGTGTCTCCTTGTTCATCCCGATAAACTTGTCTACTGTCTCTTTTCTGTAAGCCCCCATAAGACCGACTACCCGCGTAATCTCTCCGTTGCCTTTTACGACAGGCGTAGCCGTTATTTTATCGAAATCTAACAGGTAGTCACTAAGACCCGAAATTTTGCAATACTTCTCACGAACCTTGCAAACCTTGTCAGCCAGCTCGCTCAAGTCAGGTTCTCTCTGGTCTAAAATTAGAACAACCGCTTTCTCACCGAAATCCTCTCGCAACTTCGTACAAGCATATCTAGCCTTGCTCCGACAGTCGTTATAACTCGACCGAACTCCCTCTTCATTTAGCAAGACCTCGCTTAACATCGGAAGGCGCACAAGCCCGTGACGCAGATAAACCCTTGCCTCAAGACTCAAGTAATTCGTGTTTAAGCACAAATCAATTAAATCCCCAAGCAAAGCCCCCCGCTCTCTGCTAAGTGGTACCTCGTTTAAGCCTACTTCTCTAACCTCTCCCGTGCTTAAGTTGTAGTAGTTATAGATAGCCGTCTTTAGATTCTCAAGAACATTTGTAAGATACTTTGTAGGTCTGCCACGCATTCTAACTCACCCCTGCCTCTAGCCAAAAATCTTTCCCGTTATTTCTCTTTGTCATAAAGGGCAGTTAAACGGATTTCTGAAACCCGCCGCATAAGCAACTGCACCTCTTTCTTAAGCTTAAGCGCAGTATCTTTGCTACTCACCCAATCCGATTCGGACAGAGCCTCTAAACATGCCTCTGCTCGCTTTGCATCCTCTGTAATCTCTGCTAACAGCACGTCATAAAGCCCGAGCATACGAACCGTCTTTTCATAGCTTGCGCACTTTACAACAGGTTCACTCCTTGGGACGGAACTAGCCCAGAAACAGTTTTCTGGGCTATAAAGCGCATTCTTGTCTTTACGATGGAGCAATCTCCAAGGACGATAGCCGTTCGCTTCCGACCAAGCCGCAAACTCCGCAAAACCTGTCCAACGATAGCAAAGAAGCCCGCTACGATTAAGCCGTCTCCAATACTCATTTAGCCGCATAGCGTAACTCACACCTCATTAAATAGATAGAACCGTCATCTTCGTCCAGATACTCTGCAAAAGTTAATCCGTCCCGAAAAACTACATAACCCGTAGATTCCAGCAACTTATCCCGACCAGAAATCGTGAAAAACTGTTCGGGCTTTGGCTTACTCGCAAGTTTAAGGCGATTATTCTCTCCCATTTCCAACTACTCCCCGTTATCTACTTAAACGCACTAGCAGGGCGAAGCCTGCCAGCACAATAATATAAATCACGACTTACCCTCCAAATTCTTAGTCAACAAACGGAAGATATAAGAGTTCTTCCTTCTTTGTCTCAAACGGATGCCAACTCTTCCACACAGACCGATATTCAGCGAAATAAACTGCATCACTGCCCTGTTCCGCATAAACCTTGCCCGTTGCGCTCATTACAAGCTCTCCGTCATTAAGACCTGCGGAAACCTCAATCGGCAACAATCCGTTCTCAAACCAATCCATGACATTCAGCTCTTCGGCGTCCTTAAGCGCGTCAACTTCGGAAACATCTCTACGAAGCGGGTCAAGAACATTAATGGATGGCTCGTTTACCTCTTCACACACATTCTGGAAGCCCGCATACTTGATGCCACCGTAGAAATACGGCTCATCTCCCGACACATGAAGCCCATAACCGTATGCACCCACATAATAACGCTCCTCGAAATCGCCCTTATAAGCGTCACCTTCCAACTGCAAGCCACCGTCACGGGAAAATCTGTCCCACTTTCTGTCTGCCATTTCCTTACCCCCTTATTCGTTTTCACTTGCCGTGACTACCAGATAAACTACACCTACCAGCAAAAGCACTCCTACCAGAACCATACCTCTCGTGCCTCCTGCAAACTACCTAACTGCTAAAGACAGTTTAGCAGATTGCGCGTTAATCGTCAACTACTTTTCTATCAATTTTGAGCGCATCGCTGTCGCTCGCTAAGATTGTTTGATACCATGTATCAGCGTTCTTCCTAAAATTTACCTTTATCACATCCTGCCCGCCGACTTTTACAAAATCAAAACTTCCGTCTACAGGAAGCGTAAGACTCGATATTTTGTAGCTACCAAGGTCAATGCCAACTAGTAATAGCGAAGCTACATCTTTTTCCGTTAAATCTGTATAAACCTCTGGAAGAACACTGTCCGCTAAACTGCCAAGCTCAAGCACATTTAACCGCTTTAACTTTGACAAACACTTCTCAATTACAACTCTTTGCCGCATCGTCCTATGAAAATCTGTGCCTACATACCGATTCCGAGCATACCCCAAGGCTTGATTGCCGTTTAAGTGCATCACCCCACCTTTATAGCTACGAATCACATCCTTCTCTGGGTCGTCCCCTATGAGCCTATTCTGCTCGTTTACATAGGCGTTCATTAGCCGTATCTCGTCTTTACTTAGTGCTAAGTCAATACCACCTACCTTATCAACCGCGTTTCTAACTGCATTAAAGTTTACTACCAGAAAACCAGAGAAATCTATTCCGTATATCTCTTTTAGGACTGACTCCAAGCCCTCTGCTCCACCAAGCGCATATGCCGCGTTAATCCTCCTGCTCCCGTAGCCGTCCAGATAAACCAGTGTGTCTCTAAGCACACTCGTTAGCGTTATACGCTTCCTAGCCCTATCTATAGACACGATTATGATAGTATCGCTATTTCCGTCAAACTTACCCTCTCGATTGTCTACACCTACAAGCAAGATATTTGAAATAGACTGCTTCTCAAGCTCCGACCCTAGCGCCTTTACCTGTTCATCCGCTATTACCCTAGATTGCTCACACAAAATCTCACTAGTCAACGCATCTAAGATACTTTTGTCCAGCTCTTCCGATAAGCCATCAAAATCCAAACCAACACTCGCAGACTCCAACGCATTTTGACGGGTAGCCAAGGCATTACTATTACTCGCTCGCCGTAGCTTGCTATAATAATGATTAAAAATTATTGCAAGCGAAAGCATAAGTATTGCCATTACTGATAAAGAAATAACTGCTATCTTTTTGATTGTACTGCGCCTCATAATAACTCCTTTTCCGAATAAACGGAGAACTTTATCAAATTGCGACTCCTTAAGTGTACTTGTTTCTTTTGGACAGGATTTTGCCTTTGCCCCTGCCAAAAATTTTCCCGCGCCCCTAGGAAAACCCGCTCTGCACGCCCTCGCACGGAATTTTGAAAAATAAAGCCCTATAAAATCCTAGAAATCGCGCAAAATTGCACGCCATTTTCTACACGAAAAGACGCAAAATAAATCAGCAGATAAACAGCCAAAAGGCGCGGCAAAGCAAGCCTAAATTTATAAGCAAGAAAGCCATGTGTACTGCTTAATTCTAATAGGGTCTAGGATATTCTTCCAAGACCACAAAGATTACACACAAAAGATTAGAAATAAAAAGCGGGAAACGGATTTCTTCTATCCGCTCCCCGCAACGCTTTGAATTTTCACAGGTCTAGCTACAAATTAGCTTACTAGTCAAAATGCAAGGTTCAACTATCAAACCAAGCATACCCAGATAAACCTGTCGCGACATCTCTGTCACTTGTCTCGCACACCGAAGCGCCCAAAACCTAACACAGAAGCCTTAAATCTAATGGCAATTACAAACTAACCATTAGATTTGTCCAATAAACACCCTGTCAATCAGCCCCGCATCCCGCGATTTCCCATAACACCGTTTACTCCCGCAAATGCACGATACGCCCCTACAAAATCTGCCCTACTCCTGCACACTGTCTTTAAGTCGTCCATAGACACACTAAAACCAGATTCACCATAGGTCTTACAAAGCAAATCGTAAATTCCAGACAGCGCGTCCCCGCCTGTTACAACCAGTCTATACTTTTTTGCCATAATTTCCGACAAAACATCTATCGTGCAAAGCTTTGACAAGACCCCCACAAACTCTACCGCTACATGCCTATCCCGAACGGGCATCGTAGACACTATCTCTGCAAGGCTTATACTCCTTGCGTCAAAAGTGCTATACAACACTCCGTTTACAGACATATCTATCTCGTAGCCTCCGCGCGGGGAAAGCGTATAAACAACGCCCTCTTGCAAGATTCTATGAAACTCACCGTAATTACCAACCAGAACATGAAGCGTCTTTCTAGCAGGTGAACCGTTTTCTCCACTTTTCTTAATCATATCTTCCTCCGTCAAAACATTATATCAAGCACAATAGTTACTCCATTAAATCCCACTTTAAGGCTACGGACACTACTGGAAACCTCAAATCTTCTTCCATAAACCTCAATGACTGCCGAACCCATTGCCTTTTCAAGCGATAACGACAGCTGATACTTATTACTCTCCGAAACCTTCTTCGGGAAAGTGTATTCTACTTTCTCCCCACCCTGCGTTACCTGTGCCTTAAACATCACATAAACAACGCGCCGAACGCCTCTATCAAGAACAAAATAGTTATCGTCCCCATAGTAGACACGACCAGGCTGAAACAGTTCTTGCAAACCCTCTAACTTCACGGGATAGGGCATGCCATATCTAACATTACTTCCGCTTCTAAAATCATTCTCCCGCGTAAAAGGCTGACTATTATAACTTCTCTTGTTAAATCCGCTATTTCTTTGAGCGTTTGCGAAGCTACTGTTAGACGAATAGCTACCGTCTGCTACGCTGTTTAGCAACCCCCGCGCATCCGTAATATCCCCAACCAAATATCTGGGACTCTCCGTATTATCTGGATGGTTCTCTTTTACAAGCCGCCTATAAACCCTTGTAGTTATCTCAATCTTAACCTCTTCTACCGAGTGATACCCGTACATTTGAAGAGCCGTCACTAAATCCATATCTAGCACCTATTATGCGATACCGCGCGTCTCTATAGCTCAATTTCCCGACTCCTGCTCACTTGTATCGGATACTTCTGTGCTTTCTTCCGTGCTTTTCAAGCTTTCAGATAAACTGCTCTCGGCGCTCTCTTCCGACCCGCTTTCTATGCTACTCTCCTCTACGCTCTCGCTACCGTCTACAGTCTCCTTACCTACATTTGTTTCTGCTGTAGCCTCGCTCACAAGCAACTCTTCCTCATGCTCCGCAACATATTTCTGTATCTTTTCCGACAGGTCATTCTGCATTGCCTGTAATTTTTCCTTAATGCCATCGTAGTCGCCTAAATCCATCTCACTATTAATCGACCCGTCAAGCGACCAGCCGCCCAGCGGCACATAGCCATCAAACCCTACGATATGCACCCGCTCATTCGGAGCGTTATGCGACACTATATACATGTCGAGGCTCAAATTATTCTCTGTAGTAGAAATTCCGACAACGAATTTATCACCGGCCACAAACTCGTCCGAATTTTTGTAATTGTATAGAGGCAAAATATTCTCTGCGTAGCTCTTACTCACGGACTTATAAAGCTCGTAGATATTACTGCCAGAAACCGCTATTTCAAACGACCTTTCCGAAGTATCCTTAGGCTCTTTTCCCGTTTCCGTAGTCTCTGTTAAACTTGCACCGCCCTTATCTGCAAAATCACACGCTACCTCTACCATACGCGCAGGCGAAATGTCATCTGTCAAAACAAACTTAGGACTCCCCCCGTCAACGCCCTCTTTCACGGTCAAAAGCTTATCTCCTAAGAGATAAACCCCAGCCGTATATCCAGACTGCACATATGCCTGTCCAGAATTGTCATAGATTGTCGTAATTGTCGTGTTCTTATCTACCCGCGTCAAAGTCATTCCACCGCTCTCATACATCTTATTAAGAGCCTCCTTTATCTCGACATTCGCAGGCTTCACAGCTTCTTTGCTGTTTTCCGCGTTTACGGAAACCTTCCCTTTACCACAAGCTGTAGCACTTGCCGCTAAAAGCGAAACAGCGCACGCAAAAGACAGAATCTTAACTAGCCTCATAACTCATACCTCCAAATAAGCATAAAATTAGTAATAAAATTTATAGGACGAAATACCTGTGTACTCGCTCCAATACAAGGAATCCACTCTGATTAAAAGAAAGCTCGCAGAACATCAAGGTGTAGCGCACTTTAGCTTTCCAAGGAAAAACGCTCGGAAAGGCGAAACTTACTTTCAAGATACTAGATAGCTTTTCTTTGATTCGCTGAAACTTCCTTTCTTCGTATACAGGTATCTCGGAAACTTACTTTCTTCTAACTGCACCTCAACTATACCATATTTTGCGATTTCTTTCAAGTCGTTTGGTATATCTGAAACTTACTTTCTAACACTGATGTTTAAGGGGAAACTTACTTTCTAACGAAATCACAAAACCAGCCAGGAAAGAAAGTTTCAACGACACGGAAAATCCGCTTTGCATAGCTAAAAACGGAAACTTCCTTTCGACTGCCAAAGTATCACTTGAAACTTACTTTCTAACGATTTTCAATAGCGCAAAGAAATTCTCAAGTATCAAAGCAGTTTTCCCTCAACAACCAGCCAATTCTTAAATACTAGAAGCTTACTTTTCGCTTCTATAGGTATCTCTGAAACTTACTTTCTAACTTCAAAATGACAAGAGTCCAACTGTTTAACTGATAAACAAAGCCTCAACCCCCTAGATTTTCCCGTTAAAATCAAATCGAAAACTTGTCGGATACTCGTCCGTTTATAAACTTCCTTTTTGAACTAAAAGTATACCGAGAAACTTGCTTTCTAACTCAAAGCTCATTTACTGATTTTTCTTCAATTACAGCTAGGTATTACTTAAACTTACTTTCTATCCAAGCAAGTCCTCAAGAAACTTGAATTTATGCACGGATTACAAAACAAACAACCGTAATCGCAAACCAATCCAGCAAACCAGCACACCTACCAGAATTGCCTTTATAACTATTACAAGGCATTACCCTAGTTTATCTGTCAACTTTTAGCCTAACCTTATAAACACCCAGCGCCCCGCCATCACCAGAAACTTCCTTTCTCCTGCCAGAATTTACGAGGAAACTTACTTTCAACGAAACCCCATCCACCCAGCGGAACTTTCTTTTCACAATCAAACTCTTCGGGGAAACTTGCTTTTTAGAAGCGTAGCTCAATGGAAACCCGCCATCCCGCGAACCCCGTAAACTTTCTTTTTAGCCCCGAAATCGACAAGAAACTTACCTTCCCAACCCCGTCACCCGCCTAACTCTCTGCCCAAAACCCCAACATTAAAAAGGGCTTACGGATTTCCCGTAAGCCCTAAACTTGCTTTAGAAGCTTTCTTATTCAGATAAACCAACCTTTCCACGCAGAAGTTCCTAGGAAGTTTACTTTCTTGCTTCTAAAATCACCTGTTCCCAGCATGTGTCACAGCCTCAAGCCACCTCCAGTCGATTCCCAAGACAGCACTCTGTTACTCGTAAAGCCCGCCTACATCCCTTAAACTTGTGTCCCAAATAAGGGAAAGCCAACCCGTCTAAGGGCAAACCCCGTGTCACGCTCTAAATCCTAAACTTCCTTTCTAGCGCTCTCCATATATCTAAACTTTCGTTTCGCTGGACTTGTACCAACCTAAACTTTCTTTCACACACAAACGCCACCGCAAAGCTACCGCTAAACTACGCCCCAAACACATGACACAAAAACCCTAGCAAACCCCCGATAAACTAATCTCCCCGCGCTTAACCATAAAACTTGCTTTCTTTCAGCCTTGTACCTATAGAAACTTACCTTCTAACGCTCCGTGTCGCCTAGTCTACCTACCGTAACATGATTATACGGCAACTCTATCCCGAAACTTATAAACAGCTTTAACATACTCTCCCTAAGCCGCCCGCATATCGCAAAGTTGTCGTCCAAATGCTCTGTCCATATCGTAAGCTTTAACACTACCCCGTTTGCTGTATACCGATTTACGGATACCTTCACAGGACGAATGATTAAAGGCTCTTTTGAACACTCTGCCACGATTAAAGCCTTCGCAAACTCTATATCTGTCCCGTAACCCACCTCAAACTCTACAAAATTACCTACATCCTTCTCGTAATTCGTATTCAATATCACACTGTTCTCTACTATGCTGTTTGGCACAATACAGCTCTGCCCGTCAAATGTCGTTATTATGATATGCCGAACCGACATATCCTTTACTATCCCCTCTGCTATGATATTTGACCCCTGCACTATCTTAACCTTCTGTCCGACCTCGATAGGCTTCGATAAACTTATAGAAAACCCGCTTATGATATTTCCCAATGCTTGTTGCGCTGTAAAGGTTAAAACTGCCACAATCAAAGTCGAACCACCGAGTATCTTGCTGCCTAACCCGTCCGAGCCACCAAATATATACATCTCTGCGCAGATAAACACCGCTACGATTAAAAGACGCAACGCTCCCGCGATAAACTTTATCTTTAGCGCGTGCTTCCTTTGGTATATTTTATCCGACACCTTCCCAACCGCTATCATGCACCCTGCCGTGACAACTAGTGCCACTAACCCTGCTAAAATCTTCATAAAAACCCTCCAGCCACTATCTTACCACCCAATCCCCCACTTGTCCTCACTAAACCCGCATCTCCCGTTTACCCCGTAAACGCTCTACAGCCCCATACCACTTTGCCCCGCCTCAAGCCCCCGCTCACCTCTATCGTCCGTTTTCACTCGTTTTGAACCGCCGACTCATTAGGGATTTCAAAGGGAAGTCTCTTACCTCTATACACTTTTACACCTAAACGATTATGCCCCTTAAAAGCCATTCTGGTGCGTCACAGGGCATAGTCTATCTTTTACTTGTCAATTTCACTGTTAAACTTACAAAACCCCTCTCCTGCCTAGGCGACTGCCTCCTCCCGTTACGGGGCTTCCCCTTGCCCAATAAACCCCTAAACCCAGAGCTTACCCGCCCTGTACTGTCCCGCCGACTTAAGCCCCTCCCCCTGCCCGTTTCTATCTCTCCCATCTAATCCCCCTATTCCCCTTTCTTAGCCGTCCTGCGCCGATAGAAACCCCCTAATCCTAAGCAGAAACCTAAAACCTGTAAAAGCGTCCGTCTAAACCTAGACACGCCTTAAAAGCCATTCTGGTGCGTCTAAAGACATAGCCTAGCTTTTACTTTATAATCTACTAGCAACTCTGTACTATTCCACGCATTTACTTCCAAATCACCTAACTCCCTATTCTCCCCAAACTAGAAACGGGGCTAGGCGCTACCTAACCCCGCCTAAACCCCGCTTAAACCCTTACTTTCCGTAATGCTTCTTTGCCGAACCTTCCTGTATCCCAGAAATGATTGCCCGTCCGAGCTTCCCGATTCCAAACGCCGCTCCAAAGACCGCCGCTCCGATGAGTCCACCGATTCCACTGCCTCTACCGCTTCGCTGTCCTCTCTCTGCCTTACTCATAAACGGCAATGCCCGCGTAAACCTACGCATCCGACTGCCCTCATCCTCTGGCTTTATCCTCGCGTTCGCGCTTAACTCTGCCCCTATCTCTTCGGTCGCACGATACATAGCTACATTTCGCTTTACCGCTTCCATCTCTGCCGACATCCGCTGTCTCTGCGCCATCGTAAGATATTCCTGCCGCCTTATGTCGTGATTGTTGATGTTTACCACCCCCAAAACTCTAAATGTGTCGAAAATACTCCCAAGTAGCCGCTCTGTGTCGGAAGGGTCGATATAATACTCTAGGCTAAATGCGTTCAAATACTCCGTATCCATTCCAATCCGCGCTAAACTGCTATATCGCTTCGCTAACTCCTTAAACGATATGAAATCAGAGAGATAACGACCCGTATTCCCGCCCATGACTCCGTTTAAGTTCACTAGCTTGTTGTTTACTATCATTCCGTTCGCCGTAAGAATTATCTTCGTTACATTACCTCGCCCTATGCTCCTGTCTATCCTGTCTAATACCCCGTTTAGGACTTCCCTGCGATACATGTCTGCCCCAAACTTCGTACTCGTAAACAGCGGCGCGTGACTAAGCAAGCCGCCTAGCGAAAGATTTGTGCAATCCACGCTGTTCTCTGGCGAAAGCCTAGAAACATCTGCCTTTATACGCTCTATACCCTGCACCATCGTAACGCCTTTTGCGTTCTCAAGCTTCGACCCGTCAGTTATTGCATTACTATACCCCACCGAGGACTCATACTCACGAACATTTATCGGCTCTTTTTCTGCCGAGCGCCCAGAATAACCACTATAACTATCTCCGTGATTAAACGCTCCGCTCTCTGTAAGCGGTTCACTGTCAAACTCATCACTCTTCTCCGAGAAATCTTCACTACCCGCCGAAAATGCTCCGTTTTCCTCGCTTCCCTCTGGCATAAACCCGATAAACTCATCCGAAAGATTACTCTCCCTGCCCTGCATTAGACTATCAAATACACTTCCAGCAGGTTTTTCCGCATTTCTTACGGGTTCCTCGGAAACCGCCTCGCTCGCACTTGCTCCACTTTCGCCTAAGCCCTCTAAGCCTGTATTCTCGTTCTCGCCTAAGCTCTCTACTCCTGCACTTTCTCCCTCGTCCCCCGTAAACTCTACACCAGAATACTCACTGTCTATACCGTCCTCGCTTCCGCTTCCGTCCTTTCCTAACTTCTCACCCGCAAGCGCTCTGTCCATCCTACTCCAGTTCGGCATAAACTCTGCACGGAAGTCACTGAAATACTCCATCGGGTCGCTCGCTCCCGATGCCTCCATGTAGCCAAACTTCGTTATCACCTCTTCAAAAATACGATAACTCTCATTAAACGCTTCCCCGAGGCTATATCCCTCCATGTCAGCTGTCATCTCACGGAGATATCCCTCGAATCCGATAGACTCCTCAAGCTTTCCGTTCTTATCACGGAACTGCTTCATGATTTCCTCTACCTTCTCGTCCGTTCCGACCGAGTTCTTTAACTGCCCCTTTAACTGCTGGACAAATGTCCCGTTCTCGTCTGCGTCATTCAAAATCAAAAACGGCTTTATAAACTGCGCTGTCGTGCTATCCCCGTTCACGCCCTGCGAATCTACATCATCTACCCACGCAAAATACCTGTCATTCACATTACAAAACTTCTTTCCCTTTGTAGTTGTTAAAACAGGCTGGATAAAGTCTGACTTATTCGGGATTTTAGTGGTAGGTAAAACACCTCCGTAGGCTATAGACGCTTCGTCATATCCTATAAACCCGCGCTTACCCATATTCTCAAGCGTCCTAAAGATAAACGCATTCGCTTTGTTGATTCCGTTATACTCTGTGCTACTCATAGACGACCATGACGGCGTTATATGCTCTTGATATATAAGCATTAACTTCGGCTTTATGTTCTTTAGCGTAGCGTCCTTCGCCGCAAGCCAGCTTCCCATCGCCCGCATATACCAGTTATACAGCCACTTCGCACTCTCTACCGCTGTGTCATCCTCGCCCTTCCGAACTCTCTCACTCTTCTTCGCAAACAACTCTGCATACAAAGGCGCCCAACCCGTTATCATACGCCAAACTTCGTCCGCTATGATTAACAAATCCCCGCTCTTCGTCTTTATCTCACCAGACTGAATCTTCGGAGAAAGCCAAATCCAGAAATCCAAAGCCTTTATATACTTAAGCGCACTCCACGCTGTCTCTGGCACAGCTAAATCTTCAAGTCCTGCGGGCTTCCGATAAACCTCCCTCGACATTACCTCCCGAACTACCCCGCCTATATCCGCTTTACTGTCATACTCCGAGCCACCGTTTAACGCAAAGGTCTTTACCCCGAGCTTCTTCGCAATATACAAAAGCAAAGACGACATATCTGGCTTACTGTCTAAATACGGCACGGCTACATTTGAAGCAAGCGCTGACGCAATCATATTCAGCGTCATAACACCTTTACCAGAACGAGAACCCGCCGACAAGTGCAGGACAAACGACCCTATAGCCGTATTAAAGCCACCAAAAGGCGTATCCTTGCTGTTGCCGATATAAATACTGTCGTCCTCTGCGCGACCTAATATCAAATTCTGATAGGACGGACGCTTACCCTGCTCTCTTAACTTTCTAAGCGCAATATAGCTAAATAACGGGACTGTCCCGCATAAACTCTTGTCCCTTACGACCTCTATCTCTTTTATGCTGTCGTTATCTCGCATCAATGAGAAAGATGCTCTGTCTAACTCGACCTCTTTTGTTCCTACCCACCCTAAAATCTTTTTCTCTATGCGCTTTAGCCGAGTCGCGTCTATCCTATGCGCGTAATCCGAAAACCTTATCTTAAACCTACCGCCAGAATCCTCGCAAATCACAATCGCAGGCGTATATGCCAGAATCGTCTTGTTCGCTAACTGCCGAACCGCCCCATAAACACTGGACAAGTTATTTATATCCAGCTTCTCATTCGCCGCTAACGATTTTATATACTCCGTTACGATGTTTCGGATATATCTCTCGATATTATGCTTTACATCCTGCTCCCAATACGACTCCCAAGACACACTCGCAGACGATTTACAATAGCGCTTGCCCGCTATATCTGACTCTTTAGACAAGTATCTTCCGAATACAAGCTCTATTATCTTAAACGGGAAATAGTTATACCCGTCCCGTATCTCGCCGTAAGTAATAGTCCGCTTCGTACTCTCCTTTAACCCAAGCTCCTGCTTTAATAACTCCCATGTGTCGGAATAGTAGTTCCGAGGCACAAGCATTAAATGCTCATAATCAAGCGGTTGAAACTTAATCATACTACCGCTCTTTTGCCCAGCCAGTATTCCCTCTGGCTGAATAACTCCATATCCAGACTTGAACATAGAAGTATAGACCTTATAAATCTCCGTAACCGCATTATCTATACTGCTCTTACAAGCCTCTACCACAGACTGTGCTAACTCGTCCTTATCACTCTCTGATAAACTCGCCGTGTCGTGCGGGACTTCGTGGGACTGCTCTGTTACGGAATTGCTCTCCGCTTCCCCGTCCTCTTCGTCCGAATCCTCGTCCTCCTCGTAATCTTCCTCTTCCCCCTCGTCCTCATCTTCGTCTATATCTATATCGTCCGAATCCTCGTCTAACTCGTCCTTTACATATGAAATGACCTGCTCTAAGTCAGCTAAACTTATGTCGCCACTCACTGAACCGCTAAACTTATCCCCCGCAAGCACGCTCACTATGCGGCACAGGTCTTTATTCTGTAAAACCCTTAGAATATCATCGTCATCGCACTCGTCAACCCTATCTAGGGCTTTCCACAAATCCTCTAACTTCCCTCTATCCTGCAATAAATACCCGTATAAGGCTAATATCTTCTTGTTCGTCATTTCGCACTCCTCAAAAGATTCTCAAACCAGCCTTGATTTTCCTTTGTGACGGTCAATAGCTCATTTCTAAGCTCCCCTGCGTCGTTATCCCCCAGATGGCTTAATATCTTCGCTATCGTCTTGTCATCCGTATAATTCTTTAGCATTAAAACCGCCTGCTCAAACTCTCCGATAGCGCTTTCCCCCGCGCTTTCAGATAAACCCGCTGTAGACCTCGCTTCCTGCTTCGCCTTTGAGATACTTCGCATAATATCTCTAACTTTGTCAAGCAAATATAGCTGGTCGAACTCGTATATGTTAGGCGACAAACCAAAAGTCTCGCATAAACCATGACGATTCACGCCGTCTGCCCCGATATACCCCTCAAACGCGCTGTCATACCCCCAGTCATCCGCAAGCTTCTCTACACTATCTACGCCGCTACCCGTATACGCCGCCCCGTCCTCGATATACTTATCAAGATTCGCAATTAGCATTACCCGCTTTAGCCTAGGATAGTCCTTATCCAGATTACCGTTCCTCGAAATCAACTTTGCTACCGCTTCCTTAAACGGAGCATAGTTTCCTATCTTCTTCGACCGATAAACATTCGCTATCGCTATGTTAAAGAAATCATTCTTTGCACTTCCTGCCCGATACACTGCTGTCCAGTCGAAATACAACTCCTCTAAGTTCCGCAAAGACCACTGCTTTAAGGACTCTAGCCCGCATCGACCCCCTGTCACCTTATGCTTATCGCTCTCCCCGTGAAGCACTATCGCACCTAGCTCACTCGCCTCTATCCTATCCCGATACCTCTGCTTTAACACAAGGCTACTCCCCTGCACCCCGTTCTTTACGATAGGCGACCAGAAATGCACCACAACAGTGTTCACTCCGATAAACAAACGCCTTACATTCCTCGGAGAACTGTAGGTCGCACCTATCTGACTCGACCACTCCTTATCCCGTGCCGCCGCACTCTCCCAGTCATGCTCATCCGTATCGACATAGTTATCACTGCCGTCCATCTTCTTTACTGCACGCTTATATAACGGATAATCATGCTCGCCAAGCGAGTTAGGAACATGAATAAACGCTCTGATGCGATTATATAGATTTATACTTCCCATAAAGCCACCTCCTAGGCTACCCTATTAGCCTTATTTTATACTAGCTCGCCTAACGCCGCTTGGTACAAAAATAGGGCAACGGCTTATACTCCGTTACCCTATTTCATGCGTATTAACTTGTAGATTTCAGTAAGTATTACTCTGCAACACTGTCCTTACTGTCAAGATAAACGCCGCTCTCTTCGATATAGGTCTCCGAAACACCGCTTACCCCGTTTGAAACCGCAAGCTTTACAACCCTGCTCCCTTTCGGGATTAAGCCATGCTCGTTTATCACAAACTGAAACCCTATATCCGTAAACGCTTCAAGCACATCGCATATGATACGCCTACTACTTGCACTTAGTCCGCTCAACACCTCGTCAAGCACCAGTAAACGCCGACTCCCCGTTATCACGATTAACGACAATACGCAAAGCAGACTCACTATCTGCATTAACCCATGCCCGCTGTCTGCCTTTAGACTCCGTACCTTGCCGCCCTCTACATGCAACTCTATCTCTAACTGCTTATACTGCCCGCGAAATACACTCTCCTTTAGAATAATCTTCCGCTCGCTGTTCTCGAATATCTTAGCCAGAGCGCTGTTTACGCTCTCCTCGATAAACTTATACGACTGATTGACCGCGTTATTCGACAAAACCGTTAGGATATTGATTGCATTTATCGTAACATCTAGGTCGGTCGCCGCCTTATCCCGAAGCTCGTTATACTTAACGATTGACTTCTTTAACTGCTCTCTGTTTCGCTCATTCGCTTTGTTTAGAGCTTCTAACTGCTCGACCTTCTCTATATACTCGCTCGCCGTCATCCTCTAGCTTACCCCTTTAGCGTTGCCAGAAGATACATGTTCGCATACACATTGTCGCCTGCATCCGCGTCCTGCACCCTTAAATACCTACGGGTCGCGTCTACTTCCTCGATACCCAGAATTACCGTATCGTGCGTGCAAACACTAAGCACCTCTGTAAGCGCCTTTAGCGAAACTCCAAGCTTTAACTCGTCCTTCGGAACTTCTCCTGTTACACGATAAAACGCATACATCGTATTTGAACCAGATTTACTCTCGCCAAACCTTAAAACCGCCTTCTCGGACTCCGGTTCCGCTACGATATTGCCCTTATTGTCTAACTGCCGTGTCGTATACATTCCGTCCGTGCTGTTAAAGTCAAGAATCATAACCGTAGTCGGAGACTGCACCGTTCCGCTCTGGCACGCCCGAACCATATCCCTTAAACCGTCTGTCGCTATCTTAAAGCAAAAACGATTATACTCCCGAACCTCGTTCCCGTTAAACCGATAGCTTGTAAGCGTATCCGCGTCCTGCATCCTCGGACTCGCCAGCATAAACCATACACCAAAGCTCTCATCCTCGGTCGTAATCGCACAGGACTTAGCACCTAACTCCCCTGTGACCGACAAACGCACTGTCTCACTCAAAATCTTGCCTAAGATACCGCCTAGGCTCTTTGCTACCTTACCTGTCATCGCAAAACCGAAGTTTATACCGTCTGGAAGCGACAAACATATCATGGAATTCTGCGTTACAACAAAGCCTACGCCCTTCTTTGTGGAAATATAGCAATTTCTACTGTCATCTCCCGCACCAAGACTGCCAAGTAACTGTGACAACTCCTTTGTCTGCCAAGTATCGTACTCTTCACGGTTAAACAGGCACGAATCTGCGTCAAACCGAGCCACAATCTTATACCTATTGTCTACCTTATCGGCTAAGAACGCCTTTACCGTCTTTCTAAGGCTACTTACGACTGTCTCATAGAATTTCCCGTCCTCTTCCTCCTGCCGAACCTTATCTACCTTTAGCATAATCGTATTCGACTCCGCTAAACCAGACAAGTCAGCCTCTATCTCCTTTACAAGAAGAGAACCCGTTGACGAAAACTGCTCCATCGCCGTCTTTAGACCGAGATAGTCTACTACAAAGTTACCAAGAGCACGCTCCTCCGCTGTAAACTCTGCGGGAAACACCCCGTAAATCGCCTGTCTATTGTCGGAATACACAAGCGCATACCCGTTCTCCTTCGGGGAAAACATTACCCCTATCTCCGAGTTCGACATAAACTTGCCTGTCTGCTCAAACACCTTCTTAAACTCTGCATAGTTAATCTTCACCGAAATTACCCCCTCTTAGCCCTGCATACCGCTAATCTCTGCGTTAATACGCTGAAAGATTGCTTCTCCGACTCCTAAACGCTCGTTTAACTCCGTAACATACCTCTCACAGACCTCTCGCGCGTTCTCACGAGTAATCTCGATGCCAAGCTCCTCCGACAACTCCTTACAAAGCCTGTCTATCTCCTTGTTATTCATGTCTCTCTCTGCCGTAAGCTCGACTTCCCTCTGCTTAAACTGCTTGTACGCCCTGTTAAACTCTCTTACTCGCTCGATGTCGATTTCCTGCATCTTTTTCCCTCCAGAAAAACTCACTGATTCAAAGTTGTACTGCTATTTTACCACAAAATTAGGGCTTTGGCTACCCTAAACGACCGTAAGAAGGGCGAAGCCGCCCTCTCGTAAACCCGAGGGAAGGGCGAAGCCCAATCCCACCTCGCCCCCTAAAAGCCTGCCCTGTTGTAATACCCGAAGTTATAATGACTTACCCAAAACCACCTCGAAAAAGTTGCGTGTATGGTATAGCCAATTTTGCTATAAGTCTTGCCCGAAAATCGGCTATGGTATTTGGCTTATTTTGAAGAGTTTATAAAATAGGAAAGCCTCGCCTACAGTTTCACATGGGCTAAAAATCGTTAAGAAAGTACAGAAATTTGCCAAAGTCCACGCACAAAACCCTAATTTGCAGTAAGACAGGTCTCTGCAAAAATCTATCACATAAACCTAGCGATTTCCTAGATATGCTTAGTCAAATCCAAAAACTCCAAAAACCATCCGCCACAAGCCCCGTTACCTTAGTCCCAGTCAGTATCCTTCCACTCCTCGTAGTTAAAGTTGCTCTCTTCTCCGCTATCCGCTAGGCAACTAAGCTCTACAGGCAGTCCCTTCCTAAATCTGTGATACTTAAAGTCGTCATAGTCAAATTCACTAGCAATAATCAACTGTGCTACCACGCTTACATGCAGTTTCTCTCGATATGGCACATATAAACTATGCGTATACGGAATACCGTCTTTCAAACACGCCAGCACCCTGTCAGAAGTAGTGAACTTTACCCTCTCCGACTGCACAAGCGTATACACCCCGCTCTGCTTATCCTCTGAAAACACCCCTACAGAAATCTCTCGCGGAATAAACATGTTACCACAGTTCGCTAATTTAGCAACCTTTACATCCTCTGGCGCACTTACATCGGACTGCATAACTAACGCAATGTCTACCTTGCTTAACTTCTTTTCGACTTCTGGACGAACGCCAACCGATAAACCAACTACAGTAGGATTCTCTTCTCCCTCTCTGCCACTGAAATAAACCCGACTGTTCATATTACTTTACTCCCCCTTTCTAATGTCAACTTCTCCGTAGTCACCTGCACAAACCTTACATAGCTCTAACGGAATTGACAAATTATTACCGTCACCGTGAACCACAAATAACTTCGCTTTAACTAACGCATATAGTGGCTTCTTGCTATGTACCCATAAACTATGCGTATACGGAGTTCCAAGGGCTAAATCTACCTTTCGAGTATCACGCTCTCTAAAACAGACATTCTCTGAAACACGCATAATTGCATCAGATACGGAATCCATCTCGTATACCTCAATCTCAATTCTGTCAAGACACAAATTCCCGTCATACTCTTTATGTAGATTAGTAACAGTATATCTCGGAACGCTGGCATCTTTCAGCGCTCCTGTGTCCCTGTACTTTGACAGCGCAATATCAACTCTTTGCAGACCGTCAACCATCTCTTTTGATACTCTTGCATCTAATGACAGAATAAATGGCTTAGTAAGAACCCTACATCTATCACCACTATCCAGTAAACAGACCTTATCCATACCCTCACTCCTCCTCTCCTGCCTTTAATAAGGCTAATGCTTTCTCCTTATACTCTGCCTTTACCCCAACTAGACCTTTGATATAACTCTCCGTGTCCCCTATCTCTCGCTCAAACTCCGCTAAACCCTTTACAACCGAACTTACATCTACATGCTTTCGCATACTGTCCGCATCCTGCTTATTCTTTAACGCAAGATTAAACGACTGCTCTATCGGTAATAACGGAAACTCTAATCTAACTGCCTCTGGCTCTTTATCGTCATACACACGAAGCACAATTACCGCGCCCTTCTCTGGCGTTCTATCACCTAAATACTCTGGACGCGCTAAACAGGGCAACTGATGCACAATACACTTATGACCGATTCCACCCCGCGCAATTATCCCGCTAAACACATACTCTTGATGTATATGCCCACTAAAGATGTAGTCTACCCCAAAAAAGTTCTCCCTCTCGTCAAGAACTATCGGGTCTCCGAAGTTCGGCATGAGCGTGTCCTTGAACATAAAGTAGTTATGACCTAAAACAATATTCGTCCTGTCGCTATCTATCTGGAACTCCCTATCCTCTCCCCCGAAGTCACACATAAACAGCTTCATCTTGCCTATCTCTAAATCACAGCTCCCCTTAAACGCACCTTTCTCTAAGTAGAACTCGTACTCTGTCATTCCATAGGTCGCGCTGTCGTGATTTCCCTTGACGATATAAAAGTTCCCCTTCGTAAGCTCTCTCCTACGCTTAAACGCCTGCTCTACCAAGCCACGATACTCTAAAGTCCCAAACCGACCGTACTCTATATCTCCGAGATTCACGATGTGCGTACACCCGTTCTTCTCAAATATGTCGGTCGCGTAGTTTAGATACATCAGTGACTCCTGCGGATAGTCGTTATGTGCACCTCGATTCTTGGAACTTAAGTGCAAATCCCCGTCTATCCCGATTCTCGCTATCTCCATAAAATTCCCTCTCCACTTAGCTCATATGTTATGCGACCCGCAAGTGCAATCAAATAAAGCAAGGTCATAATTATGCGCCATGCCTTACTACGGTATACCTTATATGCCATATAAAGATTAAACAGCCAAACCGCCGTAAACGCCTCTGTTGACATTTCCCTCCGTCTCCTTATCAAACACTTTGTTGCATAACCTCGTCCCTCATAGCATATCATACCGCATAGAAATAGTAAATAGAAATTTTATAGAAATACCGCCCGAGGGCAAACAAAAAGCGGGCGGTTCTCGCCGCCCGCTACACCTCTTTCGCCTATGTCGTAAAGCTATTCCTGCCCAGTCGCGCGTAAACTCTAAAGCTTCATACTCTCTTTCTAGCGCTTAACTCGACTATTCTCTTGTCAATTCAAACTCATAAACAACCACCGCAACATCCCCATGCAACATTTTCATTGACTACATCTGTAATTTCTTTTTCATAAGGCTTTAATTGTACCGGTAAATCAACACTCCACGGAGCAGTTATGCAATAGTCATCGCCATCATCTGTAATTACACAGTCTCCGTTTGAGACTAGTGCATCTTCAAGCTCCCAGAGTTTTCCATCAACTTCAATCTTTAAGATACCAAAGCAAAGACAAGGGTATTCCCCGTCATAAGACACGAATCTAACCACTCTATCAGCTCCCTTCTTTTATCTTATCTAGCTTATTCTGCAATCCCCTAACAGACACGCTCACTCCTCAAACTCTTCCATGATGTCAAGCAACCACATAGCTAAAATAAAGCCTGCCATGACCCCAATTAGCCGCAATCCAAGCGACTTTACCGCTCTCTTACCTCTCTCGCCTCTACTCATATCTCCTCCAAATGTTCATGTCCACTCCCTGTAATAACTATATCCGCTCCGCAGTTCGGGCAAACAATAACCTCTGCTCCCGTAGCCTTTAATGCCGCGTAGCTCTCGCTCGCCTTCTCCTTTACCGCCCGCAACTCTTCCTCTTCTGCCGTAAGGCTCTCTATACGCCCGATTAGACCCCTTAGCCGACTTAGCATAGATATGTCTACCTCGCTCTTCGGAAGCCCCGTAAACGCTGTTACAGCCCCCGCTAGGCGCTCCCCGTCTAACACACACTTACTTAATACTAAAAGCCCTGTAAGAACGCTCTCTCGTTCCTCTCGCACCGTATCTAGCCCCGTAAATACATCTGCCACGCTCTTTAGACGCTCTCTATCTCGTAACCGGCTTAATAGCTTTACTACCCCGTCCACGTCTCGCTCCATAGAGATACTGTCTATCTTAGATACCGCACTTAGCCGCGCACCTAACCGCTCCCGCGCCCCTAAACGCTCTACCAGACTCTTAAACGAGTGCCCTACGCTCTCACTCTCTTCTCGTATTCCCGCTACTCCCGCGTAAACTCGTAGCCGCTCCTCGCTCTCATCTGCCGCGTCAAGCCGCTTAATCAGACCCGTTAGCCCCGCTACAATACGGCTTAACCTCTCTATCTCCCCCTTTAACCGTACCGCACTCGCTATATCTATGTCCTTTATGCTCTCTAACTCGCTCTCAAGCGTCTCTGCCTTTACGCTATACTCATCTATAGCGTTTCGATACCCGTTCGCTTGCTGATTCCCGATAGTAATAGCCCGAGTTAAGTTTCCGACCTTTAACGCATTATACATGACCTTATAGTTTTCACTGCTCTTTGTTAAAACAAACAGCAAGCTATCCTCATATGTCCGTATTTGCAGTAGTTCCTTTGTCTCGGGTTCTACCATCATCCCCATAACCCGCTCAAGCTCTACAGGCGTTCCGTAGCCCCTATCTATCTTATCTGCCGCGTAAACTTCCCCGTCTGCGCTAAGAATCTCAAAGGCGTTCTCACTCGCTGTCTTTACACGCTTTACGGTCGTCCCGTCCGATAACTCACACTCTATCGAAAACCCCTTCGTGTTATCCCGTATATAGTCCTTCTGCTCCGTAGCATACCCGTTCGCACCAAGTACCGCAAAAGTCTTTACAACAGAAGTCTTTCCAGCCTCGTTATCCCCGACCAGTGTCACTATCGGCGTGTCAAACTCAAACCCGACTTCCCCTAAATTTCTAAAATTCTTAATACCCCAACGCTTTATCGGAGAATAAACTTGTCTACTCTCTTTTTTGTTATCCATATGCCATGCCTCCTTCAAGAAAAAGGCTAGGACGGTCTTACCGCCCTAGCCCCGTCTCTTAATCCTTAGCCGATAAACTTAGATTTCTGCAATGCCATCTCCGCTTACAAGCTCACTCTCCGCTACCACAAGCTTCGGCATAGCCTCCATCTGCGGCACATCGCCTATCATAGCCATGCCACCGATAGGCGCGGACTGTGCAGTACCTACCGCTACCGCAGGATTCGTTACCGCCTTGCCCGTAGCCGCGTACTCAAGATACTTAGCCTGCGGATTCTCAAGAAGCTCCTTCTGATACTCGTCCCAAGCACCGAACAGCTTGTCCATCTCAAGCACCAGATTCTCCTTATACGCGGGCTTGAACTCTGGAAACGACTTCTCAACCGTATCGAATATCGTATCCATAACTCCAAGCGCGTCAGCCTGCATCTTATCGAAAAGCTTCGGGTATTCGTTCGATAGACTCATGTCACTTCCCACAACATCCATCGTCATACCAGAAACTAACTGCATACGACCGTAAGCGCTCTTCGGGTCGGCAACTGTCGGATGCGTGAAATAAACCTCTGCTCCAAACTCTGTCTTACGCGACTTCGCAAGCTTCTCACGCAGTTCCTTTACCTTCTTGACAGTAGCCTTCCAAATCTTTAGCTGATATGCGGGCATCCCGTCTACCAGTGTAGCAGGAGAAACGCTACCATCGCTATTCGTACTCATCTTAACAACCGCAACCAGTATATACATCTGCGGGACTGTCTTTATCTTGCTCTCATCACGGAGTTTACGAACATCATCGTCATAATCCTTTCGCTCTTTTGTACCCTCCGCAGGAACACCGCCATACTGTCCGTCCAGAAGCGCACGGCGATAGTCAAAGATAGCCCTGCTATCACGCTCTCTAGCACAAATCGGACAAATACCATCCGACATGATATGACCTTCTGCATCCGTGATAATCGGTGCGCCCTCCGTACAAACCGTTGAGCCGAAGGACTTCTTACCTGTCGCGTCATAGCTCTCCCAAGAATGCGTCTTGGCAGAAAGAGCAATCAGCTCCTTCTTAAGCTCGCCTGTCTCCGCGTCAGGTACCTCGTGATACGGGAAATAAATCGTATTTACAAGACCCGACTCGCCAGAATACTTGAGCGAGTTGTAGGTATTGTCGTCAATGAACGAACGAAGGTTGCTACTCATGGATGCTACTTTAAGAAATGGGTTCTTCATGGTCTTATTCTCCTTTAATCTAAATCAATCTCTCTGTTAAACTCTTAGTCTCTCTACTTAATCTTCTCTACTCTCTCAAATCATACAAATCTTCTCTTTCTCGCTCTTCTCTCCTTTATGCTCTTTTTCCATCAACCAACCGATACACAAGTCTAAATACCCTCTAAAGCATTCCCCGTTGTCCTCACTTTCCCGCAAAGTCTCATCTGCATCTTTATAGTTAATAGGCGTTGTCAGCGTTACATACCGATTCGTCTCCCAAGACCTAACGGCTTTCATCCCCGCTATGTCCCTGTCGGGAATCCGTACTATCCCGTATCTACACCTATTTAACTCAAACATACTTATGGCACTCTTCCGAGTCCCACACATCGCAAATACTGGCTCGTAACCCAATGACCGTATGTGCAAGGCATCCGTTATACCCTCCGTTAGGATTGCATACCCGAGTTCATATGCCCGATTTAACCGCTCTAAGCCCCAAAGCGTGTCCCCGCGCAGATAATACTCCGTTACCGCGTAAACATAGCGCTCGTTCGATACGGGACTATACCCTACAAGCCCCTGCACAAGCCCCTCACTGTCATATATCGGGATTATCCAACGCTCATGATAGATTGGCTTCCCGTTTGCCGAGATGACCCCGAATGACTCTAAATCATCCAGATAGTCGGGCAAAAGCAAATCTACATAATCCTTGATATAAAAAATATTTGCACTGTAGATAGCCCCTGTGTACATCTTCCGAAGTTTCGCAAACTCTTCGATTTTAGAGGTATCGCTGTTCTTTATGAGTTCCTGCACATAAGCTGTAAGTCTCTGTCGAAAAATACGCCTCTCTCTTAGCACACTCTCGACTTTTACCCTACCACTTAACGCCTCACCGCTCATAAACTATCTACCTTTCGCTTGCATTACCTCGATACTCTTCCGTATCACACCAAACGGCACGCTACCTTTACAACTATACCCGTACTCGTCACTCGGTATCTCGATACAGCCATCTGGAAGTCTATCTCCGCTCTCGTGCTTTGATACCCAGAACCTCGGAATAAACTGTAACTCGCTATTATTCCCCGATACCTCGTAACCAATACCCGCTACATAGTCAAACATCCAGTCTCCGTATATCTTAATGCAATCACTCGCTAGCTTCTTCGCCTCCATCTGACAGCCTTCCTAGAATTTTATCCCTGCTCTCACCTGTTACCGACTCGTACTTACGAAGTATCGCCTCGGACGACTTCTCTAACCCGTCTCTCCCAGACACAAAGTCCTCTTTACTAAGCGTCCCCTTAACATACAAGTGCGACAACAGCGTATACTCCGTAGAAGCCGTAAGCAGATTGAATATAACCGCTCTCTCTATCTCACTTACCTCGCTGTCAAGCTCTATATCACTCGACAACTCCACCGTCTCTGTCTCATAATCTGCTGTCCGAACTACCTTCCGAAACAGCACATGCATCTTACTTGGCGAACTGCTTAGTTTACTCTTTAATATCCTGTCAAGATTGCTCATCTCTACCTCGCTTCCCTCTCTTATCTATCTACAGTGCTGTTAAACCCACCGGTACGCTCGCCGCCGACACTACTTCCCTCGACCGTAACTAGAAAACACGAAAATTAAGAAATCCACATCTCTAGCTCAATTTTAGAGTTTTTCAACTCAAGGTCTTACGGTTAACCTACTCCACTCTGACTCATCTCATTTCGACCGTAGCCACACAATGAGAATTGTTGTCAAAACTTCTGATAATAAACTTAGCCCTAAAGGGAGATGCTCAACTGTCTTGCGTTGAATACATCTGTATAGGACTGTTAAAAACTTTACGCCGCGTCTTTATACCCCTGTCCACGCCTTGCTATTACATATGAAGCCCCTGTATGTATATTTAGCTTCATGGGATTACAGTAAATCCTCTCTGCTAACCATGATGTCCACGCAGGATTGACTTTGTTTAAGCCAACTCTGTTTCTATAGGCTACGCTCTCAATCACCTCAATAAACTCTTGATAAGCTAATGAATGAAGCATCTCATTGTATTTCTTCCCTACCTTTGCCTCTATCTTAGACTTCTTTGCTCTAAAGTCAAGATTCTCAATACAAACGTCTTTACCTTTTCTCAATGCTAATTTAATCACATAATTTGATACCACCTGTAAATCTGTCTTAGTCTTGTTTCCAGACTTGAAACGATAAGGCATAAACTGTGTTTGCACTAAATGTCCGTACTGATTAGTCTCTGATAAGGTCACAAAACCTTTGTTAAAATCTAATCCAACAGTTCCGTAGCTAGAGCGAGTAACAACTTCACCGTTATCTACTTGAAACTCGAAAGCACAACAGAGATAATATCTGGAATTCTTTTTGATTATTCTGTAGCTTAAAGGACTAGCCTTAGACCTCAAAATTGAGACAATTTGTGCTTTATGATAATTGAAATAAACTTTTCCGTAAGCGTATCTAGCATCACCTTTAGCAGACTTGTACCCTCCAAAATCTTTACGCAACCGAATCAAAAACTGATTACTCCTTCGATTGTAAGTCAACTGTAAAACTTGGTTACATGCTGTCTCCGCCCTAGCTCCTACAAAACTCATTTGACTATCTCTTTGCTCGCTAAACTTCTTGTAACTTCGCTTGAGCAGTCTTTTCGTACCAAAACAAATGTTTAATTTTCCAGATTTTAATTGGTACTCTAGTGTGGCTAGTTTCTGCTTCAACCTGTTTAACTTTGCTTTCTTTGATACCACCTTTAATCTTAGATTCCTTTGTTGAATCAACGAGACAGATAATCCGTCTTGAAGTTTAATTGAATTCTGATTCCTTTTCTCCACTAACTTAGGAATGACTATATCTTCAAGGTGTTTAATCTTCTGTTCCAGCTGCTTCCTCTCATACTCTTTCAACTCCTTTAGAGCATTAAAGCGCCCTTGTGCGTCAAAAACAATAGAATTAGCAGTCCGACTAACAATTTTGTATTTATTTTGAAGATAGGTCTTATACCGTGACTTATTGAAACCACCACGCTTGATTGCATAGAAAGTCTCTCGCATTGCTTTCCCGTAATCTCTACGGGAAGATTCAATGTATTCAATTACACCCCTGTTATTCCTCTCATGTAGTTGAGTCACTACTGTAAACTTTCTACTACACATTTCAATTCCTCTCCACAATACGACATATCCTAACAAAACCATCCTTAATGAAAAACATGTAAATCGAGAATTATTTCAACTTTCTTCTATATTGTTTGAAACCACTGACTTACCAATTAGTCTAGGTCGAACTCGCCCGCCGCTCCCGCATAATGAAGCGAAAATAAACCGTTAAACCCTGCTTTGATACTCATAATGCTGTTTGTCGATACCGCCTCTCGCCCGTTATCTGCTGTAAAGCTGTTTAACGCGCTTCTAAGCACCTTCACATTCAGTGCTACCCCCAGCACATCTATCGACCCGTCACTATACCGACTAAACTTTGTCTGTAAGTCGGAAATACCGTTAAACTCGGCGTTACTTGTCTTGTCCCGCACCGTAAACGCGCCACCCTGCAACGCGCTTAGTGCTGTATCACTCCCAAAGAAGCTGTACTGATAGTTTAATATGTACAGCTCGTCCACAGGCTCGGCTATCGTACCGCTTTCCGCGCTTGTATCTGTGCTACTCTCTGATACACTTTCTGCCGCCTCACTGCTCTCTGGCTCTGCGCTACTCTCGACTGCCGCGCCCCCGTTTACCGCCTCTATCCTATCCGCATACTTGATGGACGGCTCTTTTACTACCAAGACTCGCTCCCCGCCTACACTCCGTATTGCGTAGTCCTTTGTGTCGTTTACCTCGTTATAAGCAATCCCTAAGACCTCTGTCTCGTTCTTATCCGTATACGCCTTATAACTTAGCCTTGTCGGGTCATATGTCCCCTTAATCTCGATTAAATCTACCCTGTTATGGTCGTACTTACTATCTCCCTTTAGGGCTGTTAAACGGAGATTCGTGTTCGTTGTCCCGATAGAAGCACCGTCATAGTAGACCTCATAGGCTAACCCCGACAACAAGTCATTATCTAAGTAGCCTGATACATATACCCCGATATATGTGTTATCCTCTCGCTCGCTACCTACGCTCTCCTCAGTCGCGCCTGTCTCTCCCTCGGCTACGACCTCTCCGTTCTCCCCCTCGCGATAGGTAACCCCCGCGTTACGCTTCCCCTTTACATCCGCCTCTGGCGTTACGCTCGAATTATACGCGATTAGGCTCGTAAACGCTACCCCGCTAAATGCACTGTCCTCGGCTTCACTCGCCTCTGCTGTCTCGCCCGCGCTTGTCTCCAATGCCTTGCCTCTCGCCTTTACGCTATCATAAACTCTCGCTCTCTCCGCTTCCTGCGACTCGATATGCGAAACTTTATCAGCTACCCGAAGCCTAACACCGTAACTACCCAAAAGCAAAGCCGAAAGCAATATCAGAATATAGCCCAACCCCTGTTGTCCTCTACCGTTTCGGAGCATCCATTCCTCTCCTTTTCCGTAACTGCCCAAAATTTTACTTAAAAATCATACTGCACATAGCCCCTGTGTACTGCCAGTGTTTTCATAGTACTTCAAAAATTAAAAGTACGGGTAGGAATTCCTTACTACCCGCTAACTTTTATCCTTTAGCCCCTATTATGCTCTCACTAACTCGCGAAGAACCCTCTTTGGAACTGCGATACCTTCTTTCTTACAGTACAAATAATCCCTTACCGCGTCTTGCATACCGTCTGTCGTCTCTAACTTACTCTCTATCTGCCCGATAAACTTTGTTGTCCCGTATATATCTTTCCCTAATGCGTCAAAAGCCAACGATGCCGTATCCCTACCCTCTCGCATTAGATACCGAACCAATGCGTCTGGCGCTGTCTCGTCAAAATGCGCGATTATATTTAGCAACTCATGGTCGCTTCCGCTTCCACCAGCTCTATAATCATACAAATCCTCTACTACATCCCCGTCTCCGTCCTTATCTACGATTAAATAAAGCCCGTTTGTCGCGGAATACTTCCGAAAATCATAAACGATAGCAAAGGCAACTCCGTCATCGTCCATATGCTCTTCATCCATCGTAAACAGTGCAACGGAACTATCCAAGTTCCTGTCCGCAAACCTTAATAGCCGCTCCCTAAACTTAATCGCTCTCTGGCAATACTCTTTTACAAACTCTCTGTTCTTCTCGTCATCTGCCCAAGCTTCCCATGCTTTCAGCGCGGTAATGCTAGTCTTTTCAACTGCCTTCGGAACTTGTGTCCCCAATATTGCAAACAAAACTGAACACATCTCATGTACCTTCGATACCGCCATATGACTATTTAGCGCGTCTCCACGAACTTCCGCTATCTCTTGTATCACTCGCTCCGAATCTCTAACTCCCGTAAGATGCTCAAATACCGCAACTCCAAGCACTTTTCTTACTGCCTCGCTTAACCCCTCCTTGACATTCAAAACCCAGCCACCTGCCCCACTCACACTCCCGATTTCACTCGGCGCAGTAAACAGGCTGACCGTTTTACCGCTAGGCTCAAACTTTAGCCTAAAATCCGATAGATAACTTCTCTTATCTATCTCTAACTCTACCGTAACCCTCTGCCCAAACCGCTTACTCATCTCAATTCCGTTATCAATCTCGTAAGTCGCTCGGCTTACAAACAAATCGTCCTCAAACTTTAAGCCGTCTAAACTAGCCCCAGCTAAACGCACAAGCAATACCGCCGCATCCTCGTAGTCAAGCGCCAAATCTCTTGATTTACTATTTAGACTATGCGTCTTTATTCCGTCAAACCGCTTATGCACCACATCGCTCTTTGTTATCAACTGCTTCTCGTCTGACAACTTCCCACTTAGATACTCCTGCATAAGATTTGCGTCTATCCTGCTTAAAACCGTGGAAATCCCAGCATAATCCTCAAATACCGCCTTCGCCTTTCCAAACACATTCTTTGCAGTTTCCTCACTTACCTTCTTCGCTGTTTCCTCAACACTTCCGTTCATAAGATACTCGGAAATACCGCTCGTAATTAACTTGTCGCCCTCTAAACCCTTAAATAAAAGCATATGCCCCGCACGAGAACCCTCTATAAATGAAACTCTCTCCGCAACAAATGCCCCGTCTGGATGCACATGATAAACCAGCGCAATATCCTCTCCTAGAAGCCCGCAATGTACTGTTCCACCCTGCACACTCCTAATCCGAAAGACCGAAACTAAGCACTGAATCGCATTCTGAAAGATACGCTTCCCAATCTCCGAAAGGGAAGTCTCGTTACCACCTAGCTTTACCTTGTTGTACAGCGAAGAAAAGTCATCCGTAGGAGAAAACTTGATTATTTCTCCCACAGTTGCCCCAGATTCCTTTGCGCTCCCCTTACTCGCGCTCTTAATGTCAGACGGCATAGCTGTAGCTGTTGTAGCGTTACCATTTTCGGCTACATCTGTCCGAACAGACTCCACAGCGTTACTAGTCTGCACAGGGCTACCTTTACTACGCCTAACCCCAGATACAGCACTGTTCTTTTCCGCCCTGCCAGAAGCCAGTACAATGCTAGTTTCCTTAAACCCACCTTTTGATAAATACTTTGCAATTAGCTTGCTATCCATAAGCTACCCCTCTCTATCTCTAAAGACGGGGAGAGATTCATTCTCTCCCCGTAGACCACCACGCTACTTAAAATCACTCTAACAGCGCCTTGTAAACCTTGTTGTCGATATTTCCGTCCTTACTGAATATCTCATCTCCCTCTGCGCTCATATACTTGCTCTTAATAGGCTCTATTCCACCGTTCAAAGCCTCGATGCCAGTTACCATACCAAGCACTACAGGTTTAAGCGTTTCTGCCCTCTTTCCGTTTAACAGCTTTAGCGCATCCTCAAAGCCCTTTCCATTTACAGCGCTACTTAGCATCGCTCCGAATATTAAATCTGCGTCCCCGCAACGCTTTGCCCTGTCCCAAATGTTACTAGTCCATCTTTTACGGTTATAAAACGCCGTAAAGACGCTTAAACGATTATCATTATCCAGATTATAAGCTACAATCATCGGATTTCCCTTTACCAGATAAACACTGTATCCCTGCGTCTTACCTTTCTTCACATGAAGCGCCTTGATAAGAGACTTTGAATACTCCTTAAGAACCTCCTCGTCAGACTTCTTACTTCCTGCTCCCGCTTCCCCAGAAGAAGAAGAATCACCGCTAAACAGCGCCTCGTAGTGCTTATCCGTAAGAGAATCCTTTGTATATGCGCTATAGAAAGCCTTTACACTCTCTGTGCTTGCGTTTCCGAGTCGATTCCTGTTGATAAGATTATCTAAGAGCCACTTTAATGCTCCAAGGTATTCCCCTGTAGCATACTCTGCGCTAAAAAGCTCTCTTGCACGCTCCGACACCCCGCAAGCCTCATTTATCTCTAGGATAATTGCCCCTAAACTCTTCAATTCAAGCGGCTCTGCCTCACCGCTCTTTGGATTCACACGCACCATCGCCTCACTCACTGCATAGGCTGACTCGCTCTCGTTCTCCGTGATAAACTTAAGCTTCGCGATTAAATTTAAGTATAGCTTATTCCCCTTCGGTGTCATTGCATAGGCTAGAGCTAACTTCTCTGTCGTAATCGTCATGCCCTCTTTCTCTGCCCCTGCATAGTCTATTCCTTGAAGCTTAATACCCTCTGGACTATCAAAAACCACCGCCCCGATATGCTTATCTAAGTCTGGCAAAATCCGCGTTAAACCGCTCACTATCTCAAGACCCTGCCGCTTCGCCTCTGCAACGCCTAGGCTCTCTCTAGGCTTCTCTACGGGCTTCTCCCCAGATAAACGCTTATACTCTGCTAAACCCTCTCGATACGCCACTGTTGACTCGGCTAAATACTTTGCATACCTCTCAACATTCTCTATCGAAGTTATATCAAAGACACTCTTAAAATCAGTTATCCCGAAACTATACCGACTAGCTCCGTCAAGCTTCAAAGAACAAAGCCTTGCTCTATACACCTTACTTGTAAGCCTTGAAGCAAGCACAATAGGCACTAACTTCTTCTTAACCTCGTCAGACGGCTTCTCGCGTAAAATGTTATCGCAAACCTTCGTAAAATCGTCCCAGATTTCATCAGACCGTGTGAGATTTGTCTTAAAGATACCCAGTAACTCACCAAGCTCCTTAAAGGTAAATGCCGTAGCCCCTAAACTCTCCCTAAAGCGATACAGCAATACCCGCCTCTCATAAACGGCTTTCTTACTAAAACTGCCCTTGCCTTTGTTGTAGTCGTTCTTCTTAGAGGGATTGTAGCGGTATTTACCTTCAATCGTATTCTGCATCGTGAATTTCAGATAATCCTTAAAGGCAGTCATTATCCCGTAATAGTACGGCGACTCATAAACCCGCTCTATCGTGTCTCGATACTCCTTTGCTACATTACCGAGATAGTTTAGTCCCTCTCTACCCTCTTCCTGTATCTTCTGACAAGCTAACTCTACCATACTCTGCGGAAACGGAAGCCCTGTCGCTTTATAGTCCATTAAACTAGTCCCTAACTTCTGCCCGAAGAACTTTACTATCTCCGCTTCCTTCTGACTAAATACAAGCTTCTCAAACAAAGGCACGGGGTGCAAATCTTCCTCGCTCGCTGTGTCTCGGTTATTCATGATTTCAAGTAATTCGTCTATCTCGGAAGATACTTGCTGTCTTACTTTCGCAAGCTTTGCCATGTTCTCCCTCGGAATACTGAAAAAATCTGCCGAGCAATCCTCTCCAAAGCATATTGTCCGTAAGACCTTCCCGCTCTTATCCACCGCGTTTGCATAATGCACATGACGCAACGGATGACCAAGCTCACAATGAACCTTTCCGACTTCTCTACAGTCCATGTAGCCACCGTAAACCCACTTGTCATAACCCCGTAGCTCTGCAAGCTTTGCAAGCTTCACAGGATTTGCTTCAAGTACTGTTCCTTGTGCCAAACCGTTAAACTTCTCAACCGTATACCACATATAATACTTCTGCAAAGCCGTCTTTTGGCTGTGGTTTAATGACTTAAATGCGTCATTCTTCTCAAGAATATTCTCTAAATCAATAGCCTCTCTCCTAGCTACCCCGTTTTCAGCTAACGAAGATGCCGCCCTTATCCTCCGACTGCCGCTCTTTGTCTCTGCCACTGCCGCTTTTGAAAGCTCTACATTCGCTATCGGACGCTCTATCCCCGAGATGACCTTCGTGTAGCTGTTCTCCTGTATGATTCCGTTTAATAAACCAAACTTCTCGACCGCCGCAATTACCTTATCCGCTCGCTCTCTAACTGTCTTGCCCTTATAATTTACTATACGATACCCCACTATCCGTCCGTCCTGCGTAATCGTATTTAACACATGAACTCGCTCTGGCGTAAGTAGCTTTCCTGCCTTGTCTACCGCTGGAAACTTCCGTATGTCTCCGTTTATAAGCCTTAAACTGCCGTTAAATGCAAGATTCCGTATCAGATTCGCGTCCGTCCGAACAGCTTTCTCTACAACCCCAAGCGGAAATTCAAACAAGCTCCCCTTCGAGCCGAGCTTTAGGCTCACGTCTACCATCCGAACCCCTACTACCTTCTTACCCTCCACTACCAAAGCGATTGCATACACCTCTGGCGGCACTGTCCGCTTAATCACTATATCTGCCATCTCTATTCCCCTCTCTGCCTCTCGGCAAACGATTTCCGTTAAAAACTACTTGCAAAACAAGTAGGGGTTTATAGATAAGTATACCACATGAGACAAATTCAAAAGGCGAGGTAGCCTATTATAGCTACCTCGCCCCTAAAATGAACGACTTTAACCTTTACTTATCCCAGATAAACAAACTTTACAGCCCTCGGAAATGCCATATTCTCGACCTTCGTCCGCCTAAACAGCTTTACCCGCTTTAACTTTGAACAACCCCTAAACGCTTGCCCGCGCACTATGTCTACACTCTCTGGAAGCGTTACTTCCTCAAAGCTGTTATCCTCAAAAGCACACCGCTTTATCTCTCGAAGCCCGTCATTTAGCCTTACTTCTACCAAGCCACACCCGCTAAATGCATACTCCCCGACACTCCTAACCGTAGACGGAAAAGCAATGATAGCTCCCCTCGCCCCTACAAAACAACGCTCTCCGATATGATATGTCCCGAGCGGAACTTCAAACGAACGAGTCTCATGTGCAGGTATACGATTAAGCGTACCGTCATCCCCAAGACTTACCCCGACCAAGGCTCTCGCTCGCGCTAAAAATACTGCCCTCGCACCGTTTACCTTACTCGGCGCTTTAACCGATTCACATATCGCGCTCTTAAACACCAAGCTTCCGTCCTCGCCACGCTCTGCGTTAAAGATTGCCTGCTCCCCGTACTCCTTTATGCACCTATTTAGATTTATCTGGCTTATCACCTTGTAACTCAAATCATCTAAACTACCACCGTAAGGCATAAACACAATACGATATGTCTCGTCTACTACCCCAGTGCAAAACATCGCTACCCGCTCTCTGCCAAGATTATACCGATTCCGCTTCGCTACCACCGCACTCTCGATAAACTTACCGCCTGTTACGATAGGATACTTGTCTGTATTCGGAATACCATAGGCAAAGTTTTCTATAAGACCTAGATTTGCCTCTACACTCGCTAGAGAAGCTGTACGAGCCTCGGAAGTTGTGTCATCAAACACCAAATACCCGACTAACTTCCCTCTCTCAATGCAACGCGCCAATGCCCAAATCATTTCACACCTCCTAAAAACTTTATTCCCATAAACACGGACGGGTAAACAGGCTCTTCCCAGTCTGGAAGGCTTTGTTCAACTCCCTCTAATTTTATGAACTTGCAATCCTTTTGCAAAACCCTGCCCCAAGCCCCCTACCCAAACGGCTGTTCGAGAAGACGCCCTCGAAAAAACCTGTGCTTTTCAAGCTCAAAATTTTTAGTGGCTGGTATAGCCATTTTTACCCATAGGTCTACCCATAAAATCCACTATGGTATTTCCGTGATTTTAGAGAGTCTATAAAATAGAAAAGCCTCACCTACTCTCTCACACGAGCCAAATTTCTTTTTCAGAAGTACAAACCATGCTCAAAGTACAAACAAAAATCGGGACGGGTCTTTTGCTCCCGCCCCGCCTCGAAATCTGTCTGGTATATCCTTAATATCGGTCAAACTCTCTACGCTCTGCGACAAATAAACGCCTAACATAAACAGCTACACCACGCAAAACAGCGCCTATAACCCGAAACAGATTCCCTACCACCATTACCGCATAAGGCATCACCGCCGTCGCCGCTAAAACCCACGCACAGCCAAACATACAGTTATATACCCATATGCTTTTATCGGGATTCAACTCACCCACCACATTACAAACCGCAAGCGATAGGAACACTGACACGATAAGCTCTGCAACCCGTAAAGCAGTAGCACTTCCTTCTTCTATCACTCGAACTATCTCGAACAACGCCCCTTTTACTGTAAGGTATCTCTGCTCCGCTACGCTTCTCTTAACAGATTCCGATAAACTTACACTCCGCTTTCCTGCCATGACCGTACCCCCTTTTCGGAAAAGCCCCATGCTCTACCTAACTTGTCTCTATCTTACCACCTAATTAAAAGTCAGTCAACATAAATTATACAGGACAGAACGCGCCCTGTCCCCCGCTAGACGATACAAAAAGGGGTCGGCTTCATACCCCGACCCCTCGCTCAAGCGCTCTTAACGAAAGACTCCCTGTATCACCATGCAAAACTGCAATTAACGCGCTTACTCGAACTCTCTCGGGAACTCTTTTATAAACATCGTCACCGCTCGCTGTATCTTCGGCTTCTGCACTAAAACTACTATCCGAAATCACTCCAGCGTCAAAACACCTCTTTATCACAGACAAAGCGTATTCAGATACTCCCTTGTTTATTAAACACTGCCTCGGCTCTCGCTTGGTTACCACCGGTACTGAATCTTCTATGACTCCACTTAAAGGCAAAACCAACCCGAGCCAAAACATAGCAGAAAGAAGCACCAATATAAGAACACCTATTTCGGTGATATTCCAACTGCTTTCTAAAATACTTGCTAAAATCGGTACAATAACGCTACCGTGCGTGACTGAAATCACTAGATACCCCAGAACTCTTGATATAGTAATCTTCTTTGAGTTATTTAGCAAAGCAATATAAATCAAAACTATTGCTACAACAAATCCAACTGGCGTACCCAGAAGTTCAAGACCAACTAAAAACATTGCCACTACAAGTAAGGCAATATTAACATAATCATTTTTAATGCTAGTCGCTATCTTGCTCTTATCCCGCGCTATTTTCTCGTTATTTCCTGCTAACAGCTCCTTTACTGCACTAACTAAACCCCAGTTAAACGCATTACTCCCCATTACATCACTAAGGAGCGCACTCGCCGCTTTATGCCGCTCCACAATACTGCTTCCCTGCCTGTCTAACTCGCCCTCTGCTACCTTCGCTAGCCTATCTATCCGCTCCCGCTCACTCTCTAAGAATGCTAACCCATACTGTGACTCTTCCCTGTTATCTCCAGAAAATAAACTGCTGAAAAGACCTACCCGCTCCGAACTCTCTTCATCTTTCGGAGCGTTCTTCGTAAGCTCCATTACACTCATCTACTCCCCTCTCTTACCGCTACTACATCAGATACGAGGTCTATATGCGAAAATAAGCTTTCGCCACTTCCTATACGACTGTAATCACAATTTCCTTTGCTGTAATTCTGCAATACCGTAAGCCGCTCCCGAGCTGATATAAGCTTATAGGGAGCATAACTCTCAATCCTCTTAATTAAACCACTGCCGCCCTCCATAGATAAACGCACGCACAGCGCTCTATCTTTCACATAACTTGCCAACGCCTCGTAAGATATGGAATCGTCTAACGAACTTAATGACTTAAACTCATTTGCGTCAACTAAACGCTTTATCGTATCTCGCACCTCTGCTGAAATACAGTTATTTAGGCTCTCCGTGATTCCAGTGCCTCTGGCTAAGTTGTACTTTGTGTTATATCTCTTGCTAACATCGTCCTCACACACTCGCGTAGACTCTATACTATCTAATGCACTCCTAGAACCAAACAACCCGATTAAGAATAAGAAAGTTGAAAAAGCAATAACACCAGCTACACAACTACTCAACACAGATGCGTCTACTGTATTAAAGCTAACAAAACTCTCAACAAAGGCTACAACTAAAACCGCAAGCGTTAGCACTATCTGCGGGAGCGGAGATACCGACTTCGCACACATCTCTCTCGCCACTTCTTCGTAACTTGGAACACTCGCTGTCTCGCTAAATAAACTCATACCTATTTCTGCATCGTTAAGAAGCGCTCTCTGAAACTCCTTCTCCCTCTCGTAAAGCGCCTTCCCTGCGGGACGAAGCCTTGACTTTATGAACTTCTCTCTATCCAGCACAAATACCGAGTTAAGACCTCTAGAAAGAGTTAAATACTCTGCTAGAGCCTCTTTACAAGCTACGGCTCGGCTTTCTAGCGTAGGCTCTGTTATAACCTCTTTAGCGCTCTCTCCCTTTTCCTCTCTTTTCTCATATAATTCGCTGAAAACCCCAGCTGTATTGTCTTTATCAAGCGTTAGCACTTTCTCCACTCTCACCACTCTCCTTTATAAACCACCTCTTGATTCTTATACAATCAAGATAATCCGCTGACCGTCCTGTAGACACGCTTAAAACCGTGTTCCAGATAAACTTGCCAGCAAGCTCTTCTAATGCTTCCTCAATCTCCCTGTCTAACTCCTCGGAAAAACCGCCTATACTGTCTCCGTTTCTATACCCGTATTCCTCAAGTCTAGTTACTGCAATTATACTTTCGGTTAGATTCTGCTCTGCTAAAACCCGCTCGGAATACAGATACCTTACTATGCCTATCTGCTCCTCACTTAAGCTATTAAACACCGCACTCCCGACTCTATCCTGCAAGTACAAAGTCTTATCTACACGACTTTTCTCTTTCGTATACCGAAAAAGCGTATTTAAGACAAAATGTGCGATAATCAAAAGACTTACCAGATAGGTGACAGACAGTGGCAGTAGAAAGCTCTTGCTTGATACTCCGTATAACAGCATCAAAGCAAAAGCCCCTAAAATACCTAAGTAATATTTGCGATTTTGCTTAATAAACGCTGTCATCGTCCCGCAAACAGCTCCCAAGGCGTTTCCCATAATCTTTGCTGCCTCATATTCTGTAAAAACTTTGCTTAAGTCTACTTTCTCGGAAATATCTCCTACAAGCGCACCCATAAACTCGACTGCACTCAAAGACAACTGCTTCCTAGCCCGAGGAAGATACTCTTTCCTAGCTCTAGGAGCTGTCATAGCACCGTTATACCACCGTATCACCTCATTAGACGGCGCTCTCCGCGCTACCGCATCCTCTAACGCTTTCTCACAGGACGAAATCCCCGCAATCAGTCCTGTTACCTCTCTTGTCCTCTCGTCTAACTTTCTCCCCATCCCTGCCTCCTTATAAAGATACTTTTAACTACATCTTAGCCTACTGTTACCAACTAGTCAAGCTAAATCAACCTAAAAGCAAACTAAAAACGGGGCGCGGCATTCGCCGTACCCCGTCCCTGTAATCCTGTCTCACAAATCCAACCATACTCTCGGACACTTCGCGTTTAACTTATCTATCCGCTCCTTCTTACCCTCTGCCTCAAAATAATAAACACTCGCCGCCTCACTGATTAAGTTATGCGTAAAACTGTTCAAATACCGATACAACTTCGCAAACGACCCGCGCCCGAGCTTCCCTGCTCCACTCGGAGTCGCTATATAAACATTCAGGCTATCGTCCTTAAGACCGTTCTCCTTATCCTCGTCCGTATACCAACACGAATGAATTAAATCAAGCAAGCCCTCTATCGCTACCTCCGTTACCCGCATACTCGGCTTATCTGCCCGTATCACTAGGCACGGATAAACGATACCGTCCGCTGTCTGCACGACCGCTGTCCCGACCCGCTCCTTCGATACCTCTTCCGCGATGTCTATTTCCGATGTGAGGCTTAAAATGTCTGACATTTAATTCTCCTCTCTTTTGCTCCCTTTAAGAAAGCTCCATATCTTTGCCATCTCTCGCTTTAGTAGCGATTCTCTCCTGTAAGCGTTGCCAGTAAACTCTTTAGATAGGCTATAGTCTCCGCTGAACCCTTTGTTCCAAACTTCTCCTCTAAGTCCTGCAAGACCTCTTCCATCTTCTTATCCCCCGAGGATTCTGATTTCTTAGCCCCCAGCTTACTTGCTCCAGTATACTTACTCCAAGCCCGCTGTTCCTTTTCACTTTCACTTGCTAAGACCTGTGCAGTCGTTAGATTATACTTCTTTATTCCTAACTCCTCGCACAACTCCATACTTGCTATCTCAGATAAATACCTTATAGCCTCGTCCCTATACTGCTCTGGAACTTTCTTAAGAACTGTGTCTCTATATGCTGACTCTAGCGCAATTAAGTGCGAAGGACTTTGTACATACACTCCCTCTAGCTCATCCGCAACAGCTAAACTCTTTACTGCCTCTTTATCACCTCTAAGCTGGATTAACCTCTGCACATCCCCGACTGTTGCAACGCTAAGACCTGTCCTATAGATAATAGCCTGTTTAATCTCACTGTTACCACTAAACGCGCCCTTACCTACATTCACTAGGCTCGGAGGAAGAATAACTCTGCTAAGATTATTGTCCGCAAATGCACCGCTCCGTATCGTTATCAGTGAACACCCAAAGTTTGCCTCCGTTAAACCACAGCCTCTAAAAGCATCCTCGCCTATCTCTACCAAGCTATCTGGAAAATAAACTCCAGCTATTTCGGTAAACCCACTAAATGCCTCTCCACCGATTGCTCGAACTCCCTCTGGAATTTCTAAAGTCGTGATACTCGGAACTTTTGGTTTCCTACTACTTGATAAGTTGTTACGGTATAATACTCCAAGCTCGCTATCAAATCCCAAATCTGCACCGTAGTCCCTATTTATCTGCGACACCCACTCAAGGATACTAATTTTATCCCAGTTGAACTTAACAGCCCTCTTTTTAGAAAACCCAGCAAACGAAAACTCTGCGAACTTGTTGACAGATGAATCGATAGGATAGATACCTTCAAAGTTCACACCAAACAGCTTTGCTTGGTAAGACAAATCTAAGTAGAAATTCTCGTCATAACTCTTATATCCCAAAATATGCTCTATGTCTTGTATTCGGTCATACATATCGCAAAGCACGCTATTCGGAATGGACGGCGGCGCACTGCTAAACGGACTCTTAGGCTTAAATGTCTCACCTATACTGCTTAAATCATTATCCTTAAATGATACTCCCGCAATATAACTTGTAGGAGCCTTATTAACGAGAATAACTCCCTTATACTCATGACCTCTCTTCTCTGTAATTACTAGGTTCGCGTTTCCACCAGAAATTACAACACCCTCTTCGCTCCAGCCTTCCCGTAAACGCCCAAGAATCGGATAGCGAGATATATCGCCATCTACCTCTACCTCGTCGCTCTCGCTCATCTTAAGCCCGTCTGTATTATCCACAAACCACTTTATATGGCGTAACGGTAATTCATACCCTTTCACTCCGTTATTCACTGAAAGCTGTAACAATCGACTTCCCGTAGAAGCCCTGTCATACAACAGCACACTACTTAGCTTATTATTAGCGTCTGTTGTAATCCCCGCTAATACATACCCCTTACTCTCCCCAAGCCTACTCTCGTCAAATGAAAACTCTCGCACAGATGACATTTCCCACTACCTCCTAGAAGTTTATTTTATACCTTAAGCGGTACGCACAGTCCCTCTCGCCACTCTTAGCATCTCATCCCGCGTTACCCCTCTTATATACTGTCCAGAATGCGTTAAAGCTCCCCCACCTACCAACATCATAAGCTCCATGCTCCCGTCCACACCCTTTTCGCAAAGATGCTCATTCAAATAGGCGATTAAACCCTCTCTGTCTTTAAGACCTCGCAGAAACTCACTGTCTATCCCGCATATCCCTCGGCTCTCGGAAACAAAGACCTTGAACCGACTCACCAACTCCGTAATACCCACCCCAAACACTGCCTTGCTCTCATCTATTAGCTTAAACTCGTTATACTCCTCTGCCTCGGCTTCCTCTAAGCCCTCTTCTTCGCTCTCGTCCTCGTAAACTTTATCCGACTCTACCTCATGCTCTACCTCTGCCGACCTAAAGTTATCTGGATTTACCGCTATCCCCTTATCTACCATAAACCGCTTTAACTGCTCGGTCGGGATGTTCTTCTTCGCTTCCGCTATCTCGTCTTTCGTATACCCGTTTGCCTCTGTATACTTCGCCGCTACCTCTTCGTTTACTCCGTAGTCAAACTGCAAAGATAACAAATTTCCGATGACAGGATGTATCGGCTTTCCCCAATTCCCCTTGTCTAAGACATACTTCGTTATCTTCCGTACTCTAAAGTCTACTACACGCTCGTTAAAGTAGCTTAATACATCTTCTGGACTCTCCGATACACTATCCTCGCCTCTAAATATCGATGTACCCTTTGATTCTTCGATATACTCGTTCGCTAGGTCGGGATGTATCTCTGCCATCTTTCCCTTCGCGTCTTTCCAAGATAACCCTACTCCCGCTCCTACATACAACGGCGGGAATCCGTCTAGCTTCAACTCCATATTCTGCACTACATCCGCTAATACACGCTTCGGATTTAACTCTTTTACATTACATTCCATTAACTGCTCATCGTGTATCATATTCACGATAAACAGCTTCCCCATTAGCCCGTTCCTACGGATATAGCTGAAATTCCGAGCGACCGAAATCTTGAATATATCTGCCGCCGTTCCCTGTATTACCGCGTTTCCTGCCTGCCTTAGCGCAGAAGCCTTTGCCTTACTGCTTAAATTCCCGTCCTTATCCCTAAACGAATAATACCGCCTCCTGTGCCACTTCGTCTCCGTATACCCGTAAACCTCCGCCGACTCCTTGACATTCGCAAAAAACTTTCTGACATTCGGCTGGTCTCTGAAATATAACTCGTACTTCTCTTTCGCCGCCTCAATATTCTCCTTCGTAGCTGTTCCAAATAACCTTATCGTTAGAGAAGTGATTCCCATGCCGTAGGGTATACCAAAGTTAAAGCCTTTCGCCTCGCCTCTCTGCTTCGGTGTAACAGAAGCGTAATCTACCCCATACATTAAACTCGCCATAGTCGTGTGATAATCCATGTCGGGGTCTCTAAACTTCTCCTTTAACGATTCCTCACCCGCAAGAGCAACCAGCGTCCGATACTCTATCTGCGAAAAGTCTGCGTCAAACATTACACAATCTTTCCTCGGCTCGATTATCGCCGTAATCGACTTCGGAAACTGCTGTGCGTTCGGGCTACTGCAACTCATTCGACCTGTCGCCGTACTTATCTGACCGAAATGCGAGAAAATAAACCCGTTCGGGTACATAAACTCCTGTAACCTACCGAAAAACTTAGTGAGGAGCGTATCCACGCCTTTCCACTCTTGATAAACCCGAACTATCTCCCCGTTCTTACCCGCTTGCTTACTTAGCCCCGCAAGCGCTGTCTTACTGACTGACTTCTTTTCCCCCATCGGCATTTTAAGCACATCATAAAACAGCTCTGCTACCTTTATAGGCGAAGTCAAATTTAAGGCGTTCTCACTATCTGCCATAACCGCTATAGCCTCTGGCAATACCCCCATCTTCGCCTCTCTGTCTGCCGCCCCCGCTAAAGACGCAAACACCGCTTCCTCTTTCTCGGTCGAATATCCTACCATCTGTCGTATCTTATGCTCAAGCTCCGCTTTCTGCACTAAATACTTGTCACGAGTCGCATCTATCTTCTCTTCGTTTATACGATAGCCGTAAAACTCCATATACGCTATCGCGAGACTTACAAGCACCTCCACATAGTAAATATACTCAAGTGATTTGAACTTACTAAGAAGCGCACTCTTATATCTGATAAACAACTGTAGCGTAAAATCTCCGTCTGCTGGCGCATACGCTGTTGACCCCGCTAAATCCATATACGAGAAGTCAATCCCTAACTCCTTCTTCTTTGTCTTTGTCGTACTATACGCATTCGGGTCGAAAAAGTCTGTAAGCTCAAGCTGGTCTACTCCAAACTCCCGCTTTACCAAGTACTTTAATGCAGAACTCTCACCTCGGTTGCTTGTCGTAGAACGGAACTTGTAAACAAGCTGATGCAATATCATGCTATCTTCGCGGAAGTTTATGTCTATGCTGTATAAATAGGCTACCTTCGCATCGAATGTGCCGTTATGTCCGACTAAATACCCTTTCTCCAGTATATCCCTGTTTCGCTCCATCAAAATGACATCACACCCGAAATCCTCTACCCTAGTCCTTCGGATATACCTCGCCATGTCGTCATCCCGACTACGAAACCTTCCTACCGTATAATCTACCTTTATCCTATCCGCTGTCTGTTTCGTTAAAGGGGCGTTTATGTCAGAATACAAGTTATGAAACTTCCTATTCCCTGCGGGGAAATAATAACTCACATTCGGCTCTAGGCAGTAAATAAACCCGACTAGCTTATCTACCCCTTTCTGCTTCGACTTCCCTACACTCTCGTTATACCGCTTAAGCTCCTCTGCCTGCTCCGAGCCTATCTTCCCGAACATATTTATCTTTAAGCCCGTTGTCTCCGTATCAAACGCTATCGGCGTGTTCGGGTTTGTCCGTATCTTCTCCTCAATGCGGCTAAACAACTCCTCCGCTTCCCGCTCGTCCGTTACAACCTTATACCGCTTATCCTTTAGCCAACTTATGTCCTTAAATAAACCTATCTCCTCAAGCGGACGGACATATGTGCTACTTGCGTCAAAGCTTGCGTCACTCGCCTCTTTCGCTAACTTCACATACGGCAAATTAAGACCACTCGGCGCAGAACTCGCTAAACTTAAGTCAAGCGTAAAGTTGCGGGACGCTATATACGCCCCGCATAAACCACTGTTAAACCGCCGTATCGAAAAATCTACCCCAGCCCTCTGAAAACTATGCTCTACACACGCCCCTAGCTGAAACGGCACAGGGACTCCGTTACTTGACTTACAACCGCCTATCCCGCGCTTCAAAGTCTTATAAACCTCTTTCGCCATCGGACTTCCCGCTAAATACTCGTCCCTAAGACCTTCCAGCTTATACGCGGATATTACCTTCCCGCTAAACCCGATTATAACCTCGGAATACTGCTTATCTATGCAAGCTATCACGCTATAAGTCTGATTATCCGTGTATGTCCCCGTTGTCCAAAGCATATCTTCCCTCTAGGCTTAGATTAAGCCTTGTTTCTTTTACCAGCCGTGTCGCTTACTGCTCCTCTTCGTCATTACTCCGCAAAGCCTCTTCTGAACTTATTGGCTTGAACTCCGAAACACCCTCGGGTATATCCTCCGCTATCACATCCGACATTAACCGCATACCGCCAAGCTCTAACTTAGTCTGCTTTCCCTTCTGCATAAACTCGTCATAGTTCTCCACAAACTCTAACTTGCAGAACTTGTGCGACTTCTCGTAATCCCTCGGAATACACAGCCCTACCGTGATTGTGAGCCGCTTAGTTCCTATCTGATACGGACGATACGCTTTCCGCATATACTCCCGAAAACTGCCCTTCTTCGGATTTAATATCCATCCCGCTAAATTCTGATTGTCCGTAACCAGTAATACCGCAACTACCCCAAACCTAAGTAAATGCGCCTGCCACTTATATATACTGTCTAACGCAAACCTGTAGGCTTGAATCGCCGTGATATGCTGATGGTCTTTCCATAACTCCTCCATACATACCCGCTTGATTACTGGCTCTGTCCCGTCATAATCGTTATACAAGGCACACGAGAAGATTCCGTATCCCTCGCCCCTCGGTCGCCTAAAAGAAAAGTGACAATAAACTACTTTGTTGCCCTCCATACTTCCTCCCCTCTTAACCTTTCGCGTCTATACAAGTGATTAACGGATGCGCCTCAAACTTCCTGCCAAACAGCTCTACACATACACCCTCCGACAAAACCTCTAACACTTCTTTCTTTGTCGCTTCCTCTTTGCAAATCAATGTAAATCCCCTGTTATAAAGCCCCGCAAGCGATAAGTCCTTGCGTCTGTCTATAAACCTTTCCAGAACCTCGTTCAATATCCTCTGCATCGTCTTATTACCATCATGCACCGCCACTTCGTCATAAGTCTTTGCCGCTATCTTATCCCCGTAATACCCGACAATGACCCCGCCATGCACTCTATGATACAAACTGTCCCCTATCGCTGTCTTTCGGATTTTATTAAACGACACCTCTTCTAAAACCCTATCCAGTAGCGATATGTCCGTGCTATACGCCATGCTCGACTTCCCGCAAAGAAACTCCTCCATAAAGTCATGCGAATAGCCTAAATCCTTATGCGCTAGGCTAAACAGCATACACTTTACGAGATGCGTATAATCGACCCGTATCATCTTATACCCCGACATATCAAGCACATCCGTTGTCTCAAAGCTAAACATATCTACTTTTCGTAGACTTATCGGACGAGATACTACCAGAGAATCCACCGCGTTATACTCGATACGGATTAAACCCTGCTTATTCTTTAACTTATTAAACACTGCCTCTATCTCATAAAGATAATCACAAAGCGCCTTCGCGTTCTGCTCGTGCAGTCTCTCTGCCGCCTCCCCCGCTACCCTTGACGGCTTCTCCGTTATCCGAACTACCTCGCTATCTATCGCGTCACTGTCTACCCGCGTCTCAAACTTCCGTTGCTTTAGCCTAGTCACAAGCCTATCCGTGACCTCGCCCCGCGTATGCTTTATCTCTATCATGCCGACCCTCCGCAGAAAATTTCTATAAGAAAATTATACAACACGGAAGTCTTGTGTACCAGCTCGTTTTCTAACTATGTGCCTATTATTCCCTAAAATAAAAGCGCACCCGCAGGTGCGCTCTACCTCATAAACTTAATCACTTGCAGAGCATCTTGTCTATCTCCTCGCCGCAATACAGGTACCTTCGCAAAACATCTGCAATACACTCGCTCGCGTCTTGATAACTTTCTCCGCAAATCGAAATGTTACGAAGCACCTCTAGCGCCTCGGGCTTACTCCTAAGCTCTTCTTCAAGCTCCTTCGGACTATCTATCCCAAGCAAACTACACTCGACCGTAAACTGTGCGTCATTTATCTGATACCCCGTCTTTACCGCTACATAGCAAAAACAAAGCAAATCTACCCCGCTCTCACTATATCTATCAGACGCAAGCATCTCTACCGCAGAAACCAGCTCGTTATCTTCTACTAGGCTTAATGCCTGCTCTGACCGACTGTCGGGAATCAAGTCAAAAATGTCTGTTGTCTCCCCAGAATCATTTATTAACTCGGATGAAACAAACCGCTCCGCTTCCCGCTTCTTCTTCGTTGCGTGCCGCCGAATCACATTCTTTAAGCCTTTATAAACAAAGGACTTTAACGGATTCTCAAGATTACATACGGGATACTCGCTTATATCACGCGCTTTCGCAAAATAATCTACTGCCTCGCTATAAACTTCTTCATACTCTGGACTCTCTGGATGAATCCTAAGATGACTACAGAGATACCGACCATACTCCCCACAAGCACCTACTATACGGTCTGATTGCTCAAGCGCTTTCTCTTGCGCTCGCTTTTCCTCTCCTATAAACTCTTGTACGGCGGCTTTCCAAAAGTCAAAGTGGCTACTTCCGCAAAGGATGTTATCTTCGTCATAGAGTCTACAATCGTACAAATACCCACGCTTCTTTTGCTCTATCGCTGATATTTCTGCATCTAACTCGTCAAGCTTACTGTCAAGCAACCTTCCCATATATACGATACCTCCGAAAGTAAAGCCCTGCCCCGTATTATCCCCTTATAATAAGCTCCCCCTACGCCTTTCTAAGCGCTCTTATCAATTTGCTGTCATCCCTAGCGGTCGTTTTAACTATATCCTCAAACGCTTCCGCAAACGCTTCCCCGAAACTGTTAAACATCTCCGAAACCCCGCTACTCACCAGAAAACTCGCGTTCGCTTTGTAGTAGTCCAGATTCCGTAAAATCCTGCTGATTAAGCCGTTACTCATCTCGTCAAAGCTTAAAACATATGCTAGCTCCTCTTCAAACGACTCCTCTGCCTCGACTGTCTCCAGATTATCGTATGTCGATAGATTCATATATGCTAGCTGATAGTCTGGCATACTACCTTCCTCGGCATCCTCTGCCCCACAGGAAGGTATCTCGACTTGCATATAAACCTCTTTGCCGTCTGCTTTCTTACGAACCCACGCCCCCGTGCTTGCCCGCCTATAGGCTGGAAACATCGCGTACTTCTTGATTTTCCCGTAGATATACTGCTCTATCTGCATATACCCGCACTCTACCGCAGTTACCCACTCGCCCAGCCACTCCGCACGGCACACCGAAATCGTTACATCCACAATCAAATCCTCTGCCTTCGCAGGGTCTATACCTTGACCCCTCGCGTAGCTTACCAGCTTATTGTAATTCTTCGCGATATACGCACTCGCCTCGTGCGTACTCTCTGGCTCAAACAGCTTTGCCGACATACACCATCTGCGAAAAGTCGCCATCCCGATTTCCTCCACTGCTGTAGAAGCAGACAAACAGCCATCCCAACTGAAACCTTTAGGACTTCGTAATATTTTCTTTAGATATATTAGCTGTTTCTGCTCCCTTTGTCAACCTACTATCCTAGGATAATTGCATAAGAATAGACTTAGAATAAATACCTTTTAGTCAACCTTTTCTTAAGATTTGATTTTTCTTAAAAGTATTGAAGCTCTCCCGCTATACTTCACCACTTGAGTTTCCCGTCTACCATGTTCCCTATCAAGTGCTGTTTTACTTTTCTCTCTCTCCGCTCTCGCTTTACAGGGCTTGGCTTCGGCATCCCAGTAAATAAACTCTCACCCGAAGCTTTCTCTACATAAGGACGACTAAGCAAAATGTCCCTATCTATCACGATATTCCGAATACAACAACACTTTCCACCGTTCCTGCACTCCATCCTTGCAGTCGGAGTCGTATTACTCTTACTGTCGTGATTTACTAAAATCTCCCGCGCTACGATTGCGGGAATGCAAGCATTATTGTTATATGCCGACAAAGGACTCTTGCAAACTCCTACTTTCCCAACTTCGCACCCAGTAATACGCTGAATACTCGCTCGCATACTGTTAAACGAGACTGTAAACAGCGTATTGCTGTTGTCCTTTATCATAATCCTGTCATATGCTACACCGCTATTTACGACTTCCTGTAATAACGCCTTACTCTCTTCGCTTATGTCGGATTTCTCTACATCCGAATCGTCTATCGGAATATAAAGCATTACCGCAAGGTTTGGTATCTTGCTACTTAGCCTCGCTATATCTTCTTGGCACTTCTCATATAGCGTTACCTCGGCTAATGGAGTCGCTGTCTTAAACTTCTCGCACATCGAAAGAATATACTCGTCACACCCCTCGTCAAACCGCTTAAAACGATACCTTATAAACGGAATGTCTGTAAGAAAGACCTCATACCCCCCAACAACCACCTTCTTCTTCTTCGTATCTACCGTGAAAATCCCAGTCAAAACTAAATTCGCAACTACCCGCGTCATCTTTCCTCCCCTTACTGAAACGTAAGCACTTTATCGTCCACACGAACTCCATCCCGATAAACAACTACATCTTTCGGAAGCTCTGCTAGCTCAAACCGTAACTAGAAAATGAGAAAATAAATTAGGAAATTCACATCTCTAGCTCAATTTTAGAGTTTTACAACTCAAGGTCTTACGGTTAACCTATTCCACCCTAACTCATCTCATTTCGACCGTAGCCACACAATAAGAATTGTTGTCAGAGCTTCTATTAAACTTCATCCTACAGGGAGATGCTCAACTGTCTTGCGTTGATACATCTATATAGGATAAGGCTATCTTTGAAACACTCTTTACACAGCGTCCTTATATCCTTGCCCGCACCTTGCTATTACATATGAAGCTCCTGTATGTATATTCAACTTCATAGGCTTGCAATAAATCTTCTCTGCCAGCCATGATGTCCATGCAGGGTTGACTTTGTTTAATCCTACTCTGTGTCTATAAGTTACACGCTCCATCGTGTCACTAAACTCACGATATGCTAGAGAATGAAGCATATCGTTGTACTTCTTTCCCATTTTTGCTTCTGTTTTAGATTTCGTTACTCTAAAATCTAAATTTTCTATGCAAACATCTTTACCTGTCTGCAATGCTAGCTTAACTACATGATTTGCTACTCCTTGTAGGTCAGTCTTTGTCTTGTTTCCAGACTTAAAACGATACGGCATACACTGTGTCTTTACTAAATGTCCGTACTGATTCGTCTCTGATAAGGTCACAAAACCTTTGTTAAAATCTAATCCAATAGTTCCATAAGAAGAACGAGTAACTACATCGCCATCCCTTACTTGAAACTCAAATACACAATATAGGTAATATCTGCCATTCCTCTTGATTATCCTATAAGATAGAGGACTGGTCTTAAACCTTAAAATTGAAACAAGCTGTGCCTTATGATGATTGAAATAAGCTCTACCGTAAGCATATCTATTGTCACCTTTAGCAGACTTGTATCCTCCGAAATCTTTTCGCAGTCGAATCAAAAACTGATTGCTTCTTCGATTGTAGGTCAACTGTAAAACTTGATTACATGCTGTTTTCTCTTTATCTCCTATGAAAGTCATTTGACTATCTCGATGTTCAATAAACTTATCATGGTCTTGCTTGAGCAACCTTGTCGTTCCAAAACAAAGCTTTAACCTTCCTGTTTCTAATTGATACTTTAACACCGCAAGCTTCTGCTTCAACCTGTTTAGTTTAGCCTTCTTTGAAACTACTCTTAACCGTAGATTCCGTTGTTGAACCAACGAAACAGATACTCCGTCTTGAAGCTTAATTGAGTTCTGCTTCCTTTTCTCAACTAACTTAGGAATGACTGTGTTTTCAAGATACTTAATTTTTCTTTCTAACTGCTTCCTTTCATACTCCTTTAACTCCTTTAGGGCGTTAAATCGTCCTTGAGCGTCAAGAATGATAGAATTTGCAGTTCGATTAGAAATTCCGTATTTATACTGGAGGTATGTGTTGTACTTTGACTTATCTATTCCTCCTCGTTTTATTGCGTAGAAAGCTTCTCGCAATGCTTTACCGTAATCTCTACGAGAAGCTTCCATATATTCAATTAAACATCGGTTACTCCACTCGTGTAGCTGTGCTACTATAGTCAACTTTAGTTTCTGCATTACAACTCACCACGCTCCTAATGAAAACCTTAACTAACACATAGAAAATCGAAAAATAATTCCTGCTTCTTCTACATTGTTAGAAACTGCTAGTTACTCGAAAGAATACCGTATTTAGGCTATAAAGCTCACCATCCCCCACAGTGCTTATAAACCCCGAATCATTAAAAAACCGCTCGTCCCCAAGCACGCTACGATGCATCATGGAAAACAGCGCCTTCTCACACCTATCCTCAAGCCCTATCTTCCCCGACCTCTTTGCCTCACTAAGCATTAGCCGCATATTGAGCCAGTCCCCAAGAGATGCCATAGACGCTATCCGTGCCATACGCTTAAACACATAGGCACTATATGTCTTTAGACGGCTATCCTCTGGAAGCTTATCCTGCACTTCTGTTGCGCTATACGCTACAGACACGGGCAAATCTCCGTTGTTGATAAGCCTACGAAACGAAATAAAAATGTCAATCTTATTTAACAGCGTATTAAGAAGCCTCTCCGCGCTCATACTCTGTATCAAGCTCCCGTAAATCCGATATATCTTCCTGCGCTTTATAACCTTTCCGCTTCCCATCGGATTTAACAAAGCATAAACAAAATCATCTACCGCGTAATTCTCTGTCCCCTGTAACGCATCAAGCACCTCTCCATACCCGATGCTCTTCCCAGAATACATTGTGATAATAGATGATAGGCAGTCACTATACTCGTTATAAGCGTTACTTAAGCGCAAAATAAATAGCTGTATGCCTCTCTCGTCTACTTTAACCCCGCCGTCACTTAGCTTCCCCTTGACTATCTCTGTTAATGACGCTCTATCTGGAAAGCTAAGTCGCACCGCACAAACGCTCGAACCCCTAGCTACCAGATTATTACGAAGAATTTCCCTATGCTTCCGAAAGTCCTTGACCGTTATAACCAGATACCCAGTCTCCTGCGGTGACTTCATATAAACACCAAGCCGCTCCCTCTGTTTATCCGTTAGCTCTGAATACTCTACGCTACAATACCAGAAACCTCGCATCGGATAGCTACTCGTACTGTCCAGAAACTCATCAAACCCTACACTGTTTCCGCGAGAAACCTCTTTATCCGAAGTTACACCGAACTCCGACATTAAATCCAGAACTTGCTCTGCATTTACCTCTTCCCTCGGAATCGCAATGTCCCTAACTCTGTCAATGACTATGTTATTAAAGAACGAATGCTCCCCTAACAGGAATATCACCCGATTCTTATAAACCTCATCGCCAAGCATCTCGCTAAATCTATAGACCATCTTCGTCTACTCCGTCTTAAATAGCTGTCTGGCTCAATTAAAGCCAGACAGCCACCCGTTTGTCACGCCTATGTTTATTGCACATATGTTTGTTATGCCTTTGTTCGTTGCTCCTCTTAGCCTAGGACTGTATTAAATACCTTTACGCTTAAACCTGTCTCGCTATCGCTATACTCGGTATACTTTCCCGCTTTCGTCTCCCCAGTCTTTACCGCCTTTAAGCCAGAAAAACCGTCACCGCGTAGCAGTTTATAGTCTCCGTTTGCAAACATTGCTGTGTTATGCTCCCAAAGATACTTGATATATCCCTCTTTTCTCTTCTTAAAGAAAGCTAGCTTCTTCTTTAGATACTCTAATACCTCCGGTCTAGGCTCTTCAAAAGGATTCCCCTTTAGGCGCTCATACTCGTTTATCACTTCCCTAAACTCTGGCGTAATAAACTTCTCCGCTTTACCGCTCGCTATCTGTGACGCGCTCGGCGCACTCTTAAACCCCGCTACCGAATACTCCACAAAAATGCTCTCCTTCGCGGGAATTACCGTAGTTAAAGCCTCCGTTGCCGTATATGCGCCTGTGCTTAAATTCACCCCAGCCGCTCCGATATAGTTCCTCTCTACCTCGGAATACTTCCGATACGGCGCGTAAAGCCCCTCTTCCTGCTCGCCTGCTACCTCATAAACCCTTGCGTTCAGATACGAAATCGCCGCCTTTGTGCAAATCAAAGCCTTCGCCATGTTTGCTACATCCGACACACTTAGAATTTCCCGCTTAATCTTCTCCTGCGTGACAAGCGTAAGCTCCCCTGTATCTATCTGATACATACAGCTAAACTCGCTACCTAACGCACTCTCCATAGGCGTTGACTTGACTGGCGTTAGCGTAAGCACTCCCTTATAATACTCCGCAAACTTTGCTCCGCTCTCTTTCGGAAACGCCACGGAAAACTTGGGTATGTTTATCTTGCCGTCCTTTAAGATGACCCTGCTTCTAAGCTTATATGCAGGTACTTGCAACACCCTGCCCTCTTCCTTAATCTCTACCGTTACAATGCCATACTCCCGAAACAGGATAGAAGCATTTAACTTATGCTCCGAATACTGCAAGGAAGAAGAACCTACCTCGCCAAGCTTTAACGAAGTAAACCCGCTCGCCGTAGTAGCCCGTATCTCTCCAATAGTCGGTTTCTCGTCACTGTTAAACAACACGACCTTACCGCCAAAATCATTTACCTTTCGGATAATTTCTACGATACTTACCGCGCTACCCTTTACAGGAGCGTTCTCCCGCGCGTCTTTCTTTGCATTAAGCGCTATCTCTCTAAGCTTAAGCACCGAGTTTCCACTTAAACCTACCAGATGATACCCCTCATCGCCCTTACGAACCGCATACCCATCAAGTCTAAACCAACTCGCAAGCCTCCGCAAATCCGACATAGCTAAATTAAGCGTTACATCCAGATACGATACACGATACCCCTTTAACTCTCCGTTCTCCGTAATACGAGCCACAACACGCATCGTATTATCCACAAACTGTGTCGTGCCGTCTTTTCCAAGCCGAAGCATAGGCAAATCCTTTAGGCTAAACCCTGTCATAAGCCTAAACTTACCGCCTCTAAAGTCTATCTGACCCGCTAAAACGACTCCATTTCTTCTAAGCGAATCAAGCGGTACAGCCTGCGTAGCCTTCCCATCCGTCACCATAAACCCGAGAAGATTTCCTGTCCCATTGACAACAACCCCAGTTGCCGACAGCCTAACTTTATCTGACATCTCCAATACCTCCGTACTTCTAAACCTGTGCCAAAATTTATACCCGATAAACAGGATTTGGTACAAAAAAGCGTCTGCCTCGGGAAACTTTAGACCGCTGACCCCGCTAAAACCGACCTGAACCTCGCGTCCCTAGAGATGCCCTGTGAGCCACCAGACCGCCCAGAAACGAACTGAAAGGCGACTAGGCTACAAGATACCATCCTACAGCCTAATGCGTCTTAAACGGGCGATTTGAGGGGCAAATACACTTGCCCCATCGTCTTACTTCTTCTCTGCTAGACTTTTCACGAAATCACTCACAGCTATTCCTTAAGCTAATACCGCGTCCTTTCTCGGTCTACCACGCTTTCTGCCTTTACCCTTACGAGCCGCTAAAACTGCTCTATCCTCCGTCACAACCTCCCCGTTAATTAATAGTCTAAAGCCTTCCTCGTTCGTCTCATAGGCGTGCATACTACGCTCTTCCCCGACATACTTTAAGCCCCATGACGGCGCATAAAAGCTGGCATACTTACCCGCACTACCAGACGCAAAACGACTGTGCGCAATCAGCCAAAGCGTAAGCTCAAGCTCTGCATACTGCTTTGAAAGCTCTTCATACCGAGCCTCAAGCTCTTTAAGACTGCCACTCTTTACCGCTTCGGGAACAGATACATTCTCTGCCTCATACTCAAACCGAACTCCGACACCACTCTTCTCTGCCTCGCCCGTCACTTTAAGATTTCCAGACATCGTATCGACACCCACACCTCTAAGGCGCGACAACTCTGCATCATTTCCACCGTCATACGGAATCACAGCACTTCTAACAGGGCTTGCCTCGCAAATCTCCAGCTTAACAGCAGTCATCTGCGTGGATACCTTATGCTTCTCCGCACAATACTTCGCAACCGTAACAGGTCTAATCTTACTGTAACTAGCCAAGCCGTTTGTTACCGCAATGCCGAAAATACCAATACTATAAACCTCACCGCCTACCAGCTTACTTCCCTTGACAGGCTGAATCAGCAGATACTTTCCGTACTTCTCTGTAATCGCACGGATTGCGTCTTTCTTCGGGAAAATAACAAGCATATTCCTAACTACAAGCTCTCCATCCTTAACCAGTGTAAACTCACCGCTAATATTTAACGGGTAAACTTTACAACCATCCGAAAACCGTACATTAATAGAACGCTTTGTCTTTAACGATAAAGTCATTCTGTCCAGAGCGCAAACAAGCTTCGGCTCTGCGATTTCATACTCCGAAATGCCCTCTACAACAAGACTATCTGATAACGACCCCGTATCAAACGGACGCTTTACCGCAATCGTTCCGTTCTGTGACGCGATAAACTTAATGAACTCCCCGATACTGCCCGTATCTTCTACGACTATGTTACTATCATAAGCCACATCGCCGTCCCCTACGATAATATTATCTACCGCGCCATTCACGGAATAATAAAATCCCCCGATTTTCTGCACGCATATCACTTGCAAACCACCCGCAATCGGCATCCAACGGCTAAGTCGAAAAAGGTCTGCGCCTGCAACATCAGTTACCTTTCCCTCAACTTCAATCCTATAGCCTATGGGATTAGACAGTCGCGGATTACTAAATGTGCCTGTCCTCTTCTTTAACCGCCCGATAATCTTAATCTCTGCCTTTATCTCTTTAATACCATCGTGACTCGTCACATAAACATGCTCGACCACTCTCCTATAATGAGAACCCCTAACAATCGGAAACTCAAGCTTTCCAGACGCATAAGAAACAAACGGGGTCACATCTTTGTGATTCTTAACCAAATCATCGACATTAAGGACGCGCCGCGTCTCTTTACAAGACTCTCCATCCCCAAACTCCTGCATCGTGCCACTTACTACATAGGCAACCTCATTTAACTTCTCGTCTAAAATTACTTCTCTAATAGCAAGCATTTTCTTCTCTTCTCCTTCAAAGAATATCGTCATCCAAAAGAACCGTAGACTTCGCTTTGTAGTTTGAAATAAACAATTCCTCCCCCGCAAGCGCTGTCTCTACGCTCTTAACCGCAATCGTATAAGTCATACTATAAGGCTCAATATAAAATCCAGATTCCTTAAACAACCGCCTAACCTGTAAACTATCGTCATATGTGATTAGAAACTTACCTTTAATCTCTTTGCACACACGAAGAAAATCCTCATGCCGAAACCCTGCGTGCATACTACCGCGAAAACCGTACATAGGAGCTACCGTTTCCTGCGAAAAATAAGGCGGGTCAAGGAAAGTAAAGCTATTATCGTTCGTATCCTTTAGGACACTTTCAAAACTCTCGTTATATATCTCGGCTCTCTGTAATATTTTGCTCACATCAAATATCTGTTGTGTCAAGCCTAAATTAAATTTCTTTAGCATCGGCGCACTAAATGAAGCACTGTCGCCCAGAGCGCTAAACGAGATGTGATTCACGATATAAAACCTTGCCGCTCTCTCATAAAAAGAAAGACTCTCTATCGTCTCCCGCTCTCTAGCCCATGCCCAGAGTGTCCGACCGTCCTCGATAGCGGCTTCCTCTTCCGCGCCCGAAAGCAGTCTCTCCGTAAGCTCCCGCTGTTTCGGACAAAACTTCTCCATAAACCCGACTACTGTCTCTACAAGCTTACTCGGATTCTCCTGTACACACTTCCAGAGCGCATATACTTCGTAATACAGGTCGTTTACCACGATTCTCTTACACTTTGCCGACTTTCTTGCATCCTGCAAAAACCGAATCGTAACAGCACCACTCCCAAAAAACGGCTCTCTCCAATCCTCTATCCCGTCTGGAAGCCTGTCCATGATTAAATCCGCAACCCTGCTCTTACTCCCTGCATACCGTATGCAACTACTCACCTCTGCCATCACTTAACTCCCGATAAACCTCTCGGATATACTCTAATGCGTCCGTAGCACTTACCAAATTATCCTTTACGAGTCTCCCTGCGTCATCCAGACACTTATATAAAGTCGCTCTAACCGTAAACGGCAAGTCACTCTTTATTACCGCCTTGTCTATCTCCCCATAGACTCGGCTAAACTTTAGAAGCTCTATATTGCTTTGCTCGTTTAGTCTGGCTACCTTACCCTTACTCGCTATCTTTGTCGTATTCTTAACTGGACTCGTAGCTACTGCTCCGTCTATCGAAAAGACCGACTCTAAGAAATCCAGCGAATCAGAAAGCGTTATCTTATCACCAGACTGACCGCGAAACTCTATATCTAGGCTTACTATGTCCCCACCTTTACCGCAACCGAAGCAGTAAAAAGTGTTCGTGTCGGAATACCACCGAAATGACGGCGTATCCTCTCCGTGAAGCGGGCATTTAATGACAGGACGCACCTCAAAGTCCACCGTATAATCCGAAAAATACCACGGCATCTCGGGAACTATTACCTTCTCCACATAATCTGGAATCGGAATACTCCTTACCCGCTCCCGCCTCTCGTCAAAGCGACCCATAAACTTAGCCCCCGAGCGCTGTTTTAACCGTCATCGAAGTGATACCGTACTTAGCCGCAAGGCTCTGCTTACTTGCCCCGCGCATATACTCTGTCCTTATTAACTCGTTACGATACGCTATCACCCTGTCACGGTGTATCACCCGCTTACACTCCTTTAGCGCAGTCAGAACAACCCCCATCTGCACGGGACGACCCATCTTATTATAGGCTTCCACTTGAAGATAGGCGTTAGCTATAATCCCCATTAAGTTACCGCTACGCCGAAGAATCTGCTCTGCTTCCTTACGACTAACCTGTGACAAATACTCCCGATACAGTAAAAACTGCTTAATAAGTTTTATGTCCTGCTCACTCATAAACGACCCCCATAACCTTAGACCTCTAATTCGCTCAAGTTAAGTCCTGCCTTTAACACATACAGACGCTTTACACGGGCATAGAGTTCTCTCACATCCGAAAGAAGCGAACGCAAGTCATACGCAAGCTCGGTCGCCTTTGCACTCACCACAGCGTAAGCCTTCATCCCTTCCACATCCTTTGCCTTACGGCACGCAATCGAACGGTCATAGCACAGATAGCCAAGCTCCCCAACCGCACCCGAAACAAACCGCAAAGCCCCAATATCCAGCGCAATGTCCTGCGGAACAACCGAAAAACTACGAGTCACTAACTCCTTTACGTCACAGCTAACAAACATACCGTACTTCTCGTAAAGCTCGTTATAAACACCTCTTCCAAACGCAACAAAGCTCTCTGCCTCTTTGACACTCGCCGCGTACTTCTCAACTCGCTTTGAAATCATAACGCTCGGCGTCTTAAGAAACTCCGAAAACTCCAGTCTCTCCCGCTTCGTATACATCTTAGTCCCCTTCATCTCCAAATCTCCTCTTATTATTACTAGAATACCCAACGAACTATCTAAATATTAGCATTTAATAGAGCGCCTGTCAACAGATATTTTACTGTTAGCAAGCGCCCCAAAACTCAACCTTTAATTTTCTGCTCCCGAAGTCTCCTCGGAAATCTCACCGCCTATCGTAGTGATGAGCGGATTCTCGGATAAACCACTAACTCCCTCTTCTCCACGCGCCGCCTCTTCACTGCTCGACTCCCCTGCCGCTCTCTTCTCTTCATCCCGCTCCGTATCTGTCTTTACCGCCTCTACCTCTCGGTCAATATAGCTGTCCAGATACGAATGCAACAGGCTATTACTAAACGACAAACCCTTTAGCGTAATCGAATAGCTGTAACCCCCGATATGCCAAATCACTTTGTTATACTGGTCCTCGGCATCTCCATACTCTCGCACAGTCACCCCGCTCTTACCAAACTTATCCTCCGAGGAAAACGAATACTCTTCTCTATCACCCGATATGTCTGCACCAGAAACCTTCGCTTTTCGGATATAAACGCCCTCTCCGTCCGCAAGACCCTCTCCTGTGCGATATATCTCCGCAAGATTGCCGTTCTCCGTCTTAAAATACCTACGACTCAAGTCGTCAAACTCTATATCGTTTACCGAAAACCCAACCGCCATCTCTAAGGCGCTCATGTTCGTGATTGCTCCCTGTGTCTCTGCTACCGTTTCCTGCTCTACCGCAGTAGTATCGCTACTTACACTCTCGCTCTCCGATAAACTGCTCTCTCCCTGCTCTACTTCGCTTGAAGCCGCGCTACTCACTGTAACCCCCGCCGTAGCCTTTGTAGTCTCCGCTTTCCCGCGTGCCCTACTGCCACACGCCGAAAGGCTAAGAACCGCACACGCCGAAACTGCTAAAACAAATGCTTTCTTCTTCATAAATGTTATCCTCCGAAATCTTAGTCTATCTCTCCGACAAAGGCTTGCTTATACCCGATTTTCTAAGAGTAAAAAATTTAGCCAAGCCCCGCCTACACCTCTTCATGGGCGATTTTTCGGTGTCAAAGTACTGTCGAAAAACTCCTATGGTTATGCTGAAATTTTTACAAGTAATTTTGAAAATCCGCAAAAATTTTTGCGCGTGTGCTTTGCACGACCCCCAAAAACCGACCCCCAGACCCACCCTTCAAATCAAAATTCCCTCGCTCGCCCCTAAAGCCCCTACCTCAAAGCTTATCCCGCAAATCCGTTATTACCGCCCCAAAGCTACCGTCATGCACGTTATTGAACATCAGATACACAAGCTTCCCATTTAGCTTATAAACCCCGTTCGTGTGACAAAGCGCCCCGTAATCCGCTCGCTCTGGACTTAGGATATATGTCGTATTATTTCGCGTGCTGTCTACGATTAGCCCGTGCAACATATTCCCCTGCCTGTCAAACGCATACCACCGACCATCCGTGTCCATAAACCATGTCTTTGTCAGATACTCGTTGCTAAACTCCGAAATCAGCTTTATCTCACCGTCTACATGCACAAGCCTCGGTGAATGATATAACCCCGTCTTATTCCGCTTATACTCTGCCTCTAATCCGCAAGCCTTTATCGCTGTCCCGTAAAATGTGTTCGTTCCCGCGTAGCGGCTCTCATCTGCTATCACTTCCCCGCTATCCCGTATAAACGCTATGCTATCGACATTCAGCGTCTTTCCGTAGGCGGGAGCGCTACTTAACGCCCCCGCTATCACCGATAGCCCAAACCCTAAAAGAAACCCCGCTATCTTTCTCAAGCCCGCTCCTTTCTCATCTCACGATAATCCGCCCACTGTTACTGTGAACCGCCGCATTGCTTATGTCCGTACTACTCGGCGCTAAGGTCTCACTTGGAGATACTGTAGCCCGCGTAGCCTCTCTCGCTTTCGCTGACAAGCTCTCTGCAACGCTCTCACGCTCACTCTCTGCAATACTGCTCGCCTCGGCTTTCTTTCTCTCTGCCTCCTGCCACTCTGCATATGTCGGGAGCTTCCCGTAAGCCTCTATCGCCGCGCTATACTGCTTTGCAAAGTCGTTATACTCTGGATACTCTGTTAAACGCTTAAGACCGCTGTCTATATCTGCGACCGCCTTCCCGTATGCGCTGTCATCCTTATACTGCATCCCCGTTAAGACCGCCAATGCCCGATTAAACTCCCGTATATCTCTCGCTTTCTCGGCACTCTTCCGACTCTCCTCTGCCTTTTCGCTCTCTGCTATCTTAGCTTTCTCCTGCTCCTCTGCTTTAGTCTTTTCATACTCTGCTACCGTGTCTGCCCACTCTGGTAACTTCTCTACTAGTGCATCGTTATGTCTCGCCGCTCTGGTAAGTAGCTCATTTCTAAGCTCTTCGTCAGAAATTCTGCTTATCTTACCTAGAATCTCTCGATACCGATTCTCTACGCTCTCTGCATCCTCGGCACTGTTGATAAACCAACTCTCATATGCGTCTACCTCTGTCTTTACCGCCTCATAACGCTTACGGCTTATTGCCTCGTCACGCGCTACCGCCGCTCTCTCCTTCGCTGTAGCACTAAACAAGTCGCGATTCCCCGTGTCTCCCGCTACCTCTCTGCCGTTTCCGTCATAGCTTGCCTCGTATATCGTATCTGGACGGTCGAAATCTGCCATCGGAAGCCCGTTATGAATGTCTGTCATAATGTCGTGCCATATCTTGCCCGAATAAGTTGCGCCATATACACCCTCCATCGGCTTTGGATTGTCATACCCCATAAACACCGCTGTCGTGTAATACTTTGTATACCCACAAAACCAAGCATCTTTTGAGCTGTTCGTTGTTCCCGTCTTGCCTGCCGCTATCTGACCCTCAATTCCCAGTCCATAGCCTGTGCCATACGGCGTATCCAATGTCCCCTTTAGCACATCCGTCACCATATACGCTGAATCCGCTTGATAGACCCGTACACTCTTACTGTTATCCGTGAAGATGTCCTCTCCCTTAAACTTAATCCCCGTGATACAGGTCTTATCGCTGTAAATACCGCCGTTTGCAAGCGTTGAATAGCCTTTCGCCATGTCTACTACCCGTAGTCCATTCGTAAAACCGCCAATGCTAGTCGCCATTACCCCGTTATCTATATACGAGATTCCCATAAACCGCATGTTACCGAGATACGACAATCCCTTATTGACTCCGACCGCCTGCAACAACTGCCATGCGACTGTGTTTAATGAGCGATTTAACGCCTCCCGAATCGTTATCCTGCCGTAATACCGACCACCCGAATTATCGGGCGAACCCTCAAACTTGTGGTCGTCTACATAAGTAGACGGGCTGAACTCTCCGGTATCAAACGCTGGCGCGTAATCTAGCAACGGCTTTATAGTAGAACCTGGCTGTCTGTAGGATAAATAGCCTCTGTTAAACTGGTCGTCTGTTCCTCTGCCGCCTACGATAGCTACCACATAATTTGTCTCGTTGTTTACTACAACCGCCGCTCCCTGCAACTCATACTTCCCTGTCTCTTGGTCTATATCCTTAAACTTTGCAAGATTACTGTCTAGCCTATTCTGCACGATACCCTGCATTGCACTGTCTAGGCTAGTGCTTATTACATACCCGCCCGCGCGTATTGATTCGGACTTGTCGGAATAAACGCTCGTATATTCTGACATATAGCTGTCATAATCTGCCTTGTCATTAAAGGTATACTTAAACTTAAAGCCATCCATCTTCATAAGCTCAAGCGCCGCACAGTGTATCGCGTAAGAAGTCTGATAATTCTCGTTCGTTGACTCCGTTGTGTTCTGTATTACCGCTAACGGCTCGGCTATCGCCGCATTACACTCCTCATCTGTGATAAACCCAGACGCAAGCATCTCATGCAAAACGAAATTCCTACCCGCTAATGCCTTGTCTGGATTCTTAACAGGGTCATACTTACTTGGACTGTTACTGATTCGGACAAGCAATGCCGCCTCCGACAAACTTAAATCCTTTGCCGATTTCCCAAAATAATACTTACTCGCTGACCCGACTCCGTAACACCGATGCCCGTAGAAATTCGTGTTACAGTAGAACTCCATTACCTTGTCCTTACCGTACCTAGCATCCACATACGGCGCAATCAGCATCTCCTCTATTTTTCTACTGAATGTCCGCTTCTGCCCGAGCATCGTATTCTTTACGACCTGTTGCGCTATCGTTGACCCGCCTTGATGAATCGCTCCCCGATGCTTAACCAACGATACCGCCGCCCGCACAGTTCCCTTTATGTCTACTCCAAAGTGACTCTTAAACCGCTTATCCTCTACCGCAATATACCCGTTCTGGATATACGAACTTATCTCCGTTATCGGCGTATACTCGTAGTGACCCGCGTTTATCGTGCCTATCTTGTTTCCATCCTTGTCGTAAACCTCTGTGTCGGAAAGCATCGAGAAAGTGTTTTCGTCCATCTTTGACATCTTGTCGTAGACTGCCTCTCTCGCGTCCTTTAACTGCCCTCCGAACTTTAGATATGCTCCGTAACCCACGACCCCGCAAAGAATCAGCACAATCGTTAGCAGAGTTAATACTCCCCGTATAAACCCGAAAATAAATTTCATTACCTTGCCTACTGCCCGCCTAACAGCCAGTAATACTCTCATCTTGTCCCCTGTCTTAGCTCTTCGCTATCTCTCTACCCTTTATACAAGCGCATACTCTGCGTCAAAAACCATCCCGTTCACAACCCACAGGTCACTTAAATCTGGCATACCTCGAAGATTAAGCCTACACATCACAACATCCCCCATGCCATGCTCAATCCCGCTATGATTTATCGAATACCGCTCCCCTGTTATCGCGTCATAGTGCATGTCCCGAAACTCACGAACGGGAATCCGAATCGCTCCAAACAACTCCATCTCTCCCTTTGGGACAATGTTTATCGGTGACAACTTCCCGTTTACCGTCATCCTCGAAAGCTCTGGTGCAGAAATTACGCACCCGTCAATAAACCGATAATCCTTACAGACCTCTTTCACACTTATCGTCCGCTCGCCACCCATAGAGTCAAGCAAAATCCCGACCTTATCCTCCGAAGTCTTGTAATATGCCTCGTCAAACTTGTTATAAACTACCGTTCCTAGCGTTGGTATATAAAATTTTACCACACACGGCTTTCTCTTAGCCCTAGCCCAGTTACTCGGCGTGTCAATAAACTGCTCTATCGTAATCATAACTCCCCTCCCGACTTGAATGTAGCCTCATCATCTACATCCGTACCAAATCTCCGCTTACTGCCTATCGTGATAGATATGTCATTTAATATGTCTGATAGCTTTATCGCAAAGTTATCATCCATTACAGCTTTCTTCATATTCCTCTCTACGATTATCTGATACTCGTAATATGACAGCGTAGACCGCTTCTGCACCGCTTGATAATCCCGCTCGCTAACATCCTCATCTAATAGAAAGTCGTCAAACAGAAACTTATAAATGATTTCCTTTATATCTTTGTCTGGTCTCCTAAACTCAAACTTCATATCAAAGCGCCGCTCAAAAGCAGGGTCTAATCGCCGTATCATATTAGTGCAAGAAACGAAAATATTGTCGAAACTCATCTGGTCTAACTGCTGAAAGATACTATTCGTTGCTCGCCGCCTCGTTCCGCTCTCATTGTCCTTACTGTCTCTGTTCCATGCAATACTATCGCACTCGTCAAAGAAAATAATGCAGTTCTTATACTTATCCGCTACCGCAAAGATGTTCGATATGTTATCCGCTACCGTATCCTCCGACAAACTCTTCGCAATGTCTACATAAAGCATATACATGCCCATATAGTTGCTTAGAGCCTTCGTTAGAAAAGTCTTTCCTGTTCCAGAAGCCCCGTAAAACAAAAGCCTGTTCATCGGGCGCAGATTGTACTTCATTAGCTTCTCTCGAAACTTATACTCTTTAAGAAACTCGTCTAACTTTGCCTTATTCTCGTCACTTAATATGACTTTATCTATGCTTATGTCCGTGTCTACGGGCATGATTAAATCGCCATACCGCTCCCTGTCCTCTTTAGACATTATGTCTATGAGGTTTCTACCCATATGCTCCCCCTATAAGCTTAAGCTATTAATGCTTCTCTACTCGCCGTCTCATTGAGGGATTTGTATATGTATCTACTTTCTTTCCGTCTCGACCCTTTACACCGTCTTTTGATACTACATTCCCAGACAGTACCTTAGACCAGTCAAACATCGGCATCCAGTAGACTAAATCCCCGTTATCATTGCGCCGTATAAACTCAAACCGATACGGAAACTTCTCTATCGCTTTCCGCATCTCTTTCATCTCCTGCGTTACCCTTAGATTTAGACTGATATGCTTGTCTAAGGAGATGTATTCGGAATTCTTGCTCATTGAGACAAGCGAAACCATAAATGAGATTTCCCCGTTAAAGAACTTCCGCTTATCCCGTGCCATCCTACCGCCTGTCGTCTCTTCATAACGAAAGCCAGAAGCCTCTAAACCTTTCGTCATCCGCTCATACGCCTCTGCCGTTGTTTTACTCTTTGATAAACACTCCTCAATCAGCTTCTCAAGCCTTGCCCTATACTGCCCGACTATCCCTAAAAAATGCTCGTCCAGTAAGCCCATAAAACCCCCTTAATACTTAATAACCGCGCCGATTCATGTCATCGAATAGCCCGTCTATCATCCTAGCAAGCGTTTTCTGTATCGTCTCGTCACGATTGTTTAAGTACAGATAGAACTCGTGCGTCCCCGTTAGGCTGTTATACTTATGGTCGGAGCTATACTCACTATACTCGCTCTCTCCAAACAAGTCCGCAAACACTATCGCTCTCGCTACCTTGTAGTCTGGATACTCCCGATTCACAAGCTCCTCATAATGTAGCGTATTATACTGATGCCCTCTCCGTATGTTTACCCTGCGGCTCTTGTCTACCCAACTCACATCTAACGCTATCGCCTTGTTCTCTTCGTGCCGATACAATACCATGTCGGGATAAAAGCACTCTATCCCGTCCTCGTCCTCATAGCTTAAATGCGCCCGCTTTGCACCTGTAGGTAACCCTAGCATATATCTAATATACTTCTCAAACACCACCGTACAACGCTCATACTCTCCGAGTGACGAAAGCCTTGCTCTCCCGTCTTTTGAAAACCCCGTATACAGGTCTATAATCAAAAACGCTACCCGAAGCGCAAACTGATAGTAAAACGGCGCTTTCCGAAGAATAAACTCTCTGCCGCTTACCCTTGAGCTATCCCGTACCTCGTGCAAGCTCTGCCGATAATACGATAGCTTTCCTGCCTTTACGCTAGAAAGCCTACAACTCTCCCTGTCCCGCTTACTCGGTCTAAGCAAAAGCGTTATCGCATACTTTAGCGTCTGATTAAACACATTATCGTCTCTAAGCTGATTTACCTCGCAAACTAACTGCCCCCGCGCTAAAGCACCCGTGCTTACCGACTTCCCAAACAAAATCTTCCCACGAACCTTATTCACCGTCACTGTCTCAATGTCATATGCCCGCTTTAACCCGTACTTCGTCACATCCTGCATCCCAATAAGCAAAAGCGAGGCTAAAATGTCGGTTAGATTATGTATATCCCCGTCATTTATCTTGCTATATGGCAGGTCTATTCGGTTGACTACCGAGATAAGCCGATAAACATAGCTGTTTAAGTCTATTCCTCTAGGCACTACCTACCCCCTTTAGCTCTCCCGCTCAATTCGCCTGTCTATGTCGGTCAGAATCCTAGAAAACTCCTCTAACTGCTCCGCTACCTCTGGCACATCCTTGATAAACTCGACATTATCCCGAATCGTATACAACAACTCGTTATTATACGCCTCTCTGAAATGCGCTAGGCTCTTAAACTTCTTGCAAATCGAACGAACTCCGACTACCGAGGCGTTTCCTATGTCTCCCTGCGACACTATCACCTCATTTAACTCCGCTACCGCCCCAGACATCCTATCTAGTATCTTACTTAGCCAATTATCCGACCATCCAAACTCCTCTGCCCCGATAATACGCGGCAAAGACCTTACAAAAGCTTTGTCATTCCACACTGGCTGTAACTCTATAATCGGAAATCTGTTCTTCATAGCCATGTCTAGGTCTGCAATACTCTTATCAAACGCATTCATCGTGCCGATAATGTAGAGGTTCTCTGGAAGTTGTATATAATCCCCTAACTGCGTCCTATACTCTACACCTCTCTGCGATAAACCCGTAAACGCATCTGCCATAATCGCCGCTGTGTCGCCTCGGTTTATCTCGTCTATGATTAGATAGTAGTTATGCTCCTTGTCACTTAACGCTCTGTCGCACATCTTCATGAGTATTCCACGCTGTTTACGCCAGATTCCGTCTACATTTATCGTACCGCCTGTAAAGTCCGAACGACCCCAGTCTTTACCGAATGTGATAAGCTCGTAATACTTCGACCGCACAAACCCAGTCTTTGCTCTAACATACGCTAACGCTACGGTAGTCTTACCTGTTCCCGGGACCCCTACTAAAATAAACTGATGCGCGTTGTCCATATTGATGTCAAGACGCTCAAAAGTTACTCCAAAGCAGTCTTTACTAAAGTCCGCAAGCGTATACCGCTCACTTCCCTCGACATAAACATCTTTATCCGTGTACTCTCCGTTATCTGTCCTTACCGTAACACCTACCGTGTCAAGAGTCTTTAGTGACTCGGACATTGCGCTGTATATACCCTTTACCGACTGCCGAGACAGCGTAACCTCTTCATTTCCCATCTATAATTCTCCTTACTTCTCCGAACTTACTGCACAGCTCTCTGCATTCCCGCAGTGACAAGCATTCCCGCCCCCACAGCCGCATCCACAACCGCCGCTCTCTGTTACCACACAGGAACTATCCTTTACTCGAATCCGCTCACTGACAGAAGCTCCTATGATTGCCCCAGAAAGCACTCCGCAAATTAAACCCACAGCTATATAAAGCCCGTAAACATCAAATAACTTTCGCATAAACAGAAAACTCCTTTATGATAAACTACTTAACCGAAGCGCTGTGTACTCATACCTTAGAACAGGTATCTTTTACTACCGAAATCCTTTGGGATTTATTATAACACAGCCAAAACCATTTGACTATATTATCTTGACTGCTCGCCGCTACTTTTATAGCACCCCCTATAAACCTATAGATTGACTAGAAAAAAGCAGGGGCTTTTGCCCCCGCTTTTTCGCTCCCAAACCTCAAAGCGTCTCTCTGATGTCCACTCGCTCCTCTGCAAGCTCCCTTATCGCTCTATCAAGCAAGTCAGTTGCACCGCCCTTTAAGTCCTTATAAAGCTCCTTTAAGCCCTTAGAGTGATAGATAATCTTATCCTTACTGCAAATCATCTTTAACGGCTCAAAATACTTCGTTGAAAACTCCTTTAAGAGCGGAAGCGCCTTTGCTGGCTCATTCGCCGCCGCAGGTATGCCTAAATCCACAATCAGCTTTGCAAACAGCAAATCACTCTTCTCGTCTCCAAGCTTACCGATAAGCTTCTCGTCTGGATGCGCAATATAGTCATTTACCTTCTGCACCAGCGTTGCTACCGAGTCATCATCGTTCACCGCAATAAACTTAGCCTTCGCCGCTGTCTCGACCTTCTTCTTCTCGATTAACGGATACTCGCCGCTAATTGCCGAAATCAGCTTCTTACCGTCACGCTCCACAATCTTACCGTTCGCAATGCCGAACTTTGTCGCGTAACCTACTGCCTCGTCACTCTTAATCTTCGTCATGTTACCCGCGTAATCCGAAAGCACAAAGCCCTCGTTACCTAAACGCGCAAGCACCACAACAGGCGCACTCTTACTGACAAGCTCGTTCTTCATCGACACTACAGCATACCGTGAAAGCGAACCGTTTGTGCCGACAAGCTCTTTGCCCTCTGCCGCCACATTCATAAACGCCTTCGGATTCTGCATCGAAGCACGAATCACCGCCTCCTTAGACACCGCCTTACAAGCACGCTTCTCAATGTCAAGAACACGATACGCGACCGCCTCATCAGCATCATTCTTAACTACTGCAACCACATACATCATAGTGAGATTCCTCCGTAAATTTATTTATGCACCAAACAGCCTAGGGTTCATGGGCTGGTATCTTGCAATTTACTGCTCTAACGCTCCCTTAAGCACAGACTCCATTAGCTCCATAAACTCGACCTCGCTAAGACGAGAGCTATACGCCGTAAAGACAATTACTCCTTTATTCTTACTCTCGCTCATAAACAAAGCCCTGTCTATCGGAAAACTAACCGAAAACTCTGGCATCTTTTCAGAATCTACATACTCACTCACTCTATCTAATATTAAATCCCGAAACAACGCGGGACTTCTCCCGTTAAGAGAAAGCTCTTTCGTATACGACAAAAGACCCACTGTTCCGTCCGAGTCCTCTGCACTCCCATTAGACAGCGCCGCATAAAGCTTTGACTCTAATAAACTTGTGCCGTCCGACAAAGCAAGCGCGTAATCTTCTCTATTATCTCCACTAATCCCGTATATCTTTAGCATTATTATCTGTTCTCCCTAGTTGTCTGATTGCTACAGTCGGAATCATTAAAAACTACTCCTATTCCGCTACGGTATCTCTCGATATTCCTTGAAACTTGCTCTGATATAAGATTCTTCACGCGAAGAAGCGACTTACTTCCTCCGCAAACCGTCATACTTACCGTCCCCTGCTGACTAAACCGAATCCGTATCGTCCCGACCGACATCACCGATTGCATAAACCCTATCGAAACCGATACCTCTCTCGCGTTAAACAACCGATACTCTGTCTCACTCGTCCTAATCGGACTCGCCTCCTGCAAAAGCAAACGGTCTCCCGTTAGGATAAACACTCGACAATGCGGCATTAGCCCAAGCATCCCGACCTCTCGTCCGTACCAAAGCCAGTGTCCCTCTCTACTCTCCTCCAAAAGCTCTCTATCACTCTTATCTATGTAGGCTTTATAGGCGTAAGCTGAACCACCGACAAGCAGGGCTATCACAAGTATTACCGCAATAATCCACATTACTTACCCCTTTTCACGAAAGCTTAGATAATACTTCACTACCTCTGGAGCGGCTTTTAAGTAATAATACTTTAGCGGAGATAAAAAGTGCATCTTATCCACGCTCTTACACCGAGAAAGTGCTGTATATAGCTGTCCATACTCCCAGCACACAGGGTCAATGTTTACACTGTCATATGTCTGACCTTGGCTCTTATGAATCGTAATCGCGTAGCCTAACTTTAGCGGTATCTGCGTAAATGTTCCGACCACGATTTTCTTAAATGCTTTCTCTTCTTTGTCGTACTCATACGAATAAACTTCCCAGTCATACGGCTCGATTTCTGCACTCTCCCCGCTGTCAAACTCTACAACGACTGTCCGATTCGTATTATCTTTGATTCCGATTACCGTCCCGAGCGAACCGTTACTATACTTATCCCCATTCACAAGCGACATAACACGCGCCCCGACCTTTAGCGAAACTGTGTCCGTATTTGCCTTGTCACTCTGCTTCACTGTCCCCGTCTCACGCGCCGTATACACGACCTCTTTACCCTTTATCTTTGCAAGCTCGCGACTGTTATACTCAAACGCTGTATTATTCTTTCCCGTAAGCGTAATACCGCCCTTTATAACATCACTTGACTGCTTATCCGCAAAATACTGCAAAGAAGCGGTAAACCCGACCCGAGCATCCCGCAACTTCCTGCTAAACTCTGCGTCCTTTTGCCGCACAACCTCTCGAAGCGTTAAGCACTTAAACCCAAACTCCCCGTAAAACCGTGACTGAAACGCATAACCTTTCCCGCAATCTCCACCGTAAATATGATTTAGCACCTCTTTGTCCCTCGGCAGAACTACAGGTGGCAACTGCAAGAAATCCCCTACCAAAACGACTTGTATCGCCTGCTTCCCAACTCTCTGCCGATAAAAATTAAGCGCAAGCACCCGAACCGCAATATAATCAAACAGGTCGATACGGCACATACTTATCTCATCAATGATAAGCACGTCTGTATGAAGAAGCGCACTCTCCTCCCGCTCCCCTCCATTCCTCGGAAGGCTTCGCACTATCTCATCACACCCGTTAAAGACAGCACTAAGAGTCGGATAATCAAGATTCAGCACCTCAAGCGGCACGCGAAATGCACGGTGCAAAGTTGTTCCACCGATATTTAACGCCGCAATTCCTGTCGGCGCTGTCACCATCACATTCTTTCCCGTGCTACCACACCACCGTATAAACTCACTGATTACAAAGCTCTTACCCGTCCCCGCACTTCCCGTTACAAGTGCGTTTGTCCCACTCTTTAACGCACTTAAACAGCTAGCTTGGTCGTTTGTAAGCGCTACAAAATCCTCTAACTCTACTGCCTTACCCATTTTCTTTGATAAACCTCTCTACCTCGTGTAGCGTGCTTGCAAGATTATCGTTATAGAACCTATGCTTTCGCATGATTCCACTCATAATCAGCTTGTCATCCGAGTATGCGTCCTTCTCGTCAAGAAACCTCCTGCAAACCTCGTAGTAATTTGGTTTACTCAACAGCTCTTCCCTAGAAATAGCACGGACTAAGCGAACTCTATCCGATACCTCCAGATAAATCGGAACGACCCGTGCATTCCCTAAAACCTCTCTCGCACGAACCACTGTCTCAAGCGTCCCTATCACTATCTTATGACCGTCCTCTAAGTCAACCGCACTCACCGCCACTGCGTAGCTCCAATCCCCCTCGATTGTGTGATAAGTCCTCACGTCTATCGCCCCGTGAATGCCCTTTATGCTCTTCACAAAATGATATTCCCTGCCCTCTTCCTCACCGTCCCGCTTCGGACGGGTCGTATACGGAACAAGACGAGCGATATTATTACCGCTCGTCACAAGCTGATTTAACAGCGTATCTTTTCCCGTAGATGACTTTCCCGTTAAAATAAACAATTTTCCCGACATTACTCTTCCCTCATCTGTCTCCGTAACTTCTGCCTCTGCTTCTCTTTCCTGCGAAACCGCCTCATATATTGATTCCTCATGGGGCTTTCGTCAAACACGACATAGGCTTCCCAAATATCTGTAAACGCCATGTTATACGCTCCGTAACGCCGTATAGTCACTACCTTGCCGTGCTTTCCGACCGCTATGCCGTCTTTATGACCCTTATGCTTTAGATAACTCTTTTTACAACGCACGTTATCTTTCCAGCTCCGTGACATATCCGCGACCGACTCTAAATCCCATGCATCCCGCCGAGTCCGTACCCGCGTTTTTACCACATACTCACGGCATACGTCACAATCAAGAGCTACCAGAGTTCCCTTATAGCGTATGCGCCTACCGTAATGACCGCCCCGCTTCCTTAACTTCGGGACTGCCGCCCCATAGGGAAGGCTACGCCGTCTCTCCTTGTACGGAATAAACGCCTGTCGATACCAGTCGTAACGGAAACCTTTCAGTATCGACTCTACAGACATTATAACACCGTCACGCTCGATATGACAACGCTTTTCGTAACAATGCTCCTCAAGCGATAAACCTTTACTCGTAATCTCATACCGCTTAAACCGATACTTTGACACGCCAGAACCGCCAAAGATTAAATCTGCGGGATTTACCCGATGACGATACCGAGGGTCTAGCCGTATTAGCGTTGCGGCAAAGTTTAGCGCTTCCACCCGTGTACTAAAATACGGAGAATAACTATCAAGTAATCTGTCATAAACACGAAACCTGTGCCGAACCTCGATGTTATACATACTTCCCCTCCTGTCATAATTTTACTAGCCTAACTGGGTATACTTCACTTATATGTCACCGTAAAATACTTACTTAAATCTACTCCGTTCCCCTCTAACTTAACCTCCGCTCCCCTAGGCGCAATAATCTCGCATCCCTCTGCGCCACCTAAAATAGCTTTATCGCGGCTAAACCTAGAAGTAAGTGTTAGGCTAAATCGCTTCAACTTCTTTGAGATGCTACAAAGGTCTATAACCAAACTGTCACGAACCAAACTGTCAGCCTCGATAGAAAGCTCCTCCAAGTTATCACACTCCTTAAAAATTCCTCCAACCACACTTGGATTAAACTTATCCGAACTTAACCTCACGAGTTTTAACGCTAGACATTTCTCTATCCTAATCCCTCTATGAAACCCGTTTACTCCGAGTGGAACACGACAGAAAATTTCTTCTGTGTCTGTATCGTACAGCATTACGCCACTTATTCTATTAAAGGTCAAAGACTTTAATCCCCTGCATACCGCAAAATACACTTGCTTTGCGTTAGATAAACTCTTCGGGTCTATCTCAAAATGCTCTACCCTAGTTAGAGATAGCTCAATCCGTTTACAATATCCATCCAGTCTAAACTCTTTGCAACACGCCCCAATATAAACTTTTGGAGCGCCAAACAAACTCCTGCTTGGCAAAACTACGGCTATTCTATCCCTAAAATCATTGCCGCATTTCATATTAATATTCCGTAGCCCTAGGCATTTCTCAAACGAAATTACTTTAACCCCGCTCTCATCTAAATCATTGCCAAAACAGTAGAACACGGTCGCAAGAGACGGAACACTGCATACCCCTGTATGACTAACTCCCTTTAGCCTTGCAACATACGACAACGAAAACTGCTCACTGCTCGGAATGAGACAACAACAGCTATCACCAACCATCCTACGCCTAGCTGACTCCTTTATATAAGCATCGCTTTTCCTATAATCGCGAACAAATGTAAAATACCTACGGTCAACCCTTTTTCCAAGGCTACCAACCAACATTTCCGAAGGTGAAATGCTGACACTTAAAAGAGTCGACACACTTCCGCGCATAAGTTCACCCATGCTATCTACAAATAGTATTTCGTCATCTGCAAGACAAGCTAAGAATCTCTCTTTACTATATTTGAACAACTTCAATTCTCTTACTGCACCATCAAACATCTGATAAACTGGAAACTCTGTATACCGAAGCTTATATTCATTTCCATCAAGCCTGTAATCCGCAAACAAATGCCCGAACTCTGAAACCAGCGTTATAAACTCTTCTTCACTGTATTCGTCAGTCCTACTCTCTGTCTCGGCTAACCTATTAGTATTGTCTATCCGAAACCGAGTCACAAGATATTCTACTATCTCCCCTGCACAGTCTACGACGATACCCTTTATGACAAAGTAAACTCCAGCCGCCTCTCTTCCAACCCGCTTTTTCCTAATCACTAGCGGCGCTTTCCCCTCGATAAACTTTGGCATACCGTTCCCTACTTTCTAACCACCTCAAAATACCGCTCTAGCTCCCCACTAAGCATAACCTCTGCCTCGGTTGGCACAATTAACTTCCACGTACCCAGTGCGTAACGCTCATCTATCACATTAAAGAGCCAAGGCGCTGAAAAAATTATCTTCTTAAGCTTCGGAAATGAAGCAAGCAAGTCAATCACGCGACTATCTGTTTCATGATAGTGCAGATAAATCTCTTTCATTGTGACACATAACTCCTCTAAACAAGGACAATCTTGGATAGAGGCATTAAATTCTCTAATGGAAAACCTGCTGTAGTCAATTCTTACATACCTTAACGAATTACAACCCTTAATATAAGCATAACTAAACGGGCTTCCTTTAGTATGTCGTAAAGAACAAGATACATACTCGGTATCTGTGTCGCAAAGCTTGAGAACAAACGGACTACAGGTTACCTTTGGAATCCCACTGCAACCGTTAAATCTTAAACTGTGCGCATTCTGCATAATATAGTCACTGATGTTAAGCCTATTATTTGACATATCTAAGCTAAGGTTAGGTAACTCACCAATTAACTTCACTTCCTCGATATAATTAAATCTAATTATTAAAAAATAAGGAAATTTGATTGGATTATTTGGAAATATCACTGAAAGCCGTTTCAATCTAACCCCATCCTTATGCTTAATAGCAAAAGATTTAATATACTTGCAATCCTCCAGTGACAATACCTCAACGCCACTCTTGCTAAAACTCTCATCGCTACAATTAACTCTAGTTGTAGCCCCAGATACACGGCAAACTCCTGTGGCACTCCTGCCAAAGCCAACCACAGAAAGACCACCAGCAATATCAGATTGCTCATCGTAATACTCTGCGCAGTCTGCCCCAGTTAGTTTGTTTCTAGCCTCTGCAAGCTTAAACTCATCGCTGTCACGAAAGGCAAGTAAATCTAACTCCCACAGTATGTCATATTGACTAGCTGATTTCAATTTACAAGAGTTAAACTCGCCACCAATCTTGTTCAACTCCACTTTCGGCACTTCCTTAATCTCACCTAATGAGTCAATGCAAAGAAATGTCTTTCTATCACCATACGTTACTCTACGAGGGCTACCCTCTTTCTTTAGTATAAGCTCACCACCGCGCTCCTCATAAACAGGAATCCTGCCTTTAATATCAGTATAATCACGAAGGTAATAACCGTCCTTAGAAGGCTCGAAATTCGCGCGAAAACTATAGTCAACCATCCGCGAACCAACCTCTATAACATACGCTGAAAGCTCATCTACACTAAACATGTACGAGATAGGCGCTACACTCCCGCTTTGTAGCCCGCCACGATAGCACTCAGTAACCCAATACCGAGTCTCCCCCTGCTCGTTACTGACTACACCATTTATATAACTAAAGCCGTCTCTGTCAGTATCTCCTTGCTTATACCGCTCACGCGGACACGCGATAAACTCATGTGCCTTCATGTCCCCTACTTTCTAACCACCTCAAAATAAGGCTCTAGCTCATTGCTCATTGTAAACTCCGCTTTACTAGGCACGATTAGCTTATACCTCTTATCAGAATCGAAGTTGCTTGCCCGAAACCCATCCGCTGTCGTAAAACTAATCGTTTTAAGAACTCTTGAAACATATGAGAAATCTATTACTCGCTCATGACTAAGGCATATCTCTGAAAAGAACAACCTCGAAACCTTTATATGAATCTCCTCTAAGCTAATAATTCTACGGCGCGTATAGCCCGAAAACAAGTGTGCGTCAAGTCGCTCAAACCACACTGACATAACCTTTAGCTTACAACAGTTTGTAATCCCTAGCCCATTACTGCGTAAATGACAGGAAAGATGCTCAGTAGCAGTGTTTACCAGATAAACCGAATCAGCTATGTTAGTTTCAGGTAAACAAATACGCGCGATGCCGCTACAACTTGAGAAGTATAGAGACTTTGCATTGTCCATAACAGACTTGTTTATTTCTAACTCACTGCACAAATAGAGCGACAAATCAATCCCATTGCATTCCCCAATTAAACGGAACTTATGACATATTAAGTTAACTGCCACCTTACTTAGACATGGCGCTTCCTTTGGTAAAACAAGCGTCAGCTCCCAAAGCGGACTCTCTACCATAGGATTTGTTGGGTTTTGTATCTCAAACTTACGAAGATTACTACAATTCTCAAGCGACAGCACCTTAATACCACTCTTCGCTATAGCCTCCCTGTTAAGAAAAACTCCCGTCACGGCACTCGGAAGCACATAAACTCCTGTTACCGACCGCTCAAGACCGATTACAGAAAGGCTCGTTCCCCTCTCATCGTAAACTCCGCAATCCATCCCCGTAAACTTACCTCGGGCATACTCGACACTCTGCTTAAAAGACTTGTCCTCTATCACTTCTTCCCCCCTGCCCAACCCGATTCTTATTCTAGCACTATTTAATAGCCTCCGACCTACCAACCCTTCACGAGCCTAATTTTTGTTTCTAAAGTACAAAAGCTACCACTAGGTGCTTAAAAATTTTGCTATAGGTCTTACTAGTTTTTACCAACTGGTATTAACCCTAATTTTCACCGAAATTTTTCTGCGCTTTTTGAGAAGCCCGACTGCCCCTGTCTCCACGACCCCCAAATAAACGACTAGAGCCGACAGGAAACTTGCTACCTCTCCACATCGGCTCTATTTTAACACATTGCTCTACTCACTGTCTATATCTTTGCTAAAGAAACAGCCTTATCCCACGATTCTTAAATTCTCTTTCCCCTCGATTTCTCCGATACTCTCATACACTGTCTTGCTTATCTCAACAGGATGCCTAACCACAAGCTTCTTTAAGGCTACACCGCTATCCTTACTTCCGTAAAACTCTGACAACCCTACTACCCGCTCGATTTTGTCTGGTAATATAAGAGTCTCCCTACTATAAACGCTGTTACCTTCTGCCTCTTGTAGCCTTATCCAATCCCCGCGCTGTACCTCTATACAACAATTTAGCTTATCATCTATAACTCTAAGCGGAAAATACGCTAAGAGTGTAGCGAAATCTCTCATTTCAGTGCTTAAATTCACTGCCTTAAAATGAGATTCCAACTCTTTACTGTTACTACTAAACTCTACCTTGCTGTCATACATCACACAAAGTGAATCCTTAAGCCTAATTCCGTCTCTAATGTCTATCCGAACACTCTTTAACTTGGAAGAACCAAAGTTTAGAATAGCCAAGGCGTCCTTATACCTATTATAAAACTCTCCCTCTCCTATTAAATACCCAATGTGCAAGTATACTCGCTCTAAACTCCTGCAATCCTTTACAAGATTAAGCAAATCAGAGACATCTATCGACTCGCACATGATTACTGCTCTCTTTAGCTTCGTGCAGTTTCGTATCTCCTTTACTCCACTCCAACCCTTAAGCGTTACCTCTTCTGTGTCACAGTCATTTAGATAAATTCCATTACCCCCCGTAACACTGCCTAATCTAAGACTCTTAAGACCTGTGCAGTGTAAAAAGCTTCCATACCATATGCTTCTCTCCCCGTCAAGCCCTAGTACCTCGCATTTCGATAACTCCAAGGACTTAAACCTCGCAGACTCGGCTAGCCTAAAGTCAGCACGCTTCGTATTCGCGGCTAAAGAAACAGAAACCTCTGTCTCTACTTTCGGCAAAACCAAAGCAAACGACTCCGTTACCTTACTGTCTCTACCCGTTACGTTAGCCTGCACCTTTACCTCATGGAGCCACGCGCAGGCGCTTAAATCAAGCACCCGCACATTACCGTACACGATGTCTCCCCAATGAACATCGACCATCGTAACAGCACTATCTACCTTGCAAACACCATTACGGGACTCACTAAACCCGCTAACAACTAACTCTAATTTTCCGTCTACTACTCTCTGCTCTTTTAACGAACAATCGCTTCCCGTTAACTTACTGCGACTTCTCTCCCCCACTTTCGCATTTGACTGCTTCTTGCTTTCCCGTAAAGTCTTAATAAACTTGCCTACACGCGGAAAGCCCTCTACAAACCGACAGGGCGCGTTTAACACCTTGCGCATCGACTCCCCGACCTTAATTGAGACAGTGCAGAAGTCACCCGAGTCATTTATGTAGTATAAAATCCCCGCAGAATCCCATATAAACTGCTGAACACCGCGCTTCCTGCAACGATAATAGCCCCTAGAGTCAAGCATCACCTTCGGAAGCTCCGAAAGCCGCACCCGAAGCGCACCATCCGAAAAATCAAGCGTATCACTTCCATGCTCTATCAAGAACTTCCGAAACTCTTCGTCTGACAGGTCTTTCCTCTCTGAAAACTCAAGCTTCCTCTGCGTTAAAATCATCTCGTCAACGCACACCCCTAAGTGCTTATCGTCCTCTCCTACCAGCTCTCCGACTACCATATAAACCCGCTTTGCGTCAGACATATCCCTTACTCCTTTTCTTTTATAATTCGACTCGCTAACTTCTTATTGTTACATACCACTTCGCAACCATTAGGTACAGATACATTAAACTGCCTATCCAACTCTTCCCAGCCTAGACCTTTAAGCTCAAGCCGTTTTAAGTTTTTATATCCGATTTCCTCCGCAAACCCGAACCGTTTTCTGTTCGCCGTACTTACGGATGCTCCACGAAAAACATTTGCACTAATTACAATCTCCGTAAGTGCGTCACAACCCTCTATTCCACGCAATATCACGCCTAAATCAAGCCCAAAGGGGCAAATTACGGTAAGCTTTCTAAGCTCCTTACAGTTCTTTATCTCAAAATACTTCCTATCCTCTTCTGGAAAAGCGACACGGTATAATACAAGTGTTATCTCCTCGGAATCTGTGTCTATAATATGCAAAGACGAGTCTCTACCAACAGTCCTATCTAGCGCATTGCCTACCTTTAACTCTTTAAGCCCTGTAACAGTCTCCTTCCCGTCCCCGATAAACCCATGCGCTACCGTGAAAAAGTCATCTGCGCCTACAATCTCTACACCACCCAATATTCTAAGTCGCTCAAATATTACATTCTCTGAAAAATTTACAAACTGAAACTTTCTGGCGCTTATATTAAACTCTTCTGCGCACAAACACCTATCACTCTTAACTACAAACTTCGGAAACACTATCGACATATTCTCTGAATAATACTTCTGCTCGTCTATTAGGTGATTGTAAACTATGCTAGAAAGACGACTACACTGACTAAAATCTAAAACACGAACATCACTTACCCGTGCGCCATCATCCTCTACCCTAGCCTTACTGATAAACTTTGAAAACCGACAGACACCATTTGTAGAATTACCCAGAAACCCATAAGCGAAAAGCTTAATCTTCCCTGCCTTCTTGTCCATATAAGGACTTACCCCCGAACAATCCCCGCTTACAGCCCTTCCATTCTTAATCTCCTGTAGATGCCCCCTTCGATTAAACTCTAAATACGGGAGAAACTTCTTGCTCTGTGGAAAACTCTCAAACATTACCGCGTTTAGCCCCTGTAGTGTATCTAAAACTGCCTCTAAGCTATTTAACATCCTTGACCGATACAAGCCTACCGCATCAATATAGTGAATCTCGTAAACAATCCTCTCACTCTCAAGCTTATGCGGATACTCGTGCAAGTCTAACTGCAAGAGACGATTACTGACCTCATCTATTACCTCCCTACTCTCAAAGGAAACTTCATTTAGCTCCTTATTCCCGAACACCCCGTAAGTGATGTGCTGATTACAGAAATCGTCCATATCTTCCATCTTCACATCCACTGTCTCTGGCAAAACTCCACCAAGACAAATCTTTTCTGCAAATCACGGCAACCCTATAAACCTCTTGCCTACAACCTCTCCAATAGATACAAGATTCCCTATCATAAAATAGGCTTTATCTTCATGACGGCTAAAATCCATAGGGTCTCTATTATAATCCATATAAACTCCTCTTACCTGTATGCGATGAAGCGTCCCACTTCACTACTGTTACACATAACAACGCAACCTTTCGGTACTTGAAACATGGCGTTTGGTTGCATCTCATCTTCCTTATTCCCTTTCTTTATTATTCGTAACACCTTTAGGTTCTTGTATCCGTCACATCCAAGAACATGCAATAGCTTTCCTGCTCCCATTTCAACGCGCGACTTGTAATATTCTGCCACGATTGTAAGCTCTGTAAGCGCCTCACAGTTCTTTATACCTTTCAACACCCTAACTAAGTCGATAACCTCATGATTCACTATCGTTACCTTTTTAAGCACTTTACAGTTCAAAATCGAAAGAGTGTTTTTATAAAACCCAGCTTCATACTCTATACTTATCTCCTCTGAATCTGTGTCACATACAAAAATGTTTGTATCATTAGATAACGGAACTCGGATAAACAAGTGTTTAAGACCTCTTAGCGTGCCGTATTTTGAAACAGCCCCTAAAACCGCTGTCTCTGCCCTAAAGCAACCAATGTCTCCCGCTAACTCTGCTCCGCTGACTACTGTAAGCTTCTTAAATACCGCTCCAGAGGGGAAATTACGAAACTCAAACCGACCTTTGCCAATCGTTAATTTCTCGATAACAAGACTCCGCTCGTCCATCACCTTACTTGCCCACTTCGGAAATACCATAACCATCGAATTATCGGAACTTACATGATTCAACGAAGCACTATAGCTAAGTTCTCTAAGCCTATCGCAACGACTTAAATCTACCACCTTTACCAAAGCCCGCGCTAAATCATCACTACTCACCTCTATCCGATTTACAAACGCAGAATATCTATTTACTCCGTTTGACTGTCCCACCATACCGATAGCTTGTAACCCTAAGCGCCTTGTATCTTCGTCATAATAAACGGAAACCTTAGAGCAATCCTCTCTCGTAAGCCGCGCCCTGCTCCGCTCAAGTTGATATGCCTCGCTATAAAGAATCCCGCACATAAACAATAGATAAGGCTTAAGGCTATCACTTTTCGGGTATTCGTCTACCACTGTAGCCCCTTCCCCCTCTAGGCGATGCAGGGTATCTAAGCATTCATCAAGCGATAAAATTTTGTCTTTATACTCTCCACTACTGTCTAGGTAACGAAGTCGAAACCTTAGATTCACACCTTTAGCAGTATCACGAAACCAAACAATGCTAATTAACTTAATATGACCCTTCTTTATTACCTCTCCTGTCGTGGCATCCACCCGCGCTACACAAAAATCCCCGCCGCCGTAGACCTCATGACTTAAAAGAAAGTCATTGACCTCATCTTTCTTACATATCACCGTTATAGAAGAATCAAGCTCTTGATACCGAATTCCTACCTCTTCCCCGTTATCGTCTAAAAGAATACCAGACAGAACATAGCACCTATCCACTTATGCCTCCTCTATCTCTAACCCCCATCCGCTTACCTTACAGCCTCTTGGCACTATAATCTTACCGCCAGCACTTTCACCACTAAACTCCCCGATTAAACAAAACTCTCTAAGACTCGGAAAACACCTTGAAAAGTCTAAGAACTCCCAACCCTCTATCGGACTAAAGATAAATCCTGCGTCGCACCGTATCGTTAGGCTACTTAACTTCGGAGTTCCAGCCATACTAAGTAAATGAGCGCCACAGAATACAGCTAGTTCCAATGGCTCTTGTTTGTTTATCTCTATAAGAAGCTCCTCTAACTCCACACACCCAGCTATCTTAAGAGAAAAATATCTATAACCCCTTTCGTCCAAATCAAAATACAGACTAATCCGCCTTAAATCACTGCAACCGCTAATCTCTGTCTCTGCATCCCTGTCTCTTCTTAGCTGATGCAAAGACACAGCGCTTAACCCGCTTATCCCACGCAAACTAAGCCTATTCGTAATAAACTCACCAGTATGACCCTCTATCCTTGCACCAGTTATAGAAACATCCCCATAAGAAATATTCTTCGGAAGATTTAATAGGTGTAGCTTCCCTGTGTTAATCCAAAATCTATCTACACTTAACTTTGATATGCCCTTTGGAAATATAATTGATAAATGCGGAAAAGCATTTGCACTTCCACAGTCTAATTCAAACCTAGATAAATGCACACAATCTTCCATATCTAAAACGGAATTATTAGTAGCATGCAAATCATCCGTGCTTACAATCACAGTACTTACCCAGTCTCCGTACTTGTTCACCCCGCAACCGTTACCGCTAAGACCAGAAGCCGTTACTTCCAGCACTAAATCACTCCCGATACGAACATCTGTCTTTGAACAATCTGAACGAAGAAAACTATCACGAGCATTCCTTAGAACATAGTCAGAATAGCTAGATAAGATACGGTCAAAAACAGATGCAACTCTCCTTTCAAATTCCAAAGGGCGACCAGAACGACAATAAAGTGAGACTACCCTACTGTTTAAGAGACAATCTACCAAATACTCCTTATCTCCAGTCTCCGCTACCTCGCCTAACTCGTTTAGATAAACGATAGCCCCAGACTTCTTAATCGTAAGAACTTGAATCATGACACCGCTCTTGATAACAGTTCCGTCTTTGCTATACTCTGCTAGCTTGTCTACATAGTTGATACCTTCTACACTTACAGGAGTACTATGCTCCTTAACTGCACCTAAAATCGCCCCATGCCCGCTTGTTAAAAACCTTTTAAGCCTATCTTTCTTGACGAAAATCCGCTCTAAAACGCTAAAACCCTCTACATCTACCTTATCAAGCTCTGAAAAACTCCCATATACCTTAAGAACTGTAAATACATAGTGAGAAGCTATATCCCCGCTCTCGCAGTAATACCCAGTTAAAGCTACCGCATACCAAGCCTCTGACAATGTGTCAAACTTATGCTTCATCTCTGCCCCCTCATAAAATAAACTTATTCCTGTCGCGACACTACCTTAGACCGAAGCCTACGGTCACTACAATCTACCGTACAGCCTCTCGGAACAACTAATATAAAATCTGATTGATTTATCTCTAGGTTCCCTGTTAAACACAGCTTCTCTAAATCTGGAAACTCCCGTGTAATGTCAACCATGCGCTCACTACAGGAAAACCAGCTACACTCGACACTTAACTCCCTAATACTTGTGTCCGCTTGAGAAAACAATCTGCCTCCCTCTTCCGTATCCCCGCCAAACCTCGCTAAATCAAGCGCACAAGAAAGATTCGTTGCAACACAATTCAAATAAACCTTGCGTAGTTTCTGGCAGTCCTCAATAATTAACACTGTCTTAGCATTAACCGCAACTTGAAATCTGTTCACCGTAAGCTCCGAAAGCGTAGGCAAATCGCACAATGTTATATCTCCAAGATTTTTGCTGTACCACGGAGCTGAAATAGTTAATTTATCAATCCCACTACAGCCGTCAATAACAATGTACTCTGCCGTTATCTCGTTTACACCCGAAAGCTCTGCGTCATAAAGCGCAACCTCGTTAAAAGACCCCAGAACCTCTAAATTCTGGATACAAAGCTCCTCTGCTCTAACCGTAAACGAGTCTCCTCTTAAATTCCCTACCCCACTCGGAAAAATCAAAGTTAGCTTATCTAGGCAAGTTTCTGGAAGGTCATCATCGTCACATTCATCATATAAGCTAAACTCTGAAAGCAAACTACACTTTGACATATCTAATATCACTGTTCCTGTAGCTTGAATCTCACTTGCTTCCACCGAAACACTGGAAGCATACTTTGAGTAGATATTTACTCCGTTTCCGACCCCCTTAAGACCTTCGGACTTAACAGTAGGACTAGCCCCGAAAATACCGTTAATCGAGGACTCCGACAGGTCGCCACCTGTTAGTTTACCACGCGATAAGTCGTTAAGTACCTCGCTCATCTTGTCGGACATCCCAGACAACAGCTCATACACTGAACTATCAATCAACTCACTCTTGAGCAGAATCGCTTTCCCACAAAATACATCGCCCAACAGACGACTTAACACACCATCCCCGTATTCCGATAGAAACTCACCGCGCCTATTAAAAAACCCTACCCGATACACACCATCTTCTTTTGCACAGGATACTAACTGCGACTTACCGCTCTTTACACAGCTACTATCCGTCTTTGACTTCACCTTCTCTGGAAATACAGGCAAATACTTTGCCCTCTCTTTCATACCTTCCAGAGCAAGCACCCGACTCTTATTTTCAAGTAGGAATGCCTCAAGCTCTTCTTCCTTTACATAAACTGCCGAAATTTCGCCATCTAACCCACCCATCCCCTGCAAAACAGAAAACCTATAGACTGTCTCCTCTGAATCCAACCGCCCAGAAAGCACAATCCGTAACTTGAATACCCCGCCCATAAACTCACTCCTTATAAACTATCTTGCAACCTTCAGGTACAATCAAGTTTCTATCGTCTCCCGCTGTCTTTCTACCGCAAATCGTTAGCCTCTTAAGGTTCGGAAAGATGTCTTTCATTAGATACTCTTTGTCCCCAATCATGTATACACCGCCAGAAAGCTTAACCGTAATCTCAGAAACACAGACAAAAGATTTCGTTAAACCAGATGCAAATATGTAGTCGATAAACTCCCCGAACCAAACTGCCTTTCCACCTACCGAAACATCTATACAAATCTCACGCAGACCAGCACACTCTCCGAGAAAAAAACACTTTCTTCTCCAGTCATCATACCTATCAGCTCTAATGGAAAGCTTCTCTATATCAGACACTCCAACTTTGATATTATCATAACCACTGCGCCCACTATCAATCACCCGTAAACAAAGCTCTGCTCCACACGAGCAATCCACAATATTACAAGATTCAACACTAAGCGCTCCATCTACCGAAAAGCTTTATCTCTCTCGCAGGAAATACTAACTTCCCATAAGGGTTTATCTCGGTTACACTCGGAAAAATAACAGCAACAGACTTCGAGGAACCCTTGGCAAATCGTATGCTATCACCAATTACAAACTCTCTAAGTCTATTACAATTCGACATGTCAAGCACACTCACGCCAGAATTCTCAATGTCTGCTGTTTTAACTGTAACCTTACTAACTATATCCGAATAAATCGTAACTCCGCTATTTGTCCCCCTCAAGCCTGTAGCTGAAAAGCTAACTTCTCCGTCTACAACTTCATCTATGTCTACATGTGATAAATCTGCCCTAGTTAGGCTATTCCTCGCAGTTGCCTTAAAAAGTGTTTCCTCTGCTCCCTTAATAACAGCTAATTTCTGATAAATCTCCTTGGTAACCCACCCACTGTCAAAAAGATATGCCTCACCTCGGCAAATACGCTTGAGAAGATTCGTTAACCTACTCTCGAATGCCCTTGATATGGTACCGTTCTCTAAGTAGAACAAAACATCCTCTATATAAGCAAAAGCAACCGCGTCTCCTTCCTTTAAGTTAAGCCCTATATCCCCAATAATTATCCCCTTATTTTCTGATAAAAACCCCTCTAACATATCCGCTGTTACACTAAGAGCGTTATCCCCTATAAACAGTCCGTATGTGTCTGGACGATACGAGAGAACTGTAAAAATATACTTACCCGCAGCGTCCCGACCGCTAAACAAAAGCCGTACCGCTGGCATCTCTATATTCATACTTTACCTCAATCATGAAAAATAAACTCTCTCGCTAACTCCTCATCTCCACAATTTACCTTACAACCTTTCGGGACTTTTAGTTTACAATCAAACTCTAACCGCTTATTCAGCTTATTCGTTAATATGCCGATAAGCGTAAGCTCAACCAGATTCGGAAATTCAGTATCAAAATGCGTTATTACACCATCCGAAAGACAATAGCCAGAGTACCTTGCGTCTATCGTAAGGCGCTCAAGACCCTCTAAACCAAATCCTCTTATGCTACCGTATCCAGACAAGAAATCAGTAAGATTAAACGGAACAGCTTCCTCTGGAAGCTCAATAAACGATAGTGTGAGATACTTTAAGTCCTTGCATCCCGAAATCTCTAACTCATCCTCAAGACTAAGTTGCAAATTATGAACCTCAAGATGCTCGGTATCTAAGCGTGCTAACTCTATCTTACTCTTAGTATAGCCGACATCTTCTCTATGGCAGTAATAACCATCCTCTCCATGACAAGCATAGACTTTAAGCGTAGATAAACCTGTACACTCTTTAAGTGTTAGCCGCTCTGCATAAATATCTCCGTCAAGCGTTACATGCCCGTCTACCGAGATAAACTCCTTAAATAATACATCTCTCGTCCCGACTACCCGAACTTCCTTGGCTTTTGGATAGAAACTACCGTATGCCATACGCTGTGCTGACCCAGAAAATATAAGCGATATAGACTCGTTAAAAGCGACACGGGCATACCTTGTATTCCCTATCTCAAAATTCCTTAACGAGCTACACCTAGACAAATCAAAAACCTTTACCAGAGAGGTTATCATATCCTCTTCCGAAACTGTTACCTCACTCACAACCTCTGGATAAACATTTACCCCAGTCTTACTCTCCCCAATTAGCCCGTCAGCCTCTACAAGCACTTCACCTTCCGAAGAGTCATACCCAGACACCCTAAGCTTAGCTAAGTCTTGCCCAGTAATTCGGCTTCTCCCCTCTATCAATTTAAGACGCTCAATCATCCCCTCTGTGGCTTCAATTACTGTCTTAAAATTTGGAGAAAATAAATCACTCTCAAGCAAGACTACCTCTCCGCTTAGTATACCTTGATACTTTTCGTAGACTTCCTCAAAACCCAATGTAACAAATACTTCTCCTTTGCTAGTCACATACCAGAGATTATTACTGTCCTCTTCAAAATAAAATACTAGCTCTAATCCCTTCCTATTGTAATTATTGCCTAAGACATCCTGTCTCTGACAACTAAATCGCCTAACCTTCCCGTCATCAAAATCTGGATTACCTAGAATTGCACCGCTATTCACTGAAAGAAACGCACTTAGCTTCTCACGAGGCACTACTATGTTATTCCCATCGGAAATCTTAGCCTTACTAGCTGGATTATAAGTCACAGTCGTAAAACAATAATGGCTTATAGCTCCGTTACTATGTTCTCTGTAGCCTGTAAACAAAAACCTCACCCAAGGAATACTCTTATCTACCTTCACTGCCCCCTCCTATCTCACAACCGCTCGGAAACGTAATCCCACGAAGTTGCTTATCCGTAACTCCAAGAATCCTAACCCTCGTTAACTTCGGAAACTTCCCGCCCCCAAAATAAATCCCATCTTCAATAACTACCTCGCTTACACGCCTTACCGCAGTTAAATCAATCGTTAACCGTAACTAGAAAATGCGAACTTTAAGAAATTCGCATCTCTAGCTCAATTTTAGAGTTTTTCAACTCAAGGTCTTACGGTTAACCTATTCCATCCTAACTCATCTCATTTCAACCGTAGCCACACAATGAAAATTATTGTCAGAATTTCTAGTAAACTCCGTCCTACAGGGAGATGCTCAACTGTCTTGCGTTGAATACATCTATATAGGACTGTTATTAAAGACTTTACACGACTTCTTTATACCCTTGTCCACGCCTTGCTATCACATATGAAGCTCCTACATGAATATTTAACTTCATAGGTTTACAGTAAATCTTCTCTGCTAACCAAGATGTCCACGCTGGCTTGACTTTGATTAAACAAACCCTGTTTCTATACGCTACACTCTCCAGCGCACTACTAAACTCCCGATAGGCTAATGAATGAAGCATCTCGTTGTATTTCCTTCCTAGCCTTGTTTCTGTTTTTGCTTTTGTAGCTCTAAAATCAAGATTCTCAATACAAACATCCTTACCTCTCCTCAATGCTAACCCAACTGCATAATTTGCTACCTCCTGTAAGTCTGTTTTTGTCTTACATCCAGACTTAAAACGATATGGTATTAACCTTGTTTTTACTAAATTACCGTACTGATTCGTCTCTGATAAGGTCACAAAACCTTTGTTAAAATCTAGTCCTATCGTCCCATAAGAAGAACGAGTAACTATATCACCATTTTCCACTTGAAACTCAAAAGTACAGTAGAGATAATACCTCCCATTCCTTTTGATTATTCTATAAGATAAAGGACTAGTCTTATATCTCAAAATTGAAACGATTTGTGCCTTGTGATGATTGAAATAAACTTTACCATAAGCATACCTATCGTCACCTTTAGCCGACTTGTATCCTCCAAAATCCTTACGCAGTCGAATCGAAAACTGATTGCTTCTTCGATTGTAAGTCAACTGTAAAACTTGATTACATGCTGTCTCCTCTCTAGCCCCTATGAAAGTCATTTGACTATCTCGTTGCTCAATAAACTTCTTATAGTCTTGCTTGAGCAACCTCTTAGTACCAAAACACAGTTTTAGTTTTCCAGTCTTTAATTGGTACTTTAGGCTACTAAGCCTCTGCTTTAGCCTGTTTAGTTTTGCCCTCTTTGCAACTACTCTTAACCTTAGATTCCTTTGTTGAACCAACGAAACGTATACTCCGTCTTGAAGCTTAGTTGAATTCTGATTCCTTTTCTCAACTAACTTAGGAATAACTGTACTCTCAAGATATTTAATCTTTCGCTCTAAC